GTTTAACTGATGACTCTAGTGTTGAATCGCGAGTGCTCCGCATATCTAAAAATATCTTCACAGGAACTAGAGTTTATACACTACACTTAAAGGAAGGTGAGAGGTTCTTAATTAATAGAACTGTATTCGGTTTAGGTGCTTTATCATTCAATGGAATAAAAACCGTTGAAGCCAGAACTTATTTGGTTACAGAAAAAACATTAATCCAAATCCCTGATCTTGATTTGCAAGACTATACAACACCAGCTACTGATTATAACGAGTTATCAGAAGCTGTATCACAATTAATTGGGGATATTATTGGATTAGAAAATCTAGTAGTCACAATACCATCTAAAGAAATTCAACGCGTTCGATTTGAAACGAGTTTAAAACTAAACACCTCATCCATTGCACGAGCTATAGTTTATGAAGTAACAGCCCCTAAAGTTTCAAAAACATTGACAAATAAAGAACTCGCAGATGCACGAGGGGGTGACTATAAAAACGATACTATCATCCCTGAGGGGACTATATATGTCAAAGTTCCTGTTGATGGTAGTGAAATCGTGATATGTGGTTCACCCAATACTCTAGGCAAGTATATCAATGCAATGAACGGAAGCAGTAAATATTTATTACACTTAGACCCTAACAATTCTGCTGAGGTTTTATCCTCACTACTCACCAACAGTGAAATTGTAACAGGGACGAGTTATTTCATTTTACCTAACATAGATATTTAACCAGTTTGGCAGATAGAGATAACCCCATTTCTATCTGTCCTTTTTATTCAAACAAGGGTAAAGGAGCATCCCTTTAAATGCTCCAACTTAATATAGAGGTTTTATTAACATGTCAACAATGGGTTACCAACCACGTAATATCCAATTTCATTCTTACAATGCACGTAAAGAGGCGTTGATGAAAAGTTTTAACGTTAACACATGGGAAGAGTGTGTACGTCAATTAATGGGAACTCATGTGTCTCATCGCACCATTATGGTGAATGGTCGCGAAATTGTGGTTAAGGTAAAGCGTAAATTCGGGGTAGTTGCAAAATGATTGAACCATTGGTTATAACAATTGAACCTGATGATTTTCTAAGTTTTGTTCCCGAAGATCTTTATAAACGGTTAAACAAAGATTATAATGCTCGAAACATTATTAAAGCTTTTTGTAAAACTGTGAATGATTTTCGTTCTGGAATTAAAGTGGTGCAGGAAATACCTGTTTATCATTTTAAACGTTTAACTTTTCGTAACTGTACTACGGTTGATGAAACAGGCAAAGAGTTTGTTTTAAAATCACACAACTCTAATGTAGGTTTAGTAGGTCAGGTATTCACCATTTACATGACTGATTCAAGACTAAGTAAAGTTGTGAGTGATGGGAATAAAATCATCTGGCATTGTGTTAAAGATCCAAATCGTGCTTTTCCTAAATGTGGGAAAGAGTTACTTAAACTCAAGTTTGCAGGACATGGTTCTGAAAATATTGATCAACTCTTAAAAATTCACGATGATTATGTTCATGCATATATTGCCGAATATAATCGAGTGTTAGAAGAAAGTCGATGTAACGCTGCTTAAATCTAAGAAGGGTTCCCAATTGGGAACCCTTCTTCTTTATGCTGTCTTTAGGAGAAAGTAATGGATCAAATCCAAGAGTTAAAAGAGTTTATTCGTAGTGGGAAGATTATTAATTCCAACGAGATTAAACATATTATTGACAATCTATCTACGGTATCTACAGACGGAATACGTTGGTCTACACGAAAAGTAAAAACCAGACGTTCTTTGTTTGATTTACGTTCACATTCCATCTGTTCTGAATTCTTTGTTAAATTTAAAATGAATTTAGAAATGATGACTGTTTTACTTAGACGTTATAAACGGGGACGTTATGTGACCTATCATCTTGTGGTGTTTAGAAATAGTGAAACATTGAAGTTTCAATCAACTAAGGAGCACAAAGAGGCTCAAGCCCAGATTAATAAAATCTTAAGAGAACGTTTCTTTCCACAAATTGAAGAAGATCCACGTGAACAGTAATCCTTGTTTTAAAAAACAATTTCTTCATTACTTATGGAGCAATTGTTTTTTTATTTAAAAGGATGGGAAAATGGCTTTTAATGAACCTAAATATGATGGAAAAGCTATAATTGAAAACATGGCTTACGAGTCCGTACATGTGTTAAGACGTAATTTAGATAAGATTGAATCTTTGGTAAAATTACATTCAGGGGAATTTATACTTGTTGTGAAGTATTTACAGGGTAATAAATACGAAGTTCATACAGGAACACAAGTAGATAATTTAGCAAAGAAAATAATACAAGAAACAAATACAGCACATCAGTTATTAACGGAGATGTTATAATGCAACAACACATTACTGGGGAGTTATTAGAAAAACTAAATCAACAGTTAAATAAGGTAGATCCCACGGATACCCTATGGCTTGAAAAGCTAAATGAAAAGAAGAAACTAAAAAGCAAAATTTACTACTTCGACATTCCTTTGGTTTTAAATCGTCAAAAATACAATATTCGTTTAACCCAATATAGTTGTAACATTCGCCAAACTCAACTGATCCAAATTACTGAGAATGGGGAACCGTTACGAATCACCTCAGCTTTTAGAACCCACCGCACCCAAAAGGCGATGATGTTAAAAATCTTGAGAGAGAAATTTATTCCAATTGCCGATCAGAAACAAGTAGGTAATTATTGGTTAAATCAAATTCAACAATAATAGCTTATTGAATCTTGTTCCAAATGGAACAAGATTCAATATATTTCAAATATACATCATCTATGTGAAGAATAATCTTTTCATCTATATTACAGAGGTAATGAGTTATGAACAAAACAGCAAAAATCATCATTGGTGTACTATCATTTATTTTATTGGTAGTACTGTTCTTAATGTGGGACCAACACCGTGTTAATCAAATCAATGCGGAGAAGATGAAGGTCACCCCCGTAACTGAAACACCAACAGTTCCAACACCTGAGGCAACTGCGGCTTCAGAAGTAGTGGTATTAGCTGAGGACAAAGAGCCTATTGAAACAGCTCAGGTAAGTAATGTTAATGGCGATGATTTATCTCCACCAAATCCACCTTATACCGAAAACCCTAAACCTAAAAATCAAGAAATGAATTATGTAGATTTAGGTAAATCGGCAATCGAGGTTGATGGTCCTAATATGTTACAGGAGTTACTCGACCATAATTACCCCGACACATTTATGGTTACCCAAGTGAGTAGCCCTTCTTATGTTGAACAAGATTCAAAAACAGTTTATTACGTTTGGAATATTCGGTTTAAAGACAAAAAGGATGGGCGTATTTATGGTTGCGATGTCAATTATATTCAATTTGACAAGAAAACATTGAATCCTAAATTTGGTCTGACTAATGAATGTTTCCGTGAAATCTAATTAAGAGTAAGGTTATGTATTTGAATGACGAGGATAGTGCCCATTTGATCCAATCCTTTATTGATAAAGTTCCCGCAATAATTCTTACAATCAGGTATAATCTAAACTGGCTGGAAGTAAAACAAGTGGAAGATGATGAGTTTGAATTATTGTTAGATGAACTACTGGAAAAAGATTGCGTTTATACGGAAATTCCGGAAGTATCCACTTATCGAATTATCCCAATAGATGATCCCAAGCAGAGTGTCGAAATCACTGCGCGATTACAGCTAGCGGATGCTTTATTTAAGATACTTACGACATACGGTGGTTTTATTGGAAAGATTTTACCCATTCATCTGACCGAAGCTTTTATGCGAATCGCCAGAGATAAGGTATCTCTTAATATCTTCGAAGACCCCGGTTATAGTATTGCGTTTTACCTAGAACATAAACCTTCATTAATCCAAGGAGAGTTAATAAACTCTTACTTCGATACATTGTATGGTTGTCAAAATAACAGAGGTTAAGATTATGTATCCATTACCAGGAAAAACTGTGTCAGTAGAAGACGACGAATGGGGTAAATTCTGTTATATGGAAGGACACCATGAGCGTCCTGCTGTGCGTCGTTTGTGCGTTGAAGCGGATAGCTTTGGCGCAGAGTTTCATAACATGTGTCAGGAATGTTGGGATGAACATCTTCAAAATAAAGAAGATATAAAGAATGATCCAGAACAATGGGAAACTTGTAAATGTGGTAATCGCGAACCCTCATTGATCTCTTATCGGGATATGGATGAGGGTATGCATGGTCCTGTTTATGAGCATTGTTCTAAGTGTCATGAGAAGATGAATGCACGAATCGCAGAGGAGGAAGCTTATTATGATGATCATGATGATTATGATGACTATACTCCTGATGACGCCTATGATTCTATTTGCGATGAACCCATCCCTCAAGACTTATCATTAGCCGGTTTGGAGAAATTCAATCAAATATTGATCAGTTACGGGATAAAAGGTTTTAAGGCGGTGGACGATGAATCTAGTCGCTTATCTATTGGTGATCTAGAACCGCGTAAATTCAAGCGATTAAAACGTAAACTTCTCCATTGGTTTGCGCGGTACACTGATGCATATACCAGACCTCAAGAAGGTTTTGTGGGATGTACAATCTCAGATAAGCTTGAGATTGAATCTAATAAACTGTACGTACAGTTTACCACAGAAAAGGTGAGCCGTTATAGTTTAGCAAAGAAACCACCAATGGCTTTCTTAAAACTAATCGATCGTAAGAAAGCTAAAAGTCAAATTACCTATGGTCCGTTTATCAAACCTAAACATAGTATCTTCATCTATTTATCCATTTACGAATAGAAAGATGTTAGCAAAATAAAACAGATTCCTACTCTCTTATGAGGGTGGGAATTATTTTTGACTTTATATTACAGAGGTAAGAAGATATGAGTAATGCATTGATAAGTGTAGTGATACACAAAGGCGATTTACTCTATGGGAAAATAGCTCAAATCCATAGTTATTCATTGGACCAGCTAACGGTAAACTTGGCTAAAGAAACAACCGAAGCTCTATCTCTTATAGAATGTCATAAGTACACATTAGGTGTTATCAATTATGATAAAGCTATAGAGATGTTCACCCATATTTGGGAAACACACAAAAGCAAGAATCTTAGTGTTTGGTTTCCCAATGCTTTAAATCAGGAACAAGCTGATATTCGTAAACGTTTCTTAGCTTACATACACACCTTTTTAGAAACAGTTGATTCAGAGGTAAGACCATCATGACAGTTTATTACATTAGTAACACCAAAGAACTTCCAAAACATCACGCTGATCAAATGGTTAGAATCCATGTATTAGCAAAGACAGTTGTCGCATTTATTAATGAAATCAAATATGCCATTCGACAACACCACATTCAAAATGGAGAGCTTCCAGAAGCTATTATTTGGAAATTCACCTCAAACGATAAAATTGAGAATTATAATTCTCAATTACTCGTAGAGCAATCTTTGCTTAAATCTTATCCTGATCTTAAAGTTTATTCTACAGGATTAACTATTACAGCTCAATCAATGGGTAAAGTTCACGGGATTGAATTTACTCTAAAGGATAATTTGGAATTTAGTGAATCGCTTAAAACCCAGAATTCCACCCAAGCAATGGTGATAGTTAAAAGAAATGGCAAGCTTACCATTAAGGATGCAGTATGAGCAATAGTGAAGAATCTGAAATTAAAGTTACTAATGAGGGTTGGGTTATCATCTTTAAAGATGATAATGAAAATATCCCTCAAACATTAATAGACGACATCATTAGGAAGCATAAACATATACATGCTATTTTTACCCTGCAGAAGGAATTGCTTCAACAAACCAGAGTTAAAAAGTTCTTAGATAACTTTACTGGTAAAATTTACGTGTATAACTATTGTAATGATTTAGAACATGCATACCTAGTAGCTGACGCATGTGAAATGATTGCAACTAAACCCGATGTTGAATTACTTTACCATATTCCCGTTACTTTCCCAGAGAGCAAACAACCCATGAAAGATGATGAATTGAAATACGAACCAACTACATCTGAAGTTAAAACCACCCAGATCGTTTATGCCTTCGCAGAACAATATAATGAAGCCCAGAAAGCTTATTTGAAAGAACTAGGTGAACAAGAAGGTGTTCACTTGATGGTGTTTGAACAAGCGGGTTACTCGGATTCAATGCTAAGTAAACTCATTCGTGGAATGAGTGCACCTCAATTGGTTTTGTTCTTTAATGTTCGTCATGAACAAAAAGAGAAAATTATTAATATCTTACGCAAAAATGATGTAAAGGGTTTAGTAACATTTGCTAACGCGGTTAAAAATCCAATTTTTGACCCTGAAGATAAAAAGCTTAACTATGTGGTTATTCCCTCCATTAACTCAAATGATCTAGCAAATAGTTACGATCCAAATAAAGCTACAGAAACTGCATCATTAACAATGTCTTTTGAAGAAGCGATTCAAGTAGCTAAACGAGGCGTTCCAGTTCGCGCACTGGATTGGCCTGTTCAATCTTTCATTGGTGTGACTGACGGGCAGGTTGTTTTGGCTGAAAATATTTGGAGTAAACATAATCGAGCGTTCGCGGAACAAAATGGTGGTTTAGCAGTGGTGTATAACTCTTTTACCAAAAATGTAAACGGAGTTATTACCATGGGGTGGATACCAACCAATGCAGATTTATGGGATACTTGGGTAGTGTATGGCACTGCGCTTTATCCACAGAAAATCATGTTGAGTGAAGACCTCAATGAAGTTGCAATTGATTTCTCATTAGCTCAAGGTAAAGGACTTTATTCTGATAGCCATGCTTTCGCTGGACCGTTCCATTTGTTTTACGACACGATCTTTGAAGATGTGAAGCAAATGGGTAAGACTTTGTATATTACTCAGGATTCTGAATCTAAGAACAATGAAGTTTTGCAAATGATCTTAGATCTCATGGTAATATACCATTCGGAATCAGGTGAGGAGCAATTATCAGTTCCTGATGTTGTCGATGAGTATGAAGCCCAATATGTCGATCTTTCTTTAGAATTTAATATTGGAACCAGTTACTTAGGTGAAGATCCAGGAGAGAAAGAAATTGTTGAGTATTTACCGCAGTTCATTGAAGACTGTGGATATACTTCGGCTTTAATTGATTTAGATTCGTTTAAAGGAAGAGAGTCGACCGTAGAAGCATTAGTTAAAGCTTTGGGTTTAACTACAGAATCCAATCCGAAATTCTCGTGGGTGGGTTTATCTTTAAAAGAGAACACTGTACCTTATGTAGTATAACTATTGAAATTGTAGAGAGGACATCCTCTCTACATTATGAAATCACAGAGGTGTAAAATGAATACAAATGAAATTCGATATCAAAACTTACCTAACTTCCCAGCTTTAGCTCATATTGTTGCGACTACTGAAGATGGATTAATGGGAATTGGTAACCACCTTCCTTGGAAAACTTTTAAACCAGATCTGCGGTTCTTTAAAGCTAAAACCACGGATCATGTTGTTATCATGGGTAACAATACGGTCTTATCTCTTCCATTTAAGTTAGAAGAACGGTATGTGGTTCGGTTATCAGATTGTAGACCAACGCCGATAGATCAGCTTAACGAAATCGAAAACAAAAGCGATGAATGTCTTTTATATAACGACTCATCTGCAGATGCATTAGATTCCATCCTTGTCCCAGTTGGTTTTAATGAAGATATGGTCTTTATTGCTGGAGGTAAAAAGGTCTATAATGAAACACTACCTTATGTTCACTTAGTTTATCGTAATGTATTACATGATGTTAAACTGATGCATCCTACAGATGGTTCTCAACCACTCCATTATTACCCTATTGAGCAACTGAAGGAGCACTTCATTTTAATTTCTTCCTCAATTGTTACAGAGGATGGCTCAAATTTAATTTGTGAAAATGAACCTTACATGACTAAAGAAATCTGGATGAGGAAGCCATAATGTGGTTTGCAGTTTTATATGTTTTCTGCTTGGCTGTATTTACTTGGATGATTATGTTTGAATGTATTCAGGTAATTCAAATCAACGCAAATAGTTATAAACTCAAAGATACTCGCTTTATCAGAGAGTTACCTTTCTTTAGATTGAAAACATCTGTCACGTACTTGATATGTTTTGTTCTTTATAATTACATCCTAACTACTCGTACTCCATTGTTAGATGATCCTATTTATTCAAGATGGATGCCTATATTTAGTAAGGTAGGTGTTGTGGTTTGGGTTATTTCACTCTCAGGTATGTTCTTGATGTTAGGGAAAACCAGTAATTTATTTTCTAATTTTAAATCAGATAAGCAATTTAGACGGCATCAGTTTTATCATGTTGGATTAATGCTTGGATTTGGGTTTTTATTCCTAGCTGATATTCTTTTAGCTTTAATGAGGATTGTTTATAAAATTGGAATGAATGCAATTGCATAGATTGAATCATCCATCCCTAGGGATGGATGATTCTTTTTTTATGCTGTTAATCAATATTTAGGGTGGCGCACTGGCGGCCAGCTGTATTGTGTTTCATCTGCAATAGTTTTTTCATAAATGCCATTATAAGATGCAGACCAATTAGCGTTACTTGTATAATTAGCCATACTACCTACGGGTACATTTAATTCAACTGCTTGACCAGGAATAACACCGTCGAGAACAGGTGGTGCATTAGATGTGATGAATAGAGCAAATGATCCACTACCATACACATAGTTATTTACAAAAGCATCTTTCTTAAGAGTAGTTACGTTCTTACCTAACTTGATACGCGAAGCACTAATCGATTGTGAGCCTATTGTAACTAGACTGTCAGGTAGGTTAAATAAATAAGAGCCATTTTTATTGGTACTATAGAAAGCACGATCATCTATGGTCTCAACACCTCCTTCTTCAAACACTACATCACCATAAAGCATGTTTTCAAAAGCACTTACTCCGATTGACTTAATTGTCTTAGGAATTCCATCTATGCTCAATGTTTTGTTTTCATCAGTGCGCCCATCTTTAAATGCGCGGTCACCAATCTTAGTAACACTACCTCCTTTAAACATCACTCCATTAATCCACTTCTCTGGAGTTTGTACTGTGGTGATAAAGTCATCAGGTACTTCATCGTACGGATAAGTCACAATGGTGCCGTCACTGAACTGTACTTTGAATCCTTGATAGTAAGTTGGGCAGGTACCCCATACTGGGAGCATCGCTTCAGTTAATTGAGTGTTTAAAGCAAACTGATCAGGCTTATTGTTAAGTCTAGCTACACACCAGTTACTTAAATCCTGATTAAAGTTAACCGCACCGCGTAAGAATGAATTTGCTTCCCAGATGTTTGCTGCATTCCATAAGCTAACGTTTGGATCATTGATTACCAAGTTATTTTCAAAGATTGAATTTAAGCTTAATAAATTAGTTGGTAGATTCGGTGGCACATTAGCTATAGTAGGCGGTAATTGTACATGGTTGGTATTTAAATTGATCCATTCGAGGACATTAACAGTGTAAGCTGGGTATCTAAACCCATCCATAGTTGATTTACTAGCGTTAGCGAATAGCACCACAACTTCAACATCACCAGTGTAATCAATCACCCCATCATCTGTTAACTTAACGGAAACCTCCCCAGTCCAACCACTTTTTAATAAAGTCATAGCTGCACGAACTTTACCATCGATTTGAACTATTACGTTACCACCATCAACTGATGGAGTTACAGATACATTATAATTGCCACCCATATCGTGACCTTCATTGATTCTATCTCCAGGCATGATAAAGCGTGTAGCTACAGTCATCTTTTGCGTATTACCCCAACTTGGGTTGTTTGAAGTAGTCAAACCAGGCGGAGTGGATAGGATGAGTGGAACATAGAAATGTTCCATAACCAGAACCTTATAATTAGGGTCAAGATTACAGAAGTATTCCATGTCGGTACAGCTTGACCAATCCCAACTATAAATCCAGATTCTTTGCGTGTTATCTGCAAAGAAGTAACCTGCATCTTGAACTTTAGATACATCCCAATCAATACTGCGCTTAAAGCCTGTAGCTTGTAGCATCTCACGAATGTTAATCGCTGAAGACATATTCCATTGGCCAATATCTTGGTTAAATTTGCTACAGAACCTTAAGAAACCGCGGAACTGTTCAATTCCTACTGTATTCCAATAGTTAATCACTGCATTAAAATAAGTGTTCGTTGCAAACATGTAAGTATAGTCAGTGGTTCCAATAGGTTCAGTAGATGGTACTAATAAAACTGTTGGTAATGCATATTGTTCGACTCCTACTTTTAACCATCGCGCAATCGAGTGAATACCATTTAATTTCAGGTACTTAATTGGATTACTCGATACGATTTGTAATTTCAAACCTGTGGCGTCGGCGTAAGTATGTTGATAGTCTTGGGTGGTGTTAGCATCTGCAATAAAATCGGTTGTTGTGCCATCACCCCAAATAATTGTACCGCTACCCCCAACAACACTTACAACAACATCACCAGATCGTGTAGTTTCATTGGTCAATAAAGCAACCAGATTATCACTAAAATCCGTAGATTCTATTTCCCAAGTAAGCGGCGTTAGCGCTAATCCAGTGGTGTTCACTGCTGTAATGTTGACAGTTGATTTTCCATAACCTTTAAAATCAACACGAAGCATCCCTTCATACTGTGCAACTGCATTTCCAGTTACCTCATCCAAGATATTCCCAATGAATTTGTTCTGAACTACCGTCACTTCCACATTATCATGGTTACTATTAGTGATGACTAAATTGGGTTCAATTGGAAGTGAACCATCATCCCATTTTGTGAAAATATGTTTAAAGGTCAGATACTGATAAGTGCCTACTTCACCTGACATAATACCATCAGTAATGCCGTTTTCATTAGGTTCGACTTGTTCAATCCTAACTTCACGAGATTTGTTGATATCTGCTTTACGTTCGATATGAACACTAACTTCAGCACCACTTGATGCTGTCACCACGAAATCCGCACTACCAACTGAATCCACAGCGATATTATAAGTAGCATAGTCGTATCCATTAATGATTTGCTGTGTTACTCGTGCGTTAGCTGTATTGTTTTTGAATGAATAGGATAACATACCACTATACATCAAAATACCATATGGATTACTCACCTTGATCGAGATATTATTATTATCAGTATATTCAAGAACGAAAGTATCTGGAGTTGCAATCAATGTATCGAGGACAGTAGCTTTTAAACATAAGTTTATTGGTCCAGTTTGATCAATAAAAGCTGTTGTTGATGGAGCTGTGAACGTAGCAATATCTTCAGGTAGAACTTCATTTTGTATAATGACTTTAAAACTCTGCGCTTGAGATACTTGATAAAATTTTATGTTTTGTCCAATGAACCCACTTGTTGAATTGATACGAACTCTTCCGTCGTAGGTATCCTTACTAATGATTAATAAACCATTTTCACTAGCAACGTAGGCGTCTTTTGCACCAGAATAAGTTTGTCCCCAACTGTTACTACGCTTGCTGTGGATATTATCGACCAAATCAATAAGTGAGTTAAATTTCCCATCACCTATGATTTGTCCATTCTCATCAGTAAGCCAGAATTCTTCACCGGTATATGTGTTAACTGGGTTGGGGAATTTAATATATACACCAACCGTAGAACCATCACAGCTAATCGGTTGAGGTTTAATGACTGGTGTACCTGGTCCAACACACACTCCTGACCCACCGTTTGGGTAATATTCGGCACCCCAAGTTGAGTAAATTAGATATTTTAACGCGTCTTGGTCATCTGGTTGAATGGCGACTTTAACTGTATGACTCACATCGGTGACATTCTGCACAGTCTGCACTATTGCTAACTGCCATGTATCATCTACCACACCCTCATCTTTGAAGTGTTGAACAATTGTCTCATTGGTCAGATCTAATGGAAGTGAATTAACTAATTCAAACATGCCTTCAGGGAATTGCTGGTAATCAACACCATCTACATTAATTCCAGCTGCAGATGGTTGGATGGTTGCATTTGGGTTAACAAACACACATAGGATTAAATAGGGTTCAGCCCCAACACAGTTTATTCCGGAAGTTGGCTGGTCTTCAGCTTTAGCTAAACACATCTCAAACCCGCCATCTGTTCGAGCCTTAGCATTGCTGGTTAAAGGTAGGCATTTCATTGAATCCTGATTAGTTGGTAGTACTTCTAACCGTACCTTCACTTGTTCTGTTGCCCTGTTACGGATTGTCAGTTTCATTCCTATATTGTAGTCACTTTTATTTAATCCCAATGACGTCCAATCAGCATCATTAAGAGCAACTTGACTTATATTTACCGTGGATGGTGGGCCATTTGGAGCCAAGACATCATTAACATAGAAGTTCTGCTGTGTAGGATTAATATCTCCACCTCTCATCACCATTGCAATTGTGGCGGCGTCTGTAGCTCCGTCACAAATATCAGCCTCTTTAGGTGCTGAAGCCAAGCAGAACCCATAACCATCCAATGGACCTAGGTCAATGATAGATTCATCTAACTCACCTGATTTTGGAATTATTTCAGCATCTTGAGATTTAGGCACTAAGCGCACACGATGGGGAGATTCTTTATCTGAGTTTTGAAATTTATTAAACCCAGTTTCTTCTGGTTCTTCCACTTCTATACCATGATAAAACACCATCAATGCTTGGGTGTTTTGATAGTTATTTAAATAACTTAGTGTTTGAATCCCTTCTTCATTGATCCCAATATTTTTACCAAAGATAATATCATCACCAAATAACACAACCCGTAATGCGTTAATCTGATCAAGATTTGTGTTGGTTAATTTGAATCTTAAATTGTTGCCGTTATTCGGTTTTGGATCTAAAGCTTCACAGCGAACACCATAAGCTTTTAAATCTTGATCCATTTCTACGGCTAACGAGTCCATAGGGGTTGAAAATAGATAAGTCCCTATTAACGTTGAATCAAAAGTATAAAAACTTATCCCTGTAGTTTCATTCCAATCAGGAGAGTTAACTGGTTTTGAAACAGATACAGTGATTGGGTTAATAGCATTATCTGAACTTATATCGCCATATTCGCTTTCTAACGTAAATGGACTTGGATTTGGATCTCGATTACCGTCTAGGTAATAGGCTAAATTATAACCCTTAACTACCCATTCTAATTGCGGGTAGTTGTTTAGAACTATGGTTAAATCAGTTTGAGTATCTACAAGAGATAACAACCCAGCTTCATTAATTTCAAATACAGGCTTTTCTATATCGGGGATCGGGTTACCGTCAAACTCCGCCCAACCTTCTAAACTTTCAGCTAACTGTGTGTTGATATCTTGGATGATTTCCTCAACTGGCAATGTATGGATATCACCATATTTTGCCTCCCATGAGCAAATAGCAGAAGTTGACGCAGTGATTAATTGAAGACAGATAAACAATGTCGCATCAAGCGGTATCGGGTCGATTCCAGCAATACTATTATTCAATAGATCACTAAAAGGGACATTTAAAGGTAAAGTATTAACAGTCATATTCGTTCCTTAAAAAACTAAATAAACATTATAAATTGGAAGATAGAACCCTAGGGTTCTATCTTCCTAAGTACATATATTATTCAACAATTACTTCGCCAGCTACATTAGTTGGTGCCACCACAAGATCATCCGTGCCAGTAACCATCAATTCAATTGGATCGGAATATTTAGTCTGCCCTGCATACTTTGAGCCAATGCGGTAATACATCTTTCTGGTGGTGGGTGCAGTTTGGTCAAAAGTATAAGTTAAATCACTTATGTCCAGACCAGTTACTTCATCATTCCAATCAACCCCGTTAGTTGATTTTTGAATACTCTGTGAATCACATTTAATAGATTCGTTGGCCCAATCTAATTTTACGCTAATACCCATAAACTCACCCTTTCCTAAGTTTACATATAAATGACTTCAGCAGACAAGATAACAGGAGCAACCGTTAACTCAGCTACCGCTAAACAAAATCCAATCTCCGATCCTGTACGAACCATCCAATTGGGAAACTGTCCATCCAATCCCTTCACTGTGTCTGGATTGATTGAACTAATGCGGATACGTTTATTCGTATCGCTTTGGTTGATGAAGCGAATCGCTTTCACAACACACCTCTCTTGCCTAAGGATTTATCTTTAATGGGAATGAATCATTAAAGACACGTAGTACCTTTATTGTTGGATCTGGAGAGGCTTTAACCAGAGGATAATTCTCCTCATTATAAGGATGAATCTTCGCAATAGTCTTACCCTCAACCAGAGGATTAATTACTCGAATCTTCGCAATTCGAGTAATCCTTACTTTAGTTAAAAAACAATGTTCCTGTGTATAAAACGCATCCCAGAGTTTATGATCTTTGGTCATCTGCTCTGGCGTAAACATGGTCTTTTCATTGCCTTTCACCAACCCATAGACATACATATCCATATGCGGGTATTTATACTTAGTAAAGTATTTATGTATGTTCGGCCATACTGCTCGAAAGCATTCTCCTACCGAAGGAGAAAACGAAATTCTTGGAGGTAGGTTTTCAGCGAATAAAGAATCACCTTTTGTTGGTTTTTCAATATCATCGGGATTAGATAATCCTGAAGGTTGTCTTGGATATAAAAAGGTTGGTAAGGCTTTATTGAATGAAATATGGAAGAGTGGAGGAATCATAAGTCATCCTTTTCAGTCGAGCGTGCTGAACTATGTTCTAACTTCAACCATTCATTCTCCCATAGATTATCAATAAATTCCTCAACACTCTGAGGCATCACTCGCTCTTCTACGACTAAAGAGCCATTTTTAATATCGAATGGGAAATCAGGAATTGGGTCATTCTTACTGTTGTATTCAAGATCAATTTTAATCCAAGAAGACCGTCCACCTGATTTAGATTTAAATACATCCACCTCCCAAACTAACCCATTATCTCCAGCAGGGAAAGTAAAACGTTCTTTTAAGTATCCAGAACTACAACCTAACTTCTTCATTTCAAACATATCTGGAGAGATATCACTAACACATTCATAATAACCTTCTTCCCCAGTTAAAGGTTGTTTCACTGCTTCAGTATAACGTCGGTTATTAATTAAACGCAAACGTCCGCGTAAAGGACAGCCTTCTTTATAGTCAATTTGCCACTGTTCGTGTAATTCACGAGTACGTGCTAAATCAATCCAGTCGAAGTTTTCTACCTCAGCATAAGCTGTGTATTCCCGTTCGACATGGCGCTCCCCATCAATGGTATCTTCCATTTTGAGGTTCTCAAAATTAATGCCATGCATCCTAATCACCTTAATCTTTTGAAGCTACGTTCAGTCATAAAATATCGAGTGCAGGGTAACTAATGTCATACTTTTCTTTTTTGTCTACTCCTGATGCTTTAGGAGTAACAAGTTGCATCTCAGGGGAACATAACAATATCGAAAATCTCTCCTCAGATCAAATCTTATCTTACGCCAACGCATTAGCGAAATGTAACACCTCAATGATTAACCAACAAGCTGCAAAAGGTAAAATTATTCTTGTTGGAAAAACCTCCACACAGGATGGTTATTTAAAACAATATCCAATTAATGATGATTGGATGTTTCAAGCTTTTCGTGCCACTCACGATTGCTGGTATTATCTTTTACAACCACGTAACATTTGTGCGACCTACCACTATAAGACAGGGATGCGTAAGATCGCACGCAAACGCTTAACCAACGCGATTGACGTAGATGTCTGGGTTCGCTATGATCGTTTATCTAAGCTATTTTATTTAGATGAATTTGCTAAGATTGTAGATAGTCCAGATTTAACTAAAGCTATTTTAAAATACACCGAGTTATTCGATGCAACCGATTATGCCTCATGGATCGAACACTATGGTTGGATTTATCCTGAAATGAGTTACATCCACCGACTGTATTTAAAGAAACATGTATCGCAGTACTGTAGACAAATCAAACGTTATCAAAAATAGGATAAGGGAGAGCCTAGGCTCTCCCTTATCCTTTTATGGGTTTTGCTGACTAATCAATTCTTGAATGATTTTATCTTGTTCAGTAATGCGCTCTTGTAACCGTGCAATGATCATCTCAGAAGTTTCAATATTTGCAATGCCTGCAACCCGAGCATCTTCAGCATTGATATACTCTTCTTGAGTGAGTACTGTGGTCGATAAAGCGGTATGTGTCGCAGTTTCAATTAAATTAGAATCAATCCCAGTGAATTTAGCCGCAATCTGTTTGATTTCGTCTTGTAGGTTTAAAAGATCTACTGTAGAAGGCTGTGGTCCTAAATCAATAGAGATTACCGTGTAGTCTAAAGTAACTGCAGATTGATCAGGGTACTTTAAAATATAGGTATCAGGAACAAAGATACGTTCACCGTTCGTCCCCAAGAGCCCAACAATAATAACTCCAAGTGCAATATCTGCATTAGCTACATCTTGACTTAACTTAACAGGGTCATAAACCGCACTAAAGATATCTTTACCTGATTTAACAAATTCCTCAACTCGACGTAATGATACGCAGCGATAGCTAATATTGCTCGCAGTCGACCAAGGAGCCTTGAGTTCAAATTTCCCATAAGCTCCTATTGGTGGTGTTAAACGTTTAGTGGTATCTGTCATTAAGCTACTCCATTACTCTGTTGAGTTTTTGCTATGTACGACTCACGTGTTAATACCATATGTTGGAAATCCAAATGTAAGAAAGCCAAATAGGTTAGATTGTTACGACGTACACGATAGTAACCCGAAGGCACAGTATCTGATTCTTTTAAAGTACGTGCTTTTTCTAAAGCAATGTTTAACTTCTCAGCAAAGTCACGCGTACCTTCTTGCATACGTTCAAAATCAGAATTACCTACAGCAGTATTAGCATAATCTGGATAGAGCATACTCATCCGTTTAATGTTATTAATATTGCTTGGATTGGCAATTACTGCTAACATCATCCCACGATAGAAGGTTGAGAATAATTCAAGATTTTCATCAATATGTTTTTCCACCATAGTTTTAGTACCGTAACTTGTTGGTACTAATTCGTAAGCTAAATCAGTTAAACCAGAAATAGATACATAGGACGCATATAAGTTTTGATCGATCTGAGTAGCTGGAACAGAGATACTATCCCATAAAGGTAAAATAGTAAAATCTGTTTCTTCAAACAAAGAAGGGAATATTTTATCCCAATGTTCATACGTGGAGTTATTTGCAAGATAATCACGAATGGCGGTTTTGATATTGTCAATGTTTGTACCAGCGATACCATATGCAACATATGACCAACTGGTATCTAAACGAGATTCAGAATCTTCAGGATCATGCCATGTGAGTGAGAAACTGTCAAACCGAGTTTCTGGATTCTCTCCACGAATTGTATTATATTTAGACAATACTTTATCAGGAGTATTACCCGCTAAAATACCAACAACAGTGACTGTATTATTTATGAATTGTGCAAGTGTATCTACAGGTGGAATGATGTAGATACGATATGGCTCGTACTCATCTTGAAAGTTTCGAGCCGCAAGCCAGACCTTTACGTAGTACTCATAACCGCTGTCTTCTACGGTGAATTCTACGTGAGTAGGCATGAAGTAAGAGTTTTCAGCTGAACGAGCAAGGTCACCAATAGATAACCATTGAAGATCACCAAATTCTACTTTGAGTGCAGCATAAAATTGATCTTTAGCACTGTTAGCTGGAATTGTTCCTGCTTTATGTTGAGTGGTAATCCATTCCCCCACAGAGACGATCTTGCGCATCAAGGTTTCAGTCGTTTGAACATTCTGGGAAAGCTCATCAACAACTTGAAAAGAAACCAATTCTGCATTAGGATAAGTTTGGGGATAACTAAAGTTTCTTTCTTCGGTGGTATATGTCATCTTCTGACGATCAATTTCACCGAAACTCGCAACTGCCCCAATGTTATTATTTGCTAGCGACGGGATACGGTAAAAACCTAATATGCTGCGCATGTTAATGTCCTCATTTAAATTCATAAAATCAGGAGGTGAGAGCTATGAATTTCATTACGATCCTCTTTAAACTCTGGCCCGCCATTAAAGATACCTTTTTTGGCGGGTTAGATTTCACATCTTATATTCGTAGGAATAAAGTTGTGATGATGTTAATCTTGGCACTTACTGTTACTTTTTGTTCTTTCTTTTACCTGTATGAAGAAGCATTTATCCACGGTGCTTTATCTAAAGCAAAGAGTGAACAAATCTTAATTCTAAAGAAACAAGTGAAAACATTACAAGATCAAGTTAATAAATATCAGGCTAAGGATTCCTTATGAGTACTGGAGTATCTTAGCAATGATTAATAATGAAAATATTCAGGCGCGTTTTGACCTAGAGCCTTGGGCAGAACGCATTGCTGAACTCAAAGAGTTACAAGTGACTGGGGTTTGCTTTTATACTGATGGCGGACAACGTGTAGTCAACTATGTATCTCGTGGTGGATTTGGTATCCACGCTTATTTCTTCAACGATAATAAACCAGAAGGGTTGGGAGGTTTTAAACTCGATTACCCCACGCGTTTAGGTTATGTTGAGAAAAAAGCTTGCAATAAAGAAGATACAGTAAATGTCTGTAAATTCTATAATGCTTTTGGTAACATCAACGGAGCAACCAGCCCAGTTGCTGAGCTAGAAGCATTCATCCAAGCAGGGTTACTTTTCTTAAATACCAAGATGTATGAATTCTGTAAACTATTTGTTTTACGATCAGACTGTGAATTGGTTGTAAAAGGAATTAATGAATACTTACAAGGTTGGAAAGTAGCTGGGTGGAAGAAATCTGATGGAAGACAAGTGAAGAACCTACACCATTGGAAAAAGATTGACAGTATTATCACCGAACTTAATAGCCGTGGTGTTAAGCTTGATATCAACCACGTGTATGGGCATAAGTTTGATACAGGGAATAACATCTCTGATCAGATGGCAACACTTGGGCTTTATCAGAATAAACTATATGGCGATGAATGGGTAGGACGCGCTGACTTCCATCAAGCATCGGTTGACTTTAATCCACTTCTTATCGATTCAAAACTTTTGTATTATCCTGCGCGTAATATTAAATGTAAAGGCGATGGGAAATATTATCACTTCATCTATAGTAACAATAATAACCAAGATGACATTAACGAAGTTGGTCGCAACCTAGTCGATGCATGTATTGGTTTTGTTATTACGGATGACGATCAACCCCAAATTAATGCGCTTTACGATAGTTGTCAAACTTTAGATGTAGCAATGAGTATGACACCGAAAGTGGTTGATTTAAATATAGCAACCAAACCAAGCATTCAGTTAGAAATTAGAGAAGACCATATCCAAGACTTACCGCGTAAAGTGGATAAGAAAGATATTCGTATTCTCACTACTTCTGAAAAGGTTGCATTCGTAGTACTCGATCCCCCACGTAATAGCTATTACACCCAAAAGAACGTTGAAAAGTTATTAGAAACTTATCGCTTATTGAAAGGTGGGTTAGAAGATGATTTCAAAGAGTTAGACATTACAGATCTACTCTTTGACACGGAAGTGAATGGGAAGGGTGTTACGAAGTATAAGTTCAAAGTCATGGAGTCGCCTAGCATTGCGGTTGATCTTCCGTGCTGGAAAGAAGATGGGGTGAAACACTTCAAGACTCCACTGACCTTTGGATTAGATTTACCTCGACGAAGAGTGTTTTCTAATATCAAGCATTTGAATCCCAAGGTATCTGTATTTACTTGGTATGAAAATGATAAAATTAGTTATTTCGCTACTATTGTTCAAGTAGATGGGGCGGTAGGTGTTTGGTGCGCCGAACACACTAATTCGATCATTACGGAGGAACTTTAATATGAGTTCTAAATCTCGACACATTTTGATCTGGATCTTCAGTACGTTAAGTTTTATGATTCCTAAAGCTTTTAAACGTCTGGTTGTCATTAGTACACTTTATGCAAAGGGAGCAGAGGAGAAGCTTTTTATCCATGCCGATTATGCAAAACTTAATAAGAACATGAATATTGCTTCATCGTTTGATGCGATTCAATCTGCCTTGTGTTTGCAAGGTTTGATTTGGAGAGATGTTGATCTTAACCAAATTATGGTTGAAGCATCTAAGAATGAATTCAACGGAGAGATGATTCCAGGAAGATTGGCTTTAACCCCAATCACGGAAAAGATTGTAGATTCTCTACCTGATTGGATTCGTTACAACAGGGCTGAGATGCTCGAAGATATTAGACATCTTTTATCAGCTGAACCCATTGCAATGCACCCATAACACAGGATGGATGCCCTAGGGCATCCATCCTTACCTATGTTCAATTCACTTTATTTTAGATATACATTATCTATGTGAATTACCATTCACTATATTACAGAGGTTATTATGTTTAAGACACTTAAAGAAGCGAAGGCGTTTTTAAATAAAATCATTACGTTTGAACAATCAGATGAGAATGAGGTTTACTACGAATATTTGGACGCTAGTAAACTCTCTGAGGAGGAGGATGAAAATAAATTCCAGATTGAAAACATGAAGGAACTTATTGAGTTATTGAAGAAGGGAGATGGTAAAAAAATCATCATCTATTTCGAAAGCGATGTGGATGAAGGTTGCGTGAGTGTCATTCTACATCGTGGAGGGTTCATTAATTTCGAATGCCAGGCACCTGTAGGGCAAGCTTCATTATTGATGCAGGCGCTTTACCTAGTACGTAATGATTTAGAACCATCCAGTGTCGGCTATAGTCAAGACTAATAATGATTTGATCAAAATTAAGAAAGGAGCCTAGGCTCCTTTCTTTTTTATGCTTTTTTATTATGTTTCTTATAATCATCAATCTCAATACGGATGATGTCATTGTGTTGATTTAGTACAGTAAGTAGCGTTTCACATAAACTCACTGTAGCTCCAGCAAAGGCAATGTTGTTGGATGAGCGTTCAATCACCTCTGAATAAGTTTTGATATTGTCAGTTGGAATAGTTTCATTACGAGTGCGCATAATCAAACGATCCATCAACGCAGTTAAGTTCTTAATGTCCTTACTGTATTTATTCAGTTGTAGTTTTTTCAAACGTTGAGAAATACTCAATGCTACCTTACCACATTCTTTCCATTCAGCGTTTGAATAATAAATAGAACCAAACTTCACAAACTCTTGAGTATGATTACTGGTAATCATCTTTGCGAGTTCATCTTTGGTTTTATCTACATCCTGAGAATACATCTTGATTTCAGTCAGTGATGAGATTGGACTCATTGAAGTTAACGCTTCTTTATCTGCAACTAACTGAGCTACTACTTTAAGGAGCGCAGCTAATTCGAATTCAAGAATGTTCGCAGCAAGCGTTAGGGATTCATCTAATTTCTTAGTGTATGTGAAGATATCAGCTTTTAGTCCAAGTACGTTAGGTAAATCTACCTTAGCTAACGTAGTGTAAGGAATACTACTGATGTCGTAAACCACAGATGAATCTAAACGGAAATAAGTCTTAAAGCTGTTTAGGGTATCGTTCATGACAATCCCTAAAGTATTGATACGATCTCTTAGAAGATCATCCCAGTAATCCATAGCACCAGCCATACCTTCTAATTTAAGCATGGTGATATTTTGACTGTTATTGGGTTGACCCAACATCAATTTCATTGGAAGCTCATGTTGGGATGTTACCCCAGGAACAGGCTGTAATGATTTAACAAAGGTGCGTTTTTGGGCAAAGATACTCATAATGGTTAACCTTATCTTTTGGGAAATAAACAACTCATACAAATCAAGTTGAAATATTTACAGATATACATAATCTATGTGAATTATTGTTTTGATATATTACAGAGGTAAAGAGTTATGTACACAATTAAATTTGATAAAGTGGATATAGATTTAAATAAAGCAAGAATCATTGATACGTTGAAATTTCTATGCTCAGAGTTTAATGTTCCTCATAATCATCTCCACATCACTCATGGCGCTGCTGCCGTGATTAATGGTATTCGTGAAACTACTCGGGATATTGACGTATGTGTACTGTCGCCAATTACATGGGAGGAGTTTAAAGGTATTGGGTTAGTTGAATGTAAACGTTATGAGTTGCTAGGTTTAAATGTTGGGGCTGATGTGTTGGACTTTGGTATGGTTGAACTCCATTGGCCTGACGAATTTGACATTAGTCAGGATGTAAATGTTGTTGATGGTTTTCTGGTATCTACAAACTATCAGATTCTCATTGAGCGTATTAAACTTGGTCGTGATAAAGATCTGGAAGAAGCTATTAAGTTAATTCCAGAACATTTTGCTAGCTTACCAAAATACTTACAAGAACGCGCTGCTATGTTGGGGTGGGTGTGATGAAAAGTTTAAAAGATCGTATTTTATCCCATACGTTTGCTATCGCTAAAGATAAACGCCCTGAGCTTACCCCATATGTGGATATGCGTCAATCTGTTTTCGTTACAGGGATAGATAAAGCAACCTATCCTGAAATCAATGTCAATGAGGTAGATTTCTCGAAGTTGATGTTTAATGATTTTGTAGCAGTGTTGGAGTGTAGACATGACCCAAAGTCTACCGTTACTCATGATGCTGGAATTCTCATTCGGGTGTTTAGGAAGAATGAGGTGTATGTTTCTGGTACGTTTATGATGCTAGTAACCGAAGGTGGGATCAAGAATAGTTATGCTGTCCTTTGTGGGATTGAGCTCAATTGTGCTAAACAAGAGGTTCAGTTGGTTCACATCCCTGAGATTAATACCAAGTTCGTAACTGAGAACGATAAGAATATTGTGGAGGAGTTCTTGAAGGTTATTTATGTTACTCAGAATTATGAGCGTATGGTTAAGAAGAGGGTACCACGCAAATACGCTTATCAGAAGCTCCCATGGAGTGTTCGTGATACTCATATCGAATATACAATTGATTTAAGTAAACCTAAGTATGTTCAAAATGAAGTATCTCAAGATAAACGAAAACATGCAGGGATGCCTGAACATGAACGACGTGGACATTGGAGGACGTATAAAAGTGGAAAGAAGGTCTTTATTAAATCTTGCGAGATCAATAAAGGCAAAGGTAACAAAGTAGAGAAAAGTTATAAACTTTAGGGGAAAGTAAATGGATAAAACTGATTGGGTGATCGTTAGTGTTAATGTTTTAATTGGATCTGTCTTATTGTATATCTTTTGGGACATAATTCACCTTTATGCATCTTCTTATATTTCATCTTACTTAAAGGGAAAGTAAATGAACAATAACGTTCGTATTGTCGTTGATTTTGAAATCACCCCTGAGTTAGTGGGAGTTTATTCTCGCTCTACCTCTTGTCAATTTGTTGGGGAGAAAGATGGACCTTATTGTTTATCTAGATCGGTTCAAGAGTTACAACGTATATCGGTAACAAAGATGTACGGTGGTAAAGAACGTTTAGGGATTATGAAGATTTATTATCAGGATCAATTGGTGGGGTTTGCACTACCTCGGATTCTACATGTCGATGAACATAAGATATTTAAGATTGATGAAGGTCAAACCTATCACCGTGTAGGTACTGTGTATGTCGATCACCTTTATCGAGGAAAAGGAATTATTGCCCAAGCGATTAAGTTGTTTAAAGCCATTTACCCTAATCTAATTTGGACCTGTGATGAGAAGAATACCTCATCACAAAAAGCAGCTGTAAAGGGAGATCTTAAGTTTAGTCATTTGATCTATTTCAAATCAAAAACTGAATGGAGTTTTGAACCTATGCTTGATCATGTTAGAGTTAGTCACGTTTATGTAAGTTAAAACCACAGAGGTCAATATGAAATATTTACTCATCCTGATACCATTTTTGTTAGTAGGATGTCAACGCACATTGGAATGTAGACCCTATCAAGATTATGAAGTGGTTGCAGCTAATGGGTACAAATATCGAAATGAAATTAAATTCTTGTATGAACAATGTTTAAGTGAAGGTACCTACGAACCTAAAGATTGTTTAAAGGGTGCACAACGCATTTATTCAGCAGAACCAGCATTGTTGACATCAAACGAGGATCTTGCACGTGCTGAAGATCGACTATTGAAGTGCGGTTATTTAAAATAGAATTCATGCGTTAAATGAGGAAGCGCATAAATAAAGCAGGGAAGGGTGTGCGCCCTTCCCTGCTTGTTGTACGAGTCACTCTCCTCAAAGAGGAGTAATTCATGAGAAAATCTACTGTGTTAGAAGTACTTAAAGTACTTCACCTCACTCTGGTAATCATCCACTTATTACTTAAGATCTGTTTAGCTCTTATGTCGTAATCGGACTGCTCATGAGTTATGCCTGATTAGCCCAATCGATTTGTCAGGTATTGTTAAATGCTGTTATGCTCTAAATAACGCAACAACCCACTATCATCAGGGTGACTCTATATAATATATCAATCTTGTAAATTAATCGCAGAGGTAAATTAAATCATGTCTAAATTTATTGAATTTCATGATGAGCAAGGTGTTAAGATTCTAACTCACACTGAAGGGTTAGTATTACGGTTAACCACTGAGCTTGAGATTAGTAACTCTACCAATACCTGGAAGATTACTAATAATCCTCAGACAGCCTATGTTAATATTCGGGCTCAATTAGGAATGGGCATTAGTGGTAACAACCCAGGACGTAAAAAACAGAAAGTATCAGTTAATGGAGTTGTTTACGATTCTGTATCCATTGCTGCGGCGGCTATGAACATTACTCAACCTGCTTTATCTCAATTATTAGCGAAAGGCGGAGATGAAAACATATTTCGTGTAGAAGATTAGATAAAGCCCTAAAGGGCTTTTCTTTTTTGTCCAACCACGTCCAATATTGTTTATTTTTTTATCTTTAGGTCGATTCATTTGGAACAATATTTTTCAGCAAATGTAAGGTTTAAGCAATGGGATTATTCAAGAAAGAAGAACGACCAGAATCACACTTTACCACTCCTCGATTTCCAATTCATCCATTGGTTGACATCATTACTGGGGAATGGGTTGTGGGACATAAAGGGGATATGATTTGTAATGGTGGTCTTTGTCCACACATGGCAATTACAGGGAAAGGTAACTCGAATAAAACATTGATCATGTTATCTATCATCATGACCTTCTTAATTCGTAATCGTCATGTGACTTTTGATATTGATTCACAAGTCTATGAAACCGAAAATACATTAGAATACATGCGTTGTATTCAAATTGCTCGTGGGATGGCAGCTTATGCAGGTTATACCGATGAAGAGATTGAAGAGATCATTAGTTGGATTTCTGATCACTTTGTTCTTCGTAACTCATCTAAACTTGCAGGGAATGCATTCTACGATGAGATGAATGAATTGTGTGACGAACGTTTAAAGCGTACCAAAGATAAAATCCTTTTACCGTTCAATGACTTCAAAGGAAAACCTATTGAAATCCATACCCCACATCCATGTGGTATTGATTCATTCTCAGCCTTAGAACCCGGAGTGGTTACCGAGAAATTCTTAGATAACAACACTGCAGGTTCTTCTGATAACAATACCATGTATTTAAAAGAAGCTGGCGCTAAAACCCAAATGCTGCAAAAGTGGTTGAATCAAAATCCTCGATCTAGCATTTACATGATCTCATCTGCCCATATGGGTGACAACATCAACATGGACCCGCGAGCCCCTGCTGAGAAAAAGATGATGTTCATGAAGCAAAATCATAAGCTTAAGAACGTTCCGGAGAAGTATTACTTCTATGTGTCGTGTATGTTCTTTGTCAACGGTTCTGTTCCTTTAGTGAACAATGATAAAGTTCCACTTTATCCAATGGATTCTGATGATAAAGAGAAACGTGACTCTAAAGACATTCGTCTTGAATTAATTGTACTGCGTAATAAGCATGGTCAGTCTGGCGCTTATCTTCCTTTGATTGCTAACCAGAATACTGGAATTGATTGGCACCTATCTGCTTTTGATTATTGTAAAGACAATGGTCGTTGGGGGTTTGATGGTAATGATCGTACTTACGTTTTAGATTTGCTCCCTGATGTTAAGCTTGATCGTAATGTGATCAAACGTAAACTGCGCACAGATGCTCGCCTACGTCGCGCTGTGGACATTAACTGTGAAATGCAACTAATGTACCGCTATCACTTTGATAAGCTACCACGGCATTTACGTTGCACTCCTAAGGAACTTTACGATGGGCTTAAAGAGTTAGGTTATGATTGGGATATGATTCTAGGGGAAACCCGTAGTTATTATACGCTTGATCATTATGAAAATCCTGTTCCGCCTATTTCAACTTATGATTTACTTCGTATGCGTGTAGGTGAATATATCCCTTATTGGATGAGTGAAGAGCAGATTCCTGACCTTGTGAAACAAATGCGTGATAAACCGAAAGAGGTTGTTCAAGCGGCATGATCAAGAAAGGTAGTTTAGTCATCCCTGTGGGTGATTTAATTGATCCTAAGTTGGTGAGAGTGCGTAGAGTTGTGAATGTAACTCGGGATGGGAAACGTGTCCTCACCACATTAACTTTAGGTGGGCATAAGTGGGTAGATGTTAATCAATTCCGTTTAGCTACTAAAGAAGAAATTGCTAATTCAGTCTTCGCACCTTCTTAGGAGGGTGCGTTGTTTATGCTGTTAATTAAAACCCTATTAGCGATTATTTGAATTTCCATAGAGATTATAATCATGTTAGATCATCAGGTGTCCATTCTATCTTTGATGTGGTTTCAAGAATGTCATAACCGACACTACCATCAAGATATTCATCATTTACAAACCATGAAAGCCATCTCACACTTTCAACACCATCTTGTAAAATATAATGGACAGATTGATCGTCAGTTGGATATTGGTAAGTTTGCTAAAGTTGAAATTATCGATGCTATGATCTGTTGTATTGGTGCGTTGAGTCGTTTAAACTTTGATATGTCTGAACTCTATCGAAAGGTAATGGGTGAGACTAAGACATCAAAACTTTATGTGACATTCCCCGACCTTTATCAGATATATTCAATTCTTCGTTGGAATGAAATATCAGTTGTTTTACAGAACATCTCTAAGCTGGTTGAAGGTTGGGATCATGTCGAAGCTCTCCCCTATCGGGAAGGATTAACCAAGAACTTCTCTGAAGCTTTCATGGTGTATTATGGGTTATATATTGACAGTGGTGAAACAGGGTTCGTTGATGCTTATGTTGATCGTCTGACTAAGATCAAGGAAAAGAACATGTTCCACGAAGACTATTTAAAAGATCAATTACCAAGAGGTGCATTAAGACCTCTTAAGTTTAAAGAAGAGGAATTGTAATGGATATTTTTAATTGTTTTAAACCTAAAGTATCTGCAAAATCAGCAATACGTAACGCACCACTTGCAAATATTGAATGCTCTGAAAGTCCTAAAGGTCCAAGAACCAATGATTGTTACGAACCTGAAAACTATGCTAACGATATCATCACTCTATTAAATACTAGACGTGATCTTAAATCAGCTGTGGGTAATAGTGCGATTATTGAAGCTATCTACGAAATCCATTTGTCATCTTCGGTAAAAGATGAAGTTGCAGCGATGGTGTTATCTAAACTGAACGATAAGGACGATATTCTATTCTTCCAACGAGCAATCAAAAAGTAGAAAGAAAACTGGTGGCCCTATATTGTTTTTAGAATTCTTTTGACTAGATAAGTTTTAAGAGAATAATTATGGCTCGTAATCGTAAAGCAATGGAAGAGTTCATTTTAAAAGCAGTGCGTAAGATGGATGTCACTGGACGTACTTTTGAACTGTTAAAAGAACAGTTTGCTAAAATGGACGATAAACGCTTCCACGCTTGGTATCTCGATATCAAAGAAGGAAAGGACTTTGTTCCCATCTATATGGAAAACCATATGGATGGGAAACGCATCACCACTAGCCACGCTTTAGATGTATGTGAGGAATACGGTATCCCAATCTTTCAGCGTTATTGGTATCGTAACCCAGCAACAGGGGTTAAAGCTTTATCTAACAAACCCGTCCCATTTATTCATGTTATGACTCGCAGACAGATCGAAACCTTGTTTAACAAGATCAGTGTAGCTGAAGACAATAGTCGTGTGGACACATTAACAGGACAACCTATCGGTGGAGCTTCTGCAATCACTCAGCCTGAAACATTGGTTTATGAAGAGAAAGGACTTGAAGGTTCTTTAGTTGAAAAACTAAAATATAGAGGTGGTGATATTGAAGGAGGTCGTTTATTCGATCAGGCTTTAATTGAAACAGGTAAAGTATCCACAACCCAATTAATGGAACAACACAACACCACAACACGCGTTGTACAGACTGCGGACATTTATTTAACGAGTGCACATTATGAAACCAACCTTGATCCCAACAAATGATGAAGTAAATAGTTCGTTAAAAGACGATCTATTTGGATTGTTTAGTCGGGAATTAGATCAGCGCGGAACAAGTTATATTGATATCATTACAAATTTCACTACGGTGAGTCAGGGAAAGATTAGTTCAACAATCATTGAGGTATTCATCAGACGCTTAGCATTGAATCCATCCTTGGTTTCCATCTTTGCTCAAGAGAAACCTTTGCTTGTAATTGAGGCTTTAATTCGTGGAGAATTTAACGATCTAGAGGTTTCCTTCATCAATGACTTTCTAGATGACACCTGCTTAAGCGTACGAATGAAGAACGATGATTTATATCAGCAACGTCTGGAAGTATTGAAAGATCAGATCATTGCAAGCTTAGTAAATCAAAACGATATGGATTCAACTAAAATAGACGCGGTACGCGATTATTTAAAAGCAAGTGAACATAATCTTTTGGCACTTTACTATTACCGCAAAATAGGGTACATTCATGGATTCCCAAAAACAAATACAAGTAAAGAATAATCTTCTCATTGAGTTAGATGCTATTCTTGATACCCGTAAAGGCACCGTGGCTAAACTGTACCCAGAGGTTGCTGAGGATCTATTATACAACGTAGGTTATCGTAAACGCTTATCTGATCAATTACATTTGATCGATCCAAGAATAGATGAAAAAGAGTATGTGTTCGCTTATCTGAAAAGAGATATCGAAACGCTTGATCATTCTAAAGCCTCAATGATCACCTCTTATGTGAATCAGTTAATCCGTAAGATCCAAATGATCATCGATGGAAATAACCCCTATATCAAAGAAGTGAATGTGGTGGTTAATTACTATCCGTATAAACTATCAGAAGAAGAACAGCATTTGATTTGTTCTGGGGTAAGTTCAGTGATGAATTTGGATCGACCTGTCGATATGGTTTATCTTGAGCCAAAAGAAATCACATTGGACTTTCTAAGAGAGTCCAATATTTTCACCTATGTGCTCTATGATTTTGATTTATGGTCAACTGTAGCATTACCTGATGTAAATGGTGAGAATTTAAAAGAGGTTGGTTTATCTAAGATTGAAAACCTGACTATCATTGCAGCACGCATAGCTAAAGATGCAATTAAAGCTCGGGAAGTTGAGGAGATGCTTCGGAATATGCAACTTCCTGTGATGATGCAGGATATATCCACAATCCCTTGGAGTTTGCTTTTTGATCTTGAATTGATTGATCCTATCTTCTTCACTGAATACAATCACGACATTGCTGAGAAAATCATGAATGCTTTAGCCCAATCGAATAACCCAATCGATATAGAGGTGGAGTTAGTTTCAAACTACTATCATTTACTAACTATGTCACGTTCTACAAGAGAGCATGTTGATGCGATTTTGGATAGAATGAATGTAGTGTCATTTAAATTAACTCAGCATTTTAATAATGCCGACGTTGATGTAGTGCGTAAATTACTAGCTGAACAGCGTTTCTTAACAGACGCCTTAACTCACTTTTCTGCAACCAAACCAAGTGAGGATTTTGAACGTTACTTTGATTCGAAAATGAGTGCATTTGATACTTCACTTGAATTCTCTGAGGTTTCAGAGAAACACTGGAATGATCAAGATGTAAAATGTAAGCGTTACGTTCGTAATGTGGTCGGAACGAGTACTGAGGTATTCATTCTAACTGCAGCGGAAGATTGCCATGATAAGAATGGTAAACGTTGGTTTGCTGGAGAAGTACTACCTTCAGTTAATTACTTTGAACCCATATTAGAACCTCTTCCTGAAAATGTAATCGCTGAATATCATGATCGATTTAAGGATTAATGTGAAATAAAAAAAACATGGGGAGAATGCGATGTCTATTACGTTACCACTGCTTGCAATATTGATCATGTTATTAGTGTTGCTCATCATCTTAGGTCTTGGTGTTTATTATCTGTTTAATAAAGACAAGATCGAAAAATGGGTATTAGGCGATGACTTATCTGCCTACAAAACAATCTTGCAAATCAAACGATGATCATAAGCTTAATGGAGATCCTTTTGGATCTCCATTAAGCTTATATGTTGTTAATTACCTGTATGAATGTTATGCACTTCTGCGAACTCATCAAAGGTCTGAGTAACGATCCCACGTTCTAACATCTTTTCTTCAAATGCTAAATCTTCAGCATCTTCGATCTGAACATTCATTGGGATTTCACGTTGACGTCCAGTTTCCTTAACTGTTTTAATTCCCGTCATTTTCTCTTCTTTCATGCGACGAATGACTTCATCAGCAACACCACCCACATCAAGTGCAGAACCTACGATATTATTACGTGTTACTTGCACCGCAGTATTGTTCACACCATTTAAGAATGAAGACACACTCTCTAATGCAGATGGGGTTTTAACCAAAGTTTCAATGTCCATCTTCCCAATGGCTTTTACAATCGTATTTTGAACTTTACCTGTTTCTTGTAGCATGCGTTGAGGATCGTAAGTGAACTCTTCTTCAGCAGGGTCGTCCAATTCACCTTGTGGTTCCTCATAGATGTTAACTTCACCTTTCATATTACACCTCTAATTAAAAATTTAACAAACATACATTATCAATATGATTATACTTGAATCAAATAATTAAGGGGTCAGATATGTTGAAGGAATATAAACGAGGTTTGTTTAAAAAACTCTGTGGGGGTGTTGAGAACTATGCTAAGAATCAAAAAGTATGGGGTAGCAATATTCATACAGCTTATTGTCTTTCAACATTGATACAACGACATCGTGATCTTTTTGATACTCAAGTTTATTTAAAAGCCAATGATGCTCGTGTGATTACTTCTGCTTTTGGTAATGTAGAAATACTTTATCAATGGTTGGAAGCGGTGAAATCATTTTACAACTACGTCGTTAGACATGGTACCCTAAATGTTCCTACTGAACTAAATTGGGTAGTGTTAACGGAAAGTAGGGAAATTAAACTTAAACGCTTTATGACAAAGGAGGACGGACATGCTGAAGACATAACAATTTTCATCAATAATGTCCAGACATTATTATCCGATATATTTATGCTTCATGATCAACTGTCATCTGCTATCCGATCTGGACTTATGGTTAAACATAGTAACGGATATAACACGGTGTTGTTGATGCTTGAACTTATCATAGAGGTTATGATTAATGGCCAATAAATTATCCGACTTGATGAAGAGATCTGATAAAGGGGCTCAATTATCAAGAAATGTATTGACCAGAGCATTTCGAGATTTTCTTACTCAGTTAAAAATGGAAGAAAAAACCATCACTGCTCTAATGGAGATCTATTTAAGAACTCCTGAACGGCAATTAAGCTGTGGTGATGATCCAACTGAATATACGAAAAATCTAGCGAATGATCGAGGAAACTTGAAAAAGGAAATAGAACGAGATGAATATACCTTAAAAGTATTTTTAAAGTTAATGCAATTAATTCGCCCTGCGGAACTTGAAATATCATTCAAGGCAACATGGCATGACGGGTTTATGGCAAATAACACCTATCAGATTGATCTTAGTGATGTGGGTGATTTTACAGTAACTGAACTATTAACCGAAAGCTTTAATGGGGACATTACTCGCTATAAACCAATTGTTGGTACTGTTGAACCAACTAACCTAACTAAGATCGAAAATGCGAGCGATAAGATCGCTGCAAACGATGAACCATCACAGTGGAAAGAAGCGGGGTAACCCGCTTCTTTTTTTATGACTGATAGATAATTTGGAGAAAAAAGCATGGCTGATAAAAATTTTATCTCCACACAAAGTGCTTGGAATGGTTCAATCACTTCAACGGAAACAACGAATAAAGCAAAACAGAGCACCTTAGATAAGGTAGCAAAGGCTCAAGTAAATGTAGTGGAAAACTCTAGCGCTGCTCAAGATCTTGAAAATCTAGCTCGTGGTAATTTCAGTCTATTTAATGGATTGGTTGGGGGTAAGAGTTCCTCTGGAGCTGTGGTTGATTCAAGTAAACTTTCCGAAGTGGGTTCGAATCTAACGGGCACAACTACTGGAACATTAGGTGCGAATAATGGATTAGGTAGTTATGCAGATGCAGCAGGTAAAGTGAAACTCGCTCGACCTGTATTCACTGCGGGAACATCTGATGTTGGCGCTACTGTTGATATTTATGGAGATACATTAAACTCCCCACAAAACAAAATCAAATCAGTGATTGGGGATGTGCTCGGGATTGTTAATACTGGTATTAGTGGTATCTTGCAAGGCGAGTTAGCCAAAGCTAGAAACAAGATGAATCTAATCAGTGCTGTCACCGATAGCAATGTGGCTAAAGGTATTTTAGATCAGTACAAATCCAACCTACTCAACGGTGTTCCCTTAACCAATGACAGCATGAAGAGCATTCTGTATAAAGCGGTGGGCTATTCAGGCAATGATACCAGTTTTGCTAGTGCTCTTGAAAATGCTAAGAAGACCATGCTCGGTGATATTGTTAAGAATGTAGATGGGTCAACAGGTTTAATTACATTATACAAGAATGCTGAGTTAGTCATCAAAGGGGATTACAGTACCGCTGACGGTATCCTAAAGATGGTAGGTAACATTACCAGTAACACTTCGCTGGGTTCTTTTTTGGATTTAACTAACCAAATGAAACTCATTAGTGGAGTTACTAAAACCTTATATAACCTAGGCATTCCTGATATCTTTGAAGACATCTACAATAAACTCACCCATAATGATAAAGAACGTTATGTACGGGAAAATATTGCGAGTGCTGCAAGTGAAGGTGATATAGACTTTGTTGAGTTTGCTTTGAAGTATTACAATGGCAGTTGGTTACTATCAAACTATCCAAATATCATACGTTCAATCGTATCCTCGTATAAGCCCAAAACTGATTTAGATGGCAGTGTGTCTAAAGTTGAGTATGAAAGATTAGTTTCGATTTTAGCTCGAATTGATCCTGATTGGTGGGTAGCTAAAACAGTGAACGGAGTTAAGGTCGGGAACCTAAATGTATTTGCTAGTTTTAATAACCACGCGCGTCTTGCATTCTTAGCTACAGAGGATAGAAACATGATTCGTAACATGCTAATAGGTGAGAAGTACGGAACAGTATATAACACCATAGATGAATTACAAAAAAGACATCCTTACTTTCCAATTAAACAATAGCATAATTAGAGTGCTCCATTTGGAGCACTCTAATTCGTTTATGCTAATTTGCAAGTGAACGGTTCAACTGTGGAACAGATAATCCTGGAATACCTGCTAAAGCTCCGATGGTTACCATATTCTTCACACCACGACCTAAACTCGTATCATAAGCCCCCATCGTCCAGTTGCCAATTGACCAAAAACTATCCCAGTTACTTAATTTAAGTGCAATATTTCGTGAAAAACGTCTGGTTGGAATAATTTGATCTGCCATAGATAGGGCAGAGATAGTGTTAAGATAATCATTGAAAGCATTATCATCATCAAAGATAGAACGTAATGGATTAAGTAAAGATGCGCCTGTATCAATTGGTGCGTGTAAAGTCTTATTCATGTCTTTTACACTAAAGGATACGTCAATGGCTAAAGGTTGATTACGTTGGTTAAACCCAACATTCCCCACACCCAACTCAACACTAAGTTGCTCAATGATACCGAGCTTACAATTCATTCGTCCCGGAGAAATAACTTGACAAAGGAATGGTGAAGTGTATTGTTGACGTCCTGTAGAGATTGGTAATGCTCCAGCTAAGATCATGGCTAAAGGAACATAAAGTCCAATGAAACGAGATAACTTATTGGCATATGGAGTACGTAACTCCATTTTAAAAGATTCAGATGGGAAGGTTGCTGATGAAGATTCCCAATGTTCAGGAATATCTACATAAGCTGAACCAGCTAAATTAATTACCCCAGCTACATCTAAACCACTTAAAAAACCCATTGCACTATTTTTAATCATCTTAATTGGTTCATCAATAAACCCAATCCCCGTATTACCGTTAGAGAATGTGAATCTATTGCTTGCTAAAGAAGATGAGAAACCATTGATTGTAGATGAGATATCCGCTTCTTTGGTTGAGTTTGAAAAAGAACTAGAAATTGATCCAGTTGGCTCAACCCTAAAAGACACCCATTCATAAGCCCCATTGAAGTTAGCAATAATACTCTCTGCCATTTTAACACCCCAACCAATCCGCGCTTTAATACTGGTTGAATCATTTGGGTCACGTTTATAACTACTAAAGAAGTCAGCGTTACTATCTGATTCTGAAACAGCCTCAACTTGCTCTGCTGTCATTGGAGTGACAGTACCATCGCTGTTGGTTGTTGATTGAGTTGGATTGGTTTCTTGAACCACATTACTTGCTTGAGCAGTTTCAATTGGTGTGCCTTCATCAGTAGAACTGGAGCGGTAAGCATTGGTCGTTGCAGTACCCCAAGTATCTTCTGGGAATGTGGTATTACCATAATCTGTTTCATGGATTTTAAGTAAATCTCTTAATGAAGATTTACTTTCTCCACTATCCACGAGTTTAGATTTATACTCGTATTGAAGCATCATGTTATATAGATCAGTTTCATTTTGAATTTTACCATCTGTATAACTTTCTAATACCTTTCTGCGCGCATTAGCTAAGCGCTGAGTGCGTGTTGCGAGCTGGTAGATATCTATCCCGCCATTTTTCTTAAACAGCTCTGGAGCAGCTTTAAATGCAATATCGACGAGATTACGATAAGTTGCCGCATCAGTTGCATTATCATCACTCATCTGCCCTTCGAATTCACGTTTACCCCAATCGATATTGTCTGGTTTTTGGTAGAGTCCTATATTGACTGCGATTGAGTTACAAATAAAATCTACCCGTTTCCAATACGCGTGCATAGTTGGGCGCATGGAATAATATTTAGATGAACCTCGATTAAGTAAAAACTTAGCAGCGGTACCAACAAGCAATAAAGGTAGGAAACGTAAAGAGGTATAAATTCCTGCGACTTCACCAATTAAGAAAGTTAAAGGCACACGACCTAACCGCGCATAAAGCGCAGCTTCAATTGATCCCATCCCAACTAAGAACGAAACCATACCTCGGAAGGTTTGAACTCCAAAACACATATGGATTAAATGGGCATTGTCGTCGATTTGTTCTGAGTAAAATTGTCCCATCCCGCGAGGTTGATCACCTTTTACCGAATCAGCTGCTAGACTAGATTGCCTTGGATCAGCAAAGCGAGTGTAGGCTGGCGGCATGTTAATCGCCCAGTTACCACCGATACGAGTATCTGTAAATTTATTGTGTGCTGTAGTTGAATGTGCTGCGAATTGATATTGTTTTTTGATTTGTTCAACTGAAACCATAAACATCTTTGCAGCCCAATCACTGTCACGTACGGGTCTTCCCCCGTTTTGTAAATATGCAGCCATGATGGTATCCTAATTCATTATCATAAAAAATCAATGGGGAGCCTAGGCTCCCCATTGATTAAGCTGGTTTTTTCACAGAGATTGGATTAGTAACATCGGCAAACGGAGAAACTGGTGCAGGTTTACTCAGCACATCTTTCTTTACTTCAAGTTGCGGGATAGTTAATCCTTGTTTGGTAATTGCAGAGTTTTCCTGAGAATTACTATTGGGATTAATCGATCTATTCGTACTTGAAGTGTTGCCGACCAATTGTTCAAGTAACGATAGTATCTTCTCCTGAACAACCAACTGTTTACCCAAAATCACATTAGTCTCACCCGACGGTGCTACAGTTTGTGGAGGTGGAGTATAAGTTTGACTGCTTGTTGTGGAAGCACTGCCATTACTGATTGAGTTCATTGTTTGGCTTACTTTAGCTGAACTATTCGATTTTGCAATTGGGGTATTGGCAATCGCTTGTGTACCCGCAGAAGCCTTAGCTGTTTCAGGAGCAACCATGTTCGTCGGCACTGCCCCAGTTTTACATAACTGAGATTGAGCACGAAGAATATAATGTTTAGCGCCTGAGGCTTTAGAGCTTGGGTACATTTGGTTCTGAGTAAAATCAGAGATCCAAGCCGTGCCATTGAAAATACAGATATGTCCATATGGGGTTGGTTTACCTGTTTTATCAGTATATGAGCCTCTATCGAAACAAGCGATATCCCCTTTTTGAGGTTTAACCGTATTGATCGTTCCAACATTGACCCATCCTAAGGATTGTAAAGCTTGCATGAGCTGATATGCGTGACCGAAACCACCTTTAATCTGACCCTTTAAATCTCCAGACTGTAAAGCAGCTCGAACATATTCAGCACACTTCCCTACATTCAAACCTTGACGCCACGGACCTTTACTTCTAGCTGTTACTGTTTGTGCGATTTTATCAATATCCCAATCTGGAGCATTGGTAACTTTAGCAGTAGTAACCGCTTGAGCCTTTTGCGCAGTTGGACTAGATAAAGGAGTTGGTGTGGACTTATTCCCATACTTCGCATCCAGTGAAGCCATGGCGTTACCTATAATTCCACCCGCTTGCTTATTGGTTGCAGTCGGGGCAGCAATGGTTGGAGGTAAAGTAGTCGTAGCTTTTTGCGATTGTGGTTGAACTGGAGCGTTACGTTGAGTAAATGCATTACTGGTTTGAGATGAACCTTCTTTAGAAGCAGATGCATTTCTTGCAGTGAAAGCATTATTAGTTGTCGTAGAAGATTCAAATCCTTTAGGATCTTTAGCCATTTGGGAATATTTCGCCCAATACTTCTTACGGTCTTCTAATCCGTTTAATCCCCCGTTCACTGCTTTTGTTGCACCGATAATATCGCCGCGTTGAGCAGCAGCTCTTCCACGTTTAGTCATGTTCGGATGCTGTGTCCAAAACCACACAGTGGCTAAACTTGCCCACGGTTCTTTTTCAACTAACTCAGGTTTACTTACAAAGTCCTGCCCTGCCCATTTAGAGAAAGCTGCATAGTTTGCTTTTCCTGTTAACTGTATATAACCGCGACCTTTATATTTAGCTCCATCATTTGGACCATTGCCTAAATCTCTACGATTATTGTATTTGGCAAAATCAGCATCTTTACCGTATTCCCTCGTGGTTTTAAACCCGTTAGATTCATGAGCAGCTTGAGATAAAAGCATCGCTAGTTCAGTTGGATTGGTTATTCCAGCTTTCTTGGCGGTAGTTATCAAGTTTTGTTCAGCTGCCTTGGCGTTACCGCCTCCGATTGAACTTACCTGATCACCCAACCATTGTCCAGCACTGTAAACACCACCTAACCCAACAGCGTTAGCGGCTAACCCAGCTGCATCACCAATGCCATCCATTGTTTCGCCAAAGTTACCACTTGTTATTTTATTCCAAGCAGTTGCTGCAGCGCTCTGGAAGTTTTTGATTTTGCTAGTGAGTCCGTCGATCATTTTATCGAATAAACTATCGGTCTGCTTATTGGCTTCTTGAGTCGTTTTTACGATTGCTTCTCGGTTTTGTTTCACTACAGCTTGAGCAGCTAATGACTGATATTTGACTGCCTTATTCGCCTCATCTACCGCTGTCTTGGTGGAAGGTGTTTTGGGCTTGTCTTTACCATCTTTATTCATTTGCTTTTCAACTGCTTTGTCAGCTTCCGATTTACCTTTCTTATTCGCATCTAAAGGTGCATCTTCTGTTGCTGTTAAAGCTTTAGCTTTCTCAGGAGGTTTTGGAAGTTGAGAAATCTTATCTCTTAATTTACGAGAGATCTTCTCAACATCATTCATTCCCATTTCACATCGATCTGGATCTTCAAACGGTGATTGTTTAATCATGTAAGGATTATGTTCAGTCGCTGTGAAATGGACTCCTTTTAAAAGTTGGGTTTGTTGACCGCGATCAAGCTTTTGTAAATCCACAATATCAGGTTTACCAAGGATTTGTTTTAAGGTTTGGGCGTAAGAAGCAAACACTCTTAGGAAACGTTCTTTAAACCAAATCGAGAATGCAGGTAAGCGTTCTTGTTGTTCGGCAATATCTTGACCGTTTTCATCTTTAAACCCACAGATCTTCAAGATTTCATCAACGGCTTTTTGATCTTCCTTAAACGAAACACTTTTCACACCTACTTGGATTAGGCTTTGCGCGATGGTTTCCATCTTGGCAATCTTATCAGTAATTCCTGAGTCATTATGGTCGAAACCATATTGAGCCATTCTGAATCGATTCCAAGGGTTCTTACCATCTTTCCACATATTGTAAAGTGCTTTACCACCATACCATGCGATGGTTGCAGCAATACCCCACGGAGTAAGTAAACGGGCTCCTTTGAGTAACCAACTCGCAGTAGTAATACCACCACGAATCATAGCTCCAGTACCTGCCCAAGTTCCGGCACCTACTCGTGCAGCACCTGAAGCAACCTTACCAAGTGTTCCTGCCATTCCTGGAAGTTTAGTCGCAAGTTTAGTCGCGCCCCAAGCCGCGGCTTGACCAGCGCCTTTAACCCCAGCAACTGCACCTTTACCTAGAAGTTTACCACCTCCACCAACAATACCTTTAGCAAGCTTCCATGTTGCTCCTGGGAACATCATTGCGGCGTAAGGACCGTATGTCTTGACAAGATCCCAAGCTTTACTACCCATTCCTTTTTCAGGTTCTTGCTTATAAGGATCTTCTTTGGTATTTGGATCACCAGCTTCTGCATCGCCAGTCCAATGTTGATAACCTTTGTAACCAGCATATGCAAGTCCAGCAGTGGCTAAACGTCCAGTCGTACTCCCTAACATCCATTTAGCTGCACCAAGTAAACCCTTACCCTTACCGCCTTTACCTTCACCTACACCTGGAAGCAAGGCACCTAACAAACTACCGATAGGACCACCGCCGAGTTTAAGCGATAAAGCGCTACCTAACCAACCAATAGAACCTTTAAGTAAAGTACCAAATCCACCCAGTAAAGATGAACCCAGCCCACCTAATATCATACCGAAAGGAGACATCAACCCTTTAATTAATTTCGAGATCCAAGATTCTTTCTTCTCTTTCTTCTCTTTCGGGTCTTTATCTTTACCTTTCTTGTTCTTGGCATTATCACGCTGGTCAGCCCAAGAACCTTTACGGAAGAAGTTCGTGAGTCCACGCATACCACCTTTAAACTTAGCAAGGGTTTGAATGTTTTTACCTGAAACCGTTTCAAGTCCAGTTTTAAGATCAGCTTCTGAGACAATAGTATTGCCTTTTTCGTCTTTGACTCCAGCCAATAAATCAGCATAGTCTTTGACAGGTTTACCATTGTCTGCACGGAAGTATTTACCTGACTTAATATCCATTGCCTTAATGAGAATGTCTTTTTGACCTTTGATACGAACATCTTCGATCTTAGTGATCATCTCATCGGCTTTATTCGCTCCAATGCGTTTCATGATTTGAGCATGGCGATGTAAACCACCAAACAGTCCTTCAAACTCACCTGCATTGATGTGGATAGCTTTACCATCAACGGTCATTAACCCTTTCTTTAAATCCTCTTCAGTGATGAGAAGTTGTTTACCTGTATCCATGACTGGGCCATCAATAAACTCAGGAATGGTAATCACCTTACCTGTCTTTTGACTTAAGTAGTGATTACTTTCAAATCCTTTCTTAGTTAAGACTGGAGTACTTGGGTTACCTTTGATATACACGTCGTAAGCAATTTTACGTTTCTTAATTTCATCTTCAAAGAGTTCTTGGCGTTTATCCCCAGACATCTTTAAGAAGTTCATGAAGGCTTTACCTTTCGCTCCAGGAAGAGCAGCTTCTTTAAGGTAAGAACCGAAACGTTCGGTCGCCGACATCATCAGTGGAAGTTTAAGTTTTTCACCCATTGCATCAACGAGTTGCGGGAGTTCTTCAACCGTGATCTTAATGTAGAACCCATGCTCATTTTGCATCATGACCGCACCACTGATCCCGCTGTGGCTTTTGATCGGCTTGTCTTTACAGAATACTTTCTCTGCTTTAAACTGAGCAGCAGTAATACGTGGTTCGGTCTCACCTGCAATATAGATATCAATTGGGTTATTGTCGTAGTTTAGCCCGACTCGTTTTTCACCCATTGCAGACATCCAATTCAATGCCTTACCACCATACTTGTTCACATACTTAGATGCATACTTTTGATATACTTCATTGGTACGTTTAAATGCCATGTTACGATATTGTTTAAGCTTAGAGATTTTCACATGTTCTTTTTCATTGTTAAAAAGTCCATCTGTTAATTGCTCTTCGGTTAAAACAACATTACCTTTATTTTGGACATCAATAACAGGACCCGTAATATCATGGTGGCTCCACAGAATGTTTCCTGTGTTCTTATCCATATAGCGACGTTCTTTAAAGCCCTCGGCAGTAAGGAGGAGCTTACCATTACGATCGTAGATATCGATTGGTTTATCAAGAATAAACTTATCACGAGCATTCTTGGCTTTTTCCAAAGTGTCTCTAAAGCGTTCGGACTGTGCAAGGATAGCATAACGTTTGCCTGCATATTCAGTTGCTGACATATAACGACGATTGGCTTCTTGCAAACCTAGCATTCGATATGGCTTACCTGCACGGGTTACAATCTCATTGTTGGCCAAATCGACAAATGAAACAATCACCGCACCTTCTTTATCAACAACAGTACCCGTCACCTCAGATGGGTTCTTAATCACACTGCCTGATTTTTGATCAATGTATTCATGATTTCTAAACCCTTGTTTGGTTAAGAACGGAGTTCCTTTTCCTTTAAAGTAAAGATCAATTGGAAGATTAAACATCTTCGGATTTTCAGCTTCTTTTAAAGTTTGCGAAACCGCAGTCATGGTACGATCACGATCAAGTAAATGACTCTTAGTACTCATCCCTAGATTCTTAGCTGATTTCCAACCGGCTTGACCTAAAGACTTGCCTGTACTCCATGCGTCAGAACCAATCTTTTTACCAATGCCTGCTAGAGAGTTGACAATCTCAACATTAGTTCCCTCACCTTTAGGATCAATAAAACGATTAAACTTATCGTGAAGTTTATTGATTCCCATCTTACCTAAGCGAGAAGCATAAGCTTTAGGATCAGCCTTGGCTTTAGCTTGTTGTTGCTTCGTCCAGAGTTTCATCCCGTTCGCAAGACGACGTTTAGCAGGAAGCTTCTTATTAAGAACTGAAGCCATTTCTTCTTTGGTGAAGTTACCTACACTAATATCTAAAGCTTGCCAGATTTTCTCAACTGCCATTTCTTCTTGCTCGTTAGCAAACTCTTTAGCTTTTGAGGTTAATCCTTTTAGACGCGCACCTTCTTTAAATTCTTTCTCTGACTTAAACCCAAACAAGCGGTAATAAACACTGTTGATGGTATTGTCAGAGTTGATTAAAGGAGCCCCTAGCTTGTTGATGGATTCGAGTAATGTTTTGTTGAAATCAGTAGCATCTTTAGAAACTACATATTCACCACCATGGGTTTTCACCAAATGCTCTTGATCGGGTTGCCCCTTAGTTGAACCTGTTTTCAAACGGGCTGTGTTTTCCAGATGAGATAAATTACCACCAGATGCAAAAGAAGGAATCCAACCACCAGAAGCATAACCTCGTTTAGCGTAAAGATCTTGGCGTTTCTTCCATTCTTTCTTAGATAGTAAACTTTGGAGTACGGCTTTGTATCGTTCACTGTCAGGTAAATTACGTGCAATAATACGATCTAATATTCTGATCCTCGCGGCTTTGGCTAGGCGTTTCTTACCTGAATTTAGATCTTCGATATCTTTACGTTGTTGTTCCTGAAGCTCTTGCTGTTTGCGATCTAGAGTTGATTGAAGAGTTGCATTCTTTGCAGTGTAACCCATGCTCCAAGGACTGCCTAAGCGATTTGCAATCAGTTGGTTTTGATCAAATCCAAACGCTGCGAAGCTATTAAACTTCTTGGTACCTTCTTGCTTGCGTTTAATCGCATCGAAACGAGAATCACTGCTATGGATGTATTCACCTGTGGTAGGGTGAATGAGGTAATCATCCCCTAAAGTCATTCCAGAGAATGCTAACCCGCCTTGATGTAAATCAGCAATATTTCTTAACCGAGTATTAGCTCTTTGAGCATCGCTTTGATGGGATGTACCTACGTTAGGCTGATAACGAAGCTTTTGCTTTTGACCCATATAGTCATAATCTTCATCGATTGCATGAATTTCATAACCATCTTCATCTCGCGATAAACGTCCATTTTGTTTATAATCCCTTGTGTATTGCCCGTAAAGGATTTCTTCAAAGTTTGGATTGATGGAATATACCCCATCGCTGGTTTCTATTATCGCTCCGCGTTTGATTAAGAATCTTAATCCCTCGGATGAGGTCTTCGCCATACGTTCAATTCCTTTCTCATCCATTACTGGCATTTTTCGAATATTGACGTTTAGGTTAGAGAGCTCACGTTGCTTGCTATTATACTCTTTAAAACCCATCATGGAGATTTTTGCAATATCCATCACGGATTCACTATTCATGAGCTGTTCCTGTAATTTTTCAGGAAGATTCATGAGTTTAGGGACTTTGAATAATAATTCACCTTTTACATCTGGCGGGGCTTTAAAGTTAGGCGTTAGTAATTCAAGAGGGTTCATGGTCCCTGAAGAAGCACGTTCTTTAATTAACCACTTTTTAATATAACCTACAGCTTTAGCACTGAGTAAGTGATTCTTATCAAATGCATTTAACCACTCATCTAGTGCATTGCTGGCTTGTTGGACTTGATCTTTTTTAACAACCTCATCCATCATGTTATCTTCAAGTTTCTTCGTATCTACAAAGTCACCTGATTTAAAATCCCAAGACACGTCTTTAGCATCTTTCCCATGAGCTGCCCGGTAGGTGTTCATGTGGATCTTTTTAAGCCATCCTGGAATAATATCAATTACCGTTAAACGGAAACGATTATCCATAAAGGCTGCTTTCTCTAAGTCTAAATCCTTAGCATTGTAAGCAGTTCGATCTCCAGAAATTGCTGCGTCTCTTAGATCGAAGAAGTCAACTAAACCATCAATGAGGTTATTACCAAAGCCGTTCTTTAATCCTTTATTAATGAGTGCTGGAGCTTGAGCAGTCAATGCAGAAAGATTAGAACCATATACATCCCAACCACGCTTTTCCATCTGGGCACGGATTTTAGGAGATAGCCAGTCAGCGCCTTTACCGACTAATTTATCAATCCCCATCCCTAGACCCATTTGGCGTGCTAAGGCACCATAGTGTCCTGCAGCGGTACTACCATCTTCAACAGAGTCACGGGTGTTATCGTTGAACATGGAAAGGTTGGAACCAATCTCTTGCCAGAAGTTACTCATCTTACCGCGGATTTTACCAACCACTCGTTTGGTAAGTTGTGATCCTACTCCATCGAATGGAGCCATGATCCCGCCCATAACTTTCTGGGCAAGTGCTTGTTGGGCGATTTCCGAAGCATTGATCTTAAGATAATCTGGTAAGCCTGTATTTTTGTGGATAGCTTGCAGCTCTTCCATGCTCTCTTTACGATAAGCACTTAAGAGTTGTAATTGTCGTTGTTGGGTAACAAAGGTACGTGCTTGTAACTCAATACTCTTACGTTGGAAAGTATAAGTGATTTGCTCATTAAAACTTCTTTGAGCAATGATTCCTTTGTTAATACCCTCTAATAATTTATTGCCTTGGTTTTGACGTTCAGCGGATTGTTCTTTATCCACCATATCGGCTTCAAAGCGTTCATCATCAACTTTCTGACGTTGCTCATTGGAAGCATTTTGCGCCTGCATATGCGCGCCGAAGGTTTCATCTAAAATAGATTGAATCTTCAGTTCATCGAGTTGATCTTCAGAAGGAGCGCCAGAAGAAGAACGTTCTTCTTCATTTGCCCAAGCACTAAGTCTTTTTAGTCCTAATTTATCTGTAACCGAACTAAACGATCTTACAACACCCTTAACATCCTTACGGACTTTTTCCCATTCTTTTTGTTGGTCTCGCCAAAGTGATGCCACTTCATTTGAGACAGTATCATAACTTTCAAGGACAGGAGTATAATCTGACGGCAAAGCTTTTTTCATGAGCTCACGTCTAAGCTTGGCATCATTTTTTAAAAAGCTTAGATGGTCAGCCACATCCTCTTTTAATTTCGATGTGAGGGTTGCTTTACGACCAGAGTCTTCAGCATCTGCTCCATCAAAGTTAAAATCCATATCATCGAATTCTGAGAAATCGATATCATCACTAGAGCTGGTATTCCTAGCTCCTAGTTTACTTTTTCCAAATCCGAACATAGTAGTCTACTCTGTAAGGTAAATTCTAATTTAATCAAATGATTTCCGCTATTTTTATTTAGAGGTTTAATAAAATGCTTAAACCCATGAATCCAGCCAGTATTGCGATCTTTAAAGCTGAAGCTTCAAAGTTTCGACATGTGGGTCGTGTGAAGGTATTAGATGTCTTCCAAAACAATACTCGTGACTTCCATAGTGAAGGTTTATTCTCCACTGAAATCTTTGGACGGGTTGGTTCTAATGAACGTTTGACTCGTTTCGGTTATATTGATATTCATGTTCCGATTCTCCATCCACGTGTCTTTACCAAGCTTTGTAATTTGAAACAGCTCTACAAAGAAATCATGGCAGGTAAAGAGTATGCCATTTGGGATGCTAAAGAGGGAGATTTCGTTAAATCCGATCAGATGGACGGTGAGACAGGTTATCAGTTCTTTATCTCTCACCTACCTGAACTTAAACTTAAACGCACCCAATCTAATCTACGTGATAATAAAATCAAAGTAGTGAAGAACAATTTAGATCGAGCATTAACTGAATACATTTTGGTAATGCCTGCGGGTTACCGCGATCTAGAAGTAGATGAACATGGTGGTACTGACCAAGCTGAAATTAATGATTTCTATCGAACGCTGATTAAAATCTCCAATACTTTATCTACGATTAATGATCTAAACTCTCCAATCATTGATAAAGCCCGCTTTTCATTACAAATGGCTTTTAATGAGTTACATGACTATTTAATGAGTAACTCAACCAAAGGTAAGGGTTCATTCTTTAACTCTAAATTTGGTCGACGTAAAATTAAATATGGTACGCGTAATGTCTGGGCGGTTGCATCGGTATCAGTTAAACACTTAGATGACCCAACCAATTTTATGCCTGATCATACTCAGGTAGGTTTATTTCAAGCAGTGAAAGCAACTGAACCTTTATTCATTCATCATTTGCGTACAGGTTATGTTGATCAGGTATTCAATGGCGAAAACTCAGCTTGGCTCATCGATCCTAAAACGTTGAACCGAGTTGAGGTTCCCTTAAAACCTAGAACCATAGATCGTTGGAAAACTGTTGCAGGTTTAACTAAGATCATTAACCAGTTTGAAAATGTACAAAAACGTAATGATTACATTATGGTGGATGGACATTATCTAGGTTTAATCTATCGTCGTGAAGGACGAGTTCGTCTGGTTTATAGTTTAGATGATGTTCCTGTAGATCGTGCGGAGGATAAAGATTATATTTATCCAATTACCTATGGCGAGTTATTCTTCTTGATTTGTAACCGTTATCAAGGTGAATGTCCTGCTGATATTACTCGTTACCCGATTGCTGGAGCTGAATCAATCTACCCATCTTATAACTATCTAATGTCAACTGCCGAACCTTATCGCGTGATTGAATTAGATGAAGAATGGAAAGACACTACAAACGTAACTTCACAATTTCCAAACACGGAGGTATCGATTTGGTTTGATACCATGGGACCACACCCGATTAAAGTACCTGAAGCCGGTGGCGATAAAATGTATGTAAATTAACTACATGTTAATTGAAATGTCCTCTTGTAGGGAAACCTGCTTGAGTTTTCTCTCGAAATTGTCTGGAACTCCATTGAAATATGGACACCATAAGAGCCAACACTACCTGGTAGTAACTATAGGTGCGAAAGCAGAAACAAGTGTGTTGGATGACCTAAGGTTAAATCCTAAGGGTTAGTAGAATTGGGAACCAGCAGCGAAGGTATTGTTGAGATAACAAAACCGCGTTCAACGACTATCCCTTTGCCAGGGAGTAGGGGGTAGCACCTCCGAAGTGAGAGACCGATAACAGTAGAGTTATCCGGAATGCAGTTAACCGAGCATTCTGCCAAACGTGATACTCGTGGGATAAGAGATAGTCTACTCTGTTCTGGAATTGACCAGAATATACAAAGGGTGAAAGCCCCAGCGGGTACTTAAATGCGTACCGCCTTTGGAAGTTAAAGCGATCCGAAGGGGATAATAGGTATGATGGAGACACGGGCAACGATAATGTAAATATGTCAGAAGAAGCAAAAGAAGATACTAGAAAATATCTGAATTCATTAAATGCACATATTGATGTGGATGGTAACATGATTGGTTCTCCTTTGATTGATCCAATCAAACGTATCATCTTTAACATGACTGGAGCTTAATCATGCAAATCATGATTGATAAGTTTGTACGTAGCTATTGTGTCCGTAAAAAAGATCAAGTTCAAAATCCCCCAATTCACAAATTAAAAGAGTTGGTATTTCCTCGTAATTCTCAAATTCATTTTCTCTCTAAAGACGGCAATGAAATTGGGATTACTTCAACAAATCCAATCTTAAACAACATGGATAAAGGTAAAGTCATTTCAGAATTTGTGACCTCTTATTCTGTTGAGAAAGCAGGTGGGTTTAAACGTGTCACCATGGATATGAAAGAACCTATCCGTGATTACATGCGTCGCAATAAAGGGATTGCAGATGCACGCTTTTCTAAATCTGATATGCTCCTAGATAAGAACATCATTGTGAGTAACTACGGGTTAATGGAAGAGAATGTTAAATACTTTAACAATCCTCGTCAATGGTGGATACGTTTTCAAAACTACTGGGGTTCGGTATTTAAAGATGTAGAAGATAAGGTACGAAGTAATCGTCGAAACCACTTCATCATTATGAATATCCCAGATGTGATGCCGTCTGTTTCTCAATTTCGTAAATTTGCAGAAGTTGAAAACAATCAAAGTATTGATAAAATTGCCAACTCAGAACGGATGCTCATTGCTCAATTCTGGTTATGGTTTATGGATAGCCCACGCTGTATCCTACCTAAAGATCCAAATGTCACCAATCGCATGTATGTGATCTTTACATGGCATGATCAATGGTTATGTTTTAATCTTGCCAGTATCCGTACTTACATGAAAACATCAAGTAATCCTAAAGGTAGTTGGGATACTTTTCGAATGCAGCGTAATTTTGTCATTATGCTTCTCACTATGCAATTTGGTTTGATTGACCATATGGCGTTTGCTGATGAAGAGGGTGAGGAAGCACATGATGCGCCACTCACTGAAGAAGAGAAGTATGAGCTTCAACAAGACCTTAAAGATGACACCTTAGGGGTGCTGTCTCAAGACCCTGTTGATTCGGTTAAGGAAAAGATTACCCAAGCGTTCGATACATTGGAAGTAGATATTGCTGAAAAAGAATCTATCGAAAATGTAGAAGCTAAACGTAATAAGAAAGCTGATAGTTTACTTGATGAATTAGAAGTGGTGAATGCCAATACTGTTGATAATATTCAAGAAGCTTCCCCAAATACCGAACAGCAGATCTTAAAAGATGATGATGGGGAAGCGGTAAAAACTATTTCTCGAGAGCAGGTGTTAATCGATTACCAAGTTTATCAACCCAAAGAGCTTAACATCGAAGAGAAGTTCGATGAACATCTTAAAGATCAAGTAGTGAAAGGTTCAGTTACCCCACAGCAGATGAAGCGTTTAGAGAAGCTTGCTCGTCGTTATAAAGAGATCCCTGATCCTAAAACTGGAGTGAGTTCTTTAGAAGTTGCTGCTAAGATCGAAGCTAAAGATTTGGTAATCTCTAAAGATGAGAAGATCACTGATAAAATCAATATGGTGAATGATGAATCCATGTTGAAATCTACTTTAGTGTCTTACAATAAAAAGTACATCAGTACTGTAATGCATAAGGATGTGTATAACTCCGTTTTAGCTTTACAACGTCGTGGGATTGCTGTACAGAACTATTCGATTAAACGAGTAACTCAGCTTGGCGATGATTACGAAGTCCATTCGGTGAAATTAGTTCCGATTGATGGTGAGCCTTCTACTGTGAACTTTAAAGTTCCAGTGATTGACGATCACGGAGTATTCCAATCTCGTGGAATTCGCCTTCGTATGGCAGCCCAACGAGTTGATATTCCAATTCGTAAGATCGGTCCCGATGAAGTTTCTTTGACTTCTAGCATGTCTAAGATGTTTGTGGAACGCTGTCAGTTTGTTGCTTATTCTCGCGATCAATGGTTAAAGTCTAAACTCTTAGAGTTGGTCGGTGATCAATCTGGAGTAAAGGTGAGCTTTGGCAAAGTCTTTAAAAATGATGAGGATGTGCCGTTGGCTTATTCTCGGTTTGCCCGTTCAGTTAAACGCATTCGTTTTCAAGATTATGATTTAAACTTTGATGTGAGTAAATTAGATTCATTCTTTGGAGATGAAGTTGTAAAAGCCTTTGATCCCACTCGTGGTACTCAAATTCTACTTGGTAAAGGTAAGGACACATTACTGATCTTAACCAAAGCAGGAATCGTACATGAGTGCGGTATTGACAACAAAGATCACAAAGAGCTTGGCCCCTTAGAAGAGTTCATTGGATTAGATACCTCATCTGCACCTAAAGATTGTGCTGATTTAATTGTGGTCTCTAAGAATATTCCGTTAGGTTTTGTCTTAGGTTATTATGTTGGTTTAGGGAACCTACTTAAAACCTTAGATGTTAAATATCAATTCATTCCGAAGAATACTCGAACCGCTCGTTTAGGTAAAGATTCCATAGAGATTAAGTTCTCAGATGGAACGCTTGAAATCTACGATTATGATTACAAAGCACAATTAGTTTTACAAGGATTCAACCGCTATCATCGTTTTGTTAAACGTTATCCAATGGTAGAGTTTGATAAAAAGAGTGTCTATGGGTTAATTCTTAATGAGGTGGGATTACCTGCACGATACGAGCGTGAGCTTCGCATCTTAAGAGATATGTGGGTTGATCCAATCACTGAAGAAGAATTAAAACGTATGGGTGAACCTACGGATTTTGTTCTTCTACTTTTACGTGCTGCTGAATTACTTGAAAAGGATATGCATCCTGAAGCAATGGATCGTGCATATCAACGCGATCGCGGTTATGAACGTATTAGTTCCATGATCTATGATGAATTGGTGAAATCTATCCGTGCTTATGAATCAACGCCTGTACGAGCTAAAGCAAAAGTTACCATGAACCCTGAAGCGGTTTGGATGAAGTTAATTGGAGATGAAACCACAGCCCCAATTGAAGAATCTAACCCAATCCACGCATTAAAAGATATTGAGCGTGTGGTGTATCGTGGTTCAGGCGGTCGTAGTTCACGTACCATGAATGCTGAAAACCGTAAGTTTAGTAAAAATGCGATTGGTGTTGATTCAATGGTAACTGTGGATAATGGTGATGCGGGTACTGTGCGTTATTTATCTGCTAATCCAAACTATAATTCCATTCGTGGAACAATCAATGTTTTAGATAAATTCGACCAATCTGTGAATAGTAGTTGTCTGGGGACTTCTCAATTATTAGCCCCTGCTTTGGATCTAGATGATCCAAAACGAATCAGCTTCAATTCTATTCAAAATAGTCGTACAACGAACTCAGAAGGTTCACATTTATCCCCAACGCGTACAGGTTATGAGTATGTTCTTCCTTGGCGTTCATCTGACCTTTATGCAACAATGGCGACAGAAGAAGGCACTGTTACACGTGTAACTGATGTAGCTATTGTAGTGAAATATAAATCAGGGAAAGAAGTAACTGTGGAATTAGGTAAACGCGATGGTAAGTGGGCAGGTAAGATTATTCCGCACAATGTCATTACTGAACTTAAAGAAGGTCAGAAGGTTAAAGTAGGTGACACCATAGCTTATAATCCAATGTTCTTTACCGTGGATAAGTTAGGTGGTGCTTTAGCTTATAAAACTGGGGTACTGGCACGCGTTGGATTAATTGAAGATGAATTCACTAATGAAGACTCGTCTGAAATTTATCAGGGTTATGCAGATAAGCTCGGTACGAAAAACTCTGAGGTTCGAACCATTGAAGTGAGTTTCGATAAAGATGTATTTGAGTTACTTAAAGTAGGCACTCAAGTAGATTACGATTCAGTACTTTGTGTATTGCGTAATAACATCTCAGGGGTAGAGGATAAGTACATGCAAAGTTCTTTGGACTCTTTACGTGATATTTCTTCAACTTCTCCTCGTGCGAAACATAGTGGTGTGATCACTAACATCTCAGCAGTTTATGTTGGTGACGTAGAAAACATGAGTCCAACATTACAAGCTATCGTAGCAGCATCAGATCGTAACCTTTACAAGAAGGCACGTGATTTGAACAAAGAACGTGTAACTGGTCAGATGAAGGCAGGTACTCGACGTGAAGGTAAAATCTTAGAACCAAATACTGTATTGATCGAAGTAACGATTGATATCACTCAAGATATGGGTGTGGGTTCAAAAGTTGTATTTGGCCATCAGATGAAATCTGTGGTTTCTCGTGTATTCAGGGAAGAGTTTACGACTCAAGATGGTGTGGGGTATGATGCTAAATTTAGTTATACTTCTAACATTAAACGTATTGTGGAATCGATGATTTTAACTGGAATCTGTAACACATTCTCAGTGAATATCGGTCAGGCAGCGTGTGAATTATACGAGAAAGATTAGCGCTAATCTTATTTATTGGAGAGACAAATATGTCTAATAAAGCAGGCGATTTTGCCGAGAACTTAGCTACGGTATCAAACATCGTAGCGCTTACTGTAAAAACCTTAGGGAAGATCTCCGATCAACAATCCACTGAGGTCAGTGTTACAGCACGTGAAATCTTAGTCACGCGTACTCTGCAACGCATTGGCTCTCAATTACGTGAAAAACCAATCGAAGGTTAAGGGGATAAATCATGTTGTTATTGTCTGATATCGAAGCATCGGTTGGGTTAGTACAAGAACTATGCGAACAAGGTAAAAAGTTAGAAGCCAAGCCAGGTCCACTTGCTTTATTGGTGGCTGAGCTTTCTGTTCCGGTTGCGATTAGTAATTCTGTTAATGCTGATTCTGAAGATGCGTTAAAAGGTTATATCCCTGATTTAGCTTCAATGATCCATAACGCATCTGCATCTGTAACTCGTGTGGAAGATACTTCATTACTTGATACGTCTAACCACGATGTTAAACTTGAAGAAATGTGTGATCTTATCGCTCAAGGTGTGATGGCATCGATGCATCAAGCTCGTGCGGTGATTATTCCGTCTATCGTTCGTTTGGAAGATGCGATTAGTGCTGCATTCACCACTTATGAAGATCGTAACTTAGCAAATGTCAGTATTGATGAAGTTGGAATCAATCAGGTTCTGGATAATGATCAGGTGTATGATTATTTTGCTGAGTACAAATCTCGCAATAAGATCACGCTTCGTAATACTAACTTCTTCCCAAATTTAGAACTAAAAGACATTGCTAAATTGGTGGAAGCGGGTGATCCTGAAATCAATACCTATCTTCAAAATACTTTACTAACCAGTAATTCATCAGGTGAACTTGGTCAAATGGTGTATAACTATTTGTACCGTGGTGATCGCGTAGATGAAAGCACTGTTGAACCATTTGAATTACGTAATCTTGTTCGTGACATCTATGGGGAAGATTTAGGTATCGAAGGTTTGATGATTGGCTATTATCTTGGTAAAGGGTTAATCGAAAATATCCCTGAAGGTACAGTCGCGGGTCTTCGCGATGTCGAACATCGTTTGAAATTACTAACTTCAACGCTTGGACTTATGATTTTCTCTGAGCTTGAGAAATATCGTAAGAGTGTTAAAGCACGCGAATTGCTTCCAGTTGGCTTACCTTATGTGGATCGTAGTACTGGTGCAGTAAACGCTAAATATAATATCCGTGTGAACAAAGAAGTTTATGCGCAATTCTTAGCAGATGGTGGTTCACCAGAAGCAATCTACGGATCAATGGTTTCCATCCATGTAACTGATCCTGCAGTTTTGATTGAACGTAAAGGGTATCTTGAAGATGAATATGCGAAGTTTGTTAGTCTTAATCGTTCTTACACGACCAGTAGTAAGCTTGAACTTTACACCTCGGCAATCCGAGATGAGTTTTATCGAATGGTTGCAGACACCGAAGAGTTAAAAGGTTTCGATGCCTCCAACGGTATGTTCTTACGTTTACGCGATGGATTGCGTCGTATGGGTGGAGCACATATTGCAACTCCTGATGCGACTTACGACTTCTTACGTTCGTTAGTTTGTCACGTATTCTATCCAGATCGTCCTGAGCTTGAAAAACTGATTTCTGATATTGATAACTTTAAAGCTCAATATGGGGAAGAAGGTTTAACCACTGCAGAAATCGCTAACGTAGTATTGGTTGATTTAATTGTAGATTGGTTATGCGAACAGGTGAGTGTGCGTAAAGCATGCTAATCTTTAATCTCTTTCTTCAAGAGAGATTCGGTCAAGCGGTTAAGCGTAATGCTGCATCAGTAACAGCAGCATTACGCACAGTTGATGATGGAGATCGCAAACAACTCCTCACAACAAAAGATCTTTACATTTACGTCCCTAGACGTTTTGAAGAGATTGGAATGGCGCACATCGAAGACAATTTCTCTACTATGGCGTATTACGCTATGGTCGTTGGAGATAGTTATGGTGTGGTTGCTACTCCTACTTTTAACAACTTGACCCCTTCATCTATCCAAACAATTAAGATTGGAGAGGATGAATACTTCGAACTTCTCTTTGAAGCGAATTCTCTCGTTATGGAATCAACACGATGCTTTAAAGATTCAGCATCAGCTTATTTGATCTATAACGAATTTATCGCCAAACCAAACATGTGTGCTTTTTTTGATTATGATGATGCGTTACTTTGCATGTCAACATTAGGCGCATATGCAGGTGTATCCTTAGAAAAAACTAACGTTGCAACAGAGATTATTATTGCGACCATTACACGCAATAACAAGAATCTCGACGAAAGCTATCGCCATGCAATTGCTAAAGATAAGACAGCTGAACCTGAATATATTGGACTTAGAAATATCCAATATGGGGTAACCAACTTACCTACAGCAATTATGGGTTCGTATAGTGACATCGGTATTGATTCTCTATTGGTCAAACCGGCTACCAAAGTTGAAAAATATGAAAGACTGTTAAGGATATAATTATGGGTGGGGTAAGTTTTGTATCTACCGCATTACTAGGAACCAATAAAGTAGGTGACTTAAAACCAGACAGTGAAGGTTATTACGAAGTTGTTTTAGGTGGCTTCGAGACTGAGAATGCACATGGTCATTTCTACTCATTTGAAGATCAAACCAAACGCTTGTTTGAATCGTCTTCCCAGTTTATGCGTCAAATCAAAGAAGGTAACTTATGGGGGGAATTCGGACACCCTAAACGTGCTCCAGGTGAATCTCTAGGTAACTTCTTACGCCGCTGTATTGTTGTTACTGAAAAGAACTATGCGATGCATATTCGTAAGGTTTCAATCAATGAACGTGATGTGAAAGATAAGTCTGGAAAAGCGATTGTTGCGGTTCTAGGTGAAATCAAACCAATGGGTCCTTATGGTGCTAACCTTAAAGAGATTCTAAACACTCGTTCAGCCAATGCTTGTTTCTCAGTTCGTGCTCAAACGGACGATGAAGACATGCCAAATGGTAAAGAGAAACGTTCAGTTAAACAAATCATTACTTGGGATTATGTTGGCGATCCAGGTGTTCAAACATCAACGAAATACCATTCTCCAAAGCTTGAATCGTTTTATGATCAGTTTGTAGATTTTTCCGTTCTTGAGAAACTTCAAAAGGAGGTGAACTCTAATATTAACCTCAAGATGGAATCTGCGTCAGTCAATCGTGCACTTGATGTACTTCTACAAGATTATAAATCTGATATCTTCGGTGGTTCTCGTCAAGCACCTCGATCTCGTAGCTGGTAAGCTGCATAGAAAAGCTGGATAGGGATTACCCTATCCAGTGGATCTTATGCTCAATTTTAATAATAGAATACCCTTTCATCAGTCATAGTTCCTTATCCTGTTTTAATATCCTTGAAAGGGGTATTCAAATAATAGTTAGAAATATGTGATAAAATACATGATGAGTAAATTACATGAATTGAATTATAGAGTAAAAGATCATGTTTATTATTTATAAACCCTTTGCTGCTCATGATCACTATGGGTATGATTGGGACTTTATTGACTTACTACTTGATATGCGTAGAGCGTATGAGGAACGTGAAAGAAGATTACAGGATTTCCAAGCTGTATTAAAGCGTTTAAAATCTGAATAAGTGAAGAATATTTCAGATACACATTATCTAAGTGAATTATTCGATTAGAGGTTTGAACATGAAAACTGCACTTAATAACCAACCCCAGTTATTTAAGAACCATAGCCGTTATAAACGTCAGGTACGGGTTAATGAAGATTTCACTATTTGTGATGTCTTTAGTATTCGTCGTGCAAGTAAAGACGATGATCCACATTACCAAACAACTTACCAAGATCCAAACGTAGGACGTTACATTGTCATTAAACATAACAATAATGATCCTATTCAGATCTTTGATTTAACTCGTTCATTTCATCAAATTGGCGGGCGTTCTCTACCAAGTCGTGAAATCGAAGAGATTATTGCGAAGCTTCCACCCATCATCATAGAGTGGTTGTACGATGTTGATACACAGATGCATTCTAATTTCATTCCACCTGGTTTCGGTTGGGATGGTAAGTTCACGCAGAGTGAATATAACAAACGCCAAACCGCAGCCTTGTTATTTACACCTCGTCATGCTAAACCTTGCAACATTGAACGTAAGTGGTTGGACGAAGTATTAGATGAGATTTGTCGTACCCCAAAATCTTATCTGAATCTGAAATGGACTTACGCATCTGCTTTTCCTGAAAACCGTTTGTTGAAATACACCAATTCAATTCAAGCTAAAGACTATGTTTTCATTCATGATGATGGTTCGGTGGTCATTCAGCCTCGCAAACGTATTATTGGAGATGTGGGATCTTATCCTGGAATGTTAATACCTAAAGATGTCGATCGGGTAATCGTATTGACTCACGGTGTAATCTGTAAGGATGATGGTCGTCCTGCAGGAATTCAGGTTGAACTTTTTCAAGACTTCGGGGTGTGATATGGTTTCTAAGTTATTGTCTGATGTAATGGAAGACCTAGGTAAAAAACAAGTCGTGTTGGTTGACCCTAACTGGGTAACTGGAATTGTAACTAAGCGGTTAGTTATAAACGTCCACGGAGATAAAATCAAACCAATTAGTTATTTCTCTGCCGAGAAGATGACTCATGTACAAATGTTGGAGAGTGAAGATATTCTTTACACTTACAAATTTAACATGTTCACTGGTAAGGTGGTAGAAAATCTTGAACGTTACCTAATTCATTCTAAGTCTTATAACATGAACAATAGTTCAATTAGAAAAGCTATCGCGCAATACACCGATCATCTTAAAGACCCTAAACATCTATTGTTTTCCAATTATCCTAACTTCCTGGATTTAGAGCACATACATATGCAAGATATTAAAAATCTTAACCCATATGTGAAACTGATCGCCAAGTTAGAAGAAGTTGATCCAGAAATGTTTCATTTTATTGTTGATCAGTTACAGTACTCTAAACGCAATGATTTGCCTTTGATTTGGAAAGCTGCTGGTCGCCTACCCCTATGGTTAAATAACCGAAGTCGTTTGGTTACTAATCAGAAAAATGAAACTGTTGGTCATACTTCTGAACATTGGTTATTGTTTCACAAAGATGGAAGCGTTACTTTCCCTGAATTAGAACCGACTAAAGGTGCTCATATTTCAGCGGAGACTGGACGTATAATCGAAGTCTACAACAACCCACCGCTACCAATGCCAGATACTGCTAAACGTGCAATTAAGATCGTTTTAGGCGACCATGCGTTTGAAGGTCGGATGGTGGGTGTTTCTTGGACACTATATACTCGCTAGATTATTTAAGATATATATTATCTTGATGATCACTCTCATGTAATTTTAAACCGTTTAAACAATATGTTTGAACATACCCACGATAGTCATAACTACGGAGATTCGAAAATGACTACTGAAGCAACTAAAGCTGCAATTGAAGCAATCGATGAAGCAACAAAAGATTTAAATGACGCACAGACTAAATTAGAAGTCGCTGAAGAAGCCATTGCTGGCCGCAGTTATTCTCCTAAATATGCCAAATTAAATCTTGACGAAGCTCAACAAAATATTGCTGCAGGTCTACTTGAATCGGCAAAGACCACCGATAAAGGTGTAAAGTGGAATCGTAAAGACTATTACGATAGTGCTGAATCTCAAGGCATTACGAAATCAACTCTACAAACCGTTGAACGCTTTAACGAAAACTTTGCAACTTCTGTACACGCTGTTACTGCTGAACTTGCACTGGCTCGCTTTAAAGAAGACCCTGAAGCAGGTGAATATTCATCTACTGCGGATATGGGTGAAAACACACGTTATGAAGATACGGTTAAGCGTTTCGATTCACGTAGTGTTTCTACTGGTATTGGTGGTGAACGTCGCTTACAGGAAACTTATGCTTATCACAATCCAAGTATCAAAACAAAATACAAAGGTTTTGAAGAGCAGCGTAAACTCGTGAATAATCTTGCGAAAGATTTGTTCTCTTAATTTATAATTGCAGGTCAAAAGCTAAATAGATCGTCCCGTGAAGGACGATCTATTTTTATGAACGACCATAATTTTATATAGTCCAACAATATGGGTGCTTTTGCCATGCATTATACAGATCCACATCGTGGTGTACAGCTCACTACGAATTTACAAACTGAAGTTGATTACCTTACCACTCAATTGGCACGTTTAATTGCACAAGTTGAGGGGCGTTTCAAAGGCCCTGATAGCATCACCATGAAAGTCGCAAAAGAATGGTACGGTAAACAAATCTCACAAAACATCAATGGTTTTGATTATACTTACGGGTTTATTCATTTCACCGTTTCTCAGAAAACACTTTACGATAAGAAAATAGATTCAACTGCGGTGGGTGTAGATGCAGAAGAGATTATGTATTCTTTCCATCTTAAGCAAAATGAATCACCTGTGCTTGCAAATAACTTTGTATCGGCATCTATTTTCTTTAGTACCAAACGTGGTGAACTAGAACCGCGTAAAGTAGACTTTCAATTATATGGTGGTGCGGATGTTGAATCTGTGATTATCTTTAAAGGTTTCTTAAAAGGGATCAAATCTCAAATTGAAGCTTTTAATGCAGATGACACAACTCGCGTTGCACAAAACCAGATGGATTTAATTCCATTAATCACACATGGGATTAACCATGCCACACATTAAACATAGAGGTTTTAAAATATGGAAACAGTTACAGAAAGTCCTGATTTAGAAAGTTCTCTTTTTGGTTTATTCGCTAATGACCTTATCAATAAAACATTTAAGCAAATCGGCCCACTTAATCCAGTTGATGAATTTGACGGTAAGGTATTAGCTATCTTAAATGGGGATAATGGACGTCCTAATTTATTGGTGCGATCTAGCCCTCATTTTGCACGCTACATCCCTATCATTGAGGAGAATGTTAGTACCAAGAAACACGAGTACCGACTTAAAACTCATGTGGTGTTCTGGTTGGCAGATAACAACGCTTATATTTTCACCCCGCCTCCAAGTGTGAAGTATGTGCGCGTTGGTCGTAGTTTGAAAGAACATAAGTTGGGTTCTGATCTAATGATCCCTCATAACTGTAATCGTTATTCAGTAATTGCTTTACGTCAAGGATGTAAGCATGTTGACGATAAGAAAGTACAGTTCACAGATATTGTTGTCACCAATTATAAGGTATAACCTTTCATGCAAAAATTAACAATCGAATATATCGAGTCTTTAATCGATCACGAATCATTCCAACATGAACCTAAAGTCATGATTTGCAAACTTCATGTAGGTGAATCTGTTTTTGTTGGGGAAGCTCATTGTTTTGATCAAGCTCAACAAAATATCTCACGTGCGAAAGGATCAGCGCGTCGTAACGCCATTGATAAAATCTTTGCTGCTGAAGCTTATCACCTTAAACGTGAACGCGATGCACTTAATATCCAATATGGTATTAAACATCTCCAAATCTATAAGGGATTGATGCGTCAGGGTGTTGTACTGCGTCTTACATCTGTTAACCCTATGGAATTGAACCCAGGTAAACATATCTTTACATTTGAGATCATTTCACACCACGGAACTAAATCCTCACTTGACACCGTTGTAGATTGCAATTTTGATATCAGCGTAGCGGAGCAACTACAGGCGCTCATTCAAGAGCATTACAAAAATATAAGAGATAGTGAAGGTGGTGAACAGGCATCAGCATAAATGAAATGTTCTCTCCCTAGGGAGAGAACATTCTTTTTTTGACTTAAAGTGTAATTGCTTGATTGCCTAAGCGATGTACTTGATCCACATAACCAGCTTCTTGAGCTTGGATGTTGGCATCGATGAAATCCACAGCAGCAGGTTGGTACTGAGGGTTTGCACCTGTATGATCGATTGCATCAAGGAACTTTTGACCTAATGCAATCACACCATAACCACGCTGAGTTAATGCAGTGAATTCAATAGTGATATCACGACCTTGTTTAGCTGAAACCAATTCACGAAGTGATTCACGATCTCCAGCGCTCATTGCAAACATGTTTGCACAAAGGTAAGCATCCACACATCGTGTACCAGTACGATCTGGTTCAACAAACAATGTCACGAAACGTGTCATGTCCGCAAGCAATGTGGTGATATCAAAACCTTCGGCAATAATGTTTGGATACTTAGAGTTTGCATCCATACCAAGGTTTTCAATATTCCATTCCCAGAAACGACCAATCGGACATCCTTCAAGCTCATGCCATGTATAAGATGGCGCTGAACGTTCACGAGTGACGTTAGTCAATTCTTGTTGAATCTCACCAGCACCACCAACTTCTACAGACAACCATTCTGTTGCGATAGTTGAACGTAAACCGTTAATAGTTTTCGCGTTGACTTCAATCAAGGATTTCAACATACGCACCAATACATCACGTGTTTCGCGATCGTACAAGTCATATGCTTTTGGATATTGCATCAAGAATGGGATCAGGTCATGACCAACATAAGGGGTGTTGTTAATGTAATTCCCAATGTCAATCATGAAACCAAACTGACCACCTTTCGAACCATCCACTGCGTATGCTTGGGTGCCCCGAAGATAAGCTTGGTTATGCAAGAGATTTTTTGCAAAGTTAGCCATAATCATTTATCCTATGGAGTTTTAATCTTTAAAAAAAGAAGGAGGATTAATCCTCCTTCTTTTCATTATGCTGCTGGAGCTAAAAGACCTTGCATCGCAGTCAATTGATCAAGCGTGTAACCATGGACAGAATACGTAAGTTTAGTACGCATTGAACCAATTCCGATATGGAATTTAAGGTTACCAGAGTAATGACGTGCTTTGTCAGCTTCTGATAGATCAGCCACAGGAATGATACGAATGTCAGATGGGAACACACCAGTGATCAAACGCAATGCCTCAGTTTCTAGATCTTGTTTAAACTGAAGATCAGTTTTGTTTTCACCCGAAATAGAACGCCATACTTCCATACCGAAGTAGTGACACTTAGATGCCACCATCATGAAACGAGCACTCGCAAGTACTGAGTCTTTGTACGGATAAATGGTTTGCATTGCAGGCCAGAAATCATCAGAGGTGTCATGCGAACGAAGGAAGTTCATCCCAGCATCCCATGCCTGATCATAGCCTTCATCTTCACGCCAATGATAAACCATGTTCTTCAAGAACTGAGGTTTACGGTTATCGTTTTCAGTGAAGTCATTTGCTGGTTCCCAAGCCGTAACTTGAGTATAGCTGTTCATGGCAAGACCACGATCATAAGAGCCAGGAAGCGGATGATTGTATTCTTCATCCACATCATCCCCACTACTACCACAAACAACCACACGCATTACTGGTGTGCCGAAGAAAGTAGATTCAGGGAACAAGCTGTAATGGGTTTTGATTTTGGTAGCAAGCGCAAGATCTTGATCGGCAGTAAGTTCATCTTGCCAATTCCAGTTATCAAGTAAGGTACTTGACATCTCTTTATTAGCATCAGTAACTTTACCACGATAAACAGGACCAATATCAACTGGCAACACACCCTTTTCAGCAACAGATTTCGTACCGATAACAAGCCATACATCTGGACGAGCTGTTAAAATAGCACTTGCTGCTAATTTGGTTTCCATTGACCAGCCAGAATCAATGAAGTTGGTGATTGGGTAACGTAAGATGTCTTTTAAGGTATCTTCACCTTTACCGAAGTTAGTAAGGTTAGCACGCACCGCATCATCAAACACTTTAGCATTTAATAGTTCAGCAGGTGAACCATCAGCTAAATACCAAAGACCATCATCACCACCAGAAGCGTAATGTGTTGCAGTTTCATCAATGATGATACCACCGAACAACAATGAATCAGCAACACTTAAAGTGTAATATGGAACATTGTTAATGTCTTTAGCGGTTAAGAAGTTCAAGTAACCGTAGTTGTTTGAATTTCCGAAAGCAAAGTCAGCAGTACGACCATAATCCATGGCATCTGCATCGTAGTCACGTTCACCTTTAATCGCGATATCGTTACCATCGCTATCAGTGTAAATATAACCTTCAGATAAAATTTGTTGAATTTCATTCACATTCTTTTCATAAACGTGAACGTCCCCGAAAGGACCCCAAATCGGTGTAAGTTCTTTGGTTTCTTTACGAGAATAACTTTCAACAAAACGACGAGCTAAACTGATGTTCTTGCCCGTAATCACATCTGATGCACGTGACTTAAAGTATAAATCCTGAGTGTAGTCAGAATCTATTTTAGCCACAGGTGATGGAGTTGAATTTGCATCATCGCGTTCCATTACGGTAACACGTAATGGGAATGCGCGGTTCTTCACTACATTAGATGCATCCGCTGGATTGGCTTGCATCAGTGTAGGCACAGATAAACGTAACCCTAGGTTATCCCCATAGTTACCTTCTGAATCAACCAAGAAATCTGCAATCGGGAATAAACGTGATTTAGGATGTTCTTTAGATCCATCGGCGCGAGTGATTTCGCCAAGGAATTTATTACCAACGGTTACCGAACCATCACGGTAGTCATCAACAATATTACCCTGTTTGAATGTTTGAGCATCACCCAAATAACCACCAACACCAACATGCAATACTGCGCGTGTAGATTGGATTGTACCCAACACTACTGGAGTGCTAATCCCTGTACCCGAATCAGTCGTCATTTTAATTGTACCGTCTGAGTTTCGATCATACAACGGATTGTCCGATGCGATGAGCTCAACACTCAAACGTAGAAGTGCCTTTTTAGCATCTTCTGGAATAATACGCTTAACCAAAGACGGAACACCCAAAGAGGTATTCTTGGCGAGCAGTTTATTCGCGTGTGTGAAATAAGGAGAATCTTTTTGGAAACTTTCCGCACCATAAAGGACACTAGCACCAGTGGTACTAATGGTAGCTTTGCTACGCCCTTTTTTAGCGAGGATCGGAATGTACGATAACGTCATTGAAGAACGTTTCGGTTCCGCAGTTACAACGGTACGGCTGTTGTCCTGAGTTCCTTGAGAATATCCTCCTGGAGTAGAAGTTGTTGAAAAACTACTCATGTTTTCCTCCCGAAGTATTTTTTTGCAAAAAAATGCTGAATCGTATGTAATCTGTAATATATTACATATGTTACATCATATTATTATTAAGCTTATACTGGAGTTTTTGAGATGCTAAATCAACCTCAAGAAGCCACTTCTTGCCGTTTTAATAAGATCGAATCTATTATTCGAGAGTTGGAACAATATAAACTTAGCTCAGACTCTAGCCAACTCGTTGGTTATAATAATGCGTTAGGGCATCCTTTATATGTTCTTGTGGCTGGAACTGGTTGTCGTGCAAAACCTTTTGGGTATCCCATTAAGGTTAATTTCGGTGGAACTGATGCCTATGTAGTTGATGCTCGTACGGTAACTTCAGTATCAGGGATGTTTGGATTTAAAATCACTAATCCGTCTGATTATGAGTTGTTAGTTTTAATCGGATTGATGAGTGCTATCTGGGATTCTAGTGATCGCCGCTTAGTGGCTAACCTAGCTACCCAACTTTCACCAATATATGCAACATGGTTATCGTCTACTATTTCAGCGGCATTCAATTTACAAATTGATCAACGTACTGAAGTTTCAATTTTATCTGCTTATTATTTCTGGACTCAGTTAGATATCGAAGATAATGTAGATCGAATCGCATCACGGATTGCGGTGGATCTAAAACTCGAATTTGATCGAGTGATTGAAGTGGTTGAAAACGCTGGGGAAATTAAAGACCTTGAAGGTTTCGTGAATGCGTTAAAAGCCTCGGCTGCTGGATTAAGGCTTGATAAAGTTGATGTTGCAACTATTTATCAGGTTAGTACGGGTGTGTGGACTGGTGCGTTGGGTCGTTCAACAATGGAGATTGCAATTGAATTTCCTCCGTATATTGTTGCGCTAACGACACTTTCTTTAGCTGATAAGAGCTATCGTCGCACACGTTTTCATGAATACGTAACGTTGTTTGATCGTCGTCCTGAAATTAAACAACTTCCTGAATCAATTGCTCATTTAAGCAAGAAGTGGTAATGAGGAGATAACTCATGGACTTCGTTGTTCAACATGCATTAGATAATGTTTGGGCCGAAGATATCCAAGATAAAGATTACTACATCAGACCAACGCGAATCACCCCTAACGGTGGTTCGCTCAAATATGCAGAAGTTGGAATGGTGAGTGTGGGTTTACCAAACGTCAACGTTATTGGTTCCAAAGTCTTTTATCATGTTTATCATATCGGTCAGTTACCTCCTCAACTTTTAGGCATTGATATTGTTGAGAATCGTTGGATTACAATTGATGAAATAGCGGATAAACTTGAATGTTACGTTAATGTCTTTTTAGATAATGGTTATGTTGTGCCTAGAAGTAAGTGTCATTTACTTAGAATGTGGCCTGGAAAAAACGTAATCATGGCAATCGAATATGTACCTCAATTCGATTTTGGTTATCAGCTTACAGTCGATGCTGGCACTAATGCTTCTAGACGAATACCTAACACCTTAAACAATCAAGATATCAACATTAGGTTCTATACCAATGCTCGTTTCTTTGCCTCAGATCGAAGAGATAATGCAATCAATGCTGACAATCAGATGTACTTCCAAACAGAACCCTATACCAATGCAGTTCTAACTAGAATTAAAAACAACAAAAACAATAAACAAGTTCCGCAAGGTTGGTTTGTTGCTGCTGGAAAGGTTTATAATTATGCAGCGATTGTAGATCAGTTTTTCAATCTGCAAAATCAGGAAATCTCAGTATATCGAGATGAGACAATTTTGGATATTGAATATTTTAAACTACAAGATATGGTTACCTTTATTTCTGATCGAAATAGAAATGTTAAGAAGTATCTTGTCAATTTAAACACCCCTGCGGGACAGTTGGTTTACCATAATGATGTTGAGTATTATTTAGGCACATACAAAGGTGGACAATTTAAAGGTCTATGTATCCCTGTCTTGCGCATTGATCCAATCACAACGATCACCAACAAAACCCATGCTATCCGTGCAGATGTAATCACTGATTTGATTAATAAGAATGATTGGTTACAAAATGACGATGTACATATTATGGCGGTCATTCGTCAAGGTGGGATGTTGCGTGGATTAATTCATCAGAACACTCGTATTGAGGAGTTATTTAAACTCCCTAACACTGTCGTGAATTCGGCCTTAACTGGGGTGAACGCATTGATGGATGAGTGGAAAGCAGCCAATCTTGAAAAAGATGATTATGCTCAAATAGTGGAAGCAAAACGAGCAGCTGTGGTTGATGATCTGGTTTTTAATGCTTACGGTTATAACGCTATAGCTCGCTACCATCACCCTAATCCGCTAACTGTTAGTAATTATACCACAGATGCAAATGGACAGAAATGGTATTCGGTTCAGTTATCTAATGTTGCATCAGAGAGAAACTCTTTGGTATCAAGTTCGGATAATGTCATTGAAGTGATCGAATACGATGATAAAGGTTTGTTCATTGGACGTAAGCGTGTTCCTTACATGAATGCTGGGTTACTTGTTTCAGGTTATAGTGCAGCCCGACCTGTTAAGCTTATTGAACACTACATCAATAGTGTAAACGATACCACATTGAATTTAGGTGAAAACTTTGATAATGTGATCACCGACAATGATCTTGGGTTATTTGGTTTTGCAGCTTACATCACAACCAGCAACACCTCCACTATCGCTCCTAAGTGGGTAGACGTTAGTCATCTAAATACCTACTTTTATATTGATGATTATAAGCGAGCTGATGGTTCAGTGGTTAAACGCCTTACTTGGAATCTTGCCAACTTGCAAAACTTAGGTGCCCGTGGGATGGTTCGAATAAACAACCGTAGCTGTTTTAAAACTTTCGATATTAAAAGCTTGATTAAGGGTGGTCGTAGTTTCCCAATATTGACTATCCCGAATAATAGCAATGGTAAAGTTCAAGTTGAACCAGGAACTATTGAGTTATGGATGGAGAATCGATTACTCATTGAAGACATTGATTATGTTGTTGCGTGGCCAAATATTTATATTGGGCGACGTATTGAAAACATCAATACCGCAAAACTCAATGTTCGATTAAGTGGGCTTGCTAAACCTGAAACGTCCAAACATGATAAAGCTCGGGAAGTCGGATTTGTTCAGGGTGGTGTGTTATCGGTAAACAAACATTACGATATTCGAAATGACCGTAACATTCAGATCACAGTGGGTGGGGTGTTGAAGACTCGCGATGAGGTAAGCTTCGAGGAAAAACCAACCACACCTTCCATTGTGGATGGGCAACCCTATCAGATTAAAGACTATATCACTCCTGTTGAGTTATTCACTAATCGGCGCACGATTATCGAGAAGGCTAAATCTGAAGATATTGATCAGCGAGTGATGGATTATCTTAATCAATATCTAACGGTTGCTGATGTTAAAAAACCAGTCATTACCAATACACGTTGGTTAATAGTATCTGTTTTTTTAGATGAAGTGATTGCCAGGCTTAAAGCAGGTTGGTTAGCGAATGAATTGAAAACCATCTGGAACGTAAGTCAGATCGAATCTTGGATGAGTGATTTACGTTATCTACTTAATGTGGATGTTAGTTATTTTGATTCAACTGATTATAACTATATTCGTTTAATTCCTCATGGGTTCGTAGGTTCGATTTCATTAACTGAAAGACAATACATGTTTTTAGAACAAGTGTGTGACCACTACCTTAAAGGTAAGGTACAACTTAATCACTTGATCACTATTCAATTAGGAGTTTAGTCAATGGCAGCGACTACCGTCATTCCGATTCTCATTAGCGATTATGATCGCGAGGTTGGAAATAAGCTTTGGCATTGGGAACAAATTTATCGTGGTTCCAATCTAGAGATTTATGATAATAAAAGTATTCTAAAGCGTTATGTTCCAGAAGTGGGTGATATTGTCATGCATCCTACCAATGGGGATTGGATTGTTCAATCGGTTTCTGAAAACTATATTCCGACGATGACTCCAAGAACGATTGTGGATAATGATAGTGATGTGAACGATAATATTGTTGTTCCTTCATCTAGTTACTCTCGACGTGCAGATGCAATTCATGTCGATAATACCAGTACTCCAATTCGTTTTTATATCAATAGCCGAATTTGGTTTAACGGTTCTCAAGCTTCTCATTACAAGATCTTTTTAGGTACACGTATTGGAGATGGAGGCAATTCAATTGGTGCCGTCTACAACGCTAACCACCAAATTGTTTCTGATAACATTGAACTTGAGTTAGCTGCATTTGATCGCGATGTAACCAACCTCACTGTTAAATCACCTAAGTCGGGATATCTACGTGAACTCCCACCTGAGGGCGAGTTGGTCACTGTTGTAGCTTACGCAAATGATGGTCGTCAGCTAGATGCGCAGGTATTGGTCGTCACTTACGAAAATATTATTGCGTCTAATAAGGCAGTTAAGTTCATTGCAGACATCAGCTTAGATACTCCATATTTAAGCGAAGATGATTCAAGTGTCGTTGAGATTCCAAGAAACATGAATCTAGAATCTCTAGCTTTCTTTGGTATTGCAACTTACAATGACGGTTCCCCATCTCAACGTTATCCTGTTAATGGTACTAAGTTTTCACTATTCGGTGCTGAAGCTTACACTGCGTCGGTAGATATGAGTAGCGTTGGTGTGGTACTCTCGTATGCCCTTGGTGATGATGAATCTGCTGTAGATACTACAGGTTTAGTTACACGGAGTAAGACCAAGAGTTACCGAATCAAAACCTTACCTTCAGATGCGGCGTATTCTGTTAAGTTATTTGTACTTCCTTATTGGAATGCCCAGATTGCAAAATGGCAACTACGTTATGTACTTTACGATATGCGTCGCTCAATTAATATTGATGTGACTGATTTGGTTGAGGTTAACCAAGCCTATAAGTTTAATCCTGACTTGTATAATCAGAAACAAACCATTAAGGTTGCAATCAATCTACAGAACGTTGGTGCTGAATACACATTCTATCGTCCAGTACAAAGTTTCTACATCACATTACTTAAGCCTGGAGAAACGCCGAATCAAGCCGCGTACTATCTCCTTAGTTATTCCAGTGATGTAACGATTGGTAGTACTCTGATCGCTCAACGTCGCCAAAGCAGTGGTACTATGTCTTTGGATCTAAGCTGTGGTGCAACTTCAGTAGAGGATTACCTTGCTAAGATCTACAAGAACATCGAAGTACTTTATACTCCAGATGTAGCTGCTCCACCTAATCCAACCAAATTCCGTTTGAAACTTTACGGTACAAACGTTGTCAATGTTTACCCAATTGATAAAATTGTAACTGGGGTTTCTGGGCTTGTGGGTTCTTGGGCTCAAGGACAAACGGCAGTAGTCGAATTCTTTGCTGAATCAGCAGGTCAGGCATTAGAGTTAGGAATGCTTGCTTATCCGATTAACGTTATCAACTAATAACCTTCATCAGAGTTAGGATATCCTAACTCTGATGAACCCAATAGGTATTACCATGATTCTATTTATGGATGATTGGAAAAAATATCCAGATGCAATTGTAGATACCAAAACCAATAATCGATCCTATCTACGTCTTGCAAAAATGCTTCAACACATGAAGGTGAAGAACTGCGTATTTCATCTTGCGCTATTACAACCTGAGCTGCAAGGGGTTGATCCATTTGACCCTAATCTCACCATTGATCAAGTGGTGATGATCAAAGAAGAAAGCATAAAAAATCCTTGGTATTTTTTCCGTGAAGTTATTCGTCTCCCACCAGCATCTGGTGAGGATTCGGTTTATTTCGATATTAACCGCGGTGCTTTAGCGGCGTGGTGGTGTTATTTATCTCATCAAGATTATAACTTAACGATGCCTCGACAAACAGGTAAATCAACCTCAACGAACGTCTTATTGGTATGGTTGTTATTTGTGGTTTATCGCAAGACTCGTGTCTTCTTGTTAACTAAAGATAATACCCTACGTACAGAGAACGTTGAACAAATTAAGAAGATTCAAGATCTTCTACCATCGTACATGAATCCAAAGACTCGCGAGGATTTAAGTAACACCCAAACCATCACTTGTGCGAAATATGGTAATCGCTTATTCACAGGGGTACCACAAAACTCTGAAGCCGATGCCAACAAGATGGGTCGTGGTTTAACTTGTGCGACTTACGTGACAGACGAAGGACCCTTTATTAAGTACCTTGAGAAGTCTTTACGTTCAATGCTTGCAGGTGGTACCAAAGCCATGCCAATGGCTGCTAAGAATGGATTACCTTATGGTGCGATCTATACCACTACTGCGGGTTCTAAAGCAGATGTGGATGGCGCGTACTATTATCGCATGATCATGGGTGGAGTCCCTTGGGATGAATCTTATTTCGATCTTAAAGATGATGTAAGTCTTCGTGATACGATTAAGAAGAACAAACGCGGCGTTCAATCAATTGTTAATATCACCATGAGTCACTTGCAGTTAGGTTATGATGATGAATGGTTAAAGGCTGCAATTGAACGTACGGGTGTAACTGGAGACGATGCAAACAAGGACTTCTTTAATGTGTGGTCTGACGGTTCAATGGAATCTCCTTTAGCCAAAGTATTGACCAACTTGATTCGTGCTTCTGAGCAGGAACCTGATTACATTGAATTCACCAAAGACAACTACGCAATCAATTGGTATATTCCAAGAGACAGTATAGAACGTCGTATGGCGGATGGGAAATACATTATCGGACTCGATCCATCACCTGTGATTGGTAAGGATGGTATTGGTATGTTCATGATTGATTCTAAAACCATGGAAACCATCGCTACCGTTGCGGTGAATGAAACCAACATCTTGAAGTTTGTGGATTGGTTATGCTCGTTCATGCTTAAATACGAGAACACGATCATCATTCCAGAACGTCGTGGAGGTGGTGAACATATCATTGCTGGTTTATTGATTGCCTTTACTGCTAAGCGTATCGATCCATTTAAACGGATTTATAACGTAGTTGTGAATAAAGGAGAACATACTGATCCAGAAGGTAAGCGTTTAATCAATGATGTTCGTAATCGTCCAGATGCTGCAGATAAAGCAGTTAAGTATTTTGGATTTGCAACATCAGGTTCAGGTACACACTCGCGTGAAGGATTGTACGATATGTTGACACGTGCTGCGAGTTACTCTGGACCAATATTGAAAGATAAACAAACCATTACTGAAGTATTAAGTTTAAGTAAGCGTAAAGGTCGCATTGATCACAGCATACTTGGACATGATGACTGCGTAATTGCGTGGTTACTCACTGTATGGTTCTTAACGAATGCACGTAATTTAGATTACTACGGTGTTCACTATCCGATGTTTGAAGCTATTGATCATGTAGCTAGAATGCGTGTAACCAATCAAACTGCCGATAATGTCCTTGCACAGGATGTATTTAAAAAGGCTGCTGAACAAAAACGTATCCGCGATAAGATCAATGAGTATTTAGACTTAATTAAATCCACCTCTGATGAAATTCTCATCTTACGTTATGAAGCTATGTTGAATCGTTTAGATGGTCAATATGAACGTGAAGACAATGAAGTACGTTCTATGGCTGAACTTATTATTCAAGCGAAAGAAGAGAAGAGAAACAAAAACAATAAATATGGGGGTTTGAAGAAGGCGGGGTAAAAGCCAATGGGCAGTTTAATCTTGCGGGTGATGATGCACTTTTGGAACATCATCAATATTTACCAAAGACCAGTTGTTTATCAACAAACTGTCACCAACAACAGATACATGAGCCATAAGCGTGAGCTTGATAATGTGACTCATGTATTTGATGTTAAGCAGCTAAAAATATCACGCACACCGCGTAAACCTTTCAGAGCTAAAGCGGTTTATAGTTATGAGGTTTCGCGCTATACATTCAGAGAAGGGGAATTCATTGATAAACACACAGTAAGAATGCCAGAACTATGTCTCTTCCTGTTTAGAAATACGAAAATCCCGCATGTATTAGCGATAAATGCTTTTTTAAATATTGAGCAAAATGATGCAGGGGGTTTAGATGAAGCAAAGAATTAGGATAGATGGGGAATATATTTATCTTGCTTTAACTGAAGCAGAGTTACGTAGTGTGCTTGAAGACATGGTTGAATGTGGAGATCTTCTTTCTCCACAAATTGAGATCGTGGATAATTGCGTACGTTTTAGGGATGCAGACATTAAGATGATGCAACCTGAATTGTTTTTTGGTAAAGCAGAACCACACATTAAAATGGATATGAAGTTATGGAAGACTGCTGCGATATTTAATGTGGTCATGTTATTTTTATTTATGTTGATCTATTATTTCTCCGCAGGTAATTTAGATATTGGTCACCGATGGTTGATCTTCTGTGGGGTAATGTGCGTTGCTAACAGTTGTGTGTATTTGTATTTAGATGGAGAGAATAAGGAACGTCATCGTAAAGCGTTGTATGCTAAAGCTAGGTTAGTAAGTTATTTTAACGCTACTGTGCAAATGGATATGACCACCTCTAATAGCCGCTTAGATCGCTCTAGAGTGCGATTAGAAAAAGAGTATGAGATTGTCAAGCAAATGTTTCAAACCTTGTTAGAACAACAACCTAGTGAGGTTAAAGCACGATACAAAGATAACCTCTATCCAGATGGTGATCCTGTTTACGAAAAGACTGATGACATAAAACCAAAGAACCTCTCCTAGGAGAGGTTCTTTCCTTATGCAGCTTTTCATTAATCTCAATTTATTTCAGATATATATTATCTAGGTGAATCAAGTAGATCTATCTTCTACTTAAAACTTATATATTACAGAGGTAATTATCATGAAATTTTCAAACGACTCCATCGCCGCAATAAATGCGTTGTTAACCAACGCAGGTGAATCAGCCGTTGATGTCAACGCTGATCCAGTTACAGTATTAGAACAGATCTTAGCTGATAAGCTAAGTAAAAAGCATTTCGCACCGCAAACGCGAAGAATTACAAACCACGCAATAAATAACGGGGAAATCCCCGCTACCGAGTTATTGGAATGCGTTCACTTTGAATTGGGTAACTGTTACCAGGAGGAGTATGTCTACACCTTCTGGCGAATAGACGGTGATACCATCTATGTTACTCAGAAATAAATAAAGGAGCTTTAAGCTCCTTTATTTTTTGGTTAATTTTTATCTTTTAAGAATGTACGTGCTAAGATATAAAGAACTAATCCAGTACGAGCGGATGCAATGATGGTGGAGTTATTTGATTTCACAAACTTCTTCACAAACTTACCTCCAATGTCACGGATCTTTTCAATATCTCCTTTAGCACGAGGTGCTCCATAAAGAGAATGCATATACACCAAGAACTCAGCGATATTATCTGCTTTCTTTTGAATATCCTTGTCTTGTTGGATTTGTTGGAATGCGTGAAGTAAGATTAAATCTAAAAGCTCAGTACAAAGTTTATTCCCTTTGTTATATTGCTCATAAAACTTCACCACAGCATCAGAGAGCACAGGTGGCGGTAATCCTGGTCCTACTAACCCTAAAACTACATTGGCTACCTCAGATCGAATAAACGAGCTTCTATCACGTAAGGTAGTTTCAATGTAGTTCTTGTAGTTATCATACTGTCCAGCAACATCACGTACGGTTGTACCCTCTTCCATTTCCACCATCATGGATGAACGAAGATGTTTAGTCTCTTGTTGCTTTACATCAATCATTTCATCATAGAGGTTCTTTACAATAGACTTCACACGCGTAATAGTATCTGAGATCATGTAAAGCACTTTAGGATCAGGTTCAAAGTTCTTCACCACATTATAATGAATTGATTTTGGAGAGATCATATCTTCTGAACGCTCAAGAAGTAGATTATACCAATTACCTGTTTTCTTTAATGAGTATTTGTAAGAAAGATTGTTATATACTTTCTCCGATGTTTCTTCGGTAGTTAAGAATTGGAAAGATTGGTTCATAAACGATGTGAGTGCTTTAATATTAAGCACCATGGCACAGGAAACCATAGCATCGTGTTTAAGTTCAGGCATGAGCGAGGATTTATAAAAACGATAAATCATGTACACGCATGACATATTTACTACATCGGTATATTTCTTCCAGTCTTTTTTGATACTTGGTAATTCAACTAAGTCATTACGAACTTCAAGTTCATCAATGTCAAGGACATCGGTGAGCCAATCTAATCGATCTAAAGTTGAATAAACGACTTTATAAACCCCAAAGCTATTGGAACCAAAGAAATGAATGTGATCTTCATTCTTGGTTCGAAACGCATCAATATACTGTTCAATACGTTTTAAAAGTTTGGCATCGAATTTTACATGGCTTAAATGTTTGTCCATGACAGCTTTAATATTCTTCATTTTTAAAACCCTAAATATATAATACACTGTCTGTGTTGATCCAAATGATTTGGCATAAATTAATATGAGTGTTTAGTTGTGCTAAAGAATTTGGAGTTTAGGAACATGTCAGTTCATCAGAGTTTCATGGGGTCATTTCAACAAAATAAACCGCAAGATAATTTCTTTAATTTACGTCGTAAAGAAGATATTAGTACCATCTACCACCAAGAGTATCTAGGTGATAGTGAGGGTTTAAGTGATTATTGGTGTGAGCCTCCAGTTGGGTTTAAACATCGCTGCGATTATATCATTGGTATTTTTCGAGATAAGATTGGATTAGCAATTGGGGTATCACAAAGTGGGGGCAATAAGTTCTTCACGGTGTTGGTTAAAAATCCGACTGATGTTCCAAGATACTTGATTGATTATGGGATTAAGCATTTGTTTCCATATAGTGAAAATGAAATTAACGATATTATTAATTCTTTATAATTTTAGATAGGAGGCTTTAAGCCTCCTATCTTTTTTTATGTCTTTTAGTAAAATACAGATATACATAATCTATGTGAACATCCACATAGAGGTAACAAATCATGATTTTAAATCCAATGTTTTCGGGACAACCCGCCCGAATTAAAGTAGGGACTTATCTTGAACCAGCTGATTATCAGTATTATATTCCTAAACATAAAAACAATAATAACTGCATTGAGGTGAACGTTAATCGTAGAATTAAACAATCTGAAGAAATGATCCATGTGATTAATAATGCCGAAGGTTTAATTCGACGACTAAACGCCAACGTTGATACATCGGGGGGATATACCAGTATTCCAGGGGAAGAAACCATTCATGTTCTTGAACGTTCTTTGCTCGAAAATATACATCACCGCACACCATGGACACCGTTAGTAGGCTATGCCTGGGTGGAAAAGAAAGCAAAGCATATCAACTTCCCTGATTATGCTCCTGTATTTGAACAACCAATTACAAATAACCTACACGATCTCCTAGTCAACAATTTAGCCTTTGTTGATCAACTACCGATATATTTCAACAACCGACCGACCACCACGATCAGTTACCATAGTTTTTCTAAATTCTTAGATTTAGCCCAATGTAATTCTGACTTCTTAGACTCTGATTATTTCACAGATGATGGTGATGTCTGGACCGATCTTAATGGAGAAGATACTGAAAAAGCAAATTGGCAAAGGGAAGAATATAATTCGATTATTGCTGATGCTAGTATTGACCTAATGAATGGGTTATTTGTTGATGCTTATAATCGTATTGAGTACTTTGTAATCTATACTGATGGTGAGATGAAAACTGTTGATCAGGGAAGAATGTTAGAGTTGGGCGCTCGTTATTACGAAGCGGCTAGCTTCTACTACATCCCACCTGATATTAAATTATTAGCCACTATCAATACGATAGGTAACATGCATGTTACGATCGCTCTTAACATACAAGGTAAAGAAGATCTAGTTCTTCTATTCCCTAAAGCCATCATTGCATCTGGGGATACGATGGATGTCGCTAAAGTAAAGGAGATGGCACCTAACCATGAAGGGTTAGTGTTTTGGTACTACCCTGAAGAAGGCACTTGTACTTACTTTAATGTCAATCCATTTGGTTGCAGCTACGATGATATTGAAAAGATTTGGAATGAATCTTTAGATTATGGTAATTGGGTTCAGGAACAAATTAAACAATCAGCTGAAGATAAAGCATAACATGCAAACATCAAAACCTAACTACAAAGAAACAACCGCTAAGGAATAATGTATGTTTGAGTTTACCACAATGAACCATAGACCTGAGTTACTTAATTTATATTTTGATTATAAACTCAATATAAACGTTTATCAACATTCGTCAAATCCAAAGGTTAATCCATTACGGATAAAATTACCAAATAGTCCAAAACGGCCTTCCACTTCGGTGTGGTATGTTCCTAAAGAACTTATGACTCCAGATAACATGACTGTGGGGGTGTACGGGGATCATCTGATATATACCTTCTATAACTTCGAAGGTATTTTCAATATTCAGGTGCCTGAAATAAACCAAATGACGACGTATAACTATTTGAATCCAAATCAGGAGATTCAAGTCGTTCAACCTCTTGAACGTGGACACACGTTCAAGAAATGTACGTTAGGTGAGGTCAGCAATGGAGATATGTCTAATATTAGCATTGAATACATTCAATTAGATACAAACCCCCCTAAAAGTTTCTATCAATTTAATTTATCGCAATTGATGGATAAACTTAAAGAGGTTGAATTTTTCCACACCTTATATTCTGATCCATTACATACTTTTCAACTCCAACAATGGTTGAAATTTGTAAAACATCAGACTTTCGCTATTTCTGTTCATGTTATTGATGAAGCTAGAAAAGGGGTGAGTTTTTCTAACACTAGCCTCATCACTTACGAAACCTTAGACGGTAACTGCCAGACAGCTCCTTACACTGCTTTAAAATCAGACTCATCTTTATTCCCTGATGATAGTCCTGAGTATCCAGAGTATTCTTTCTTCGGATACCGTGAAATCAACTTCGATGCTTTTAAGGATAAAATCAAATGGTTAGCCATAACAGATTCTTCCGAATCAAATATCGTTATTAATTTATATGTTTCTCAAAGTTTCTTTAACCAAGGTAATCTCATTCCTTTTCTTGGATTTAAAGATTTGACCAAGGTCGAATTAGACGTTGCGGCAAAAGTACTTGAAAAGTTTGACGGTACTCAAGTAAATATTAATACAGTTTGTAACTGGGTGTGTGAAATCATCACTCCTTACAATGGTGGTAATACTTGGGTGAAAACACCTAATCTTGACTTTTTAATACTAGGTGGTGATGTAACTTATTTTGATCTTTATAAGTTACCACGCCTATTCTCTAAAGATGATTTAATTCAACTCATTGGTGAGAAAAGTTTTGAAGAATTAATCGAATATGGTGGTTGTCCTTATTAATCATAAATTGAATCCTCATCCTACGGGATGAGGATTCAAGTACGCTGTCTATTAATTTTAACAGATTTAGACATTATCTTTGTAGAGGTAAAGGATTGTATGAATCCAGAACCTATCTTAAAATCTAGAGGTTAGCTTTAATCATGGAAAAGTATTCCACACTTGCACTTATGTTACTCCCATTCGTTCCATCTTCTTATTCAAATCGTTGGTGGAGTTTAGCGTTACAACGTTCGTTTCAGGTGCATGGTGATCATAACTTACGCGTCCTAAACGAAGAACAATTGCAAATCGATGTTATGAAGAACGGATCTCAATGGTTTGATTATCCTGTTTTCGTTGATGGGTTTAAACCTGAAGCTGGTTTTTATCATTTGAACGTCCAAACATCACACAAGATGTTTATCGGCTTTATGGAAATTCAAAGTGATGAATCCATCATATGGTGGGCAAGTAACGGTGGTGATTCTATTCAGGTGGGTCGTGCTGGGGATAGTGATCGTTATTTAAATGATTATCGTTTCGAAGCTTATGAAGAGCAACTAGAGTGGATAAATGCTCAGCATTGTTTTAATAACTTCCCTGAAGGAACTACTATTTACGATATCTTAAAGTATTAATCTCATTTTATTTCAGTTATACATCATCTAGCTGAATAAGCAATTATCATTATTGGAGTGGCGGCATGAATACAGATATTCTTGCTCTTGACCTATCTCTAGAAAGCGCAGCAAAAAACGGAATCAGTTGGACTAAACGTGCTCAACTGGTTGCCGATAGCGTAGCTAAGCTTGTTGACTTAGGTCGGGAACTTAACGAAGAACCAGTAGTGATCAATAACCCGTTGGTTACTATCGTTGTAACAAAAACTGAGAATTCAATTGAAGTTTCAGTTACTGGAAACATTACGCAAGAACACCATAATGTTGGGTTACGACTTGACACTGGTACCCTCACATTGGATACACATCCTTGTGATTTAAATGCAATCAACCAAAAGATTGCACAAATCCTACTTAGCAATAAACCCCAAGAACAAGTAACTGCTTTGGTTTATTGTTAATATATCTTAATCCGTAACAACACAGAGGTAATATAACATGTCTATTCAAGATATCAACACATACGTAGACGGCATCTTCAATCAGAAACTAAATGGGTCAGGTGACCTATCTGAAATTGCATTACACTTCGATCTCATGAAAGATCGTATGGATCAATTGATGGCGTATATACACCATTATACGAACCTAGAAGAGCTTCAAGAACAACCATGGATGCTTGGTAACGAACGTTTGTTTAAATTCGTCCAAGCAGTTGTGATTGAGCTTTTGTTTAACTCGGACAACATCAATCGTGATGTTATGTTCTTATTAGCTCATCCGTTCGATAAACAAACAGATGCAGCGAAGTTCAACGTCTATGCTATGAATCTAATGGCGTTCGCAGATGAACGCTTAACCGAGCGTTTAAATGGCGCGGGTTGGATCAAGCGCTTATTTAAAGGTTCTAAGCATTATTACGTGAATCAGTACTATAACTTGATTACTGAGAAAATCAAAATGCCTGAAGAAATCGAAGGTGATGTTGCTCCGTTTAGCCCTAAGTTGGGATAGATAAAAATACTGCTGCTGGTTATCCTATAGGATAACCAGCAGTTATTTCTTTTTTTTTGTCTAAGAACGCAAGGATAAACGTCATGCAAACAACGGTGAAAACTAAATCGTCAATCAAACCAAAATGGGGTAATAATCAAAAGCAATCAGTGTTTACAGAAGCTGAAGTTGCTGAGATTTCACAGTACATGAATGAGCTTCGTTTAAGTGCTTTGAAGCTTAACTTCTTACAATGTGCGCTTATAAACACTGATCCATCTCTTGCTCGTTGGCTTCATGCTAAAGGTTTTAATACTTGGGTAAAAACAGGAAATCAACGTAATGGGAAAACACTATTAACTACTGCTCAGTTGAAAAATTTAGAAGTGGGTGAACAAGTCGTTCTAAACTTATTCAATAGCGATGAGAAGTTAAATGGCAAACTGTTCATTGAAGCGTTGGGGGATCGTCGCTACTTGATTAGTGATGTTATTGCTGAACATCGTTATAACAACTTATATCAACGTGGTTTCTACCCTGACAAGATGTGTAATACAATTTACAATGTATGCATAAAAGGTAAAAAGGATATTACTTCTTCTCGTAATCCTGATTTCGTACATGCCTTTGAATACGTCCGAAACGTAGCTCGACAAAAACAAAAAGAATTCAATACTCAATTTGAAGAATGGAAACAAACTATATCTGAACCAACCATTGAATTACTTCGTGAAATCAACCAAGCAGATTTCGAGTTGAAAAAATTAAATGCAGCATAAATGATAATAAGGTACCCTAGGGTACCTTATTCTATGCTCATGCTTCAGCTAACTTATGTGTAATTAAAAGAACTTCCCCACAAAAATTAAAGCCCATCTTAAGGACTTGCTTGTGTTCTTTCTTGGGTATTACTCGCTTGGTGGATCGTTGATCTTGTTCAACATGATTAAACTTCTTAGGTGTTGCAGTTTCAATCAATACAGAGTTCACGACATATCCTTTTTTGTGTGCTTCTTGCCTAAAGAAGCTAGAGCAGGCCCCCACTCTAGCTTTGGTCTTAACTGGATTATCTCAACCTTCCAGGCGGCTGGGTACATTAAAACTACTAATATACTCCGATCATATAAATATAGCAACAGCATAAAAAAAAACACTGACTACCCACGGCAAGAGGGCAGTCAGGGCTGATTGATCGAACAATTGATCAAAGGAGAAAGAGGCCTCCCGCATCAATGCAAAACTCTATATCGCTCATTCGGCTGTGAGTTCTGGTGAATTGGGAGGTTGGGGCTTGATTAGAGGTTTCCCTCTTTTCAATATCGAAAGGTTCCAACCGATCGACAAAGGGCTCACATTTAAGAGCACACTAAGTACCCACCCCAGAGAAGGTCTTATAGTAAGCATTGTTATGTACTTATTGCCTTGGACGCCTACTGGGATGGGAAACTGTTTTATTCCATATAATACATGTTTTTACAGATATACATAATCTATGTGAATTATTGTTTTGTTATTACAGAGGTCGATATGAAAATTGCAACAGCGCAGAACTCTAAACCTATTCGTAAAGAATTGCAAGCTCACTTTAAAAAGTTGCTTGAAGATGGTGAACAACCCATCTCTACGAAGAATATCTTTGGTAATACATTAGCTGAAAAACCTGAATTAAGAGAACTATTCTTCAATGAGCATGATCTTAAGAATCAAATGTATATTCATCTACATTCTCCTCACATCACCACCCGGGAAGAATTCGATGATTTATTGAAAGATCTTAAAGAGCATACGGAATATGAGGCATTAGATGTCTTGATTGGAAATATTGATTGCTTAGTTTATTCTAAGTGTAATGTGTTAAATGAAAACACCATTATACAAATGAAAGCGTTACATTTAGGTAACAATGTAGATAACCATTGCGTGGAACATAATATCTTCATGGGTGCTGAAATTCGCACTTACCATATGTTTGATACCGATACTGGGCGCAAACGCTTCTTGGGCTTTAGCACAGCTTATGGTGGGGTAGACGACACTACACTATGTTTATACTTAGATGAAAAGATCTTTCGTTTAATTCAGCTGGTAATTCCAGGCGTGCGAGTATATAAAACCTTTCGAGAGGAGATTAGCAATATACACCCTATCAAATTACTAAGTCCAATGCGGGTGGTACATTATCCTATCGCTAGTAAAGGATATCGTGAACTATTTAAGTTTGTGAAACACCATTATGGTAACGAGCTACCAGCTCGCTGTATCAAATACATGAATTTAAAATCTATTTAATACAGAGGTAATAAACAATGACAGATCGTAAAACTGTGAGTTCAGATGAACTTGCTGAATTTGCTAAACAAAACAATTTCAAAGTACACAATGATGTACATGGGATACTTACTCGTTTTGAAAATTATCCTGAGTGTTTAGACACTTGGGTGAAAGATGGATCACTCGATAGCTTAAAATTGATTGATCAAAATAATGTAGGGGTAAAGCTTTATTCCTTAAACAACTGTGGTGTTGTCATGTGGTATAACCCAGAAGACAAACCGCTTGCTTTATTCAGAGGTAAATAAGATGAATATAATTGTAATTGGTGTTACGGTCGATACGCGGTGAGGCCAAACTAATGAATCCATTATTTTTAAATCGTGATATTTGTCCAATGCGTGAAACGCCGAACATCGAGGAAATTAATCCCAATCGAGGGACTCACAATCATGGTGACCGTTTCGATGAATGGGATGATGAAAAGGTAATTACTTACCTTACTCTAAATGGTTTCACTAACCTTAAGAAACTCGAAGATGGAAGTTGGTGTGGTTTATACCGTCTAGCTTTCACTTGGAGTGTCTGTACCGATATCACATATCTCACACCTTACGCTTATCGATGGTGTTTTAAAGATAAAGCTGAAGCAGATTACTTCTTAGAGAATTTGAAGGAATTTGATGAAGTTCCCGTTAAACGTACGTCATTAGTTGGGCATCGCTTTAGTGGTGAAGCTCGATTAATGGCTTTTGATAATTTAGGATTAAAGAAATGGTAGATGTTATTGGTGTTGATTTATCTGTAGTCAAAATGTTGGCGATTAAATACAACAAGGCAACGAGCATTACTCCAACCATAATAAATAAATTTTGTGGATTTGAGGTAATGCTTATAAAATCATACATCCATAAAAACCATGTTGATTCATTCATGGAAAGTGTTATAAATGATCCAGTGGCAAAAGCATATATTGTGGGAAGTGCATGGCCTAATAACGATGGATGGGAAGTCGTTTTTAGACCTGAAACTATTTTTGCTGCTCTCAACGGTTCTGTAGGTGCTTTTAAGTTATTTAAAATCAGCCCTGACTTTACTTTGGTTCAATTAGATATGGATAATCCACTAGAGTTAATTAAAGATGATGAATATATAGAACTAAATGTAACTTACTCCGACCTTTCATGTCTAGACATTATGTCTACGATGAATAACGAAACTAAATTCAATTAAAATAAAGGAGCCTAGGCTCCTTTATTTTTTTATGCTCTCATCTAATTCTTTGAAACGCTTATTATGGATAATCATTACAATAGGGGAACATCATGCTTTTAACAATAGCAACAAACCGTTATGCTTGCGGTCGTTTAGATCATGTGGATATTTGTTATCCAAGTTTCGTTGATCCTACGGAAGTCAACGCCTCAGTGATTGCATTTGACGGTAGAACATTAACGCTTGATATTGAACCTTATAGTTTCGTTCGATTGAATCGAGATAATCATTTATTTTTTGGTGTTCAAGATAAAGAACTAAAACTAATAGACCACACCACACGTAAAGTTGGGGTTTGTGATACAATCTCTCAATCGGTTTATAACGAATATAGTAGAATCATCCTAGGGCGTTTGTTTAAAAATAATCCTTTTGAAAATCCCATATTAGTAGATGCTCGATACGATTTTGGTAAATTCTATACAGGGTATGTGAATCCTCAAGTTCTATTCTTAAAACGCTCAGATATGGCTGAAGAAGCTGGCCATTATTTGCATGGGGGCGATTATACTTATTTAATCGGACATAATATTGTTTATGTCGAAGATGATAAAATCCCCTATGTTAAAGAACTCCATAACAAGCTCTGCAAAGAGCTTAACTTCGGTATTCCTCTAGAGTTTAAATTCCTAGATACAATTTTGGATAATCTATAATGAAAATGATTATTTTAAATGGTCCACCTGGTGGTGGAAAAGATACATTCATGGATCTTCTTAAAGCAGAAGATGGGCTTGACACCAAGGGGAAGATTCTAGTTCCTTACTGTTATAAATGGACACTATGTGAAGCAGTGGGTAAACGTTATGGATTACCGACGATGGCTGTTTGGGATATTAATGCAACACGTGCATTGAAGGAACTTCCTAATGAGAAGTTTGGTGGGAAATCCGTACGTCAAGCGTTGATTTACGAATCTGAAGAAGTGATCAAAAAACAATACGGTGAAACAGGGGTCGCCATTCAAACCTTTGAAAATATTAAACGTGATTATCATGATTTTGATTTTGATGAGTTAATTCTTCTTACTGCTTCTGGCGGCTTTAACTCTGAAACCACAGCTGCTTTTGAATTCTTTAACACCACACGAAAAGATTTATTCATTGTGCGTATCGATCGTGAAGGTTGTAGCTACGAAGCTGTGAATGATTCACGTGAATATTTAAAAGACCCTGATCTTGCTTTTCGTAACGATTACACCATTGATGACATGAAAGTCTACATTCCAGCAGTACAACAATTCATAGATCGCTAAATGCGATCTATGAATCCTTATGAGAACTTACTTTTTAGAGATTATACCATGACTGAATTCGTAACTGGGATTAATATCCTGCTTTCTATTATTATCATTGCAGTAACCTTAGGATTACACCATTACTGTGTTAAACAAATTAGTAATGGGTTTAAAGTCCCATTCTTTGAAGAAACTACAGTAGTTAAATTTCTTAATTACTGGAAAATCTTCAACCGAGTACTTATTGGTTTAATCATCCTATCTTATTTTGTCTGGGCTATAAATGGGTATTACCAGAGTGTGAAGAACCAAACTACAGTCTCTAACAAACCAGTGACTCCTGTAATACAAAAAGTGTATATTGAAAAAGCAACTCCTGTTAAAACTACACTGGATCAAGAAGTATTCTTTTATTGTTTAGATAAAGCTTCTAGTCGTAAAGATGGAGTGAGTGCAGAGCAAATTAAAGCCTGTAAAGAAGCTGCGCTTAATACTGTTAACCGTTTAACTGAAAAATAGATAGACATATACTATCTAACTGATGAAGTTCATCATTAAAAAATTAACCTATCTTAGCATCATTATGAATGCTAGATTTTAAATAGGCAGATTAGCTATGTTTGTACCATATCGTAAACTCATTGACACATTAACCCGTACGAATAAAAAATACAATCAGGTGCGTTTAACCGCAACACTGAATCCACCTTTATTGTATTCTAAACATTCTGATAGTACGGCCATCCAATTATTAGAAAACGAATATCTTTACCTCATGCAAGATGGAGATATTTTAGTTAGTCCTCCAGTATGTCCAGATCAACGTACTTGGATTGCTAATGATATGCGTCACCTTGTGGGTGGGGAAAAAGATAAAACCATTTTACAATACAAAAAGGGTGCTGGACTTATTAGTTTAGCCGAACTACCCGATGATATGTTCAAAGTTTGTGAAATGAATGTTAAGCTTATTAATTTGTTTAAAGATGCGTTGAACAAAACCACGCAAGTAAAATTACCTTATGCTTTTTTAACTGGACTCACAGAACATCCTAGATTAAATTGCTTTACAGTAGATAAAACTAAATCTAACTACAAAGCGTATTTAGAAAGAATGTTGAGTCAGCCTAACATTGCTGAATCTATCTTAGTCTCAGGTATGTTGAATAACTACCCGTTACCACTAAACTTTATAGTTGGTGGTAAGTATGATTTTGTCAATATGACTTGGTTATTATTTTATCACCCGAAATACGGTGTGTCATTCATTGGATCAATTACAGATATTATTAATCTCCAAGATGGGGATGTGATAGATTTAAAACTAAGCGATGAGTTAGAGGTTCGAATCAATACATGTAAAGACAAACAAACCTTTAAAGGTGAACTGTGTGTCGATGTAACAGCCCTTGAACTACCTGAAGCAATTATAGATATGGTGAAAGTCTAATGCAAAAGTCTAATGATGCAATTCATCAAGTAGTTTGCAATCCTAATTTCAGTGATTCCATATGGTCATTAATTGAAGTGTTTAAAAAGTACTATCAGACCTTCACTGAAATGACATTTGAAATAGGTGATACTAACCAAGCCTTACAGTTATTTAAGCTATTCAACTACTTTAATGATGCTCCATTACCTAAAGTAATTGATGGTCAAATTCTAGGTGGTGGTTTTGGTTGGTTCTATGGTGGGGAAAATGGCAATCCTACTCACTTTATTATTCCTAAAGGCAATGTGGATTCGAGTTTAATTAACTCAGCTGTGATCTTGGGAGAAGATTGTGTAATATTGGGAGTTGATTGGTCAATGATCATTATTGATTTAAGGCACAACAAACCAAGTGGGATCACCTACACCACGATTGATTTTACTCGAAAGTATTTAATTGAAGGTAAAATTCTTCCTTTAATTCACGCGGATTTCAAACCTGTCAAAGTGAAGAAAAAGACATATCATAAACTTAATGAAATTATGATGAAGATCCACCAATGGAAAACCATTCCCCAAGAAAAACGGATCTTAATGCAGGAGTTGTTTACTCAAACGAATGAGTATATTCAATATACTCAAGGATTAATTCATAATCTCACTATGGGTGGATTTATTAATATATCTGCTAAAGACAATCTGGACTTCGATCTTAAGCAATGTATTTTAGATATCATAGAAGGTGGGTTAGTTGATAATCCTGATTTGGGTAAATTTATCTTATTATTACACTCGATCACACTGGAGTTAGTTGAGTTACAAGAGATGACCTTCTTTCATACACCACTTAACTTTAGTAATTTTAATTATTCCTCATCTAATGAAGGTGAATCAAATCCATATATGGAGATAACTCCCAACACATTCTGTTAATAATAGGTTAAGGTTCCGTTTGGAACCTTAACCTTTCTTTATAAGGATTCATTTCATGAAAGTTAAAACTCTTTATTTATACGCTTTATTCATCTGGGGAGCTGTCGCAATTGCATTTATCTGTTTGCTTACAGAAACAGGGTATGCTAAGACGGTAGATACAGGTTGGACACAACAAGGGGTGGGAAGTTATTACGCACATAAATTTAATGGGCGTAAGACCGCATCTGGGGAACGTTATCGTCATCAAGCATTAACTGCCGCACATCGTACTTTACCTTTTGGTACTAAGATTCAAGTCATGGACAAAAATACGGGCAAAGCTGTAGTAGTGACTGTTAATGATCGAGGACCTTTTCATAAAGGAAGGATTTTAGATTTATCAGGAAAGGCTGCACGAGAATTAGGGATTACCAAGAAGGGTGTATGTGATGTAGAGCTTACGGTATTATCCATCCCCATAAAGGGTAACAATAAACTTGATTCATTGCCACCATCATTAAATGATCTTCCTAAAACCAAATCCGTCTTTAAAGACCGTTCAGATTCCATTGCTAATCTGATCGCGGTAAACTTTGATATTAGTAAACTTTAGTAACAATACAGAGGTTAGAAATATGTTTCGTGTTAAATTAGTGGATTCACGTTTTCATGATAATGTAATCATTCAAGAAATTGATGAATTCATTTCAAGCATCCCTAAAGAACAAATTGCTTACGATTTACGTGCAGAGCAAACTCAATCCATGTTACAGGTGTTTCGTCTACTACATAAACTCTTTAAAGATCGTTTTAAAGAAGAACAAGTTGTGAATGAGATTTACCAGTTTAAAGCAGGTATAGGTATTGATCCACACTATCATGTGTTTCATTTAAGTGCAGGTAAGAAACTAACCCAACATAATGTAGCGTATTTAAAACCAAGTAAAGCAACCTCCTTTAACTATCTATTTAAAGATAAGAGCATTACTTTGTTCTTTAGCCCTAAACTCTACCCTTCTGATAATCGCACCTATATCTTTACCCCACCTTCGATGTCAATCCGTAACATTGTGCACGGTAATGTGTTATTCAAGCAGATTTGGGCAAAGCGTAAAGTGAACGATACTAAAGCCATTTGGTTGATGCGACCAGATGACATTAAATTTACTATCAAGACCTTAGTTGATCAACTATATGTAGATGTTTGTACTTTTCGTGGAACTCCAGCTAGAGAACTAAAAGCTCACCAATATGCATACATCACCGAGAACATCCTTAAACGCGCGTTACAGCTATTCTCTTATATTCATGTCTATAACAACGTAGAAGCCAAAGATATTAAGCTAGTGCGTTTAGATTCGCATCTGCGCGCAGAATACTTCGATGTCACCTACAATGCTTTTAACCGTGATGGCGGAGCACTTGCCTTTGCCGAATGTTTATTACAGTATATTGGAATTTGGCTTGAATACATGTTCGTTGAGAACTACGGTCATTTGGCCACAACATTAAGAAAGGTATAAGGTTATGACTAAGGTTGCTATATTGGGCGCTCCAACTGAAATCGGTAGAAGTAGTGCCATGCTTCATGCATTACAGCATGAACAAGCAGTACGTGCTACAGAGATGAAGAAACGTCGTGAGCAGATTGGTGCTTTGCTAGAACCTCATTTAAGTTATGAGATTTTAGCTGGGTATGAGAATCTCTCACGTAAAGAGCTTAAGAAGAAAAGCAAAGAGTTTTGCTTTATTCACATGCAGATTAAAGATCTAGGCTTATCTAGATATGCAAGAACTCATAAAGGGATTAGTAATACCAACGTTGCTAAGATCTCAACTATAATGAGTTATATTTCGCATTCTAAGCAGTTTTGCGATATGGATATGGAAAAGTGTGATCAAGACTACTTTGACCTTGTACTCTCGATCTACGCAGCATTAAAGGGTATTGGTGAGGTAATGACTAAATTCAATATCTCCTTAGCTGTTAAACAAAAGTATGTCTTCATCTCATCAGAGATTGGATTACGACTTTATTCACTTTATATTGATCATCGCATGGATATGTGATTATAAATGAAAAGAAGAACCCTAGGGTTCTTCTTTTTTATGCTTTTTATGATTTTAATCTAAGGGGAATCTATTATGTCTGTTTTATTATCAGAATTAGAATTGAATCGTTCTATCAGTAAAAACTTTAAATATAGTGAAATGTGCTTATCAGGTAAAGCACGTAGTTTAGGAATTAAGAATATTCCTACCCAGATAGAAGCTAACCATATTAAAGAATTAGTTGAGAATATCTTACAACCATTACGTGATGAGTTAGGCTTAGTGATTAAGGTTAATTCAGGTTTTCGTAATCAGAAGGTTAATGCTTTAGTAGGTGGGGTTAAGAACTCAGCTCATCTATCAGGTTATGCAGCTGATATTCATTGTCCTGGTTATAAGGGTGGTTCTATTAAGGAGTTATGTCTTTATATTGAACAGTTCTTAAAGAGTAAGGGTATTAAGTTTGATCAATTGATCTATGAGTATGGAGATAAGAATATCCCTACTAAAGGATGGGTTCATATTGGGATACGTGATCTAGGTGGTTATCAACGTAATGAAGTGATTACCATTAATAAGAAAGGTAAATTTAATGGTATTGTTGATTAAGGAGTAGTTATGAGTACATGGATGTTAGTGTTGCTAGTTATCGTTGGTTTAGTGTTGTTATGGTTAGGTATATTGTTTAGTTGTATAGGATGGTATATCTATCGTAATGGTATTATTGTTTCTCCTAATTGTATTAAGTGAGTAAATGAATAGAGATAGCTTAAGCTATCTCTATTTTGTTATTATGGTAATTTAATATTGAAGTTGACTATATTATATGTTGGGAATATTAGTTGGTTATTTAGTATTTCCAATGGGGAACATATCTCTCTATATATAACGAATGAAATGAGTTATATATGCCTACAGTGGTTAGAGAAGAGCATAGCTATGAACGATAGTGAATAGGTAAATGCGATGAACTAACATGTAGAATGAGCTTACGTTACTACGTAATGAAATGGAGTAGGAATTAGTAAGCGATAGAGCATGAGCGGAGCGAATACCTTAGTCTGTAATAGATACTAACATAAGAGAATTATAACATAAGAGCGCAGCTCTTATATATATTATATTTCATACAATAGGCAAATAATTAAAATAATAATTAAAGAGAATAAAGATTAAGAGAATGAGTACGTAAGTAAACTCATTCTTAAGTTAAGATATAGGGATAATGAATGATCCCTTTAGGAAGATCATTCTAGATAGATTAAATAACTTAGGAGAAGGGGAAACCTTTCTCCTAAGAATATATGCTGTTTTATGAAATTAATTTTATTTTAGATATATATTATCTAAGAGAAGATAGTTGTTAAACTTAATGTTAGATTACAGAGGTAAATGAAAATGATTACACATTTTAACCATACACTTGAAAAAGCAGAAATATGGAGTGTATTAGTGGGTAAGAACTATGCTGGACTAAAAGCATTGTTTCTTAAAAACACTGATTTGATTACTGATATTCATCGTAACTTTAATGAAAGCTTTAAGCGAATGAAGATCAGTCAATTACAATATGATCGATTGACGTTAAACTTAGAAGATCCTATAGATGCTGATCGTTTATGTAACTTCTTTAAACGTTTTACTGAAGGACCAAATAAGTTTAACCCTAAGCTGAAATGGATTAGGAAAACCAATCAAATTAAGATTAGTGTAGATATTGAGGAAGACTACTATGAGCGTCAGCGGGTGAATTGGTGGGCGATCCTCTTTTATATCCGCTATATTGAATATCATCAAACATTCATTGATGAACTTGGACGATCTTCATCAGAAGCTTCAAAGTCGTTATTGATTGACATTCGAGCTGCAAGTAAGGGTGGTCGCTTTTTAATAAGTTATGAGGGTCAGGTGTCAGAACAAGAGTTTGATTGGATCATGGGTTATGTGAAAACTTATGGGATGGACTCTCAAATATATGCAAGCCAGATAGGGGCTAAGATTAAGAAGGAAGAGGGCCCTGAATTCATACTATGGAGTAGTGGGCGTCGATGTCGTACGCGTGTTACATGTGATGAACCTGATGTTTACGCATATTACCAAGATATGCGTGAAGTACTTAGTATCATCTGTCGAGGGGAGTATTATAGTATCCATGGATTGGTGAACTCCCCAGCCAGGATATTATTACAAGGATTTTGTTTATTGGAGAAAAGCATTAATTCGATTTCTTATTCTCCAGATGAAGATATGGTATATCTTCGAATGAAGGAAGAGAAGCTTGCTGAAGGGATAGAGTTGATCACTACTTTTAGAGATGCGTTAGGGTTACCTTCCTTAAAGTTCGACAATGAAGAAGGGATCTTGAGTATTTCGATATCGAAAGGATCTAGTTTTAATTACAACCATCAAATATTTAACTTAACCGTATTGCATTTATTTGCATGGTGGTTATCAATTAAAAGATCTTCAGTACCGGAAGCTTTATTCCCTATAGAGCACCCTAAACCAAGAGTATCTCGCCCAGATCTAGCTCTTGGACAACACCACACATCAAACACAGAGGTAAGTAAAATGAATTGTAATGACAAAAAACCATTGAATGAAATTGTGATAGCATGTTTAAATGGATTGTTCTCACTAAGAGTACCACGTCGAGGGTCTCCCCTTTTAGGTGATTTAAAATCAGATTTCGATGAATTAAGACAAATGATGACATTTATCCCACCAACACCAGGGTATAGCAACATCATTGATTTGTGTAATAAGATTGAAATCGGTGAGGGTTCTGGTAAGAATCTAATGATTGATTTTTACCCGATAGGTTTTACTAAAGATCTATTAGATAAAATTTACAAATTAATATTCGTGGAATCTGGGAAGATCGACCAAAGAGAGTTAGAGGGGGTTTTTAACTTAAGTCAATCTGTTCGACATGGGTTAGATGTAGTTAGCTTGAAAATTAATATGGGTTATATCAACTTTAAGCAAACTATCATTGAAACAAACTTAATGATCATGTTTATTGTCATGGTTTATGATTCATATTCGAGTCGTGATCAACAACGCTCAACAAGTAGACCATTTTGGGCAGATCAACCTAGTACTGATTCACGATACTATGATCGAGCGAGACCTTCTCGTGTTGAACGTTCTGGAGTGCGTACCGACATGGCACCTATTCGTGAGTTTGATCAAGATGCAATAGAGCTAATCACGCACCGTGCTCGCAAAATTGATATCGCGATCAAAGCCCTAATTCAGGTACTGCATGTTGAATCATTCAATAGCAATTCAGTTTCAGATGATGTTAACGATATCGTTTATGGAATTGATAACTTGTTTGAATATTTCCAACCCTATGTTGGATTCAGACGTTCATCTGAATATCCAAATGTTAAACATCGAACCTCTTTGACCGATTATATCTCGTATTGGTCACGGGTGGCAGCTAAAATCACCCAGATCATTGATCCAACGTCTAATAATCAACCAGATGTATTTAATCTTGTCGAAATTGAGAAATGGATATTCCTCAAAGAGTTAGATATGTATGTTCACGTTATTTCATGTTTTAATGAAATTGAATCCAATGAGGAACCAAAAGATGCATGATTACTTTGTGTGGTTATTCAGTGTTGTAATAACCTTTGGATTGGGTGCGTTCATAGCGTACCATTTCACCTCTAAAGCTTTAAACTCGCAACTTAAAGCGTTGCAAGATAAACATGATATATTGGCGGTGAATCATGAGCGTCTCGCTGATCGAGCTCGAATGCAATTTGAGCAAGATCAAAAAACCATTAACTTACTTAAATCAACTGAACGTAAGCGTGTTGAATAAGCAGCATAAATAAGGGAGGAGTCCTAGGACTCCTCCCTTAAGTTATTTGTGTCAATGTAGGTGACACAAATAAAGATGAATGAGCAGTAACTCATTCATCTTCGATGAGATCTCTCTCCTACACTCGATCTGGAGAAGAGCATGAAGGCAAACAAAGATATTCTTTGGCAAATCAGTATCGTCACGGCAATTGCTAAACTGATCTATTTGTCCATTAAAATCCTTATTTTAATTCATTCATTACTCTAATCGATTTGTAGATTTGTTAAGCTTTATATGCTCTAAAAATATAAACCGACATTTATCAACAATGGAGAGATCTCATATTATATCCCTTATTTATAATTTATCATAGAGGTGTGAAAATATGTTAAATTTAATTATCTTCTTTGCAATACTCTATGCAGTTTATCGCTTAGGTTATCGTAGTGGACTTAAAGCTGGAATGAATCGAGTGGGTCCCTCTGATTATCGTAAACGAATTGATTGATGGATGTAAATAAACATATCAATTAATATTTATATAGCGTTTAGTGAATTGTGTAAGCAAAACGCCCATTAACCAAAACTCATTTAGGAGAAAGACCATGATTACAATGACTTAATATTTTAGTAAGTGTTTTTAAATTAATTGATGTTTCCCATTAACCCATTTTAATGAATGCAAAGATTAGCTTACTAACGCTGAACTAGAAGTAAAAAACATAGAAGATGGATAGGCCTCGCAACCTATCCATCTTAATTTATGTTGGTTTCTTTTTTGGAGAGATGATGTGGATATTGATAATGATTGGGGCAAATTGGAAACAGCTCTAGAGTCATCTAATGATGAACATAACAAACTCATAAGTCAATTAGACCGTTTAACCCCTGAACAAATCAAAACAGTTATTCTAAAACAACACCAGTTACTTGAACATTTTCAAAAATTATGTTTGTTAAACAGTACACGTATCGTTCTTTCAGATGGAACTGACGTTAATGCTACAAAATACACATCTCTTTGGAAAGAGTTGGAGCAAACATTAAAAGAAATCGTATCAAGTAACAAAATATAGCATTTGCTTATTTATTAGGAGGAAATGCTCATGCAAGGTAATACCCGCAAACCCAACCCAAAGTTGTTTAAAGATAGCAAAGAAGATAAAGCCTTCAAACGACGCTATGGTTTAAACAATATCTTTCAAACGGTAGGTTATTTTGACCACCGTGATATTCAGAAGTTAGTTGCGCAAGGATAGGGTTAAACCCTATCCTTGTTCTTTGCATGTAAATATTTTCAAATATATATTATCTAACCGAATTAACTTAATCATTTCACAACACAGAGGTTTTAAAATGGACATCAGCGTATTAATCCCATACTTATCAGCAATCGTTAATGAAGATGAACAATACTTCGAAGATCCTGACAATCTAAAAGATGTTCAATATCTTTTAAGACAACCCTTGGATGAATGGGATGTTCTGGCAGTCGATCCAGTAGTAATCACAGAGTTGTTTGAACTATCAGCATTGATTCAAAACATCAGTGAAATCCTAACGGATACCATCACCACCAATAAGTTTATTAGTGAGTTTTATACGCCTTATTTTAGTTTCACCTTCTTTGATGCTGATCCAATGGCATCACTTTCTGTTGCAGGTTGGATCAATTACAATTTTGCTCGTCAAATGGATGAGCAAGATGGTCATCAGCCATCTCAATCTTTTCATGGTATTCATGATTTCATTCATGAACTTGTTGAAGCATCTCCTACTCGAGATGAATCATTACCTGAAAACATTGAAAGTCGTATTGCTGAGATGACTGAGCAAAGTGATGATGAGGCTTTAGAAGAATACTTCTTCACCGAATTGAATGATCAATGTTATACTTTATCTAAACTACTTAACATCCATGGAACTCTACTCATTCAAACTGTAGAGTTTGGAACAACAGGCGCGATTACTGAAGATGTTGTGGTTGATATTGTTGATCGTTTAAATGATTTAGTGAACAATATTCGCTCATCTTTCAAAGACGGTGAACAAGATTACCATGCGGTTACAATCTTAGATAATAGCGTTGCTCGTCTACGTGATTATATTAATGATCTATTGGAATCTTAAAAGGTAAATTATTTGACCGAGGTGCTACAGCACCTCTTCTTTTTGCATTCTTAGGATGAAGTAAAATGGCCGATAAAACTTTTAATGAACAACCAATGATTACCGTGATTTCTGATTCTTTAGATCCGCGTGTAAAACGTCAATTAAGTGCGCAATTGCAATCAACCATGTTATCTGTATCTGAATTAAACGCAGAGCTAGATAACCAAAAAGCAATGGAAGATATTAAAGCGCAAAAAGATGCCGTGAAAGACCAGACGGAGTTCGATGATGACAACACCGAAGACAAATCTAACCCAACCGCAATCGAAAACAACCCAGATGCAGGCACAGCAAATTCGGAGCAAACTGGATCGAATGACAATGCAGGACAAAATCCTTCTAACGAAGAGTCTGAAGATGTTTTTTCAGACAATTCAAACGATGGGTTCGACAATTCAAGCAATGGCAATTCAGATGCGGGAGCAGTTCAGCAACCTCAAGATCAACAAAATAACCAACAGCAATCTCCTCCCGCTACTGATAATGGTCAAGACCAAGGACAGCAGAATTCCCAAGGTGATGCTAACAATCAACAAAATGCTGGACAACAGCCCAACGGACAAGCGCAAACTCCACCGCCTCAAAACCAAAATAACCAAACTCCAGCAGCTCAGCCAACAGCCCAAACTAACCAGCAAAATGGACAACAGGCTCAAGAAGCTGATGGAAACGGAGATAATGGCGATGGAGGAGAAGATCCATTTAATGATGACAATGTAAACTTTGAAGCGTTTGCAGGAATTCTTGGATTTAGTTACAAATCTGAATCAGCGGCTCAAACTGAAGATTCCGATCTTCCTCCGATTAAAACCGTGGTTTATGTTAAAGCTGGGGATCAGGGGGTGGATAACCGCACCTCAGCAATTGTTGCTACGATTGAAGATCCTGAAAATACAGTGGTGATTTTAGACCAATCTGAAGTTGCTGAAGTAGAAGCAAAACTACAATTCAAAGCATTGACTAAACAATTGCAATCACGTGGCATTATGGTATGTGAATCAATCGATCAAGCGGTTGAATATCTAAACCAAGTCTATGATGAAGTATCGGGTAAAGCTGAGTAATTTTTACAGCATTGGGGATTAGATGAAACTAATCCCCTTTTAACAACATTCCGATAGGAAGAAACATGAAACAAATCAAAGATCATATTCAATATATCTTAGAAAATGGAATTTTAAAACCAGGACGCAATGGTAAGACCGACAGTGGTGATGCATCTTATTCTGTTTTCTCACGTCAACTTCGTTTTAATTTAAGCGAGGGGTTACCTTTTGTTACATCTAAGAAACTCCATGTAATTCCGATGTTAAAAGAAATTACATGGATGCTTCGCGGTGAAACCAATGTTAATACTTTAGGTTGTGGTATTTGGGATAAATGGTCAGCATCTAAAGACCTAGGTGTTCGTCGCCCACGCTCTGAAAAAGAAGTGGTAGAAGATTTAATCAAAGCTGTACCCGAACTTACCAACTATCAAACCACATCCTTGTATTTGTTCAATTTGATGAAAACTCATTTTAAACAAGACCCAGAAAAAGCGATTGTGGATTTAGATGCTATTACAGATGCCACTATGATCACTGATGAAATCAACAGTATGATTGATTGGAATGCAGTAGATCTAGCTATTAATGCTCTTGGGGTAGAAACCACTGAACTTATCGTTTACGTTAAGAAAGGTGAGTGTGGTCCTATATATGGTTCACAATGGCGTAACTTTCAAACTGTTGCACTATCGCAAGGTGTTAAAGGGCTTTATGGTATTGATCAGTTAATGATGTGTTATGACTTATTAAACACCTCCCCTGATTCACGACGTATTATCTTCGGTGCATGGAATCCAGGTCTGGTGCCTAAATCAGGACAGAGTATAGACACCAATATTGCGATGGGTAATATGGGTTTACCACCTTGCCATATCATGGCACAGTTTTGGGTAGGCGCAGCTGTTAAAGGTCGTCGTTCCTTACATCTGAATTTACGTATGCGTTCTTCCGATACAGGTTTGGGGCTACCATTCAATGTAGGCTCTTACGCTTTAATTGATCACATCTACGCGTTAGAATTCGATATGGATGTTGGTGAATTAGTGGTTGACCTAATCGACGCACACATTTACAAAGATCACGTTATTGGTCTACGAGAATACCTAGACCGTCCAGAACACCCGCTTCCTAAATTTGTTTTAACTAAAGAGCAGTATGAACAACGTAAAACCGATCTCATCAACGCTTACATTGAACGTCAAGTTCCAGATGATGAGGATCGTGAATTCGCTATTCAGCGTCACCGTGAGCACTTATTTGCAGACACCGATTCAGCTCGACGTACGCGATTTGAAATCTTACTTAACAACATTGACCACACCTTCTTTGAAGATGCGATTCAAAATTATGTTCACGAAGACGAAATCAAATTAAATCTTCATGACTGATTATAATGATGATCCCCTCGCCCTAGGGCGAGGGATGACTAATCCACTTTATTACCTACCTTACGATGAGAGATGTAACATGTCAGAGATCGAAAACACTCAAGCCCCAGAGATTGATGAAGAAGCTTTGCAAGAAACCAAAGTGATGAAAGGTTTCAAAGCATTCACGTATATCGCCGATATTATGCAACGATATCCGTTTAGTTTAAATGAAACCAAAGGTGGTCGTATCTTCGTTGATGATGTTTTGGGTACTAAGCTCCGTCGCAAAATTATTAAAGGTCAACCTCAGCAAAACTACCTGTTTGAAACGTATAAAACCATTGATAATAACGCAGTTCCAATTGCATCTGTAGAGATCTCATCAAACGGCTTCTCTCCATCAATGTTAATTGCTGCAGTGGCTGCCAAAGTGTCCAAAGAAGGTAATCCAAAATATAACTCTTTGGCGGTGATGTTATTGCAGGCAGCATCAGCTTTATTGCAAGATGGTGAAAAAGCATTAGCAGGTGAAAAACAACTTAACCCAACAGGTGATGCGTTGCGTAAAGAGTATTTCGCTAACTTACACGGATTAACAGCACGAGCGAATACCTTCAGTATTTTAACAGATATGTTACAATGGCTTATTCGTGATGACGATGATTTCAATTCTGGGTTTGCCGATGAGATGGCGTCCCTACAAAAGTTTCGCAGTGTTGAGATGTTAGAATCTGGACAGTTCAATGAAGACGATGTTCAGGAAATCCACAACACCACAAACCTATTGTTCACATCAATTGCTAACTTCGCATTTCATCCATCTATGCTTGATATCCAAGCCATGGCTGATGAAATCAAATCAAATATCGGCGATGCCGCATTAACGGAACTTTCTGATAATGAACAACAGTAAAGAGATCTTGACACCTTATAAGGCATTAAAGGCTTTATCGGATTGTTTAGATAAAGCCTTAACAGAACTTGATGCAGGTTGTGAGTTCTTTGAAATTGCGATGCTTCCAATGGATGAAGTTCAGGAAGAAACCAATGAAGAGAAAATGGATGAAATTCTAAAAGAAATGAAAGGTTATACGCTTATGGCTAACTTTCTTTTAGAACATCCATTAATCAATGTTATTAAGCAGATCCGTGAGGAATCAAAGCTAACTGAAGAAGATACCACGCTTTTAGCTCTGAAACACGAAATTGAAGTAGGGCAATTATATCGCCATTATAAAGGTGATGTTTACTTAGTGCGTCAATTAAGTAAAGATGCAGACTACCCAATCATCGAGCAGGTCACTTATCAAGCCTTGAAGAACTTGATCGCGCTTGAAGAAAATACAGAAACTAAACCAGAGATTTGGTCATTGCCTGTTTCTGATTTTTCAAAACGTGTTAAACTAGGTGAACAGATGGTGAATCGTTTCCAACTAATTCCTAAAGAGTTAATTGAAAATGATGCAGAACTCAATCAACGATGGCAAGATGTTATGCGTAATCTAATGTCAACATAATTTTAATGGAGGACCCTAGGGTTCTCCATTATTCTTTTTCAACTTAATCAATTTATAGAGGTTTTAATCATGCAACTTACATCATATCGCACCACTGGTGACGCTGTTAGCCTTTTTGCTGAATTTAGTTCATTTAAAATGAATATCAATCATTTAATGAACCAAACCAATAACAAAGAACTAGCTCAATGTGTTATTGATTTCTTCAATAATAAAAAGAGTTATCTAACCGCACTTGATGAAATAATTAGTATTTTAAAAGCAGTTAAACAACAAGCAGCTTTAGAATACGATGAAGTTGTTTTAGCTAAAGTAGCTTTTCTTATTTTAGAAACTACGACTAATCACGATGAAGATGATGATCAGCTTAAAGAACTTTACACCTTAGCTTTCACACATTGAGGAATGTCAAATGAGCACTACAATACAATACGACACTACTCTGAAGGCATTTACAATTGCATCAAAAATTATCCAAGACAATCCGATTCGTAGTTTGACACATTTACTAGCAGCTAATCGCATTGTGGGTTATTTTCAAAATATCTTTCCTGATTTCAATTTCGATGACCCTACCTTAATAAAAGTAAATCGAGTAATTATGGATAAAAGATTGCTAGAAATGGATACTGCATTAGATGGAGTAAATGACCTAATATATAATGAAATTCTTTTAGCTAAGGTATTAATTTTTCTCTTAAGTGATTACGATACCCATTATTTCGAAGGGGGATATTTTATTTATCCGTTCATTGAAAAACTTTATAAGCTAGCATACCGAACATAAATAAAAAGATCAGGAGCCTAGGCTCCTGATCTTTTGTTATAATCCAACCCGAGTAATCATGGATAGATGTTTTTTGCGCCTTGCTGGATCTGCCATGAACGAAACCTTTTTCCATTTCTCATTGAAGTATTCAGTGTATTGTTCGTACGCATCTTCATACCCTTCAACAATAGATGTAAATCGATTTAATTGATAACCGCCATCAATCTCTGCTTTATCCATTGTAACAATACGATTTGTCCAAATATAAGCTTTAGTTGCCTTCACACATAACTCAGCAAAAACATGATAAGCAGTTCGAGATAAAGTTGACATGTTTTCATCATACTCGACCATTACGGTTAAAAATAAGTTATTCGCAACCGTACCAGCACCAACGACCATAATAGTGTTCTCACCAATCAGCTCAGTATCAATGGTTCCTGAGATTGTAGGGTTACGCACACTGTTAAGTAATTTATTGGTTGCTAAAGTCACATCACTGACCGCTTGAATGGTACCGTACGGCATCAGATAACCAGAAGATGGTAGATAGGTAGCATTTAAAACTTCAGTGATGGATCGATTTTGAGTATAAGTTTTTGGAACACGTACAATCATGTTATTGGAATCAATATTCTGACACCAACCAGAAAGTACTGGGATCTTCATCTCATTGGCACCGATGAGATTACAATCAGTTAACACGATATCCCGAATCACCTTTTGTCGAATTAAACTATCCAAACTCACCGCTGAACGATAAGCTCTAAAACGATTGTTAGATTCAATAAAAGTTTTCTCTAAAATTTCTTTTGGAATATTGAGCTTGATTCGATTGATCGCGTGGTCAAGGGGTGTAAGCATTTTTTACTCCTTTTTTAAATCAAATAGCTAGGGGTATAGCCTTTAATAAAAAAACACGATATTCGAGCATTTATGAAGAAAAGCGATAAACCATTTTACAAATATACATTATCTAAGTGATATACCCAGAGGTCATAAAAAATGTTAACCGTCGCTACAGACTTGTTAGAGATTAAGGGTGGGTTTTTATCCACTCCATCTATCACTGGACACTGTTATTTGTCGGAACGAGATTTTCATAATTGGGTTATGGCTTCAATAGATTTTCTTGGATTATTGGTTGTGGACTTCGATCACATTAGTTACTGGTCTCAAGACTATTACGAGTTTAGTGAACCAGTGACTAATTATTCACAGATACATGATCTATATCAGCAGTTGGTGATATTGTTAGATTGCCCTCATATTCGTGGACGTGAAGTATTTCGATGCTTCGGTCAGTTTAAAGGAGATCTACTATGTTTCCACATGGAGTTTTTAAATGATTAATGCCACATATTCAATCGACATATTTGAATTGAAAGAAGAATATAGTCAGTTCGTACACGAGATATGTAAGAAATACCGAGTGAACTGTCGGGCGACTGAACGTGTGTTTAATGAAACAATTAAGACCCATGTACTTGCATTATTGAACGAACGAACTCATATGTTGTTTAATCCGATTTCTGATGACTGGGAAGCAGGTATTTTAGATATCTTATTCTCGAATGAGTTTAGTTTTGCCCAGTTTTACAATGCCCATTCTGAACGCAATCTACACCCTGACGAAATCGTTTCAGTGATTATTAACCACGACCCATTCCTGAAACAATTAAACACCACCATTCGTACATTGCTCAAACCATTGTTAAATAAAGTAGATCCCTTGTTTACAATTTGGGAGGTGGAGATTTACCCTGGGGCAATCTGCATTAATGCTGTTGGTGATTATCGTATCGAGCAATGGCATGTTGATTACGGGGTATCTAAATCAACCACTCAAGAGACTTATACCTTACAGCTTGATGATCTAGGTTTCTATATCAAAAAGCTTATTGATTTCCGTAACCAACCCGCTAAAGTCAGAGGTCGACACAAATCAGAAATATTGAATAGTCTTATACAAAGTAGTGTAAGTTATTTTCTTTCCGATCAATTGCAACATTTAGACAACGCAAACATTTTACTGGAATATTTCGGATATGGTCAATCAACATTAATCCAAATACAACAGTTCTTTAACTTAGAGTATATGCCTGGTATTGAAAAGTCATCTAACTTCTCAAGCATTAGTCATTATACAGTATTTGAAAATTCATTAGTGATTCACTTTAACCCTAAGGTGAATCATAACAACTACCGACAGTTATCTCGTGCCGAACGCGAAGCAATGGTTGCCGAGAATAACATGGATTATATCCCAAAAAGACAGAGGTTTTAAAAATGCAATCAACGAATATAGATTTAATGGATATAATGGGAGTTAACTCCCATCAGAATGTTTCTGATGAAAACTTGAGCGTGTTATCTGATTCATTAACGATAGTGGTTGAGGTTGATGATATTCTTGCAATCTTTGGTTCCACATTAGTATTTGCTGATATTAGTAAACAATTGGGAACCATCGATGAATTTTATAAACGCATAGTGCATCCAACTATAGCTGAACTTTATAACGGCACAGAAGATCAAGCCCGACTGCAAAACATCTACAAAGATGATAACATTGCGAATTTCATTTATGATTCGCTTGATAGCAAAGCATTCCTTTGGGTTGAAGGCATGTCTGCTAACAATCACATTACTGTACCGAATGAAGAAGTTATTCGTTTAGGTACCTCGATCATTGAGTTGCTAGTTACACACATTACCACATTGGTTAATGAACGTAATGGACATCATCCATCTACGGATGTGCCACATTCCATCAATATCGGTCAACGTGCTAAAGCGAGTGCGCTACCGAGTGGGAGAGATCCTCGGTTACTTGAAATCACACTTGAATATTTCTGGGTATATTGCTAATGAAGGACTATCACGGGGACACCTATCCACATTTTGTCTGGGTAACCCGTGAGTTCGATTTCGATGTTGTGAAACGTTTGATGGGTATGGAAAGAGAACAGGTCATTGATGCTATTACTTGTTTTGATGGTTATGTTGAAGTCAATAATCTACACGGATATATTGATGTTTCTGACATCTTAACTGATGCATTTAATATCACATTGGATAGTAATTTCATTTATCAAGATGAAGTGATGTTAAATCGAATCAACTGGTGGAGAGACTATTTTGCATTGCTGTGGGACACCGTAAGCTCTAATGAAGATTTAGATGATAATGATGATGTAACTTATGCTGACGCAATTACGGACGTTGGTGATTCGGCGCATAAACTCTTGAATATATTAGTTCTAGGTCTAGCTATTCATTTTGATGAAACCGAGAAGGAATATCTAGCAAATCATGTTGCATGGAAACAGGACATAGAACAATATAGTAGCTATGACCCATACCAAAACTCATATTTACACATGTGTGGAGATTTAATCATCTTCCCTTGTTTAATAGGTGAAGACTGTGAAAGTGAAGACCAGCGACAAATACATTCTGTTTATAGGTCTGTCTGCGATAGAAAACTACCCTCTACTTCACAAAGAGATAGACGCCATCCGCACAGAACTATCGCCCATAATCAATCAGATCATGCAAGATGTTTATCAAAGGAAACTAACCGAGATAGACGAGGAAAAATTGATCCTTTTGATCGACTCAGAAATTTCTGAACAAACGTGGGTGAATCTAATCGAACATCACGGAGTAGAAGTCCAAACCTGGGTATTAAATTCCATCATGGAATATCTTTACCATTTAAAGGATGAGACTTTAAACTTTACCCTCATTCATCAAGCTGAAAAGATAGCATTCCTAGGCAATGCGTCTTTTAAAATACCAATTCGCTTTTTAGTGAATTTGGATCAACCCAAACTTAACGATATTAATATCGAGGTAGGGATATGAATATGAGATACTCAACCTCCCACACGAGCAGTCGTGTGGGGGTGGACGCATATATGCGGTTCGAGGTTGAACCCGATTCGATCAATTATCCTTATTTTGATGACATTCATCATTTTGTGGATTACAGGGAGTTAACAACTCCAGAGGAGGTTTTAGAAAAATATCTTTGGCATGGTCTCAAAATATCCATGCGTGAGATTGCCAATAATCTAGATTTTGATGATCGAAGTGATCCAGATAATCCGTTTGATCGGCATTGTTTCGGAGAACTAATACGGGTTTCAGCACTTGGTTTGGCGCTAGATTATATAGATGATTTAAATAGTTGCCCGCCTGAATGGGTGGATTTTATCAGCGAGCTTGATCAGCATGATATACAGCAAGATTTTGAAGATTCGGTAGATTATCTAATTAATTCAGCAGAATTTGAAGTAATGTCTTATTTGTTTGGTAAACATTATGAAGAAGAAACAGGTAAAGATGATTCGGATGTTATCGATGATTTTATCATTACCGCCCAAGAGGTAATATGGTCAATCATCGTTCATTTAAAGAGCGTTATTCCAAATCTCATGGACATTATGGAAATATGTACCTTCACAGATGGTTATCTTACTGGTAAGTGGGAAAATGATCATTTGGATTTATATTTAATGACTGAGGGAAAACGCCCTTGGCCTGAAAGATTTAATAGAGGTTTTAAAGAAAATGAAATTCGATCAAGACACGATAGTCCAAGTCGACGTAGGCGCTGATGTAGATAACTTTATTCATGTTCTTAGTATGTTTGGTTCATCACACTTACAATCTGAAGACATGGAACGTTATTTTATCGCCAAAGCACTAATGGCGGTTTCAGCACTCACACCAACCGACGCATTAGTGAATTCAGTTCATGATAAGATTCACGATTCCCTACGTCAAGAGTTTAACAAGGATGACTCAATTAAACAGAAAACCAAAATTATGCAAGAGTGGTTAGTTTTGGTGGATACCTTAAAAGCCTCACTGAATCAATATCTTTATGAAGATGGTGGACGAAATCATTTAGTTGTGACATATCGAGATTATCTAGGGAATGGGGTACTTCAACTCATCCTCCACGATGGTCGTGATGATGTCTCAGAAGAGAGGTAATATGGATGTCTATATTGAATCCCCCGTAACCAATGAATACGTGGAAAATATGACATGTTTATTGGAGAGTGCGATAGCTGTTTCTGATGAACAAGCGTGGAATCCTAAACGACTGGCAAGTTCCTTAGTCAATCGTTTAGTGACGGATTTGATTAATCAACAAGATTCTGAGGCAATACAAGATCTAAAAGATTGCTATAAGGAAGATTTTAATTATCTAAGCATAATTGCCCAAGATATAAGGGATCAGTTGATTGATCACTTTTTATTGATGTCTATCGCGGCTTCATCCGTTAAGGTGAAGAAGCTAACTATAACAGGCTCTTTAATTTATTTAAAGGTAGTACCAATTCATGAGTTATGATCTATTACGTAAACCCAATCAAGTCATCTCTTTCCAAACCAAGCAATCCCCATACCTACCACTTAAATACACTAACGTAACAACTGAGGGTGTGGTGAGCTATGGGATTGCTTTATCTGTAGAAGACATTAGTGCTAAGTTCCAGCAAATGGTGACTTACTATCCAGAATTAAGTACTGATCCCACCAAAGCTGATTTCGTGATTATCCGTCATAACTCTGGTGAGCGAGAAGTATTAGCTTTACAATGGGTGGATGAAGACACAATCCAATCTACTCAACGTGTGAATAAACGTATTGATCTATATGGAGTTGATTCAACAATCAATGAACGTTTAATCAAAATGCTAAAACTATTAAATGTTACTGACTTTAAAATCACAGATGTGTGATAAATAGCTCCCTTCCAAGACGGAAGGGAGCTATTATTTTTTGCTTTTTTACAGTAAGCGCACATGTATGAGATAGGAGTATGACATGGGTATTCAAGTAATCAATCCTTTTGTCAAGGAACCAAATTATTATAAAAGAGAGATGGATATTATCGGAGGATACGTAGATGCATCAGCACAATTCCTTCATTCTAAACATCCTCAATATTCTTTAGACTACTGTACAACTTACGTTAAAGATCAAATGAAAGAAGGAGGGTCTAATCAAATCAAAGATCCTCGTGTAATGTTCATCTCACAACGTAAGCGTGGTAATAGAAAAAAAGAAGTAGGTACCCTGACTTCTTTATTAGATGAGATCATTAATGATCAAAACCTGATCATGTCACCAGCGATGATCGCGTATCAACGTCCAGAAATTACCAAGTCTTTATTATCGGAGTTCTTATTCGGTAACGTGAAGAAACGTAAGGACTATAAAGATTTAAAATTCAAATACGAACAAGAGGGTAATAAAACCCTACAAACCTTTTATGATATTTTACAATCTTCAGTTAAAGAGTTAAACAACTCTCTTTCAGGAGCTGGGGTATCTAAATATAATGCGATTTATTGTAAATCATCCCATCTATCATTGACTGCGGGTTGCCGTACTGCGACCAGTTATGCTAACGCATCAAATGAAAGATTCATTGCAGGTAACAGACATTATCATAAACCGAACGTAGTTCTTCAGGAGTTATCCAACGCTGTACTTTACGGACCTCATCGTGAGATCAAACAGGTTATTGAAAGATATAAACTCCGATACCCAACAGTAGAACAGACGATGGAATGTATCCTGAAGTCTAGTCGTAAATACTGGATTGATCAAGCTCGAGAAGATTTCATCCTAGATTACATCAACACCATGACTGATGTTGCGCGTGCAGCTTTTGTTTACACAGGTGATGCGTATCATTTATCTAAGTACAATCCTGGATTCGTTGAAGCGTTGTTCGAAGAGTTTACTGAAGTTGCTCGTGAATATCGAGAAGATGAAATTGTAAACGAAGACATCCTGAAAAAGATTGATGGTGATAAGGTTGTTACTGTATCATTATTTAAATCACAGAACTTAGTCGGCAAGAAATTTAAGGAATTAAAAGAGAAATACCCTGAAGATTATAAGCAAGTAAATACATGCGCTCATAACTTTGAACTACTTATTCAAGAGCATGCTGACCTAATTGACGCATTGTGGCGTCCACGTTACTTGGTATCTTCTATTGGTAAGTTTAGATCAATTATTCGTGAAGCAGTATTGACGTCAGATACAGATTCTACAATCTTCACCACAATGTATTGGACTCATAAAGTTACAGGTAACTACGACTTTTCTAAGCAGTCTTACAATGTCGGTTATTTGGTGGTTTATTTCGCATCACAAATTGTATCTAACGCATTATCAATTATGTGTGCCAACATGGGTATTGGTGTTGAACAGTTAAATATGCTTCAGATGAAGAATGAATATTATTTCCCTGTTTACGGTTTAACCAATATTTCTAAACACTACTTCGCGTTACGCTCTGCTCAAGAGGGCGTGATCAAGATGAAGAAAGATAAAGAAACAGATTCGTGGATTGAAGCACCAGAACTTGAGATGAAAGGGGTGCATTTGATTTCATCTAAAGCATCACTTAAGTTCATGACCGATTTCCAAGACTATGTTGAAAAACATGTGATGGCATCTATCATGAATGATAAGAAGCTTTCTTGGAATGATATCATGGATCAACCAATTCAAGAAGAGTTACGTATCAGACATAACATCCGTACTGGTGGAATTGATTATTACTCTCGTGAACAAATCAAGAATCCTGCCGATTATAAACAGGGCGAGGACAATAGTAACTATTTCCAATACTTAATGTGGCGTGAAGTGTTCGCACAAAAATATGGCGATGTAGATAATCCTCCATTCTATGCGATGAAGATCCCAGTAGATTTAAATAAACCACGTAAGCTCAAACGTTGGATTGATTCAATGGAAGATAGAGCATTGGCAGATCGCTTGATGCGATTCTTGGGAGATAAGGATAAGGACAACTTTACATCTATCCTTATCCCACTACAAATCGTACAGATATCAGGGTTACCTGCAGAGCTATTGACAATTATCGATGAATCTAGAGCTGTGTCACAAATCATGACTCCATATTACCTAGCACTACAAACCTTTGGAATGTATGTTGGTAATTCGAAAAACTCTAGATTACTCACTGATAATTATATTGATCGTTACATGGATAAACAGTTAAACTTGCAACAGGCTGCTTAATTTACCATAGGTAGTATCTACTCCAATCCCAATATTATCGTAGAACTCACGATCATTGCGTAATGTTTTGATTCGTCTTTTCATGAATTCAATGTCTTGACGATTCTTCTCATTACCGTGATCGTTTTGATATTGGGCTAGGAAGTTCAACCAACTTAACCTCGATGCATCGTACACCCAACGTACTGAACGAGTGTAAGTCATCTCAGGTAAGATGAGAGTTTGCGCAACATTACCCATGCTCAGTTGAGGGATTTGTTGGTTGATTTCATTAAAGGTAAAACTACCTGAACTTATAATTTTAACAGCGTGAAGTAAAGCTCTATCCACATAATGGCTAGTATTATTCACAACAACACCACCAACTCTAAGAGTTTTAAAAGCTGCAGGCTCAATTTGGTTATAATGTTGAATAAAACGATTACGAAGAACAATATCCATGTGGCTATTGATGATATTAAACAAAGGATAACGACTTAGAAACATATGTGGTGATTCAGGATCAATCCCGTTACGTTCAGCCTCATAATGTTGCCACAGTCGATATTGTAAAATTAATACAGGAATATTGATACATATGTAGGCTTTATTTCCAAATACATTCTCACCCGTATAACGACTATTTGGAATACCGAGGTTTAAATCGCAATAGGGGTGATCAAGAACTCTAATAGGTTCTAGTAACTTCCAATTGTATTTAATCTCGTTACCTAACGGAATGGAATCATCCATAACAAGGTATTCATTAATGTTGTTTGGGTAAGCTATGTTATTTGGTACATTTGTCATTCTTCTATATGGTGTTGAGATACCAAACAACTCAGCATCTTCTAACCAACGATTACGAGCTACTTCTAAAGTAGTATCTGCATTTTGATAAAGGGGAGTGTTATCACTTTTTAAAAGTTTGACTAAAGGATGTGTATTTAAAACCCATTCACTAGATTCTCTGAAATAACGAGCAAGCTTATTTAGTTCTTTATAGAGTGCTTCACGAGCATTATTCCACCCAGGTAGGTTCTGTGCTCCTAAATTGAACATACGCGGATTGTTAAAAAGAGTATGCATAATTTTTCTCTGTCGGTATTTATTTACTTCATATCATTTATTATATAGAGGATAAGCATCATTTTGATGTTTGCCATAAGTGTGGATATGTTGCCGTTAATCCTTAATTTAAAAGAAATTTGGATTATACATTATCTAAGTGAATATCGGACAGTATATTCAATTAACATGTTAATTGTAAGTAAAAATCTTTAAAGAGGTAATAAAAATGGGTATGACTCAAATCGGCGGTGGTTCAAATAACAACGACCGCAAAAATGATCGCGATAACAACAACTACGGTAATGACCGTGGTCGTGAGCGTTCTCAAGAAGATCGCGATCGTGCTGATCTTCGCGGCGCAAGTCAGAGCTTGCGCCAAACAGCAGCTAACCCATTCGGTACGGCTGTTTCAACTTCGCGCTCTCTAGGAGCACTCAACAACTACACTTCAAACTACGTTGCTGCAAAAACCCGTGGTAAATCAATCGATATGAAAACCTTCGTGGTTGAAGAAGGGGTTGCAGTTCCATCGGTAGTGATTGCAGCGATTGCAAGCAAAGACAATCAAAAGTTTGTTATTTCGCACGCAATCATGTTGGTGAACAACGCCCAACCACCTGCTCCTTTATTGGATCAAAACATCCAAGGCATCATGTACCGTGACAACACCACATGGGCAGATGCTTACGATGATAAATACCAAGCTGCAATCATCGAAGTGGTTGAGCGTGATTTAGCGGAAAAGGTGGAATTCATTTCAGCAGGTGCGACTGCTGTAGATTATACCTTTATTCCAACTGAAAAGTTGTTGAATGAAAACAACTTCCAATCATTACAGTTGGACAACTTGATCTTAAACGTAATGAGTGGTATTGAAGCAGTTCGTGCAATCGAATCTGACGATACATCTCGTGACATTAAACCATCTAACTCAAACCTAGATGCACAAATCGTTGCTGATGTATCATTACAACCATCAACTTCAACTCAGCCAAACGGTGATCCATTGGCAGAAGACTTCTTGATTAAGTTGTCAGAAGTACCGAATGATCGTCGCGATCGTAAGCGTAACGAACCACGTTCATTAAACCAAACAGGTGAAAGCAACAACCGAGCTTATGGTGCGGTATCGGGCCGTATTGATTTTAAATATGTAGAACCAGTTCAAGTAGCTCGTGGATGGCGTCCACAACCAGGTGATTCAGCTTGCTTTATCCCTGAGTTCATTATCGCTGGTTTCGATGTATTGGATATGCAACCAAGCTTAACACTGATGTTGCAATTGATTGCATCCGTTGGTATCTTGGATTCTCGTAATCCTCCGTTTTATCTTGATGCATTCTTACCTGCTAACTTAACCAATAACAGTTCTCGTAACTTAGGTGCGTTGCAGGCGGAAATGCAAGATCCTGAAAATGGTCAACGTTTGGAACGTCTGGAGTTAAAACCATCAACAGACATGATCACTTTCCAAAAGTTCGTGACTGCCGCGATTCAGGAAAAAGTATCTATTGCAATCGAAATCCCAACTCAAGGTCCATTGGTTGGTTTGTTAAACACCTTCGATCAAGCAGTAGATTACAATGGTCGTGAAGGTACTGAAGCCGCTTACTTCAATGGTTTAATTGTTGAAGCTGCTGATGTATTGACTGAAGGTGCATTCAGTGACATGTGGACTCCTGGTACACCAGTAATGTTACGTAAACGTGCAATCATTCCAACTGGTTACTGGATTGATGGTCAACAAAACAAACGTGATTCACGTGAGTTTGGTTACCTTTACTATGCGAATGTGGATAACCCACAAGAAGCTTATGAGCTTTCAGTACAGTACGATAAGTCATTCGACATTGATGATCAATTGATTGCAGCCGCTGAACGTCGTCGTTTAATCGAAGATGTACAAGGTAGCAATTTCGTACAAACTGATAACGTAAGCCGCGTGTATTTCAATCCAGAATTCTTCGCATGTTTGCTTGATGCGATGAACAGCTCAGGCATGGCGCCAGCAATTGGTAACGCAGCTTATGCTGGTCGTGGTCAATCTCGTCGTCGTGTGGATGACAGCAACTACCTTGACAGTGGTCGTCTGGAAAACTCTTACCAACGTTACAACGGTAATAGCCGTGATGATCGTGGTTACAACTATAACTCACGTGGTTACGGTGCTTCACGTAACTGGCGTATTCGTTAATACATAAGACATAATTTAAAGAAAGGAGCCTAGGCTCCTTTCTTTTTTCTATAAACTTTTTACCTGTGGAGTGATCAATGTTTCAACGACATATCGATCCAGACTATCCTAATTTCACCTATGACCCAGCAGTTGTGGTGGCTTTAGATAACTTGGATGATTACTTTAAAGAGGACTCATCGGAACGCGAAGTGTTTATCGCAAACGACTTTCAGGTGGATACGGAAGACAAACGTGAACATCTTGTAGATATGTTAACCAAAACATATAGTCGTGAATTTCTTGATGAACCAATCAATGGTGCAAATTCCTTGTTTGAGAAAGTTGCTCCGTCAATGTGGATACGTCCAGTGGGTAATGGTAAATTTGTTCAACCTAAGTTTCTATCCATGCTCACTAAAGCACTCACTCGTGATCGAGTGAATATGGTGCAATATGCGATGGACCCAAGTTATAAACTACCCATTACTAAAACTCCATCTGGATTACTTAAAACATTCTTAGATGCTGGGTTCCCACGTGGAATGAAAGCATTCCATGATCATTTCGATGAAATCATGGATATCCTAATCATGAATCAATATCGTAAGCGTGAAGCTCGTCGTAATGCAATAGGTGAAGGGCGTAGAACCTCTGCTCGTAACACGATGGATTACATTGCGATGTGTATTGAGAAATACCGAGATTCAATCTTTTGTGAACATTTACCTGTGCCGTCTAATCAGGTATTTATCATGGAAAAGCGTGGAAAGAATAAAGTCTCTGAAGTACCACTTATGCAGTACGCGTTTGATGCGGTACATACGGTGACTTCTATTTCATCACGTATCCGTGGTGTGTCTCCACGTGAAGCAGATCGACTTGATTATAAAGTCAATGATCTGATGAGTGAGTTCTACGAGAAATACTCTCAAAATTATCTTACTTCTAAACCTGGAGTGTTCCGTAAAAACAGTTATGGTACTTCATCGTCGTTTAATGCACGAGCAGTAATTGTATCTCGTCAAGGGATTCAAAACTACGATGAGATCATCATCCCTTATTCATTAGGATTTAAAATATTCGAACACCATATTGCGAAAATCTATATTGATGATAAGCAGTTTAGCCCAATTGATATTTTTGAAATGCGTGCTGAATATGCAAAACAGTTTAATAAAGGTATTCATAATGTGATGAACACCCTAGTCAGTGATTTCTGGGGTGGACGTGGATGGCCGAATAACTTCTTACGCCATCCATATTTATCAAAATTATCCTCTCAGTTCTTCTACATTCCAGAAGTAGGAACTGACCCTTTAGATACCACGATACAATTATCCCCAATGGTATTAAAAGGTCCCAACGCAGACTCAACCATTTCGTTCAAATGTCGGGGTCCTTATCATGGTAACATGGTTCGAAAAACTTCGTTAATTGCTGGAACGTACCCTAAAGCCGCTTAGCTAGTATTAGCGTCGAAAGACAGAAACAATAAAGCGGATGGTCTAAGCTTAAATGAAAGCTTATCTGTTTAGATAGGTGCTAAGGATCGTGTTTAATGGGCAATCAGCAGCCACGTTTGCATAGGCTTCAAAAGAGTAATGGAAACAGGTTCGACGGTCGTGAGGGTTGCGCCTCTTAGCCGATTCATGGATGAACGGTGAAAATGAAGCGTCCTAGGATAAGTCCCACAAGGATAATGTTAGGATGGTGGTATGACCTATAGATTCTCGAAAGAGATGAACAAAAGGAACATTTAGTTTTAAAGATTACATAAAGTGTGGTTCAGTAATGTGGAGAAAAAAGATGTTAACCATTCTCGAACATATGGACTACGAACACCCAAACCCTGCAGTTATTAGCCATACTCAGGGTCGTTATGTCTTAGACAAAGACACTAAAATTGTCTATGATAACTATCTGAAAAAAGAAATTAATCCTGATCCGGATAGTGGGTTATATCCGATTAACGTCCTTGAACAATATAACATGACATACTGGGAATTATACATGTTGTCGTTCAAGGCAAATCATATCCCCACTCACGATTTCTTAAAAGCTCTAGGAAATGGCGCTATATTTGCTTATGTAGCACACCCCACTATCGATGCGGACGAGTTATCGATAGATCAGAATATACCTAGTCGGGATTTATCCTGGTTCATCGATGTGAAATGTTCAAATATAGCTGGAGCCCGGTATATTCCGACGTTTACTCGTTATGTGATGGATAACGATTTTAATATTTATCAATTAGGTGATGGGTCTTTTAAAAAGATTAATGAACCAATCCCTTGGGAAGCTGAAAATGTGGAGGAACAGCTTAATGATATAATTGTATTTCTTCAGAGAGATGATAATGTTTGGGAAGAAGTTTATTGGATTGACCTTGTTGGGATAATGTTTCTAGAACCCAAAGATGATCCAATATTTGTAGATCATCTATTTACATCAAGACAGTATATATTTAATCAAATACCTCTGAAATTAGAAGATGTCGAAAGCGGTGATTGGTTATCACAAAATATCGATATGATTTTAGATGAAAGAGACGATGAGGATTAAATATGTCTAGCAAAAACACTAACCGACCAATTCATCGCTGGCACCACAAAAACAAAGCGATATCCTATACTTTAAACCGTTTTGAATATGATCGATTGTTAGGTGTTGTAACAGATGTCGCCAATGGAGATATTATTCAGTTAATTGATGGGTATTTTCATTTAAATGATTTTATCTTTAATAAATTGACTGAAGCCGAAGCCTGGATGTTAACTCATAAACCCTTAAACATACCTGCTTGGGATTTTATCAGGGCTTGGAAGAATAACGAAATTAAGATCATAGGTAATTCAAGAAACCCTTCTAAAGATACTACGTTCTGGAAGTTTAAAATAGAATCTAGCTATTATCCTGGTTTCTATTACATTCCTGGTTACACGAACTACGTTGTTAACGAGAGTGGTCGAGTTATATCATTATTTAAAGGGATTGAATTACGATTTCATTCTAACGGTGATGGTTATCTAACAGCGAATATGGTTTCGGATGACTCATTGAACGGCGTAGTTCCTATCCACCCGTTAGTTGCTTTTACTTTTAAGGATTGGAGTTTAGAGGATGTTATCAATAATGAAATAGATCATATTGATGGTAATACTGAAAATACTCATGAAAGTAATTTAGAATTCGTATCTCAAGCAGAAAATATTAAGAGGATAGCTAGAAATAACTACTACGGTAAGAGAACTCACCATTGCGATATCTATTATCGGGATCTTAAAACAGGAGAAAAAGGTATTGTTAAAACCCAACGAGAACTAGCTAACCGAATTAGTGATTTAGGTGCGAGTACGATACAGAACCATCTAAGTAAATCCAAACCCAACGCGACCCTAAAGTCAAGATATGTAATCGCATATGTGAAAGATGAATCAGATATACAATACCTAGATGGTTTAGATGCTAAGTATTTTGATCTGCGTTCTGGTTCCCAGGCTAGAGCGACGCTGATAAAGAATATAAGCACTGGTGAAATCAAGCGTTTCGATAAAATGAGAGATGCTTTTAATTACATCAGTAGTATTATTAATATTACATTTAAACCATTTAGTGATAGGTTGGCGAAAGGTATTCAAAAAGATTTTGATGGTTATATCTTTAAATACGAAGATATAACAGACGATTGGATTTTATAACTATAAACCAACTGAACCACACTTTATGTAATCTTTAGGCTAAAAAGATTTAAACTGTTCTTATGATTAGATACAAACTAATCACTTAGGATACAAACCGGTCGACGGAGATGAGATGGTCTTGTCTCTTCATTTAGATAAATACACAGCAGATCTGTGGAGTTCAACTCGTCCTTCCGAGGGCGCATTGGATCAAAACAAAGCATTATCGTATTCAGGAGATTTAGATCTCTCTAAACCGATGATCCTTCAATTCTATCGATACCTAAGTCTCGATAAGAAGTAAATTTAATAATCTAGAGGTTAAAATGAGAATCATTGAATTAGATGACGATTCAGATCGTGCATTAATCAGTGGTTATGTGGCACGAGAGGAAACCAGGCAGCGATTTGATCGTGATCGGGAGAACTTTCGAGAACGAGTAGGTCGTTACCGCGGTCGAGAATATCTTGACCGTTTTAGTGATTTCTCACGTTCGTTAGATATTGATTACTTAGCCAGACGATCAATTGCAATTGGTCGTAAAATGCAATCTACATTTCGTGATGATACTATTTACGATATGCATACGGTTGCTGATTTCCAACATGCGTCTTCAAGAATGCAAAACTATATGTTGGCTGATTTAGAACTCAATTATCGTGCACGTAACCAACGAATGCAGGCTTGGTCTCGTCCAGTTGCTGATTACGCCTATCAGGAGAATGAAGATCCTAGAAATAATCCATATTATCGTGCGATGAATGATGGATACTTAAGAGTGTGTGAGGATGATAATAAGTCCATGTACGCTGAGAGTTTCCTAGGTCAAACTGAGCGAGATATGGACATCTTAAGTCATGATGAGAAGATGAGCTTACATCGTTCCGCTGCATTGCTTAAAGATCTTCTAGGTGAATACGGAGCAGAAGATCCAACATCTCCAGAAAACAATAGCCTTTAATATATAAGTGAGCACTTCGGTGCTCATTTTTTATTTTTATTTATAGAGGTAATTATGTTGGCGCTACCTAGAATTGTTTGTGCTGCAGTAATGAATAAAGATGGAATTATTATTCCATCTCCTAGGCATTTTGATGAAACCTTCTGGAAACTCTTTGAAAGAATGGGATTGAAAGAAGAAGACAACCATGAATGGATTCAGGGGTTTATTGATCAGTTTGGTAAATTCTTTGATCGTGAAGAAGCTTTGATTATTGCAAAGCGAGAAAACCAAATTTATCGTGAATCTCCAAATGTTGATACCACTGAATTGTTTAGTGAGAATCTTTATTAACAATTGCTATGAATGCAGGAGATTAATAAGATGCCATCCAATCCATATCCTTCCATGGGTCCACAAGGTTATATTTACGATGCAGCGCAAAAGGCAGAATTTATTTTTGCAGATTACATCGCGGCTAAGAATTCACAAAGTACCTTGTTTTACGGACAAATCCAATCATTGTCCTTTGATGAGTTTAAAGGACAATACGAACCCATTCTATCGGGTGAGGTGATTAAAGCTTCTTTAGAGAAGATTTATGATGCGTACTTTGATAGCGTGGATATTCAGGTGAGTGATAACCTCAATGAGGACACACAAGTCACCAGAATTGAAATCACAGCAGATCTTAATGATAAAGGGGTTCAGTACCGTTTAAATGAGATCTTATCTGTGAATAACCAACGCATAAAACGATTAGCGTCGTTTAACTAGAGGTCAATAATTATGTCTAAATCAATAGGGTCAGACGATGGTCAAATTGCAATTAAAGTACACGCTGTTAATTTTACCAGTATTGCTGATTTAAAACAAGGTGATGTTTACGTAAAGGTATCCCGTGAAGGTTTTGCTGAAATCAAAAACGGAGTGTTAGTAGATATTCCAATTGAACAAGTCCCGAAACCTTTAGTAGATTGTGCTCTTAGTTTTGAAAACCAACCTGAGAACAATCTTAAGTATCCATATGCTTTATATTTGGAGAGTATCAATGACACAGCAATCAAACCCAAAATCTAATTACGATACTGCCCCAGAAGAAAATCTACCACCCAATTCCATTTTGTCTAAGGTGAAGATCTCATCTAAGATCAAACCACCACCACATTTAATGCGTATTTTTAATACCTATTTGGAAAATGAAAAGAACTACCCAAATTGTGAAGAAATAGATTTTGCTGAATTTGGAACGAAGTGGTTACCGTTATTTAACTATGGCGCACACGACGATCAAAAAGATATTCCAATTATGGATTGGGTGGAACAAGTATCGCTCAATCCATATCGTCCAGTGAAACTCATGAATTGGGTAGATGGTCAGTATGTTTGTGTGGCTATCATTCCACCGATCTTTGATAACAATGTTCAGTTATTACGTGAGGATGAGCGAGACTACTTCATGCAGTTGGCTACTCGTGAAGCTCATAAGCTTCAAGGTGTTCATCGTACTAGTCAGGCAAATGGATATATTTCACGAAACATCACTGATCGAATCGAAGTACGTCGTCGGGTTCTTACTGATCATTTCCACAAAATGAATGAGATCTTTAAACTCTACGGAGTGGAACGTGAAATCCCTCAGTGGCTAGTAGATAATTCAAATGGCGAATTAGCTCCAGTAGTTAAAGATGAAACCACCCCAAGTACTTTTAGTTCAGGGATGATTGAAGAAGATTAATCTTTACATATTTTTCTTATCGTATAGAGATATATGAGATAAAGAATTATGGAGATGTTAGCTTCGGATTATAGTGTGGGGTGGAGTCAAGATCAACACACTTTCCATAAACGTCTAGGAGTAGATCGAGTACTTGATGCGCTTCGTCGTGCATTTCCAGATAGTGAGCGTACAGGTGAGTTGACTTGTTTATTTTATGGTGGAGATTTTTGGGATCATGAAGTATCGAACGCTCACCCAGAACTACATAAAGTCCATGATTATATCGCATGGCGTTTAAAATCAGCACGTAAGCGTAATTATTCTGTTCGAGTATTAGAGGGAACTGCATCACATGACCGTGGTCAATGTAGGGTGTGGGAAACCATTAATAACTTACTAGACGAGCCTGCTGATTTAAAATACGTAGATACCGTATCAATTGAGAGTCATCCAATATTAGGTGATATCCTTTACGTCCCTGATAATTGGAAACCAACTACAGATGAAGTCTGGGAAGATGTCTGTGCTGTAATGAAAGCCAAGAACCTTACTATGGTAGATTGGATAATCATGCATGGCGCATTTAAACACCAACTCCCAGAACATCTGCATGGGAAAGTACAATTACATGACTCCGATCGTTACTCAGCAATTACTCGAAAATATGTTTTAGTTGGACACGTCCATCTAAAATCACAATACAAGAATATCATTAGCATTGGTTCAATTGAACGCTTATCTCATAATGAGGAAGAACCGAAAGGTACGCTTAGAATCAATTGTTCAGAACACGGTGATGAGATTCTTTTTCAAGAAAACACCTTAGCCAGAATTGCGACAACTCTGGATTTAGAAGGTCTGCCAGCCGAGCAAGCCTATGAACGAATTAGAGAAGAGATTGAAAAATATCACACTGGTTTAGATGGTATCTCTATTCGTATCAAAGCAAAGAAAACTGATCACGCTCATTTAATGATAGCGCGGTTAACACGTGAGTATCCTCAGATTGATTGGGGATTTAAAGATGCAGATGAGAAAACCAAACTTCATCTGGTTCGGTTAGAACGTCAAGAAATGCCTGCGATTGTTTATGATCTTTCGCACCACGCGGTAAAAGAGAAGCTGCTCCAGCGTATCGGAGATGAGAAAACCACTGGTTTAGTTGAAAAAGTAGATTCCTTATTTAAAGGTTATCAGATTGAAGTTAATAGTTAAAGAAGCTTTTGCGTATCGATATATTCAGTTAAAATTTATTCACAATGCACGATAATAGGTAACCAAATTGAGTAGAATACTCGACGATAGGGAGATGGGTAATATACCCATCTCCATAGCTACTGCTTTGGCGCTGGACGGTTTATACAACCGCCACCCAGAGCTAAAACCTGCACGTAAATTGCCTGCATTGATGGCGAATATTATCTATATCAATGCAAGAACATTGTTTCGCAACATCATGGGAGCTATTGGCGACAATGATAAAGCGCTGAGTGTTTCAGCAAAAGATTATGCAGTGACATTATTAAAAGAGATGGATGAGATCCGTTCCCATCTGTCTCAAGAAGAACATCCATTGGAAGTAGTCTATTATTTTCCAACGTATCATTCTTTGCAAAAGTATATGGGTAATGGTGAGCTAAGACCGTTATCTACGGAAATACAACAGAAACGAAATCAGTTGGAAAACGATTGCTTGCAATATATTTTCGACCAATATAAAGATCAACCTAACCCACCATTTATGAATGTGGATGTGGAGATCAAAGCACAGACTTACCAAAATATTTTCATTATTACCCATCTACCAATTGACCTGTTACACTTAGAACATGTAGCTGAGGTTTATTTGGTGGAATCCCATACAGGTAAAGTTAAACCTAAGGATCTGTGGTTTACCAAGTTTGCCACAGATCGAGATCCAAAAATTCCTTTTAATAAAGGAACCTTATTGTTCTTTGGTGATTCAGGACATTTATTTAAACCTCAACCGATTAAAGCGAGACGTCGTTTCTTAGAAGTTGCGGAGAAAAGAAAATGGAATGCACACACAACTAAGGATCGTTTGATGCTTGGTTTTCAATTAGAACAAGAACCTTTCATCTTAAAAACATTGAAAGAATTATTCAAGTAAGAGAATACATAATTCTCTAGTTATATGCTAGCAACCAAGGAGACATTGATCATGTCTGATGAAAAACAAGTTTACATTCCAAAGTCATCTCTAGACTCATTCGGTAATGCTTTATTTGCTGAACGTTTAGAGTTAGGTAGTCGCGAACCTACTTTGATGGTCAGTGTAAACATTAACCAAAAGAACCCACAATGGTCAACAGTGGATGTTCAAGTACGACACCATTTACGTGGTGAAGAAAAGAATAAAACCTTTGATGCGCCAACTAAACCACAAGTTGTGCAAGCGGCATTAGCGAAGCTGAAAGAATACGCTAAAATTCCATATAGTTCAGATGAAAAATTCACCACCGCTTGGGACATTCTTGCGCCTAAAATCGTTAATGGTAAAATGACCTCCGAACGCATTACCAAAGCCAAACTGGTGGTGGGACGTAATAAGAAAGGTCCTTTTATGTCAGTGGTGCATTGGAATAATAGTTATCCACAAATTCCATTCTATGCAGGTTTGCACGACGAAAACAACTATCGTTCAACAGTTAGTGACGATCCTGAAAAGCTGTACGACTATGTATGTGCTAATGCAATCGGTTGGGCTGAACATATTTCAGGTTTAATCACCAGCGAATGGCAATTCCAAACCAATAAAGTTTTAGATAACATGCGTAAAAACCAAAACAATAATGGTGGTGGTTCTTACGGTGGCGGTAATAGCTACGGCAATAACAATCGTCAAGGTGGCGGTAGCTATGGGGGTAACAGTGGTGGCGGTCACTATGAGACCTCTTCACCAAGTTCTTCGAATGGTGAAGAATTCAGTTTTTAAAACAGCATAAATACTAATAGCGGAGAGATTAATCTCTCCGCTATTGCTTTAAATATTTTAAGATATACATTATCTAAGTGAATTATTCTTTCAGAGGTTTAAACAAATGCGATTGAGCATCATTGATGTGAACACGATGAAGATCGAACACCCACATCAACAAACCCGCGTTGCATCTATACGTGAATTCTCTAAGACACGTTTTGTTAAAGATCGGGATGATGGTACTGGTCTTTTAGATCCGTTTAAAGAGATTAACTTATTTATTCACCAAAAGGTGAGTCAGGAAAATCAACTCAAACTTTATAATGCTTATGCTACCATTTTTGCTGAATTCTTAGATGGTTGTTACGATGTTGATATCGTCATGAATGTTGTAAATGAGCAATTTAAAATCATTTACGATATTATTAAAGTTCAAGATGTGCAAGACTTTATGGAACGTAACAATCTTTTCGATATTCCTCCAGATATCGAAAAGAACTATACAGGTGAGTATAGTGAAGATCGTACTTACATTGAGCCTAAGTATAAGGGTTTGATTGCGCTTGCAATAGCTGCACGAATGGCAATTCCAGTATGGGGTGAGTTCTCCCCGATTCGTAAAGGGTCTGTTGGGTCAAAACGTATCCCGATCTTACTCATCCAAATGTTAAAAGGTTCTTCTATTTTAGATTCAGAGCAATTTAAAGATTTGGAACGTTATTCAGATGCAACCGTGGAAGCAGGTAAATTCGACCCAGGGCGTGTGGTTGCAGGGTTTGGTTCTGAATACAATAAAGAATTAAATCTAGCCTCTAACTTTGTTAAGAAAGTGGCTATTGCACCGAATTCAAGACATAACCCATTAGCTCAAGATATCTACAACTATATTGCAAATAGCGGCGCGTATAATGATGCTTCTTCTGGAGATATTGTCTGGAGTAAGAAGGACCCTAACCAAGAGGAAGAGAAATCCAAATGGGAAAAATACAACCTTCGTGAACAAATGTCGCAAGGTGACATTTGCATGATTGAACATTACCTAAGCGATCCTTATCGTGGTATTCATCGTATTTTATCTGATGTTGATTCTGAAACTATTGATGCTTATACCCGTGAAGCAAATATCATAGCAGAACATTTAGATGCTGAGAATTTCATCCCTGAAATCGAGAACATTCGAATCGCACAATGGGTTCTATCTTCAATTGTTCCTGCAAAAACACTGACATACGTGGGTTACTATTATCAACGTCGTGCATTGGTGGTTGCATTAACAGTATTAAAACATCTTAATTATCCGCTGCTATCTGCATTACTTGTCGCGAAGATCGCACAGTCAGCAGATGGCTTCATGATTTCATTTAAGGTTACTCGCAAACAAATGCCAGAAGACCTAGAGGAAAAACTTGAGAAATTTTATCCTGCATTTAAGAAGACTCGTGATCGTGATCGCGAATCAGGCAATATGTGTAAGAATGCGATTAACCGCTTCTACACAGAAATCAACAATTCAGTGATGTTGGTGGTAGCTCCACAGAGTTACATCAACTACCTAGTTGAACATAAGGTGTTGAATAAACACTTGCGTTTTAGTGTTCGGCCAGAAACCCCAATTGAGTTAGCGCAAATGTTAGTTGATTTATCAGAACTACAAATGCGTCAACACAAATTAACATTAATGTAATAGTAGATCACAGAGGTTTTAAAATGGATATTCTTTCAAACTTAATGGGTGGAAGTGGGAACTTTGGTAATCGTGGGTATGATGATCATCGTGGTAATACCTACGAAAAATTTGATTACGAAGAACCAGTAACAATTGATGGTTATCGTGTATGTGCGATTATGCTCACTGAAACAGGAACGTATAACCCAGAGTTTCTTCGCCCATATACTGTATCAGTAGATCGTGGTGATGTTTATAACATCGCTGATATTGCGAGTGAAAACGGCCAAGCATTGTTACGCCCTGAAAATATTGCAGGTGTTGCTGGTCGTATTTTGCGATATTCTTCTCAGGTTGACAAACATGATTTGGTAGATATTGAAAATGGTTGGGACGTACGTCGTTTATCATTCTTGATTGAAGTAGTGGAAGAATCCCGCACGGATTTTGATCTACGTGGTGATATGGAAACAGTTACCTACATCTCAGGGTTTACCGATCGTTTAGATGTGGTGGAAACACGTAATGGTCGTTATGGTGATTTTGCCCCAGCACCTGATCTTAAGTTTTATGTTACCAATATATATCGTATTGAACGTGAAACACGTCGTATTCACTCCAACTTCCAATTACTCGTACCATCTCATCATGGTGTGGGTCGTTATGATCGTCAACGTGATAACCTTTACACTATCCGACCTCGCGATGTGTTTAATGATGGTGTTGTTCGTGAGAAAACCCCAATTGGTTCAAAGAGTTTTAATCAATCAAATCAATTGGTTGGAACATTGCCGAAATCATCACGTACATCTAACCTAAGTCCAAGTACTTATATGGCATCTTCAATCAATGCCTTGATCTCTTCTGAAACTCAGCGAGGTTCAGGTTCTGATGAGTATGGTAGTTACGATCCAACTCGTCGTCGAGGTGCAGATGTGGTATATAGTACTGCGGCAGGTAAACTCAATGAAGAACCACCACTTCCTTATAATTCATTTACTTACTTGTTAAAGAGTAAAACAAATGAGTTTGGTTCACGATCGATCTTTAGTTGGGCTGATCTTGAAGATATCTTCGGGCCTGAGATTGCGCGAGTAACGTCTCTTTATAAACGTAAAACAGTTGAACGTAATCGACGTAATAGTCGATGGGCCGCTGCTGGTGAAAGTTCTAATTGGGACAATAATGAAAACGAAGGTTATAATGCTGTATTCGCTACGGCATTAAAACAAACATTACCAGGGTATGCTTTAGAATCCATGATCTATTCATGTCGTATTGAAGCTACTAATATCGTAGATCATTCCGATAGTTTTGATACAATCGCAGGTGCTTTAATTACGATATCTAATGTTGTCTTTATTGCACGAATGCCTTCAGCTCAACAAGAAGAATTTCTGATCGATGAATTTCGTCAGAAAATTGCTAACTATGTTCTTCGTGACACATCATTAAACAATCAAGTACCTTACGATGTTGTTGTTGAATTGGACTGGCGTGGCGATAGTTTTATCTGGGTAGGGATTGATGGCGGGGAAATGATCGATTTCTCCACAGCTTCATTCTCAAATGCATTAACACCACCGATCATTACCACTAACCAAGATTTCTCAGAAGATATGATGACAGATCTTAAACAGGTAGTTGGTGAAATATTGGCAAGAGGTTATTAATGAGTAAGTTAACAGGGTTTTATGAAAATTTAATCGAAATCTGTGGTGTGAAACTTGGCGAGTTTGGACGACTCGTCATTCCTGCAGAGGAAGATATTTATCTTAAGTTAGATGATAAACATATTGTTTTTCCAGAAAAGCAATATTTAAACCATGTGGAGAATCCAGCAATCGATACGGTGGTGTTCCATCCGTTATCTGAATCCAGTGTACGTAATGTGTCTGAAGTTCAGGAGATTTTACGTCGGGCTGCAATTCTACGCATTAATCAGATTGGGCGAGTGCTTTTAAACAAAGCAATTGAAATCAATCGTAATGCTACGGCTGACTCATCTTACAAACTTAACCATAAGCAAAGTAAACTCTTTGCAACGATCGGAGAGATCGATGAGAAGTTTGTAAAATGGTGGTTGAAAGTCGATAACCGTATGACTGAAGATTCCAAGTGTCGTTTGTTCGATGTGTATTTAAAAATGCATGGTGAATTTGATAACAAACGTTACGATCGCGTTTGTACAATTGCTTCACCTCTTTGGGATCAGGTGACGTTTACCACTGATTCTAAAATATTTGGAGTAACTGTTGAGCGTAAGAAAGACGTTAATACCTTAAAGGAATTATTGAAAACATTATTCCCTCGTTTGGAAACTGGTGGTTACATCTTTGGTTCTTCTGAAAATGTAGCTCCGTTCTTAAGCGTGTTCATTGATTCAGTGGTTGAGATCGAAACCCGCTTTAATGAAATTCTTAATATCTATGGACGTGAAGCAAGCGACACTGAAGGTCTATACAGTAACGGTTTAGATATCAAACGTGATGCGGACTTTTCCAAGTTACGTAACTTGATTCCTGCTGATAAAGCGTATAACGTTGGAACCAGTAAGGATAAAGAGGATATCTCTGAGAAGAAACTTACTTCTCGTGAAAAACCAGTTGAACAACAGCGTATGAACGATGTTCGTGTTCCGCGTGGGATGACTGATTCTTTACAGATGACCAGTGCGCCAGCCCAACAACCAGAACCCGCATCAACTACCTCTGAGCGTCCTGTAGAGGAACGCCCACATCGCGATAGTATCTCATCACAAAACTCTCAACCATTCTGGAATCGCGATAGTCGTGATGATCGTTATTATGGTAACCGCGATGATTATCGTCGCGATGACCGCGGTTACGATCGAGGATATGATAACGGTTACGATCGTGGTCGTGGGTATGATAATCGTCGTGATGATCGTCGAGATTACCGTGGTTCACGTTATGAAGATCGTCGCCCTAATGTAGAGCGTTATCCAAGTGATCGTGGTTACTCACGGCAATCTGAACAACGTAATGATTATTTCTGGAATCGTGATGGTCACGATGACCGTTATTATCGTCGATAGCATATAGTGAAGAATAAGGAGCCTAGGCTCCTTATTCTTTTTTTACGCTGTTATATTTAACCCAATTAATTATTAGTTTGACTCTCATCGTAACGTAGTTTTAACATCGCAAGATAATTTAAATCAACTTGATAGAGTGGCCCATCTTTAGAACGAAATTCGCTGTATTCTTTATAGTTATTAACACGCAATGTTACCCAATGTAAGTGGAAAGGAATACCTGCAATGTTACATAAAAGGTTGAAATTTTGATCAGCACGCGCTTTTTCAGTATCGGTGAGTTGAATCTCACCACCTTTAGCCATACTGCTCTGGCGTAGACCAGCTAAATTCATTTCAAAGAAGTCAATAAAGTTAGGATTATAAAGGTAATCATAATCAGCTTGTCTTAATTTGGTAACTAATGAATCCATACGGTTCTCCTAAATATTTTAAGATATACATTATCTTAATGTAGTTCTATATAATAGAGGTTAATGATGAACAAGTATGATAAGGATAGAGTCAAGTTCTATCGTTATGTTCAAATCCATCCTGAAGCAACAGGGACGGCAGGATTAAACTTCGCCCCTTATAAAGTTTCTTCACCCAGACTACATATGTTGGCATCCCATATGGGGCAAAAACCTGCAATCATTCATGGTGAACCTCCTCTAGTTTACACAACTGTGGAACGAGCTTATGCTGAAAGATTACATGTTATTGAAACACCAGCAAAGATCATTGTGCGAGAGGTTATTAGCAAATATTCATCGCTTACACCTTATGATCAAAACCCACCTCTCACTTTAGTTATCTTCGAAAGAGCTGATACAGGTGAGATCGATGTCTTAGAGATTCCTCAAAATTACTGCAACCATCAAACATTCGGTTTCCGTTACATTCGAACTGCAGTGATGGAATCTATTTATCCAGGTCAGGTGATTGATGAGGGAGTTATTTTAGCAAAACCTGACACTCTAAATGATGATGGTGATTGGTGCTTTGGACGTAATGTTCGAATGGGTTTCTTACCTTCAGAACCAGGGATTGAAGATGGCCTTTGTATCTCCGAATCTACGGCACGTAATTTTGCCATGTACGGTTACGGCACTGTGGAGATGTCGTTCGGTAAAAACAAAATCCCATTAAACACTTATGGCGATGATGATAATTATATTCCTTTTCCAAGTATTGGGGATATTATCAAACCTTCAGGCATCATCATGTCTGGTCGGGAATTTGATCCTAATCTCGCCCCAGGTAACATGACTAAGAAGTCCCTACAGAATACTAACCAAACTGATGAGTCAGTATATGGCATTCCAGGGGCAAGAGTTGTTGGGATTCGAATCATCCGTGGTACGAATCAGTCCAATAACTTACCTCAAGAAGTTGATGATTATGTTGGAATCTTCACAAACAAAGATCAAGCATATCATAACTCAATCCTGAAACTCCACAATAACTTGAAGAAACAATATCAGTCAGAACAATATACTGATACCAATGCTTGGCGTTGGCTTGTAACTGATGCGATGTTTGCATTAAACAAGAAAACAGGAATCAAAAAGGAAGCGTATCGTGGCGTTCCTTTAGATGATCTTCAAGTTATCATTCAATACGAATATATTTATATTCCAAACAAAGGAGCAAAATTCACAGGTCGTCAAGGTGATAAGGCGGTTGTTACCCGAATCAAACCTGACCATCTGATGCCGCGAGATGCGCGTGGTAATTATCTAGACGCATACATGGATGATTCATCAACCTCGAACCGAATGAATCCAGTGCGCTTGGATGAAATGGCAATTAATAGTTGTATGGAAACAGCTTTAATTGAGATTCGCGAAGCTTACGAACGTGATAATAATTTAGATCGTGCTTGGGCAATATTGCGTGAAGCAATGGATTTCTTAAGTCCACTTACTGTGGATGCAATGGACGCTATTCAGTCACGCGATGCAATGCGTGAAGACATTGAATTCATGTTGTTATCCCGCGAAGAAATTCCACCGCATTATGTTCCAGGAATTCGGGTAGCTTTACCGCCTGATAATCCAGTAGACTATCTTGCGGCTTTGGCAGCGTTGAAGAAACGTTTCCCACCGTTGAAGGATTATTTGTGGATTACTAACGATGACGGTACTGTAGTTCCAACATTAGAACCTACCCTCACAGGTTTTACCTACATGATCCCGTTAGAACGTCAAGCGAATAAGTTCTCAGCAGCTTCGTCTCCTAAACGTCAACATCACGGTATTCCAGTAAAACCTTCTAAACGTGCGCGATTATCTGCACCAATTAACGACTCACCAACGCGCGATAAGGGCGAGGATGAAACTCGTGGAGGTATTTCAATTATGGGCGGTAATGTAATGGCTGAAAGTTTCGACCGCAGCTTGAACCCATATGCACACCAGCAAGAATGTCGTTCAATTTATGCTGCAAGAAATCCAGCAAGAATCACAAACACTGTTCCAAGACATGATTATCAAATTGATCCAACGGTTGCAAGGCAAAAGGTGATCCCAATCACTGGTGGTCGAGTAGTTGAAATTCGAGATCATGTGTTACGTTGCGGCGGTGTAGTCTTCACTATGGGTGAGGATGGGGATCGGGTGTGAAAACACCCTCTTTTAATACAGAGGTGAGATATGCTGATTTCAATTCATGAGATCATGGGAAAATCAATACAGGATGTCATTGATGAATTCCATGAACGTAAGGAAGAGTTCCAAATACAATTTGATGATGGGATTTTAGCTTGTGATGGTTGCATGATCGTGTGGGATCGCTTCATCTGGGAATATTACATACATTTACCTGTTAGGATTCCAGCATTAATGAAATACTCTTTAGCAGGAGGAAAAGTTAAATTCAGTCCACATGCACCGCTAGATCAATGTACTCTGATGTATCGTGATTATTTAGACTTATACGAGTTTACTGAAAACGATTTAGATGATAGTTACATGAACCGCATCGTCTATAAGAATGTTATTAATGGATTGTATAACTTCTGTGTGGAATATCTAGACGCATACGTGCAAGGTGCAGACACCTTCGATTTAATTGACATCATGAATCATCCTCCGATTCGTGAAGCTAACGAGAAGATCAAGAACCAAAGCTATGATCCAACTCCAGAAGAAATCAACGCTGTGCACGATATCGTGGAATATGAGCTTTTAAATTCTAAAGAATTGAATCGTAACCCTTGGGCGATTGCTTTGCGTTGTAAAGCAATCAAAATGCCACAGTTCCAAATGATGGTAAGTTCAGTAGGTTATTGTACTGATATTAACTCGTCATTATTCCCAAGACCATTAAGATGTGGGTTCTACGAAGGTAATGCTAAATTATGGGAGTTTGCGATAGAATCGCGTAACGCATCGATTGCATCATTGTATAATGAATTGATCATGCCAATCTCTCAGTATGCTAACCGACGTTATCAGTTGATCTGTCAGCCAATGCGTTGGGTGGTGAGGGCGGATTGTGGTGCTCGGCGTTATAAAGAAACTTTAATTACTGATCAACGTAAACTTAACCGAATGGAAGGTTTATGGCGGTATGATGAGGTGACCAATAGCTTGCAACCACTGAAACCTACAGATACACACTTGATCGGGAAATTAATAAAACACAGAAGTTCTATATACTGTGATTGGAATGGTTCTCGCTCAGAAGTATGTGCTGTATGTCATGGGCGTTTGTACCGATCAGTGATGAAGTTTGCCCCAGATTCACAATCTAGTGCTAAAGGTAATAATGTTGGACACATTGCTGCAATCTCTGTTGGTGAGAAAAACTCATCGATTGTATTATCGAGAAAGCATCAAAACTCAACATCTGTAGCATCGAAGATGGTGTTAAGTATCGAGCAGAGTACTTATCTTGATGTGAGTGAAGATGGTCGTTATTTGTTGTTACATACCAAGTATCGTCCAATGAACAAACTGAAGATTCTCCTGCATAAAGATCAAGTGGAAAAACTACATGATGTGAGTGCTGGTATCATTGATACTACTTCACCTTCCTCTATTTCCCAAATTGAAAACTTTGTTATCATTGATGAAACCTTAGATGATGTGAATAACCGATTACCAATTACAATCGGTTCGAAACAACGTACGGGTTATTTGTCGGTAGATGCACTGGAATATATTAAGGATAAAGGTTGGGAATTTGATGAACAACAGAACTTAATTATCGATTTAAAAGATTGGGATAAACGACACCCATTCTTTAATGTACCTCAAATTGAGTTCTCTCCTCCCGAATTTATTGAGGAGCTGACCAGTTTTATGCTTGGACCTTCGAAGCCTGCGAAAGAAGGTAAGAAAGGGGACAAGTTTAAAAAGGACACAATTGAAATACGTAGACTTGATAGTTATAAAACCCCTGATAAGGCGGTGGATGCGTTATATGAGGAAATCCAAGAACATCTGGATGTACACTATTCACATCTATCTATCATCGTGATTGCGTTATCTGCAAACGATCCAATCAATGATGACTATCGTCTACCTTACCCGCGTTATAAAGGAACTATTGTCACTGAAACTCCATTGGTTGACAATAACTCTGCAGGGATGTCAATGGCTTACGAAAAACAGCATAAGATCTTATCTTCGCCAGCTACGTATGTCTTACACCGTCGCCGAGGACATCCTTTAGATGCATTATTGTTGAGTAGGGTGTATGGTAACATTAAGAAAGTACTCCCACCACTTCATGGTTGTAACGAACGATAGGAAAATCATTCAGCCGATATATGACTATTATCGTAATCAACTTTCGGTCTTCAAGTTTGGTCGTAGTAAAAACAACAGAGGACCGAAGGAAATCGATAAGACGTTTGCATCAGCAAATAAGGAACGAACGCATTTTCGGATGCACATTAACTCGTTCCAAGATTTCATTCGTTATATGGCACATCGCGGTATTCCCGAGGCAACCTGGGATATCGAAGAAGTGGAGATGTACAAGCCAAAACCTGCAAAGTTTAAGTGTACGTTTCCACATCCACTTAGACCCAAACAGGTTGAAATTAAAGACTTCATCTTTACAAACAAAGATGGAACCGTTCCATTAACAGACATACCACGACCCGCGTTAGATATATTGAGGATGCATCCAACGCGAGTCATCCCATTACAAATGGGGGGTGGTAAAACATTGATCGCTTTATATTGCGCTGCGTTGTTGGGCGTACGCACAATGATTGAGATCGCCCCGCGGTATCGTGAGAACTGGGTGAAGAATGTATATGGGGATGAAAGAAAACTAGACGTCGATGAAAAAGATGTGTTAGTGATTCAATCTACCCCTGACTTAATTCGAGCTATTCGTAAGGCGAAATCCAAATACGAGAAGTTTGATTATAAGATCATTATTTGCCATAAGACCACGATTTCTAATTTTATCAAAGCTTATGTGAGAGGTGAACCACAGTTTAAGGACTATGGTATTAAGGTAGAGGACTTATATAAAGTACTCGGTGTAGGGTTGATTATCCGTGATGAAGTACATGAAGAACTTCACGCGAATGCCAACCAAGACTTACATAGACATGTACCGATGGTGATTAATCTTTCAGCAACACTGGAATTTGATGATCCTAAAGTAGATGATATGTGTAGAATTGTATTCCCTATTGTTGATCGTTTTAATGCGGGGGAATGGAATAAATACATCGATGTTCGTGCTTTACTCTTTGCTTTAGAGTTTCCAACGAAACTCAAATGGCAAGTGTTTAAGAACGGCCCTTACTCCCAAGCCGAGTTCGAAAAATCAATTCTTAAGGACAAGCGAAAAAGATCGATGTATGCACAGATGTTAATTAGTTTTATTTCTGACTACTATGAACAAATAGCGGAAGGAAATGACAAATTAGCAATATATGCATCGACGGTCGATATGTGTACATTTCTCACTGATCAATTCCAAGATCACTTTTCACATCGTATTGTGAATCGTTATGTTGGGGAAGATGAATATGATAATTTAATGAGTAGTGATATTGTTGTCACCACCCCCGGTTCTGCTGGTACTGGTGTCGATATTAAAGGTTTGCGTCGAGTTATCATGACGCTTGCACAAAAATCATCACAGCGTAATTTCCAAATCAAAGGTCGATTACGTGAACTCTTTGAATTGTCATCAACAGGAGAGGTTAAAGATACGGTCTTCTACTACTTGGTATGTACTGATATTCAACAACATCTTGACTATCACCATTTCAAGAAGAAGAAGTTCAGAGGACGTGTCAAATCTCACGAAGAAATCCAAACTGACTTTATGTTATAGGTGGGTATTATGAGAAAAGATGCATTAAGGCAAAACGTCGAATCCGATGAATTCAACCGTCAATTCACTTCCGATGGAAAGATTGACTTTAAGGCTCGTGTGGGTCTGACTAAAGATCAAGATCCATTTAAGCAGTTCAACTATCCAGCTGATTCTGCAGAACAGGTCGCATTCGATGAACATCGTTCTTTCCAAGAAACCTCATTTGATCATCAAGCTCGTAACTTTGGCGATGATGACGATGCGGGATTTAGTGAACGTTGGTAATCCAAACTAACCACAATCATTCGTGGTTGTGGTTAGGTCTTATGCTGAAATTCTCAAAAACTTGATTAAACAAAACAGAGGTAATAAACATGAATGAACTTGAACCTTTTGAATTAACACCTATTGAAAAATTTAACTATCTTATCGAAACCGAATTAGATTGCCCTGGATGTGTTACTAGACCTAAGGTGAATCCAAATTATGCGGATGAGTTCAAAGACTATTTTCTTCATGAATGTCTATATCCGTTCTATAGAAGTTTCATGGAAGCATTTAGTGAAAGTAATTTTGAGCAGTATTCTAAAGAAGAACGTAAGAATATTCTTCTGCAAGTCCGTGACTTTTCATCGTGGGTAAAACGGGAAGAGGATGAAAGTAAACACACGATTACCATGTTAAGACACAATGAAGATGGAGTTTTAGAGCCTGTACAAGCTATGTTTGAATATTGGAAAGAAGGGGGTGGGTTTATGTTATCTGAGTTTTATATCGGTGGACGAGGTACAATTGGTTCTTTAGCAATGGTATCTTTTTGCCAAACCAAAGGGATAGCTTTAGTCGATCTAATGTATGGGAATTAAGGTAAGTTCTTTTTCCTTTAATTCTATGACAACACATTAGAGATTAATCCTCATGAACAAAGCAATCACTCGAGGATCACCAATTAACTTCGCTAAGAAGCTCAAGCAATTTATTGTTGATCCCAATCCTGATCTTGATTATCTTGAATTCGATCACATGGAATACACTCGCGTTCCACATGGACAATTCAAAAAAGTAACGGATTCAACAAAGTTAAATTTTGAATGTCGTATTTCAATGATCTATCAAACCCAAGATGGTCAACAACAGAAAATGAATCTGTATTACATCACAACAGATCATCAGTCGCTCAGTTTAACAATGTTGGATCTAGACGCTTTGGCACGCTGTTATAGCAATGGTGTAGAAGCTAAACTAGTCTATGCTAGATCAATTGTTAAACCTCTTCTCACACGTCGTTTGAATGATTTAATCGAACGTAAAGAAGTAGATACAAGTAAACATAATGTTCGGGTAGAGTTTATCGATGGTGAAAACCAACATGTCTTAAGTAAAATGAGTTTTGATTGAAACTGCATAAATAGATCATCCATCCCAAGGGATGGATGATCTTATGCTATCTATCAATATTGTCTAAATGGGTCAACGTTCTCTTGCCTTAGTTTTTTTTCGTTCGCTCGAATCTCCTTCTCTAAAGCTTCATCTAATACGTTCTTATCTCCACGACGTAGAAGTTTCACCCAGTCTTTAATTAACCAATCGCACATCCAGTTAGGAAGCTTGATGAATTCATTAAAGCTCATGTTTGCACTTTCAGCAAGTCCTGAGTTACAAAAGTCAGCGAAGACCTTAGCAATACCTTTATAATCTTCAAGGTGCTCACTATCGTTATATGCAATGACTTCGTAAGGGTCTTCAGGCTTTTGCTCTAAAAACGTCATGTGAAAGAGTTGGCGTTTGATCATCGAGAGTTCAAACCCATTTAACTTACCATCATAACCTTTTTTGATGCGACCAATATTATCAACGATTAAACCCCAAAGGTCTTGAGTGTAAGCAGGGTGCTCAAGGTTAAAAATATGAGTACCCCACTTTTGTTTAAACTTGGCTTGATAATCGTCATCGAACCCTACGGGTTGCGGGCCGCTAGGATAAAAAAACGACTCACCGCATCAATTGGAGTATAAATTGCGGTGCCGTTGTTATTGATCACATTGGATAATTCACCGCAACTTGGGCAAGTGTTGGTGGGTACTGCAAGTACTGCTGCCAAACGCGATGCAGTTACTCGGCGAATATCATCGTAAATTTTATTACGAATCTCTTCGTTATTACTTAATGTATGGAAAGTTTTACGAATCGCTTCTTCATCACGGATTTCTTCCCCATCAATTAAGAACCCATCCACCCAATGCGATACATCAAGCGCTGCAGTGGCCGCCATCTGACGTTGAATCATTTCATTACGGGTTTCTTCATCCACATTAGTTGTGATTGCATCATCCACTGAATCGATGACAGCTTCAATCCACTTTTCCCCGATTTCAATATGTTTTGCCGCGTTGGGAGCTTTAAGGATTAAACTAACCCCATTAGCCACTTCAATTATATCTCGTTCATGCATACGTCCTAAACGTTGATACTTTTGAATATCTTCAACGGTTGCTTTATCTGCAGACAATGGTTTTGCAATGAATGACTTTTGCCAATCGTTAAACATAGATGAATCAATTTGTGGCAGTAGCATTAAATCAATTAAAGATTCATGACGATGACCACATAATCCTTTCTTCGGTTTTCCATCTTCATCTAAGATTGGTTTTTTATCAGCATCCAATCGTGTTTTAAGACCACCACAAGTTTCAACATAATTATAACCACGTTGGAATCCAGACGCCATTAACGCCCACGCCATGATTTGAATATCACGATGATCGATATATTGGAAGATATCAGCCCACAAAGATTTATCTACGTTACTATCTACCACTTGATTCATGAATTCTTTCATGATGATGCGGTTAGCATAATAAGCAGATGACCCATGAATAATTCCATTAGTACTGCGTAGGATATCTAAATGGGCGTTATTAACCTTATCCACCATAGCGACTCGTGCAGCTTTAGATAAAGGTTCTATTGCGAACACTAGACCTGAATGCCATAAACGCACTAATAAAGAAGAACCAATATCTAAACGACGGAACAATACAGTAATAAGTTGCTCGTGATTTTCTTTATTGGCTAAAGTGTTACCTTGTGCTTTGGTTGCGAAGTTAATCTTATTGGCACGTAATTTACGTCCATCAACATTTAAATGATCATCCCAACTTGCACCTTCACGAGCACAGAAGGAGAACATATGTCGATCCATGACGACTTTATTTTGCTCGGCATAATCAATCATCCGTATATCGGTTTCACTACCGCGACCATTTTCTAAACGATCTACGCTGATGTTTGCGGTAATCTCCATAGTGTTTGGATTACGTGCCCAAACAGCCAATGGATAATACGTGAGCTTTTCATCAGTTGCTTTTTTAATAGCGTCTAAACTTGTACCAATGGAGTAATCAGAGCTACCATATTTTTTACTCTTTGCTTCTTGTTCGACTGCAACTTCGACCACAGTCTGATCATCACTGTGATAGTCTTCATTTTCTTCTTTAGTGAGTTCAACCGTTTCAAATTCCGATTCAGTTTCATTCTTTGCAGGTTGTTGAACTTCAGTAGTTTCCTGAGTAGTTTCAGGAATATCTTTAGCTACCTTTTTAGTTGAAGTGCGTACGCGTGGTTTACGTACAGGTTTGGTTTCATCAACTTTGTTTTCTTGATCGCTCATGATTAAGCTCCTTCAACCATATTTACTTCTGTGAATTGCTGTGCCTCATTGAGGCAAGTTAATAAACTCTTAATAACTAACATGAGGTCATGAGCAGCTTCTTGGATCAAGGATTGTAATTCGGTATAGCCTTCAATCAACCCCATGCACTCTGCCCAATGCTCAACCACTAAAACTGTACCTAAAGAGGTCATGTGTTCGATGTTGTCGTTATACAGTTTAGTTGTTGCGGTTTCAAATGCGGTGAGAGTTTGCACTGCGTCAACTACATTTGTATAAACCTGTGGCCATGCTTGTTTGAATGCTGCCTCAAATTCAGGTTGAGATACAAAGTTTTCATTAGTATCCTGAATTAACTTAAAGTGTTCAAGAATTGCTAAGGTGTCAGCGTGCACCTCATCTAAAAATTGCTTAGGGGTTTTCTTGTCTTTCACAGCTTTTAAGTAGAATTTGGTTTCCTTGGCACTCATAGTGCTGTTGCCTAACATTCCCCGAACACGATTAAGGCGTTTGGTTTCTTCACGTTTGCGTGCATTATCTTTCACACGACGTTTGCTTTTTGATACAGGCATATTACTTATCCTTATTTGCTTAGATGATCAACTGTTCATATGGAATAGCATAGAAGTAAAAAGATAAGGTAATTTTTTATGTTTGATGAATTATTTACGGAATATCTCTTTCGGGTATTCCCCGAAGAATATGCAGCTATGATCATGAGTGCACGGGAAGCGTTAATGGTTTATGAGTATGCGCTTTGTGAAGCTAACCTTTATAAAACCATGCCTGAAGATTCTGATATTGATTTAGCGACATCTAAAATCTTAATTCAACAATGTTTGAAAGATGGTTTTAATCAAGTCTTTGCGGTGATTGGAATTCGTTCCCGTTTGGATTTAAGTGATATCCATGCAATGGATCAACTACTTCGTTCATTGAAGAACTTAGAAGAATCATCAGATCACGAAGCAATTGTTAATATCGTGATTAATGATCAATACTCCCAAGCTGAAATTATTGAAGAACTCTTTAAATTAGTAGTGTTAGATGATAATTTCATTAATATTTTGTTAGAGTTTGATTTAACTGATACCAATGATTTTATTAATCGTCTTTATGACTTACATAGTCGCGCATTATTGAATCGTGTTGGTGAGGCTACTGAAGACCGTCCTGATCGTACTTACCTAGATCGCATTCGGTCATTTGTGGATAAATACCCACAAACCATTGTGGCGCGAAAGTTTGAGGCTAAGCAAATTCTGTTTGGTCAAAACTATCAACATTATATTGCTGAAAATATGGCAGAGTTACAGCAACTTTATCCAAACTACCCTGATCGTACTCCGATTGAGTTTTTAGGATTAGCGTTCTTTGCCAATATTCAACGTCATGATTTATCAGGTCACGTTAAAACAGCGATTGCTAAGTTTTATAATGATCTTAAATTTACAACCCAAACCAATATGATGGTGGATAAACTTATCGAGGAGATTGAGAGAGATGGCATCAGTCAACCTGATCGAATGGTTTAAACAAGCCATTAAGAAAGATCGCTGGAAAGAACCAGGTTGGGTTACTCAAATTTTCTGTGTGACTGAACTTGAAAACATGAAAGATGTAGTGGTCGATGTAAATAAACCCATTGCGCCTTTTGAGTTATTTGTGTTTATGGATGATAAAACTTATTGTTATTGGGATGCCGATGAGAATGAGTTTATTCAAATCAACAATACTTTAGTTACTGAACCTTTGTTTAAAGTTGAAGATAAAATCAAACTAAACCCGGGAGATATCGCTAATGTTAAAGAGTCTGTCGACAGCACGCTTGGCTGTGTCATTATCAACCTCTATATGTGCGTCTACGCCTTTGGAGATAAAGTGCCTTACTTTAACGGTCAAACAAAAGGAGGCGATATTGAAAAATACATTGTCTCAAAAAGTCAAGAGCGTACAAAAGATGCTCCTATTGACGCGATCTTCCCGGATGAAATTGTTCAGTACAAAAAAGCGACCATGGCCTTAGCCCCTTTTGCAATGATCTGTTGTGCTTCTGCAGATAAGGCTTCTTTAACGATTAACCCTAAAGTGTTAGAGTTAAGAGATAGTTTATTTGCTAAACATAAAGATGAATTATCTAATCCTGCGGTTGTTGCAGATATTGAAAAACAATGCGTGGATTTGGATATTGAATTACGTAAAGGATCGATTTCAGATGGATTCTTTATGGGTGATCGTAAGTTACAAGCCGTGGGTCGTAAGAAAGCATTTATCTCTTATGGGCTAGAAGGCGGTTTAGGTGGAGAGCTTTCCCTAGTAAAGAACTCCTTATCCGAAGGAATCAATTACCAAGACCTTCCTTTATATGCTGATGCTATTACTGCAGCATCTCAATCACGTGGTCTTCTCACCGCACAAGGTGGGGAATTGGTGAAATATAACTTACGTATGTTTCAGAATGCTTCAATCTCGATGGATGACTGTGGTACAACAGGTTATATTGATTTCTTAGTCACTGCAAGTAATGTAAAAATGCTACCTACACGGTATATGTTTATGGGTAAAGAAACGGTAATGATTACCAGTGATCAAACTAAGTCATTAATTGGTACCCGAATTAAGTTACGTTCCCCTGGTTATTGTTTGGCTTCTGGACGTAACTTTTGTAAACACTGTGTCGATGTTAACATCGCAGCGCGACCAAACGGTATTGCAACCACCACATCAAAAGGTTCAAGCGTTATTATGAACGTGGCAATGAAAAAAATGCACGGTACTGTACTTGAAGCATTTGATTTTATCATTGCTGACCACATTAGTTAATGGAGTAAACCATGAGTAACAAACAAACAGCTCGTCAACGCAATCAAGCTCAAGCTGCTCAAACTTCTAAACCCACTAGCACCCAAGCAACGGATGCTGATGAACTTTATAGAATTGCTCAAAGCATGAATGAAAATGAAGTTCAAGGTTTAACTGTTGAAGCGGTTGAAGAGATTAGTCCAATTGATGCTTTCACCTTAGCAGCTTACGGAACTAAACTTGTAGATCAATCAGCTAACGTGAATAAGATCGTTGAACGTATGAATGTTTACATGGGTAAAATGAATTCTCGTACACCGATCTCTTCAGCAAAAGAAGGGGCTGAGAATCAAGTCTATTTACTCAACACCTTTATGCGTGCGTTAAGTTATGAGGGAAGTGATATGCTTCGTTCAGTGGACTTAATCTTGTTCTTGATTCACGCTAACCGCAATGACAGTTTCCGTGATGATATGGTGTATCGTTTTATCCCATTCATTCAACGTCAAGCAACTGATGTTAATACCTTCACTAAAGTGTTAGAGATCTTCTTAAAGTTATCTAACCCAGCAACCCGTGCAATTCAAGCGGGTGACGGTTCAATTAAAAAAGCTTTAACATTAATTGACCCAAGTTATAAACAGGTAACTTTTGCACTGGTTACCTATTTATCACAATATACAACATAACGGCTAGATGGGGGAATCCTTTAGGATTCCCCCATCTATTATGCAGTTTACACCGCATCTAGTATCCGTTGTGATCTTTTAGCTGCTTCACGCGCACGCTGTTTCTTCTCAATCCTCTCTTGTTCCCACGCTTCGATACGCTTACCTTTAGAACTCTCTAAACCATGAGCTTTTTCAAAATCTTCCAATTGATCTTCAAATCCTTTTAAACCAAACACTTCTTCAGCAATTACCATAGAGTTTGCTTTACCTGCAGTGAGATTTACTCCAAACTCACGGTATTCATGATACCCTAAACCTTCGATCTTACAAGTTTCAAAGAGCGCACATTCACGAGAAATATTAAATACCATACCCAAAATAGGATAGGTAGATACAATATCCAAGTCGGCGTTGTGAATAAAGATTTTAGATCGCTTAACCCCTTGACTAATTCGATTACGTTTAAACCCAGCCCTGTCAAGTAACATGAGTCCAAAGTCTTCAATGATCGGAGCCTCAAGAGTAACAATCCAATCTTTAGATGCGGGTATGTGTTTATCAAGAGGTGATTCCATCTCTTGACCAGTTGAGCCTACTACTGCACCTTTGGTTAAGAAGAACTCATGTAACTGATCACATAAACGTCTAGGGTTAGAGTTAAAGTCTTTAAAGTGCGAACCCATCGATAAGGTAGGTACTTTTTGAGAAATATCTCCTAACTTACGATCCATCAGTACAGGTTGAATTACATCTACCAATGCATAGGCAATATACCAAAGCTGATAATGCTTTTGCATCTGATAGTGCCATTTGAGTGTACCTTCGATTTGAACTAGATCTTCGAATGGAGGTTTAAGCTTACCAGCGCCTACAACCTTAGTGGTGATATATTCTAAACCATAACTCGGTTCAGATTTCTGACGACGCAGACAGCGATATACTGATGCTGGGTCAATGAAATAAAATGAGGCTGGGGCAAGTACACTATGCCACTGCTGTGATGGAGCGAGTGGCATGTATTTGCCTGAGTCGGTAAGTTTAGTAGTTTGTCCCTCTTTGTATTTAAAGTACTTAAATTCTTTAGGAACAGAGGGGTCAGTAAAGATATCCGCTGGATCGTGCCCTTCTTTTTGTAAGGTCTTAATCAACAAAGGCATATCGAAGTTGATGTTCCAAAACCCAACGATGTCAGGTTTAAGCTCATGCGCTCGATTAATAACATGAATCACACATTCAGCTGCTGATTCACAAATCTTTACTTCAACATTTATTCCATGTTCTTTAACTTCAGGAACATTTGCAACTACGAAATCGCGGATGACTTCTTCAGTGTGTCTTGAGTCATGTAACCATTCACCATGTACCGCAATAACTCCCACATTACCATGGTAAAATGACATGATAATTAAATCATTGGTCCCATTTACAACATTGGTCTCGGTATCCATACATCCCACTTCTAAGTCGAAAGGTTGTACTTCTGGATATTGTTTCTTGTACATGTCATTAACAATGCAAGTAATGTCTTTATCCACACCGTAGATAAAAGGAGAATTACACAATTGCCTAAGACTAGTTCTACTATTTGGGATCAAACCTAATTTTTGTTGAATGTTTCTCACCAGTTTACGTTGGGTAGATCGATGATGAGTTACTCGATCTAAATATTCATATTCAAGCTTACCTTCTTGGTGCTGTCGATAAGCAGGTTTGGTAATCCAGTAATCACGATGGACGTTCTTATGGACTTTCATCTCAGGAACACGTGTTCCGTCTGGATGGATTGCGTAACGCTTTACAACGACTGCATCGTCCTCATCATTGTTTAATGAGTTACTATAACAGGCGTGTACAAATGCGTATTGTATTTTGTCGGCCATTTTTCTATCCCCTTCTCAATACGATTCCTATGTGATGTAATTTATAAAAAAGAGCGAGCAGACTTATGAACCGATATGGTGGCTTTTTAAAGATGGAAGGGTATGCGAATATCAGCTCGCGTCTAATCCCATCTTTAGTCGAAGAAGTAGCAAGAATTCGTAAAGAAGGTGATTATTCTCAAGAAGCGATTGAGAAATCAAAACTCTCTGAAATCGTTAAAGCATTTGTTGGTATTCGTGCGGTGTTTTTTATCAGTCCGAATATTAATCGTAATGCTTTTTTCAAAATCCCTTCACTGGATAACAACCATCCCTTCTTCACTCAAGCAGGGTTTCAAAATTGGTTTGGCTCTGAATCAGGAGTGATTGTCGTTGATCGCAATACACCGCTTGAAGGTTCAGTGGATATTAAAAATTATAAAGTCAGTGGAATCTTTTCTGAAATTGAAATCAGTATTGTGATTGGTCATTCTTGGATGAAAGATCGTAAATATACTGATGAAGAAATTGCTGAAGTGTTAGCTCATGAAATTGGTCACGCTTATGATTACTTCCGTTTGCTAGGTAATGTTATTCGTGACAGTTGGTTGATCTCTAATGCTTCTAAAGTTGCAATTAGTGATGCTCCTCCAGAAGTTAAAGAGAAGTTATTGGTCCGCACTAAAGAACAACTAGGTGTGGACGAACTTAACTATAAAGATCTATTACAAACTGCAGATGTGAATCGAAAAGATGCTGTGGAGTTAGTATTAGTTACCAACTCTTTAATCAAAGGTGCAACCCAATCGAAAACCCCACTTTATGATGCACGAACTGTAGAGCAATCTGCAGATGCATTTGTTGCCTATCATGGCGGTGGTCGTGCCCTTGCTTCTGCTTTGGTAAAAATGAATAAAGAGAACTGGGATGTTTCTACTCGTTCTCCTGTGTCTTATATTGTGGTTGAATTAATGAAGACTTTAATCACTTTATGGATGTTCTATGGTTCACCAATCTCAACCATCATTTGGTTATGTTACATGATCCCAAGTAACAAACTCTATGATTCTCCTGAAGCACGCGTAGAAACATTAAAGCAGAACTGTGTAAACGCATTGCGTCAGACCAAAGACCCAGAAGAGAAAAAGCAATTGCTTGAAGAAATCGCAGCAATTGATGTTTCTTTAAAAGAGTTGAAAGATCGTCGCACATTCTACGAGCTGATTTACGACACCATTACCCCGCTTGGACGTAAACGCTATCAGCAAGAGCAACATCAACAAGCGGTAAAAACCTTATTGTTTAACGAATTGCAAGCAAAAGCAATGACTTGGAGAGATAACAAATGAGTGACAACAAATTACTCTTGAGTTTACAACGTTTAAATCAACATGATTTATCAGGTTATGTAACAGCCGAAAAACGCGATGTGCTTGGTATTATTACTGGGGTATTGGTTGCCATGCGCTTACCTTTACCAACTACACCAGTAACTGAAGTAGTGAACTACTACGTCTCTACTCATGAACCTGTGGCTGCAAAGATGTTCGATCAAGTGAACTCACAGTTATTCATCAATACATTAAAAGCTGCTGAAGTTGCGCGTAATGTATATATGTTCCGTTATCGTGCAGTTTATGATGATGAGTTCGTATTGAAGTTTATGCCTTTGATTTTTAATAATTCAATTGCAGCTCTTCCAGCAGGTGTAAATGAACTGATTGGAAAAGTTACCCCAGAAGTAATGGCAAAAGCAACTGAATATTATTTTTAAAAGAAAGGGGTTCGCGCCCCTTTCTTGTTTATGAAAGGTTCTAAAAAATGACAAACTTTATTAGTATCGAACATGCTGCGAGCCGTCAGTTGTTAAAGCTTAAACGGCTAACATTACAAGAGTCTATCTCCCAAGCTCTAAAGCAAGAAGCTTACGATGATTCAGGGATTGACAATACTTGGGTGAGTAATTTAGAAAAAGAAGCTCCAGGGATTATTACTGCGTATTCTGGAGATCATAACTTCACTACAGCAACACCTGAAGAGAATCGTCGAGTAGTGATGGAAGCTGTTAATTCTGGAACTGCTTTAAAGGCAGGGATTGTAGCTGCAGTAATCTTATTGATTTTTAAAGTCTATCGGGTTTTAACGAACAATAAAGAATTCAATATGGGCGGGAGTGGCGGTCGTGGTACCAGTTCTTACAATGCTCAACAGTTAGAAGAAGTACGCGCTAAAGGCAAACAAGCTTTAGAAGAACTTGAAAAAGCCAAAGAAGTTATTAATCAGGTTAAGAGCAATCCTCTGAATCGAGAAGATGACTCACCAGTTTATAAAGCCGTTGAACAAATGAACAAAGCCGCAGCAGGTAATGTCCCAGCAGATGAGCAGAAGACAAATAAAAACCCGCTAGATGAAGCTGTTAATCTTAAGTTTGAATTTTTAACTCGAGTGTTTCACTTGCTTCCATTTTATTTTATAACAAGTAGTGATGAGGCTTTTGAAACAGCATTAACGTTTTACGAGCTTTTGGTAAATTTCAACACTGGTAAAATGTCGAAGGTCTTTGACTTCCGTGTATTCATTACAAGTATGTTGAATATGGTGGAAGATTTATCCAGTATGGATTTAATCCAGATGAGTGATAATTTGGTAAGTCCAAAATACCAAGATGTTTGGATTACTATCTGTCAAGGTATCTTTACTGAATTTGGTAAGTTGGTTCCAGAGATTCAACAAGCAGCTTCGACGCTACAAGGAGCTAAACTTCCAGAATATGTAGAAGCGCTACAAAAAACTGTTAAACCATTTACAGCTATGGCATCTGAAATGATGGCACCGAACACCGAATCGCTAACGTCTCCAGATGGTGAAACCTTCGGAATATTTACAGATGATGAACTCTATAAACAAGCAATCGCTTATTTTGAGTCCAGTGGCCAAACAACTACAGGTTCTATTTTCTCCCGCATTGAAAAGATAGGCTCAGCAAACGAGCACTTTAAAGAATTTGTTACGTTGTATGAACGCGAGTTTGAATCATCGGACGGTAGTGGAGCAATGCAGCAAATCTATAGTAGGCTCGATCAAATCATTGCTCGAATAAAAGAGTCAGGTGAATTAGAACCAGATGCTAAATCGGTTATGATGGCACACATCACATCTTACAAATCATTGTTCGATATAGTGATAACCCAACTATTAAAAACCCTCTTTAATTTCCGTACATCTGCTGATAAAGCTAATGTCATGTTAAAACGAATGAACTCGGATCTAGACATGATGTTGAAGAAAATCGTAGCAAGTATAGATACTGTTAAGAAAAACGAAGGAGCTTAATCATGGCATCGTTATTACATATCGTGGATACAGACTCCTTAGAGAAAGATCCCAATTTAAAATTTGACCCCCAAAATGCATCAGCATTTTTAAATAATGACCATCCGAAATTTCAGGAATTAAAAGAAGGTCTTACTCCTGAACAGATCGAAATTCTCGAGAACGTGACTCAGGTGGATGGATTTGAACTTAAAGACCATGATGAGAAAATTCTCAATGGAGATGAGGAGTTTATTGATCCTGACACAGGAGAGAAGATCAAACTCGATGATACTGATCTCACCTTAGATGATCTAGGGTTTGTTGATCCGTCTAAGTTACGCACGCTTACCCTTGAAGCGTTCTATCATTTTGAAGCCTACGAGCTCCAACAGAAGATTTCAGGAGCTTATGGTGAGTTATCTACCTTAAGTAAAGAACTTGCTCGTACAGGCTATGTATCGCGCTTACAAGCGGATAACATCAATGGTTTACTCGGTGGTGGATTATACGACAATGTGGTGATGGAATCATTTACTAAACTTCCAACTAAAACTAATTTTAATTTAGTGATGGAGGAAGTTGATCACGCCAAAGCTGCATTAGCTGCAGGTGCTGGTGTTGTAGGTGCAGCAGTGCTTTATAAGTTAATCAAATGGTTCTTAAACTCCTGGAACAAGAATGCAGTCGCGTCAGGTTCTATTGCAGGTAACATCAAAAATATGCAAGAACGTGCTGAGCGTTTGAAGAATTCAACTGATATTATTAATACTGCCAATACTGCACTCGCTCAAACCATCCAAGATCTTAAAAACTCTGGAGAGTTAAACAACTCTTTAAAACCATTCCTTACAAAACTTCAAGGGATGCAGAATGTTTCAGATCAAAATCAAGCAATGCAGCTAATGGGTGAGCTTGAAAAAGCAGTTTCGATTAAAGCATTGAAACCTTATTATTCAAATATGTGGTTATCAATCTCTACAGGACAACAGGTTCAAGTTGGTAGTGGTTCATTCATTGCCAATCAAGCTTTCTTTGCTGCAATTCCATTGGTGATCGGAGCGTGTAAGGAACTGCAGAATATTGTTAACTCTCAAGTTGAAAATATTCGAACCACTGGTGCTGATAAAGCGATTCAGGATAAGGATACTGAATATAAAAAAGCTTTAGATTCTTTCAAACAGTTTGGTGGAATTGTGGGTTATACCCAACAAAGTGATAACGTGTTTGAATATTGCAATGGGATGATGAATCACATTCTACAAAATATTGTTGCTCCGTTAAGTGATAGCTTTATCATTAAAGATGTTCCAAATGCCCAGAAGATGCAGGTAGTCAATGCAGAGGCATGGAATAATGTTGATGATGACTATGAAAAAGAAGTGAGTGATTTCCAAGAGAGTATCACTTCTTTAAATGGTAAAGAAGGTAAAGCTGGGGTATTTGGTATTGGTGCAAAAGCAGCTCAACCTGATAAAGTGCAGCAAGGTAATGATGTACAAAAAGATTCACGTATTGCTGAGTATGAAAAGATTACTCAAGCATTCCGTGGTTCGATGTGTGTGATGCGCGCATTACTTGCTGTTCGAAATAATTTAGGTAAAGGTTTATCTGCACTCAATAAAGAAACTGAAAAACTCTACGGTGGCAAGTAAAGACGATGATCCCTACCTAGGTAGGGATCATTCTCCTATGCTCAAATCATTAATCTCAATTTATTTCAGATATATATTATCTAGGTGAATCAAGTCGTTCTTAATACGACCATCTTATTTAATCTAGAGGTAATTAAAATGAATATTGAAGTTATGAATGTAGTCAAAAATGCAATGATTAAAGACATCAAAGAAAACCCAACTAAAATTGCTGAGTTAGAAACTAACCCAGCTATAGCTGTAAGCTATAGTGATATTGAAGGTTTCTGTGCACTTTATCCGAATAAAGAAGCAGCTTTAGTTGCTTTAGAAGAAGTCAAAAATCTTCCAGACGTAGATGATTTATCCCTATCCTCTAACGGGTTAGTGGTGTCATGTACATTCCTAATTCCTAACGAAGCTCAAGGATTTGAGTTAGAATTGTACTGTGGTTGTGCTCAAGCGGTTGCAGAATTAAGTGGTACTGAGTTCATTTCAAATTGGGTGGACTTACATCATCGCGCTAACCAAATGTGGATGGCTGATACATCGTTCTAAAAATGATTTACCCGTATTGGATGTTTGGGGTTATAAAACGTCCTGCCAGTCATGGTGAAAATATGAATAACTTAATATCAGAATCATTCTATGTACAGGTAATTAAAATATGAAAAATTCACAAGTAACAATGGCGATCGTAATTACAATCATCGTAGGTATTGTTAGCTACTACTTTGCAGCTAACAAGGAGAATGTAACCATGGCAAACGCCATGGTTAAAGCTGGTCTATCTGCGCCAGAATACGTGGATATTGAATATTCCACAGAAAAGAAAGATCTATATATCGTCAAGTACGGTCTGGGCGGCCGTACCTGTAAATCTTTCATTAAAATGGAAGATGGTGTAATTACCGAGGAATTCGGTAAGAAGTGCTGGGGGTAAATATGCAAGCATTTCTATATTCTTCTGGAGCATTAGGCTTGTTAGGCTTAATGCTCATTCTCTCAACTATTGTTCATGGAGTTTAATTAAAATGAACACACCTCTCCCTTTCGACATTATCATTCCAAACAATCCTTATAAAGATTGTCCTTGGAAAGACTGTCGATAAACATAAAAGAAGAGTACCCTAGGGTACTCTTCTTTTTTTATGCTATTAATCAATTTTCACGTTTAGAATGCCACACAAATTCAATCTCTACATCATCTTCAATCACAAGTTCAAGCTTAGAGTTGACGCTTAATCGCTTACCGATAGATGGTGTAGTCAATGCATCAACTACAGTGATGGTGTTATATTCGTCATTCATGAAACCTTTTAAATCAATCCCAAGAATATTTTCACCTAAGTTATCGCTTACCGCTTTAGTTAGATCGGATACTGACATAGTTTGTTTGGTTTGTAATACAGTTTGAATCACTGTCTTAGTAGTTAACTCTAAACTATTTCTTAAGTCAATGTTGTTATAAACTGCATCACCTACAAATAAACGAATGTATAACTGCTGATCAGATTTCACTAAAGCTTTAATGCCGTTCTCTACATAAACTTCAATTGAACCCACAGTTGATTTAGGATGATACAACACAGAAGTACGTTGTAGCAATTCTGGAGTGACTTGATCTCTTAGGATATCAAATACCCAACTATCGATAGTATTCAACACAGTTTTCACATAACTAATGGTTGCACTGTGGGTAGTTAAGTAATATAGACCATCCATTACCACTAAATCATATTGGCATTTAAGTCCACGTAACCCCTCTTTAAGAACAGGCTCTCCATTCTCAAGAACAATATCACCCACTTTATGTTTGTATTGAATCACCCCATCAATCACAACCGTCTCACCTTTACGATGTAAATAGATCGGCTCTAATTTTTTGGTTTCAGGATTATACCAAAGTTCAATCACACCATTACTATCACGTTGATAAACATCTTCTGAGTAAACCGCAGGGATATCTTCTTCATAAAGTTTATAGTCGTTGATGTCAATTGTGGTTCGTGCACGATTCCAAATATTAGACATGTAACTACCAAGTTTCAAACTGATTCGTTCTTGAATCAATGCAGCTTGAATGGTTTGTCCATCATAGTTGGTTAATGAGAATAGGTTAATCACATTATCCATCGTAGTTGGTGTGAATCCAACAGGCTGATAGCCTTTAACAATGATAAATACATCCATATCACATTCAAGCGGAACAGGAATGAATGAATCACTTAAAATTAACTGATGATCTGAGTTTATATCCCAATTGGTATTTAGGTCGAAACGATAAACATAAGAGTCGTTCAAGGGTCGTCCTGTATTAACATCTACAGGGGTATCGAGTACTCCATTAAGATAGTAACGATTCTCCCCACTCTCATCAGTATAACTAATTTGTAAACTGATATCGCTTAAGGGAATCTCTTTAAAGTTATCCCCTACAGCAATACCTAGATACAATGTATAACCACTCATGTCAGTGTTCATAACCAATTGATAGTTATAAACCCCTGCATCTAACTGCAACGTTGGGTTTTCATCCACGGTGTATTTGTTAGAGATTTTAGGATCATCTAAACGGTACGGACGAACTGCGTATTCGTTGTTACTCACATCATGTACGTAGAAGTACGGAGTGTAAACCAATTCATTAGCATTAGCCCAAGTCGCTAAAGATTCAGGTGCAGTGATGGCTGGGTCAGTCATTGTAGCAACAGTATCATTGTCCACTACATTTAGCACCCCATTCACCACATTGTAAAGTGTGTTAGGGAGTACGGTGACACGACTACCGTTGTCACGAGAGGTGACTAATCCCGCTAAAATCTCCATGGTGGTTTGGTGGGATTGTACATTACAGCCCATTCCCGTCACGGTTAAATTCACATCTGGAGTAGGTAATAACTTAGAAGCAGCAAAGATACGATCCGTGACGTTATCAATTACCAAAGTAGAACTCATTCCATAATCCATGAGTTTGTTATTTAATTCCAATTCAGTAATTGGAATGCCTTCGCTAATTGATGAACGATTGATGACTCTATTTTTTGCTTCATTGAAACTTAAACGATTACGACCACCGATAATAGTATCTGTAGAATAAACTCGAAGAATAGAGAAACTCCCGAGCAATCCTGCATACTTGTTATTAGGATTGTTATAATCAAAATACTGTAACTTGTAAGCGGCTTCACTGTAGTTAACTAGAGGGTGTTCAATTTCGCCTTTAGTGGTGTAGATATCCAAACGTACTTCTGAACCCATCATTCCATTAATCAGATAAAATGGAGGAATACATAAGGTAATTTCTCCATCTCCTTCAATTAACTGAATCGTAGTTTTGTTACGGTTTAATGCTTTTAAGCGACGAGTAACATCAATTTCAATCCAACTTGAAGATTGGCTAAAACGGGTGTAAGCTTTGAGCCTAAATAAATTATCATTGATTTTAATACTGCGTCTAAACCCTGAACTTTGTGATACAGGTATTACACTAGATTTAAGTGCAACTTGTACCACTTCTAATGGGAACATAATTACATCTACATCATTGTAACGCAGATATTTAAATTCGATCAATGCGTTAGTGATGGTGCCTAGTGTATCATCTCCTGAAAGATTATACTTAATACTGATGTTACCGTGACGATTGATCCGAATAGTGAACGGATACTTAAACATCAAAGTATAATCACCCACAGTGATTTGAGTATGTCTGGGAAACTCAACCATCTTAATATCAGAATCATCACTAATTGGCAAGGCTTTTTGTTTTAACTCACCCACTGCCATAAAGATGTTAATCGTAGCTTCCCCAGGTTGAGAAACCATTTCTTCTAAATCGTCATCTTGCTGGTGTAGATAAAGCTCATCCCACTTATCGACTGCAGGTGCGTATAAACTACGGGTTAAGGTTCTAAATTCTTGCAACACTGAAGTGCTGGTGAGGATACCAGCCTCAATTGGACCCATCATTGGATTTGATGGGTTGAATAAGGTTACGGTCCCTTCGGTATTTTGTTGAATTCCATTTAAGATAATTCGATGAATTTCAGATGGGTTAAAATTGAGTTGTTGGATTTGATCAACAATATCTCTAGATGTAATATCAGCCATTACTTACACTCTCCATAACTTCTTTATAGCGATCATTCGGTACATACCACTCAAGTTCACTGGTGGCAAGGTTAATCCAAGGGTAACCTTCATCGCGAAAATACTTACGATAAAACGCAGGAATCTTGGTGTATAAACGACTTCGATTCGTTGGGAACATATTGGGGTTAAAATCAACTACAGTAATATTAAAAGCAACCGCAGTATAAGGATCATAATACATTGCTCCTTGACACTTCCAAGACATACTGATGGTGTCTTGTCTTTGGTTTACAGGTTTAGTAGAATCGTAGTCGAACGATGCACCTGTATTTGACGCGGTGGGGAAAGACGCACCAGTACATGCAATCTTTTGCACGAAGGTTTTAGTTTGATCCATTACTAACCGATATATACGAGTTTCAAAATCTTTCTCCATATCCATAATGGAGTCGATCCAAGGAATCCATTGTTCGTCAGTTTTAGCCAAGGTAGCGCCCGTTACCCAACTATGGAACATTAACCCCAAAGGATCACCACGCATATTAACGTGGCTACTGTTTAAATCAAATGTACCAAAATACTTCGAAATGCCATCGTACATCGACCATTGCTCACGCATAATCCCTTCTTGTGAGGTGTAAGTATCAACATTGATATCTGGCCATCCTGTTAAAGAAATCAAGCTGTTTGACAATATTGATATGAACGGAAATAGAGGATCTACGAGAGGGCATGAATATTTTGGCGATGGTAAGGCGTCGGGTACTGTGAAACCCACTGGGCTCCCTGAGCCTATTGGATCTAAATATGCCCGCACTGCCCTTGGGATGGTCAATGCATCATCATTTAATAAATAAAGTAATGAGCGGTCAGTTAAACAATTTTTATCACTAAACTTCATTCGAGGTCGAGTGAAAAAAGTATAACCATGTTGATCGTAATTCGCTGGAAAAGCACCACCTGTGTTGAAATGATTAATCCCCCTGAATGCACGAGTCATTGCAGTGTAGACTGCACCTGGACCTTCAGCAAACAAAGCATCAATCATATCACGGGTGACCCCAACTAAGGTACCATCAGTAAATCCATTTTGTTCTAATGTTGCTCGGATATCTGAGTTAAAATTAAATTCTTGCATTTCACAAACCTTCTAGTGAGGAAAAGTTAATGATTGATAAATTGGGAGAATCCCTCTTAAGTGTCACGGGTAAACTCGGTGACCTAATTCGGGCAGGTAACGCCAATTCCTTAACTGAATTTACCCAATCAGCACATATCTTACCCGTTTTCCTAATGGACTCCAGCGTTGCGCTTATGACAGAAGCTGAAGCAATCATTGGTGGGGTACTTAACTATTATGCGGCATGTTATTTAATGGCTGCACAAATGAGTGTTAATATCGGCGATATCAATGTTACTCGTCAATTAGAACGATTGAATACTCGTCGTTCACCGTTGAATGCTGGTATCGGTATGGCAAACACATTACTCCACATGGAAAGCTATACCAATGGCTTACCTAACCCTAAACAAGCTAAACTTGTTGAAAACCTAGAGGGTATAAAATTCGAATCAAAAGATTCAGAAACGGGTATGGGTGCGCAGGATGAAACCACAGCACAAACTGCACGTGGGGTAATTGATCGTATTGAAGCCAACTCAAAACTTTCAATTGGGAAAACATTAGAAGTCAATTGGGAATCCAATGGTCATCGCGGTACAGTGGTCGTGTCTTTACGTCCATCTATTCAAACCACATCTGATGCTTCAATGACCAATATCTTATCCATTGGTACGAAGAATCTGGAATTCAAAGAACGGATGCACGGAATCAAGTCTGGAACACTACATTGGTTCTACGACGGTGTACTTGCCATGGATGTTATTAAAGAAATGCGTAAAGCGCGCATTCAAGATAACACAGGGTATTACGCTGATGCACTGGCTCGTCACCGTAAAAACAAAATCTCTTCAATCATTTCCTTAAACCCATCTGTAGCTCAGCTATCTTCAGTATTCATCATCAGTGCTGAAACCGCTCGTGATCTTGAAGTACGCACTAATTTAAACTTGAAGAAGTTTAAAGATCGTCAGAAGATGTTTGAGAACTCTTTTGGTATGGTGTTGGTCGTAGTAGATAAAGCTTGGAAGAATTGCAAGATTTATTCTCACGGTATTCAAGATTACACTACAGTATCATTCAGTCAACTTGATGGCGTGAGTAAAGGTAAAGGCGGTGACATTAAAGAGATGTTAAACGCTTTGATGCTCTCAGATGCTCCACGTTTCTAAAAGGTAAAAACGATAATGAAACTCACTGCACTTATGGCGTCCTTGATGCCTACGTTCACCAAAGGCACTTTAGAAGATGAATTCGAAGAAGTGCAAAAGATCGTAAACCAGATCAATATTCCGTTTTTAGAAGCTGGTGTAAAGCAACTTGGTAAATATAAGTTCAAAACTGAATTTGTAGATACCATGGAAACCCAGTTGGTTGATTCAGCGAAGATGAAGAAGTTCCCTAACTTCTTAGGTTCGTTCTTAGAAATCAATAAACGGATGCGTGATCAATTCCCTGTAATTCAACGTTTGATTGATGAGTATTTTGAAGAAGACATCAGTGTACATGCGCTGAACTTACAACGTGTTAACCTTTTGCAATACATTCCAATCATGATGTTTATTGCACGTTACATCCGTACCTTCACCAATTATGCTTTAGGTTTAGAGATCAACATTGCATCTGAATCACCAGAAGCAACCTTTGAACTTATTCCAGCAGAGCGTGATTGGTTAAAAGCGAACCGTAGTACATTCTTAGATTCAGTGAATGTAGTTATGCATCGTGGCGATAAGCTTGAAAAAATCTTTGAGCAACTCCCTGATATGGGTATCGATCCAAGTAATGCAAAGATCGTTGAACAAACCCAAGGTTTAAAAGCTGATCCAATGGGTTTAGGTTTTATTCCGCTTTCAGTCAACCCATTCTTCTGGGCAGGTAAGTTCTTAGTCAATTACCAAACTGAACGTTATCACTTAGCTAAAGATGAACTCGATATGCTCGAGCGTAAACTTTACAACTTAAAGATCATCAATGATGGGCGTAATGATGCGAAGCTTCAAAAAGAGATTAAATATCTCGAAGAGAATCGTGTTAAGCCTCTTAAAGAAAAGATCATGAATTGGGAAGAGGAATATGTCCATAACTCTTAAACAATATCCATCTGGGTTACGTACCCTAGAAGGTAAGTATAACCCAGCAGTTGACTTTCGTACCTACCGTGTTGAAAGTATTAAAGACGGTGATCCCCTTCTCAATCAGTTAGTTCATCGTGTTCAATTAGATCGCTTAGCTAATCTTTCATCTTTAGATAAGTTAGCTTTTGTTGATTGCGCTAAACGTTTGTTTGGAAACTTCGATGAGTTTGTGAAATACAACATCCAGAACAATCAACTGTGTAATGGAAAAGATCTAGATTTCCTCATCGATACTGTACAGTTTGTGAATGGTGGTGTTCGTTCAATGAACATCAATACTTGGATGAGTTATTTGGATCAAAAACCAAAGAAACCTGAAAGTCTACCTACTCATCAAAACCTCACGTTAAATTTTACGGGAGCTAATTATATAGGTAAGTGGCTACGTCAGCCTGATGGTATGGCGGATTTAATTGCCACCCTTATTCTCATGTTTGGGTTGAAGTTAACCGACCCAAAAAACATCAAAAATGGTCTAATCTAGATTGGAGCTATAAGCCATGGCTAATTTATTTGCACACCTTCACATGGAAGATCGTACTGCAGACTTTCCTGAAGGTGCTTTAATCACTGAAGGCGACGAAGGTGAATCAGTAGCTGCTGCGATTGCAGAAGCAACAGAAGAAGAAGCGGGTGTTGTTGAAGCTGAAAACGAGATGGATGATCTTGTTGAAGGTGAAGAAACAGCAAGTGATCTTGTTGATGCGGTTGAAGAAGCGCCAAAAACTGAATCTGCTGGTCTTACAACTACTAATGCACGTTTGCTTTCTAAAGTGTTGAAACACTTAGGTGGTGCGGCTACCGCTAAATCACTCATGCCGAAAATGGAACACTTTGATGGTCGCGCAAGTCGTCGCGATGCAACCCAGTTGGTAATGGAAGGTATCAAAGATTCTTTGAAAAACTTCTGGGAAGCATTGAAACGTCAATTCCAAAAAGTTTGGGCAAAGCTTAAAACTTGGTATGTGAAAACATTCTCTGCTGCTAAACGTATCGCTGATCGCGCGAAAACCATTCGTGATCGTGCTGAAGGTATGTCAGCCACAATCGATAAAAAATCGTTTCAATTCGGTCAAGCTAAACAACTGGTTGTTGGTGGTAATTTAAAATCAGCTTCGGCATTTGAATCCGCGTTTAATCGGGTTATTGCATTGGTGGAAGGTGTTACTGATGTCCCAACTGACGCACAATTGGACAACCTTGCGGATTCGTTGGATGGTTACGGTAAAACTGATAACAAATTAGAATCGATTGCAGCAGTTGCAATGGAAGAAGTTTTCGGTAAACTTGGGAATAAAATTGGTGGCGGTGCAGCTGGAACACTGGATTCTAAAGTAGCTGCTTCTTTGGGTGAAGGTGATGGCGGTAATGCTCAAACAGCGGCGTCAGATGTATTACCTGGAGACAAACAACTCGTATTTGTAACATCTAAAGATAATAAAGATACGAATGCTATTCTTCGCATGTGTCGTATTGTTTTTGTTAACACCAAAGACAAACCGAAAGAAATCGATGGTAACGTTGATGTAGTTACCTTAAATGCATCTCAAGTAGCCAATTTCTGCGATCAAATTACAAGTGCTGCTGGTTCAATTGCGGACTATGAAGCTAAATGGCAAAAAGTAGATAAGGCTCAAGAGCATGTTCTTCGTAAACTTGATGAATTAACTCGTGATGCTTTAAATGATGTTAAAGATAATGACAATGCGGACAGCAAAGATGAGCGTGCAGTTCGCACATTATGTACTAATGTAACTAATTTTACTAAGCGTGTAGCTAATATGCCTGGTCAAATTAACAGTTATGCAATGGGTATCTTTGGTGCAACTTTGAACTGGTGTGAAGGTTCAATGCGTAATTACAAAAAGTAATTCTCTAAACCATCAACTCTAGCGGATTAATCCGCTAGAGCTTGCTTTCCACGTAATATTTTATGATAGTAATTATCATAACAGAATAATCTCATTTTGGAGCTGTAATCCATGGCTAATTTATTTGTAAAATTGGAAGATGCATCTGAAGAACAACGCTTAGGTGATGATCTTCCTGCAGGTGGTTTAGACGAATCTGAAACTGCAACTGCTGAAATTGCTGATCTCCGTGCTGAAGAAGCGGAAGTTGTTGAAGCTGAGCGTGAAGCTGACGATCTTGATGACCGTGTTGAACTTGCTGAAGATGTAGCTGAAGAAGTTGAACCAGTTGTAACTGAAGGTAAAGGTCTTGACAAAGCAGGTATGGCAATTGCACTTGCTGCACTTCGTCGTATTGCTGGTAAACAAGCGAAACATCTTGTTGGTAAAAACATTCGTATGGAAGCAATCGATGCAGGTGCTTCTGGTCGTGCTGAACAAACCAAAATTGTTTTTGAAGATCTTAAAGATACTTTGAAATCTGCTTGGGCTGCGATTAAAGCTGCGTTCAAAAAAGCATGGGCAAAAATCAAAACTTGGTACATCAAAACTTTTGATGCTTCTAAGAAGTTGAAAAAGCGTGCTGAAAACATCCGTACTAAAGCCGAAAATACTTCAGCAACCATTGACAAGAAAACGTTCTCTTTCTCTGGCGCTAAGTCTATTTATACTGGCGCTAAGTTACAACCGGGTGAATTGAATACAGCATTGGCTGCAGCAAAAAATCTTGCTGATAAATACTTAGATACAGTAAAATCTGATGACGTAGGTAATAAAGCTACTGAATTAGGTACTCTTCTAGGTGAAGTTGGAAAGGATGAAGCTGCTATCAATAGTGCCATTTCCGCTATTTATGAAAAAGTTATCAATGTTCAAGATCCGGCGAATCTTAACTCTGACAACGTGGTTGAATCAAAAGTAAAAGACTCTTTTGGTGCGAATAATGAAGTAAATGTAAAAACATCTGTTGAATTGCCTGGTGCTCGTGCGGTTGCCTATGTTAAAGGTACTGCTGGTAAAAATGCCGACATCAATAGTAAAATTGCTGCGGTTCGTCGCACTCGTTTGACTATGACTAATACAAAAGACAAGCCAAAAGAAATTACAGGTGATGTTACAACAGCATCAACTTCACAAGTCTCTACGCTTTGTGATCATGTAATCGAAATTGCTGAACTCATTTTTGATTTCAAGAAAGGCTGGGAAAATCGTGACCGCGATCAAGAAAAATTGATCAAAGCTATCGATGATGCCTTCAAAGACGTATCCAGCGAAAAAGATGAAAATGTTACTTCTCCAATTCGTCGTCACGCTCGTGGCCTAGCTTCTGCTGCTACCGGACTACTACGTCGAGATTCTGCGTTCAAAGCATCTTTCGTTGGTTATCTGATGACTACTTGTAACGTTGCATTGTCTTACGCTGAAGGTTCTTTGCGTCAGCACAAAAAGTAATTGATTTACTTTGATTGCTTTAGATAGGCTGCTTAAGCAGCCTATCTTCATTTATGCAGCTTTTCATTAATCTCAATAAATTTCAGATATATATTATCTAACTGAATCAAGTAGATCTATCTTCTACTTAAACTTATATCCCAGAGGTAATTATCATGTTAACAGTATTAAATGCAACTCAATCTTTTGAAGCTATGATGTTCAACGTTAAACTAGCACCATTGTGTTCTCAAGCTGATTTGAAGAAAGAAGAAGTTATAAATCTTCTAAAAGGTAAACTTACTCCTGATGAGTATCAGGAAGCTTCAAAGAAAATTATCGCAGTTAGCGATATGGGTTATCGTGAAGTTTATCAAATGTTAAATACTATTACTACCTATTTCCAAAAAGGAAATGGACGTTACGCACAATTTGCATAAAAGAAACCTAGGTTTCTTTTTTTTTTGGCATTCACTTGAATTTTATGGTAAGATAGGAGTTTATAACAATGTCTTTTGAAGATGATTTAATTGATCTTCCTGCACGGATTAATCGTTATCGTGATGCAGGATATGATCGAGCTGAAGCCGCACGTATGGCTCGCTCAGATGCAGTTGGGGTAGCGAAGCAAGTTTTAATGGAAGACTACGCTGACCCAGTTGCAGTTGAAATTGAAAACCTTGATCAAATTCCAGTGGAATCAGTGGAAGATGATATTATTCATGAGCGCTTAGAAACAGCTGTTGAAGTTGCTGCGATCACCAATGCTTGTGTGCGCCACCGCATTGGAATGAGTGATACTAATTACAAACTCCTCGCAGCATTACAAAACCATTTACTTTCAAAAGGGATTGGTTCAGCAGCTGTGATGCCTAAACTTGAATCCATCCATGCTGAAGCTATTTCCCCAATGCAGCTTACAATTCACATGGAAGATACTTCTAAGTTCTCCATGAAAGAAATGTGGCAGAAGCTTAAGCAGTCATTTATCAATGCGTTTAACCGTATTAAGAGCTGGTATATTAAAGCTTTTGATGCGACCAATCGTTTGGGTAAAAAAGCAGCAGCGGTGAAACAAACTGCTGAAAACAAACAAGGTACCATGAATAATAATACCTTTGAATTCAGTGGCATGAAACAACTTGCTATGAATAATAAAGCTCCTGATCCAGCGCAGTTTGCTCAGTCCATTCAAAGCATGTCTGGAATGACCATGAACATTCTGGGTAAGAATGCTGAGTATTATAACAAGTTGACTGAGAACATGGATAAGGCTCTGCAAGAGTTAATTAAACAAGTTCCAAAACAAGCCCCAGCACAGCAAGGTAATAACACCACTCAACAGCAACAGCCGACAGGTAATCAAGCTGACTTCACTACCGCAACTGCAAATAACAATGTCATGACCGCAATCATGGCAGAAGTGGGTAATGTGCAAAAAGCATTGGGTGGTGATCAGAATCTTGAACCTTGGACAAATGCTGGGCAAGATGAACGCTTTAAAGATCTTGCAAGCTCTGGTAATGCCACTTTCTACAAATCTAAAGCCATTCTCCCAGGAGATAAAATGGCGGTGATCTCTGTACCTAATGTTGCTTCAGCTAACGGTGGTCAATCAGGTGCTTCTGACTTTAAAGACATGAAGCTTGCGTTTGGTTGTACAGTTGAACCAATTAATCCTAAACCGCGTGAGATGGAAGACAATGGACAATTCCGTACATTGAACACTTCTCAAATTATCTCGATCTGTGATTCAGTCATGGAAGCGTGTAAGGTTGGTTTAGATTATAAACTTCTTTTTGCACAGCGCGATAAAGCTTTCCAAACTTTAGGGAAACAACTTGAACAAACTGTCAACCAAGCCGAAAACTTACATGGCCCATCCTTAACCTTTGCTCGTGCTAACATCTCTGCATGTACCGCGATCTTTAATAAGATCAACTCAGGTGAAGGTCGTTGGTTCCGCTATGCGATGGGGGTGTTCTCCAAAGCGGTAGATTATTCTCAACAATCACTGAATCAAATTCAATAAGGGAGATCCAAGATGAGTGATCTTAATGTTTCTGATGTATTATCAGAAGCCAGTGACATTTATCAGCAGATCACCCAAACCAGTGATCAAAATGATAATATCGACAATGCATTAGAACTCGTTGAAGAAGTGGGCGACAGTGCAGGTGGGTTAGTTCAAGAAGGTTTTAGTTCAGTCAACACCAAACTGTTAAAAATCGTACTTGAAGATATTGTGGGTGTGGATCTACTTACCACTTATTCAGTTAAACTTGAAGATGGTATGAATCCTACCCAAACCAAATTGGTGATGGAATCAGTTAAACAAGTGGTGCGAGATTTCTGGCAAGCCTTAAAGAACTCTTTCAATGCGATTTGGGCAAAGCTTAAGAGCTGGTACATTACAGTAACATCAGCATCAGAGTCTCTGGTGAAAAAAGCCAATAAGATTAAATCTCGTGCTGAAACTTTATCTACTACTCCAACTGAACGTAAGTTTGAATTTAAACATCCTGAAAACATTCAGATTCAACGTAAAGTAAATTCTGCTTCGTTACAAGCTGGGCTTAAAACCGTTAATACTGTACTTGAACAAACGCTTAATACTCGTTCAACCAATGAAGTGGAAAACTTCATTGAAGCTGCAGAAGATGCGCTTGATAACTTCATTAAGAACTCATCAGCGTCGAATCCTGATTCATCTTGGGCGAATCGTTTCTCTGATCTTTATAAACCATCAGTGAATGTAAAAACTTCACCATTATCGGATGTGAAGATCAAAGAGCAAATCATCTATGATGATAAGAATGCTGAGTATGACATCACTGATGTTATGCCTGGTGATACTTCGATTGTTTATTCTAAACTCAAAGCCGAATCAACTTTACCTCTTTCTGAGAAGCTAGGTTTGATTTCTGCACGCTTAGTGAAGACCACTCAAAAAGAAGCCGAATCAACAGTACAGGCTGATACACTCTATCCTGAGCAGGTATCTGCAATTTGTGATTTAGTGGTTGAATTGAATGAACAGATCACCTTCTATGAAAAAGCATGGCAACGTCGTGACAAATTCATGAACAAAGTGCTTTCATCTTTAGATAAGTCAATTGAAAAGATTGACAATGAAGAAGTTGCGGAAGGTCACGACAAGGTGTACAAGAAGACGACGCGTGCTATTCTTTCAGCGATCAAACGCTCAAATACCTTTAACGCCTCTCTTATCAACTATGTTGTTAAAACCAGTGCTGGAGCATTAGCGTATTGCGAAGCTTCCATTTCTTTCTACAAGAACGCATAACAAGATAGGGTGCCTAGGCACCCTATCTTAATTTACGATGTTATCTGTTTATGTGATGAAAAAGAGGATAATCAAATGTACATGTATAAGTTTACTCGCGAAGATCTCCAACAACTAGGATTGTTGAGTGATCCAGATGCAGAACCTCGTCTCATGGGGATTCAGATGTGTGTTGTTGCTAACGAAACATTAGAAGGTGTGCTGGGGTTTCACGGCTATGATCAAATCAAAGAAGTTAATTTAATTGAACTTTCTGCTAACGCTGAAGTGTGTTTAAAAGCAACTGGTCAGGGTTCGGCATTCATTCGTACTGGGGAAGATGGTAAATGGGAAGTTATCTCACAACCTGCGTCATGGTGCACTTCAAACCAGTATACTGTAACCACGTTCATGATTCCCCTTCTCCCTCCATATGTAACGTTGAAGTTCACAGATGAACAATATCAACAATACTTAAAAGGAGGCTCGTTCCTCTCTGTAGTGACCTATCATAAACTTGAAGAATATCCAGTTCCTTACACTCGCTTAATCCCAATGTTTGATCAACCCGCTGCTGCTGGATTTATTCCATATACAGGTAATGGTTTTGAATTTAAAATCCTCTATGGGACCATCTTTGGTTTTGTAAATCATCTTGGATTAGTGGAAGGTACTCTATCACGCGTAACTGCTGATGGATATGAACCTGTGGATATCAACCTAGACGATTATCCGGTGGATGTGCGTAATGGGGTAGTGAATGTCATTCCCGATTATTCAAATCAAGATGGTCGTCGTTTTACTTACGAACGTAAAGATCCAGCACAGTATTGGATGATTAAGCGTAAAGAGGTAAAACCTCAATACGTGGTGAGTGTAAAACCAGAACCGTTTGAAACCATTTTGATTCAAGCTCCAATTGGTGCAGTCATTCTAATTCGTGAAGCATACAGTCAAAAAGCATTGGTGGTGACCAAAGACTCAACCTTTGAAGTAGATCCAGAGATCTATTTAAATGATCCACGTTTTGAACTCATGCCAATTCCAGCATAAGTAGATGATAGAGGGCATTACGCCCTCTATCGTTTTATGATGTTCTCAATAAATTTCAGATATATACTATCTAGGTGAAATAAATATTACTTTTCTAATAATAGAGGGTTTCACCATGCATACATTATTAAACTTCAATGAGCTTCGCCAACACATCCATGAATTGATTGGTGGCGCTCACCCACACGCAGTCGATAACTTCACTCAAGATGCGATTGACTTCATCATCAACAATAAACATGTGATTCACGATGGCTTAGATCAAATTACCGTTCTTGGTAAGATCTCGCGCGCAGTAGTGAAGATCGGAGCAACTCATGCCATCATCGTGATCAACGGGAATAAATCAATATTCCCGTTGAGCGTGGTGGGGAAGTTCTCTGAAGCAGCCTAAGGGTTGCTTCTTTTTTTGCTCGATTTTATGAATAGTAATGGGAGGCTACCATGCCACAGTTTCGAGCAGAGATCCCAGAGATCCATACACGTATCACAAGACCAATTATAAAACAGATTTTAGATGATGTGTTGTCTCGGTTTAAAGAGATTCCTTTTCGAGAGTTTCGTTTTCCTGGAGATTCAGAAGCAATCCTAACCCCAGGCTCAGCGATTGATGGGGGTATCTTATTTAACCGTGAACTTGTCAGTAACTATGTCGATGTGGAAGTTGAAGATCTACCTGATGACGAATATGGTCGTTCATTCCAAGCAACGAATCAGGTTAATCACTTTATCTTTCGGTGTGAGAAAACCAAATTAGATTTGTTCCCAGTTTATCAAAATCGTAAACTCACGATTAACTTTAAAGTGGTGTGTTCTTCAAGAGTGAGACTAAATGGGTTAATTACCCGCATGACTGAATCAATGCGTCAATCTCAGACCCTATTCACTCATTTGATTAGTTACAATTACGATATCCCTACTCCATGTGTAGCCTTAATCAATAAAGTGTACGATATGATGCAGGCGAACTATCCTTATCCTGATCTTCCACCAAACAAGTGGTTCGAACAATCGAAGGTAGATAATCTTCAAATTGCCTATCGTCAAGATGGTAAAGGGGATACCTTGGTTTATAAAGAGAATGCAGTCAATGTACTCTCTAATCTTACCGAGCATGAGGAAGAGCCAAGAAAGAATAAAGATGCAGAAGTCGGGGTTTGGAATATTGAATTTGATTTAGAAGTTCGTTATCAAAGACCATCTTCGATTCGTGTCTCTTATCCACCAATCATCCATAATCAGTTTCTTGATGAAAGTTGGTTTAATAAACCGAAGACTTATGATTATACCAAATTTGCCGCAACTTCATCTTTAGGTAATATGGCAATTGAGCGCTTCAAATGGAACATTGGTTATGGCGTTCCAGGTCGTGGGGATATCGGCTGTAAGGAACCTTACTTCGATGACTGGGGAAAAGACATTGGCACACCTTCATCAGTTACTTTACTGACCGCACTGTCAGTTGTAGATGAAGCAGATCTACGTTACTTCTTTAATCCGTTTACTGATTTAACCGATTATCAATTCCCAGAAGAAATTCAAAAACTCATGAAGATTGTACCAGAAGCAATGCTTTATTCGGGGAAACATTTTATTGGAATCAAAGCTTACTCTTGGAACGATAATATCCGTCCAGAACATTTAAGTTTTGAAGGATCAGGAAAGATCATTACTGACTTTGATCTTAACCCACGTAACTACTATCATATCGTGTTTTCATTTAATGCTGATCCTACCAATATTCATGGAAGTGTTTGGGACGAAGCCCTATGTGAGTTAGATGGATTGATTACTTATTTTGGAGTGTTTGGAGATAAATACTCGGATAAGCTTAAAGCCATTATTGCTGAACTTAAAGAAGATCACGGTACTGATGAAGTGTGTCTTACTCGTGGGGTGATTGATGAGGTTATTCGTGATCTAATCGAAGACGGCAATGAATTTGAAAACGGAAAATTGTATTGGGATCTTTATCCTGTGAGAACCCGTTTAGATTATCGCGTGATTGGAGAGATTTAAAATGCCAGGTTATAAAACCCCTTTCAACCTAAATGCTGATTTAAACGTCAAAGAGCCCGTTAAAAGCGTTGTAGAGGAAAGAGCTAGGGAATATAAGCATTCCATTGTAACATCGCAGGAAGCGCCAATAGGAGCCATTCTAGCACACATAGAAGGATCTTCTTGGGTGGTTGATTATTACGCCCAAATGAAAGCAGCTAATGAAGAACCAAAAGAGTATGATTCTAACCAGTCTAAGCTCAATCAACAATACCATCTCATTTACAATCTAGAACTAAAATCTCAATCCCAAGATCCTGAAACTGAAGATGTAACCAATCGAGTTAACATGAATGGTACTGCCGTAGTTTATGCTGGGGTGATTCCTAATGTCGGGGATGTGATTATTTCAGATATTGGTGCAGGTAAAGCAGGACGCTCAACTGTTACACGTGTAGACAAAAAGCAATACATGATGAAAACTGTGTATGAGCTTGACTACACCTTGGTTGAAATTATTGATAAGGAAAGTACCCTAACTCATCTAGATAGCTACGTAGTAAAAAAATCAGTATTTAATAAAGATTTAATCACGTTCAATACTGACCCACTTATCATTAAAGAAGACTATGATGATTTTCTTGAAGCCCAAGATGTGGAAGCAGAACTCATCGATGATTTCTTAAAAGAGTTCTTCTCTCAAGAACTTTCAACTTTTGCAGTTCCGGGTTACGGTAAAAACAAAGTCACGTATGACCCTTATGTTGTTGAAGCGTTTAGAGAGGTGGTGAACGTTGATGAACACCCACTCATGCAACGTCTGAAAACCGTGAATCTAAATGAACTTCGTGAGGTTTATAGTTTTAGCATTTGGCCAGTACTGCTACATCCAGAAGTAAATAAGATCCGTAACATCTGGAAACGTGCAGCCCCTGTGATGTTTAATCAATTTCACGTTAATCCAAATATGGCTTCCTTACGTTATTCTGGATTCTATCAATGTTTATCTCCAATTGAGGATTTAAACAATGTGGATTACTATCAAGGGTATGCGCAGCGTCCTAAACAAGGTGGGATGATCACAAGCTCTCAAATCACTTCAATCCTTGCAGGTGGTTTTGGTACCGCAGTTGGTGAACAATTAGCTCAAGAACTTAAAAACCAAAACAAAGTATGTTGTCATCATCTTGTACATTATCATGAAGCGAATAAACAAGCGATTGGAACAGATTCAGCACGCTACCTAGACTTAGTGAATAAATGGGTAAGAGCAACAGGTCATTGGTCAGCATGTTCGATTTGTGGTGGGTGTGAGGTATGTTGTGATGGAAATTGCAATGATGCGAATAACGATGATGGATGTGTGAAAGAAGATCCATATGCTTATGTGATTCCCTCATCCTTCTGGGAGAAGAATGTTCTTGACGATGTATTCTCTTCAATCATCAGACGTTACCTAGACGGGGTGAGAATCCCATTAAATGAACTCACACGGTATATTAGAGATCGGGAAAGTTTAAGCCCTAAAGATCGTTTCTATCGCATGATGGTAATGTTGATTATTTTACGGTCAGCTTTAAGGAGTGGTCATTAATGTCACGTTATGAACGATTTATGCAAAACGTTGAGTATGATCCAGCGTTTGTTAAACAACTGCAGTCTACCCATAAATTATTTCATGAACGTATGCAAGTTATGGTTCCTGCATATGCAGCTCAAAGTGTTGAAAAACATAAACTCTATGGAACTGTTTATAATGAGGGTTCGACCAAAGAAGAGCGTGATCAATATAACCGTTCTATGGTTAAGGTGTGGATGGCGCCAATTCGCCACATCATTCTTTACTCGGAGGGTGTACCAATTGCATACCCTTCTAGAGAACGAGCAGCTCGAATTTACTTTTATATCAAAGATCATGTTAAGACATGGAATGATCTTCTCTCAACCAGCATGAACCTACGTGCAGTCGCCCCGCCTTTGGATGACTTTGAACTTATGCTTGAGTTTGCTGAGAATTTAGATCAGTTCCTTGAATTCTATTATAAGTCAGGGAATAAACAAAATTATTTCCAGCGCCATACCATGAACCGTTTTGCAGCGGATGATAAACTTTGGCATCGTGGGGACTCTACCTATTCTCGTTTGAAAGAGGGTGTGTTTAGTCTATTGTCTAATCGTGTCCCACGTAATGATGAGCCCGCAACCAAAGTAAATAGTACCTATCAAGCGCCTCAAAGCGCTGATATTACTACTGCAGATGAGTTTGCGTTGGAAAATGCTATACAACGATAAAACAGAGATCAACAATGAATGGACTAGATATTAATTCTACTCCCTTTAAACATGAAGTATCATCTGTCATTGATGCAGGGAAATATTCTCCCTGCTATCATTTTGATTTAGAATTTCATGTCAAAGGAGAAAGCTACAAACCACTTACGATCTTAGGGGTTTCGATTGTGCGAAACTTCCTAAGAGATTATTATCAGATCCTTGCTGTGGAGTTTCAAACCACGGGTTATATTCGTGAAGTTCTTATTGAGAATATGGATCAGCTTGAGGTTACTTTCAAAACCTACGAAATAGGACGCAATACCCCTTACTCTTTAGCTGCGCTACGAAATCCAAAGATTAGACAATACAAAGCTAAACTTTATTTGAGCGAATCAGATTACATCACTCAAAATAACTTTGCAGTTAACAATGCAGCCTACATGCAAGATAAAAGTTTAGTTGAAGTTAAGGTTCAGTTAGTTGAGAAGGGATTTGAAGAATTAAAAACTCGCTTTGTGGGTGGTAATTACTACAACATCTCAGGAGGTTCGTTAATTCGCCATCTAATCGATTACCATGCTAACTTAAATAATGATGATGTTAATACACTTATCAATGGAGTAGATTGCGCTCCTAACGAGAATTCAGAAGCAAGAGAGCAGATTTCCATTCGAGACGGTACCAGTTTAATTGAAGCTATGCATGTTGTGAATGAAAACTGTGGTGGGTTATATCCTGCTGGGTTTAGTTATTATATCCATAACAACATCTGGTATGTATTTCCTCCTTATTCATTGGCGCGCTTTGGTGAAGATCGTGAACGCTTAGTTATTGTAAACTTACCGAAGAATAAACTTCCAGGGATTGAAAACACTTATAATGATCAAACTAAAACGATTGTTATTTTATCCACACGTGATTCTACCGTGAAAGATAATCGGGAATCTAAAAAGATTGAAGTGGGTACTGGAACACGGTTTATTGACGCTGCTAGGTTATTAACTGGTTTTGGTAAAGTTGAAAACAATAAAGTTTTGGTAGATGCATCACAAAATGTTAACGACTTGATGGTTGAAGAGCGAGCAGATGGAACAAACTTCATGCGTTTCTCTAAGACCAGGATTACCTCTGGTAAGAATTTAGAATTGTCTAAACTTGCACCATCTAAAGGGTTCATGATGCGAATCTCTTGGGAGAATTCAAAAGAGAATCTAATCAAACCAGGAATGGCAGTAAAAGTGCTTTATCTAAAAGGCAATAAAACTAAAGCAGCGGTAGGTAGCGTGATTGGGGTTGAATCTGGTTACTATCCTTTTGAGAATAGTTATCCAGCAATGAAATTTGCAGTTATGAGTTATATTGATGTATTTGTGAGTGAAGAAAATGTCCAAGGGTAAATTCATTTGTTTCGAAGGTATGGATTTTTCAGGGAAAACTACAACCCTTAATAATTTAACGAAATTATTAGATGCACGCGGTGTGGAGTACATCACGACACGTGAGCCAGGTGGTACAGCTCTGGCAGAAAAGCTAAGAGCATTATTACTTAACGACACAACGATTGATGTATTCGAACAAGCATTACTTTTCCAAGCGGCTCGTCGCCAACATTGTCGATTGATTATTCAACCTGCTTTAGATGAAGGGAAGTGGGTAATTTCAGATCGTTACATTATTTCATCTTTAGTTTATCAGCACGATGCCAAGAAACTTTTGCAAGATACCGCAAAGCTAATGAATCTTATAGAACCTGATTACCTGATCTACACTCGTTGTGGATACGAAACAACTTTGCAACGCAAGCAAAGTCGTAAGGATAATAATCATTTAGACGAGGTATTCACTCGACATTATGAGAAGTATTCAAAACTTTTCGATCATTATGCATGTCTTTTAGAAGATATGTCTCTAACCATTGACACCAATAAATCTACAGATGAGATTGAACTTATCTTGGGGGATTTTGTGGATAAAATATTAGGAGATAAGAATGTCTAAAGTAGCTGCTTTATTCCTTTCTTTTTTTGTTGCCCTTGGATATCTAACGATTGCGAACTCAACATTAGCTAAAACCACCGATCAACCTATCGTGGTTAAGGATAGTTTACCTGCCATTACTGTTGTTGAACAAATTAAACCACCAACATCAACGACATTACTAGAGTCAGACAAAATTCTACGGTATCAACTGCGGCATCGTTATACGTTTAATTGTAACGGTGTGAAGTATGGGGTGATTGATTATAACCAACAATTTAATTACACTGAAATCACATTACTCAGTGGGCAAAAACTGAAAGTGGGAACATCCTGCTTAATCAAATCAGGAGATCCAATCCATTCCATTTATATCTATCAACGTGAATAACGCATAGCATTCCTAGGGAGTCCAATTGGACTCCCTAGGGTCTTATGTTCCATATTAGAACATATCCGCATTTACATCATTATTACCATAACCTGGTAAACGTCTTGTATATTTTGGTTCTCGTTGATAATCCCAAGGAATTGTTGCCACTGGGAGCATTTGATATACACAGAATTTCATTGCTTCATCAGTGGGATTACCCGGTTTACGGTGTTTACCGCGTTGCCACATAATGTAGTGTTTCCCACCAATGATAACTTTATGTTGATAGATCTCCATGTCTACTTCATTATCGACAGTACGGCAACCTGCGTAGTAGCCTAGTTCACATACTGCTTTAACCAAGATTTCCTCACCGTTACGTTCTAAAGCTTTGGCTTCTGTAGACATTTGGTGCGCGGTCAAGAATGCGATCTTCTTACGCAACATAAAGTTTTGTACACGCTGGTACAAATCTTGAATGTTCTTACCGTGGGGTCCTTCCACACAACCACGAGTCGACATCTTACCCATGTAATCTAGGGTAACCATGTGAACTTCATAACCTAACTCTTCATACCCTTCAATGGTTCCAAAGAGTTGGGCGTAATCGTAGTCCCCTGCAGCAAACTGACAAATCTTAAATTCAAAGCCAGAATTCTTAAAGAATAACATCACGTATTCGCGTGCAGCAATACGTTCTTCTTTAGTGAGGTTGGTAATACTAACAGGTTGACCTTCAAGCTGTTCACGAATGTATTTATACATGAACAACAATTCACCAAGAGCATCATTCTCTAAGGTGATATGTAACAACAATGCTTTACGTTTATCTTCCTGACCTTCCTTAGGTTCAGGCATTCTTAAATAGGTTGGTTGGTTAAAATAGGCAGCTTGAATAATATTGGTGAATAACGCACCAGACTTCCATTTATGTTGAAGTGCTGAAATAACAACTGTTTCACCACGACGGATACCTTGATGATCACCAAAGAGATCATTAAACCCCTGTAAACCAAAACCTAAAATACCACGGGTACTATAAACCTCCATGGCATCATCAAAACCATTATCAATGCTCTCAACGCTAGATAAATCGATTTCACGAACTAAATTCTTTTTATTCCCACCAACGGTTCGAATGCTTTCCAATTGCATCGCTAACTCATCATAGAGTTTTCTTTCTTCTTCTGAACCTGTCGGTGCTGCGTGAATCTTAAACCGAATTGTATCTAAATTTTTAGTAAACTTGAATTTTTTTATATTTGAATCAATCGACGACTTTAATAAACGAATACGACTTACGGTTTTGAGTTCATCACTTACATCTGTATTTACCCCAAGTTTAATTGCATTGAATGTTGCTTCGTCTTGTCCTAGCTTTAAACGAACTTGCTGTAAGAATAAATCTTTATCGTATGACGTGTTATTTAATTGCCAGTTTATGACATCCCTTAAACCCGTAACAGGGTTTTTGCCGAAGTCAAGTTGTTGCCCTTCAGTTGGGATACAAGTTTGCATCACCGAATCAATGGTGGGGGTATAGTTATTAAGGACGTGTTCCCCAGAACAACCTGCCAAAAACAACATTGTTGCAGCATTGGCTAAAATACTTTTGATATCCATTTTGGAACTCGCTAGAGGATAATTTCAATGTATGATTTACTAAAAGCTAAATTACTCATTATGCCTGATTGGTTACAGTGTGCATTGGATGCTCACAATCTAACCTATTCTAACATCATTGATATGGGTGGGTTGGAGTCTATACTAAGTCAGAAAGATGTGCTTTTTTATCAGAAACAAGTAGAGGATGTGATTGCAGTGGTTAGCAAAAGCAGCCCACCTTTGATTTCACCTGTTCAAGCTCTTTTCGAATCTACCCAAGTATTGCATACAAATTCCCTAGCTTCGATTTCTTTAGGAAACCAAGCTTCCGGTTTAAATGAGTATGTAAAAATTAACGCATTATATGGAATAACCCATACAGGTTATAGTTTCTTCGGCGGAAGGAATATGCTCAGTTATTTACCACGACAGTTGGGGGCGTCATTAGAACCAACGGTAGCAGTTGATCCTTATGTAGAACGTGCTGGTGCTGATCTGTATGTTCTCAAGTTCACTTTAGGTTTCTATCAAGAGTGTCCTGTTCAAACCTTTATCTCCAACACATTAAATCTCCTTATGGGGGATTATGGTTTTAATGAAGTTGCGAAGACGAAACTGTTTGACTATTATACGTTAATGTCTGATAAGTAATATTGTTAAAGCAATCAGCCTGTATTTTTTAACACAAATATTATAGAGCAATATAAAGCTTTAACAGATTTTTTCAAATCGATTGGAAAAAAGGTAAAAACTCATGAGTAAACAAACTTTTAAGGTAACAAGTCAAACTCCTAAAGCCACTCGCGCTTTAGCTGATTTCACCGATAACCTCAAATCTGGCGCGTTGAATACTGCTGGAATTAAAATGGAAAGCATCAACACAACAGCTGATACAGTTGGTGGTGGTGTATTAGCTGCGATCAAAGCGACTTTGAAAGAAGGTGGTTTCCATCGCTTCGCTCAAGCTCGTACAAAAGTGATTCGTCCTGGCGATCATCTACGCACTTCAGTTAAACTTGAAGATGCTAATGAGCAGGCTGAAGGTGAAACAGTAAACGAAGAAACACAAAATCTTGAATTTACAACTCCTGCTCAAGAACGTGCTGGTGTTATTGCTGCAGCTATGGCTGATCAACCTGCTGAATGGGCACAAGCAGCCCTCGAAGCCACCAACGATGCACAAAACCATACCAACAATACAGAAGATGGTGTTGAGTTTGCTGAGCGTGTTAAACTTGAAGCATATGATGATGCAAACTTCCGTGATGCGGTAGGTTATTCTGTTGTGTGGAACGTTGTATCTGCGCGTCAATCAAACGCTGTTGAAAACGTCTGGCCGTGTTTGGTTCTTGAACCTAACCAATCTCACGTTGAAGCTGTGGTGCAATTCCAAACATTCCAACAAGAATTCCGTCACAAACCTACAGGTGATGTGATTGATCCAGGTCGTGTTCTGTTAATGGAAGCAATCATCGATGGTTCTATCCTTGATGAAAACATTATCAAAATCGTTCCAGTTTACGAAGATGGTGTTTCTGATAAACACTTCATTGACCCAGCAATCATTGCCCACAAGCAAGTTATTGTTGAAGGTGAAGAAGTTACTACTGGTCCATTGACTATTGGTGAAGAACACAACTTAATCGGTTTAGGTGCCGCTGCAATCGCAGGTCTTACTCAAGATCCAAACACCGCAACTCAGTTGGCTCCAATGCCTCGCTTGGAAAACATCTATCTTCAAATCACCAACAAAACTGATCAGAAGTCAGTAATTAAAATTGATGCGACTACACTTGCTCGCTCAAGCTTTACTGCAGCACCTGAAGGTAACACTCGTGAAATCCAGTTGAACTTCCAAGCAACTCAATTAGGTTTGGATGGTAATACTGTTGATGTAACTGGCGCCCCTGCTCAAGCGTTGGCATTCTTACGTCAAGCACAATATACCAAGCATCGTCTTGAGTTCTCATTGAAAGTTTATGGTTCTGGTAACCTTGAATATGGTCAAATGGAAATCAACGCTGCTAAAGGTAAACTTGGCATTGTTAAAGTACAGCAAGGTCTTGGTCACTTCACTAAAGAAAAAGATAACGACGTCGTTACTGCTCTTCACAGTGAAATTAAATCAATTGAATTGATCGCATTTGATCCAGATGCAAGCCGTACAAACATCGACCGTCGTCAACGTGGTCCATTGACTAACGTAACTGCACAACGTGAAAAATACTACGTGCGTTTGGGTAGCCCGATCTCTACAATCTTCCCAGCAACTGAAGCAACTTCAAACATCGATTTGATTGCTCCAATGACCGCAACTCGTATCAAAAACGACTACTACGGTATTAAAGCATTGTTCCGTAACGCGGAAACATTGTCTGGTATCGCTGTGTCTTACGAAAACGATCTTGCACGTGCTGAAACCAAAGCTATTGGCCGTTACATCATGATGCCTTACTATCGTCATGTTCGTATCTCAATGCTTGACATTGTGGATTCTAACCGTTCTAAGAACAAGTTAGAAGATGCTCAACATGCGTTCTTGAACTACGTTCGTGATATCATCATCCATGCGATGCGTGATTCTAAATACGAATTGGCTCTTCAAGTTCAAACTGGTAATGCAGAAGCGAAACCAACTCTTGCCATGATCACTAACCAGGTGCTTGGTAAATACCTATTCCAATTAGGCGATACTCGTATCCTAGGTAGCTTGCCATACCCAGTTGTTGCGGATACTCACGCTTCTAACTTGCTTGGTAACTACGGTTCTGATGAACACGAAATGTTCATTGTTCCGACGCTTCCAGGTACACAAATGAACGCGTTGAACTTCGGTCACTTCTTATGGAAACCAGAACTTGCTTCTACTCTACAAGTAACTCGTGATGGTTCTACAAGCCGTGAATTGGTCGTACAACCTTGCTGCGAATGGCACATGACTTGCCCATTTATGATTCGTATTACAGTAACTGATATGACTCATGTAATGACTTCTAAAACTCCTCTTGCTATTCTTGTTTAATAGTTAGCTGGTCTTTAGAATTAAGAAGCCTCTCCCAATGGGAGAGGCTTCTTCTTTATGCATTAATCTCAATTTATTTCAGATATATATTATCTAAGTGAACTAGATCATTAATCCTAATGATCATCAATCTTTATTACAGAGGTAAATAAAATGACTACTTATGTTTCTAAAATCCAAACCCAATTTAATCTTGCAAATATCAAAGAATGTTTAGAAGATCATAATGGAAAAGGTAGAGCAATATTGCTAGATCTTATTGGTACACTCGCAGGCATTGGGTTGGCGACCAAAGAAATATCCCACAATGAGTGGGCGATAACCTATATCACCGACATAGACACTCGCTATGTCAAAATAGATTTCGAGCATGATTGCATCACCTCTTTAAATATTGATAATGATACATTCCTTTCACAATCTACTGATGTGATTTGTTCCGCTGAAAATCTATATAAACTCTGTATAGGTTTGGAGTACGGGTACACTAAAGCAAATTCTAAATAAGATAAAGCCCTTCGGGGCTTTTCTTTTTTTATTCTTTTACAGATTTAACTATTATTTGAATACCCCTTTCAAGGATATTAAAACAGAGAAAAGATCTATGCCATTAAAGGGGTTTCAATAATGATACTTAACCATATTTTAGATATACATTATCTAATTGAAGATGCTCAAAACAGAGGTTTATAGTGATGAACTTAGATGATAAATTATGGAATTCAGAATACGCAGATCATCTGGTATTAGGATCAAACATTCGTACCCATAATGAGGAAATCGTTGATATTAAAGTCAATGCATATTTGAATGAAGGATTCGCTCATCTAAATTACAGTAGTACCAAAAAGGGACAACCTGAATATAGCTTTAGTGGTTTACAAAGCCGTGTAGTTATCTTAGATAAGTTAAGAGCTTTTCGCGATAATGATCACACCAAAACGGAAATGCGTAGCGTTCGCGTCGATACTGCAAAGTTATCTGATTTGGATAAAGAAACACTAGAGAATATTTTTCGTCATCCAGTGTTCTTAGAAGGTTATACGGTGACGCTATCTGCAAGTAAAGCAGTTCAGGTTGAAAAGCCCGTAACTCGTGAAGACTTTAATGATTTATTTTATTCATCTAATTGCCCGAAATTAGATGAGAAAGGTGATGTCTACCTAATTCTACGTGCAGTTAAGGGTGACGAAATTAAATTCCAATCCTTCAATCTAACTGAATTGTACATTAACCGTTATGTTGAGTTAAATGACATCATTGACCTTTTAGAGTTTCAGGTGAGTTTGGATGCGCGTAGCTCAACACGTATTGCTCCAGAAGCCTTGCACCGACATGATCCAAATTACAAAGAGCAACTTAAACGCGCTCAGAGTAATTTAGTTGAGTTAGAAACAAATAACTTAAGAAGTTGGGTATCTGATGTAATTGATGAACAAAAGGCTGGAATTCGTGTAATTCCAAATAGAAGGAAGTAGAGGAGGATGATTATCGCTTATGGGTTTGCGATTATATCCACAATTTGTTTCTGGTTAAGTATAGTGATGTTAGTGTTACTGGCTAGAGATAAAGACTGGTTGACTCAGTTTGTTGCAGTATCGTTGTTAATCATTTTATTACCCTTAGTAGTCTTTATAACTTATATTTTAATAACAGGGCAGTATTTTGACGTATTACAAGGTCAACTTACTAGTCTTCGATCTTAGGAGAATTTATCATGCTTCGTCAACGTATTGTTGATGCGGTGAACATGTATGAGCCAGAAGAGAATGATATCAGTGAAATGATTCATCATCTTTCAGTGAATTACGTGAAGACCGTAATCGACCAAATTATTGATCAGCAAGACCCCCCATTGGTAGTTGCTAATAATGCAATCTATATCAAGATGTTAGATTCTTATTCTCGTCAGTGGATAAGAGTTGCATATAAGGAAGGGAACCAAGTTAAATGGCATGGAGATATGTTTCATGATCTTCTCATTGATACAGGGTTAAGTGCGAGAGAGTTTGATCAAGCTCTTGATGACATTATTATTAAGTGGCGTCCGTTATTGTGATAATAAATGAGGTGGGATTACCCACCTCATCCTTATGCTGGTGTTTGAATAAGCTGCTATTAGATTGAAGTTTATTTGAATATACATTATCTAAATGACGGATAACGAAAAGGTGTCGTCTAATGCATCGTGGAAGAAAGCAGTTAGGGTTTAAACTTCCGAAGGAATTAGGTAGTGGTACAATCAATCCTATTCCAGTAAAGGAACATCCTAACACACTGAATAAAATAACACTCTCTTCAGCGTCAACGATAGAGTGCTATAATTATACAGGTCACGTGATTAGAACGTATGATCACATGGGAGTATGTTTAACTCACGCCCCCATAACAACATCACCTGAAATACCAGAGTTCGTTGGATGTTTTGTTATTAAGAAGCAACTTGAAATTAATGATAAAACTCAAGCATATCAGACTTCGTGGTATCAGGAGGATTCCAAATACTTTCAAACTGGGAATCCCACGGATGAATATTCAAAAACGGTAACAGAAATTATTAATCGTTATCGTGGTTTATCACGACGAATCGCAGGACATTACTTTAAACTTTCTTATACTGAACTCAATGAAAATGAAGGCAGTATATATGTTAGAGCTGTAGATTTAGTTGTGGTAGATGATACGAATAAGAATTCGATCATTCACCCAAACTCTAAGCAGTATATGGACATTATGATTGATCGACTCTATGATGCTAATCACACCTACACTATTGAAATCAATGACCCCAATGGATCAGGAGAACCTTATTATGTTAACTTAAATGGAAAGGTATTTGCAATTCAACCCACAATGAATGATTATGTGGGCGATGGTGCACGTATTGTTTATAAACCACCAAATGAACCTTCACAAACAATTGCTGTTTCATCGATGGATGAAAATGAGTTAAAAAATATTGGTATATTTAAGAATTACAGCGATGCCGATAACTATGGGAAGCAATACGATCTTAAGCTTGCAGAACTTGAAAGAGAAACTCAATTGGGTAAAGCAGAGCTTGCGAAGAACACAGTGGATAATAAAACACAGCTTGATAATTTAGAAACCACTCATAAGCTGACTAAGATCCTAGCAGATATGCAAGCGTTAAATCAGCAGGCAGAAAATGATAGAATCAAATCAGAGAATGAGAAAGCTAAACATGCGCGTGAATTAGAGAAGCTGGAAAGAGATCTTATTATTCAACAGGAAAACCATCGTCGAGAAATCGAGAATATGCGAATGAAAGACTATTATGACCATCGATCTCATGAGAGAAAAGATAGTTCGGAAATGGTTAAATTTCTTCCAGTGTTAGTAGGTGCGGGAATTGCTGCATTTGCTTTATTGAAATAGAGGTTTAAAACATGCGTAACATCGTAAACAAAATCCATGAAACAACTATCCGTTTTAATCCGAGATTTGCAGGTGGTTATGCAAAGCTTGAAATTGAAAAGGGTGTGAAGTATGTTGATAGCATTTTACAATGCGCTAACCAGTCTTTCCCTGAAGGGTTAGTCTACGAAAGTCCGAAAATCTGTACTGCGGAACAAACATTCAATGTCTTCATGGATCGTGCCAAGAAGAACGACCGTAAATTCGTTTACGATCATGCGCGAACAAATGTATTCTTGGTACAATTGAATTTCTCATATAAGGGTACCCCACTCCAGCTGTATCAGTATCTGCCTTTCACTAACGATGCAGCTATGATGATCATTCGTGATAAAGCATTCTACATCAAACCAGTTGTGGCTGATCCACTGATTTCAGTTTCTGGGGATGGATTATTCTTACCGCTTAACCAAACCAAGATGACAACGCGACCACGTTCCCATTATGTATATAAGGATGATATCTTAACGCAAATCAAAATTCTTGATACGACTATTCATCATTCTTTACGTGATGTGCAGCGTAAGGATAATAAAGAAGCCAAGATGCGTATCACCACTAATGCGCATTATCTTTTCTGTAAAGAAGGGTATAAGGAGACATTCTTAAAGTATTTCAATGCCACAGTACAAGCTGGGTATAAGGATACTATTAATTACAAGAACTATCCTAAGGAAGATTGGATCATCTATTCATCTATGGAGGATCGAAGATTCCTACAATTAACAGGTGAGCCTGAATGGAAACCACATAACGTTCTATTGGCGGTTAAGCGTAAAGATGTGGATAAATCAGTTGAGTCTATTGTTGGTGCATTCTTTTATATTCTAGATTTGCTCCCAGATATTGAAGACATCAATTACCTTGATGATACTGCGTGGTGGACAGTATTGATGGGTAAAATCATTTTAGGTATTGAGGAAGATCACCGTACCTTAATGAAAAAGATGGGTATGCACTTTAGAGCAATCGATACCTATATTGATCCAATGGCGATTAACCTAATGCGTGACAATGATATTTATATCACTGACATGTATGATTATCTTGTGTGGTTGGTTGATAACTTTGATGAATACATGAACCGTCCAGAAACAGCACCGTCGTCAATGTATGGAAAATACTTGATGGTAAACCGTTATATCTTCCAAGGTATTCGTGAAGCGATCTTCCGTGCGGTTTACGAGCTTCGTCAGAAAAAGCCTGAGAAACTTACAGCTAAAATTATTTACACAGTATTAAGTGGTAAGCTCAAACCTGATCTTATCACTAAGATCAATAACAACTTCCCAAATGTTTCAGCAGTAATTTCATCATCTGATTCTAAACTGCTTAAAATGGGAATCGAGATTGTCCCGCAGGATAACATGCGGCAAGCCAAACAGGAGAAACAACCTAAAATGCTGCAAAATCCAAAATGGCAATTTGATCCATCTTTTATCGATGTTGGTGGTTTCTCGTCAATGAGTAAGAACGAACCTATCGGTAAAGATATTGGTAACCCAGCAATGAATGTGGGGATTAATGGTCAACTCCACCAGCAAGAAGAACTTAAAGAAGTTCTTGCTGAAGTTGAACGTAATACTCGACGAATTGAAAATCACTAATTAACACAGAGGTAAATAATCATGGCAATGTTTTATCCAGAAGACTTCCCACCAGCTTTCGATAGAGATTATCACAATGATGTGATGTGGATCATCGATGAGCTTGATAAAGCGATTAACGAATTGAGTCACCGCTTTGGCGATCCTTTCAGAATTATTGCCGATAATATAGACCAGCATGTGAGAACTATCACAGACACAGCTGCAGGTATCTTTGATCGAGAGGTACGAGCTCGTCGTAACCCAAATGATTTTATTGGCCCTATGGTGGATGCTATCTTTGTTGAAATTGCATCAGAGTATTGCAAACGTGATTCACGTTTAGGTAGTCAAGCGGTCTATGATTTTCTAGATGACCAGTATCGTCGTAATTCATTTCTTGCGAACTCGTCCAATAATCCTAACCGTCGCGATGATTATCGTCGCAATGAAAATGGTCGTCGTGATGATCGTCGTGATAGTAACCGTTATGGTGGTAATGCTCGTCCAACAAAGCAACGTCAACGGGAATATCGTCAGCGTGATGAACGTGATAACTCTCGTTATGGTAATCAACAATCTAGCGGTAATTTCCAAGGACGTCGCTTATCTGATCGTAAGGAGGCACCACCAGTGAATCGTGATGAAACACAACAACAGGAACGTAAACCTACTTTACGTGATGGAGATGTAATCACCTCAAGCAATATCTTAGATACAGGTATCACTATCGCACCAGTGTATATTATTGGAGAGGAACAAACTGTTCTTCGTAATAACTTATTGGTTAACGAAGCATACACTGGGAGAGAAGCTGTGGATTATGATAAACATCGGGTGGACTTATTGTTCCCGAATATCTTTGGTATGTCCAATGATAAAACAGGTAGTCCAAACACCAGCATTGCAATTAGCGCTGCTGACAAAGCGATGGATAATAAAATTCGATCGTTTGTAGCTGGTGAAGTCGAGGGGTCTTATCAATCTACACCAATATTTAAAGAGACTGGTTCGTTTAAATACGATGTGTTGGTGGAGCAAAGTCTTCCCAAGCTAGATGTTGTTGAGGTGCGTGATCAACTTATCGAACAACACGCTGGTAATTATGAGTGGTTTGTGAAAAACTCTATGATTGTGAATTTAAACCAGTATGTTGATTTAGGTAAAGACAACGATACAGCAATCGCAACGAGTGCTTTGATTACAGCAACCAACTATGAAGATATGGTTAAGCGCATGATCTCATTGAGTAATGTATTGGATTCAGCTCGTTGGCGTTGGTTCCATGATTACATCACCCATAAAGTAAATACTATTTTAGTGTTACATGCGGGTATCAATGTTCATATCTCTTCAATCATTGCAGATTGGGCAACGCTCAATGAATACGTACACACCAAAGTGGATAAAGCTAAACTGACGTTGTTTGTTATGTGGTTCTCTGCGATCTTTAAAGATTTAAAAATCGAAAAGAAAGAAGAGAATAACTATCTGACAGTTAAACATACTTTAGTGTATTTGCCTTTAACGAGTTATGAATGTGAATTAGCCTCAGCTTCTTTTAAATCAACTGGTGTGGCCTCCATCTCTGCTGACTCAGCTTTGTACCGTTTAGTCTCTCGTGTCTTTAACGATGATATTTACGGTACGCTTAGTTTTGTAATGTTGGATGGTGTACGTTTTGAAGTGAATCCTAACGACACAACAGCGTCTCCAGAGTACAACATTGTATTGACACCATAAATAAAGATCTCCCTGCCTCGGCAGGGAGATCTTATTATTCTTTTTTTGTTAAGCGAACGGATCATCTCCGCCGCCAGCGTCATCACCTCCACCGTCGGTTGTACCATCACCAGTACCACCATCATTAGCGAACGGATCACTACCTCCAGCATCAGTATCGGTATTATCGTCACTTGTAGTGTTTTGATCACCACCATCTGAACTAAAGTCAGACCCACCACCACTACTAGATGAACCATCCAAGCCTTGAGCGTCTTTAACCTTCTGCACTTCATCATTGGCTTTCTGAATGATTTGAGAAGTTAAAACATCATGCTTTTTCAATACATCAATAATAAAGGATTGGGTAGATTCGATACGTTCCATCACATTATCAACTTCTTCACGATCACCGTTAAACAAGCTATTAATGAAACCTTCTTTAAACATGTTATTGTTTGCCATCCAATCACGCATGATAAGTGCTTTGATTTTCCGACGTAATGCTTCAAGCACAGCTTCTAGGTTTTCACCTACATCTGCACCGTCTAGCGCATCTTCACCAATAGTATATTTAAGTACCGCATCAACTAACTTTTCTTGAGCTTGAATTGCACCATCTAGTAACTCTACTTTCACCATGTCTGGTTTAGGTAAAGCGACTTCGATAGATTTAATAAACTCACGAACAATCGTAGTGGTTTTAACTCCTTTAATCTCAGGAATATCAGCACGTGCTTTATCAATTGCCTGAATCATCCATTTAAGCACTACTGGAGCGTTTAAGATGTAGTTCTTGATGAACTTACCGATGAACTTGGTTAAGATCTTTTGGTCCGCAATTGCACGACGTGCCGCTTGTAAGTTAGATTGGAAGTAAGAAGAAGCAAACTCAACATTACGTGCCATGTCAACAACCTCAGGTGTAGAACCCAAAGCTTGGATTAATAACGCTTCATTCTTTTCCACTACCTCAGGATCAGGTGCTGTACGTTCACGATCTAAATGTTCAATTGCAACTTGAGTACTTGGAAATTGAGGATGTTGGTCAAACTCCCACTGATATCCTGCAGTTCCTAAGAAATCAACTTGTGTGTTAACATCGGTGTTCATTAAACGCGAAGCATTTAAGGTACTGTATCGTGCAAGATTACCCGCAACTCCTTCAACTACTTTATTAAAGTCAATCTCATCATCATCGAAAGTCAATCGAATCTTTTTGTAATCGATAGTATTATTCACCGCAGACAGTGTGTTTGCTAATGTTAGAATACTGTTTAGTACCCCAATGTTTTTATGTTTGATAATTAATGACTGACCATTACCCTGGTCATCGTAATCAAAAGCAACATAAGTTAACAAAGTAGCAGGAACATAAACCATCTGAGTTTGTTTATTGGATAACAGTCGAGTAAACATAATATCCATCAGTTGGTTCTTTTTAGAAATCGTAAGGTCACGATCTTTGAAGTAACCACTGTTTAATAAACTCTTGATTTTCCTATCCATGAGTTTAGTAAATAATGCAGTCTTATCAGATAAGCGTCGTCCTGCCAAGTTATTACTTGCGTAACCTGAATAACCTAATTCAAGATTCCCTTGAGCAAAGTTAGTTTGTCCTGCCATTGCTGAATTAGTTGCGTCATTACCATAGACACCAGAATACGTTGGCATATACATACCAAGCTCATCATCGATGGAGACTGAATTCCCTGACATATCCATAACAAGGAAATAACCTTCATGCTTATCTGGACTACCTGGTTGATGAGCAACGAACATTGCTTCGTGGGCAACGTGCTTAAAAAGAGGAAGGTCATCAGATTCAACATCATCTACAGGTTCTAGTGTGATTACATCATCCATCGAATAAGCGCGAGCACGATCTAAAGATGAATCAATTAATGCATCTGTTAAACCTTCTTGTTTTAACCCTTCGATTTCTTTAGATGGATCGTATTCAGAGAAACTATCCAAACCATCTAAAGAATCATGCGCTTGTTCCATCTTGATAAGTTTGTTACGGATTTCCCCTAAACGCACAATATTAAGATCAGAATGAATCATAATACTGGAAGTGTTTGGAAACTTCTCATCGGTGAAGTCTGATGTCTTGAATCCAATATCTTCAAGCTTGATTTGAAAATGTTCTGCTTCTACTCCACGGCTTTCGAATTTTAATCTCTTATTTGTCGATAGGTTTTCAAAGAAAGATTCGAGTTTGACTAATTTCTCTTTATTACCTAAACGATCATCATTGCTAGAGTGATCGATATAATGTTTTATATTTCCCATTGGGACAACAAGCATGGCATAGCTACCAACATCATATTTGGCATCACGTAAAACTGTAGGCAAGATTTCTTCAAGTTCGACATATTCATTCATCACGAATTCGATTTTTTGAAGGAGCTTAGATTTTAACGTACCCAATTTATCATATGAGCTTTTGTATTGCAGACTACTGTCCAGCGTGTTGTTAGGGGATAGCGTACCATTAACTACAATATCAATTGCTAGTTGTGCGTTGGGATTCATCGCTAAGATATTACGAATATCTCGGCGATCACTAATGGTTTTATAAAGGTTGGCATCCAGTGCTCCTTGTTGAGGGATAGGATGACCATTGGTGGATTGTTGTCCTGAAGACATCACTTGAACAGAAGGGCGCACATAATGACGTAATAAGTCATCAAGATTACCCCCAGCGATAACCTGAGGTCTTAGCTTCGTTGAAGCTGTGCCATCATCTCGGGTTTGCCCCTGTGTAAATGAGTTCTTAAATGCTTGCGTCATTTATTGCTCCAATACTTTTTAACTTTGGAATTCAAAAATCATGAGTGATACGTTATATAAAATATTTCGTTCTAAGTGCTTTGCTTTAGCGTACACGACCGTCATTCATAGCACCTTAGAAGCTAAAGCGCAGAATGTCTTTCTTGAACAGAAAGGATTTACAATCAATCATAATAATCCAAGCACTTGGAAGTACTATTTAAATTTAACTGGAGAGTACCACGACTACGATAAAGCATTGATTGGGGAGCTAAATGGGGATGGTCATCCTTATATGCGTATTAAGGTTGCGGGAGATAATCGTCCAATTGAAGTTAATTTCACTAAGGAATTATTAACAGGGCAAGCGGGGGATTATTCCCTCGCAGCGGAATATAGTTATGGTTCTGATTACTATAATGAATTAGTTGCACGTTATCCCGCTTGTGAGAGTTTGATTCTAGGGATTTTAAATCCAATTGATATTACAACTGCACTATCTGCAGGCAATGGTGATATTCTTTATTGTGGTGGTTATTATCGTAAACGTATTTCCCACATCATGAAGGAAGTCTATGGGTTTGAAAAACGTGAAGATGTAACGATTGATGCAGAATTCTTAATTGAAGATTGGGAGCATGAATTAATATACAGCTTACAAACGTATATCCAACTTTACTTAAAGCGTTGGGAAATTGAAGACTTCACAGCTAACCATTCTTATTACCCTGCTGCGATTCGTATCGGGTTAATCGCTGGAATGATTCCAATGATTGAGAAAACCCGTTTAAAGTTTGTAAAGTCTTATGCCGCACATTCTTACCATGTTCGTGAATTTATCAATGCGTATGGTTATTTGGGTGATTATGTTGATGCTTTAACCCGCGAACAAGCAATGTATCTTTACCATAACATCGATTGGTTGGTGACCAATAAAGGTAAAGAAAAAGTATTAAAAGCATTGATTGATAATCTGCTCACTCCTTCCAATATCCCTCTACTTGCGTATAACATGGGGCACGATAACTGGGATATGCAGATTCGCAATAGCATTAATCCTAGCATTGAATTTAAGAAAGAATACTTAAACCTTGATCCATTGACTAATGATGTGGGTACAGCTACTAGCGTTATTGTTGAGAAAGAAGAAACCCTTGCTCGGGATAATGGTTTATTTGTAGATGAGCAAGTTGAACACATTGAGAATTTAGCTAAGTATTCTAATTTCAATAGTTTGAAAACTAAAGTATTGGAATCCAACTATACCGAATGGGATATGAATGTCTTCTTTAACCTAGATGAGTTTCAATTCCATAACTGGATATATGCAGCCTCGCAAGGCCTGTATCAGGGTTCTATCTTTGTCACACATCCTGTAAGTGGAGGGCGATTACAACTCACCCCTAGAACTTCTTTAGTATTGTTCTTATACGCGTTTACTAAAGGGTATTATGGTTATACCTTGGAGGAGTGTCCTGAACTTATTATCCGCAATATTCCTAAAGATAGAAACTTTAATCGTGACTATCTAGAACCTTATCCAGATAACACTGAATTGTGGCGTAATGTTACCTCTGACCAAATAGATCAAACTAAGATCGATAGTATTGCAGCTTTCCCAATACCTGTACATCGCTATACATCATCAACTGACTTTTATTCTAAGACATCAAATATGTTTGATATATTGGAGGAGCGAAGAGCCTTGGCTGCAGCTGAATCTGATATCTTTGCAAATGGTGAGTTAGAGTTAGTGGTGGCGAAGTTCTACCATTTGTTTATTAAAGTTGATCCATTGATTGATGTTGGTTATCCAATATGGCTTGCTCAAATGGGATTGGATATGGATGGACTTGATCAGTATGCTTATCAAAGACTTGCAGATGAATTATTAAATGCAGGTTTGGGTATTTCTGATTCTACCAAGAAATCATCTGCACGAATGCATAGTGCACTCATGAACATTGTAAAATTCTTCTTAAGTTATACAGTTCAGTTGGTGAGTAAGTTCTCTAAAGCGTCATCAAGAACATACGGCTTAAAAACCATCCGCATGACTCCTTATCAGCATGATACTTCCGGACAAACATTTTTAGACATTGGGATAAGAACCATTGTTGAAGCACTGCAAGATCAGAATAGTGAATGGTGGGCAGTTATCGGTAGTAGTTTTTTAGATGTGGGTGAGACCTACCAACAGGGAATCGCATTCTTTCCAATCATAGATGCGACAATAGATAATGGATATGAGAAGACTGTGGAGGTCGAGTACAATCTTTTAGGATTTACCATGATGCCTCCAGACGAATCCAATCCATCCCTCCCATACGCTGATGTGGAGAGTTACACCATTGAAGGATTAGTAGGCAGCAAACTCATTGATCAACACGATGTCACTGGACTCAATATGCAGGTATTGTTGAGCGTGGATACCGTATCATTCTTAGATACGTTTGGTTTAGATAAAGTATCTGCAGAAGACTTTAATTTCAACATTTCAATTGGATTATAATTATGGATATTGGTTTAAGTCATGTCATCACTGTAAATGGTGAGATATACAATGCTTACTGGGATTTGTTTAACCCGAATCAAGCGATAGGTAATGTTCATAGCATCATGATCTTTGAAGAAGATATTCCGCTTGATTCTTTGTTTCAAAGGCTCGATGAAGCCATAGCGACAGAGACGATTCAAGGTTCTTTTTATTTAAAAGATAAAACCCAAAGTATGTATAAGTTCGATGCTAACTATAGTGTCTTTATTGAAGCATTAGATGAAGATATTGATGTTAAGCAGTTCGTATTTGTATCTGATGGAGTTCCTTGGACGTTATGTAAGTTAGATAAACCTGTAACTGTGCGTGCTAATACTGAAGCGGTTTTTACATTTACCTCAACAGTATTGGTGAACAACAACGATAACATCGCCACTAACCTTTGGAACATTAATGTTGATAAATTCAATATTAAATATGCAGCTATGGTCCATCCTGTTGAAGAGTTCTCACGTAATGTTCTGGCTTCGTCATCAAAAGCGTTATTGGATGATCCTAGCGATGATACCATTGCTATTGCGCTTAAAAATGGAGTAGAGTTAAAACCTGATTATATTCTTGAACCTGGTAAGATTGGTATCCATATTAAGGCGAAAACTCGTAACGATGTTGTGGGGGTGAAAGCCATTTTCATTCGAATATTATGGAACCTAGGGATCATGATTTACATTGATTCAGTCACCTACGGTGGTGTTAAAATTGATAGTTTAACTCTAGCTCGCGGGCATGAACTGACGCTGGTGTTTGGTCTTAATTTTAAAGAGGTAACCTAAAATGGAATTAAGTATTGATAATGAGAACCTTAAGTTTTTGTCTCCATTAGATCAAACTTATTCTCCATTTAGTGCTTATGCGAATGGTCGTGATATTCATCAAGAATTACATTCTTGGGAATTAAGGTTAGATAAAAACGAACTTATTTTATCTAATGAAGTTGGGGCGAGTTATAATCTCGGTGCACTCACAGAGGATAAGTTGGTACGGGTCACTCTGACCTTTTTCCAATTTGAAACCCCTTACTTTGCGCTAGAGTATAGTAATGGAGTGACTCGATTATTTAAATATAATCTAGTTGAGCGAGAATTAACTTATTTGCTCGAACTAACCCATTATAAAAACTTAAGCTTATTTTATTCACGTGCGGTTCAGAAAGATAAAATTATGATGGCTGCAATCTTACCCGACGAAGGAGTTGTTCTAGGTGAATTTGATGTTGGGCAAGCAACATTTAAATTAGACCTTACAAAGAAGTATAGCAATACTGAGCAACTCAGGATTCATCGGTTTGGCATTACAGTAACCAATCAATTGAAAATTGAAGTTGCTTCTTTGGATGAATCTTAAAAATGGAATGAGCATGGTTTTTCCATGCTCATTCTTTCATTATGTTAATGTGGAGATCCAGATGGATACAAAACAACGTAGACAACCCAAAGCTTTTTCGGGAAATCGCGCGACGGGACTAAGAGAGTTGTACTCGGCTACAGCCGGTGGTGTCGGTATTATTTCCATTCATGCTATTCAGAACGAAAATAAACGTTATAACACAATGGCAAATGTTCTTGCTCGTGCAGGTTCAGGAATCAAAACAGTTGATAAAGTAGACTCGGTTTTCTATAATCGTCAAACTTTAAAAGATGTATTCACTAATGCTGGTATTAAAACTCCAGAAGGATTTAAGATTAGCGTTAAGGATGAGTTCGAACATCCAATTTCTGAACAAGATGTCCTTAAGATTTTAAACGGACAATATCGTTGTGACTTCACTGAAGATGATATCAATGTCACTTATATCAACGGCAACTATTATTCAATCGAAGCCTTGGAACAATCATTCGGTTATATCGGTAAATCTACATTAGGTATCGGAATTGAACGTGACGTTCCATTAGTCCCTACCGAAAATGCGTTGTTCGAATCAGAGCAAAGTACGTTAAGTAGCCTAATCCAAATCAATGGTCGAGAGTATGCGGTTACAAGTCCTAACCTTTATGCTCAAGAAAAGGTAATCTTCCACGAGTTTACCAAAAATGATCAGAGTAAACTTGCTTACTTTTTAAACTTAAATGAAATTAGTTTAAACGCTTTGATGCCTGTGGATATCTCCTCACGCCCAGCGGGTAGTAACCTAAACGAAACGGTTCGTCCAAGCAATGGTGAATTTATCTTATCGCCATTTGTGCCTGCTTTAGTGGATAAACCTATAGAAGCTCAAGACGTTGGTGTGGAACTGCGTTTCACGTCATGGTTGACCAGTCTTGAGATGATTGATTCTGTGTTTGAAATAAAAGTGAATGGGGTAGTTACCACCTTAACACATATCAATGCGAATAGTACTGATCTTACTATTGATACCGCTAATGATGTATTGATTGTAAGCAATAATACTTACGCACCTGTAGCTATCCAGCTCCGTGCTAAAACTATTTCTTTAGCTGCTTTAGAAGATCCTCGTTTTACTTTCATTCGCACTGAAGATCAGCCTGAGTTAGTGGACGGTTATGAGGTTTACGGTTATACCTTAGCAGCTAAGCAAAAACCTTTAGAGCTACTACGAGTTACCCCACATATACCAAATACGTCAAACTACGCGGTATTGCTTGCTCGTTTAGGTGCAGTGATTGGTGAAGAACCAGAAGTGGTTGAAGAAGGACAAGAGATTGTAGAGATTAAAACCCTCAATCAAGACCATGACCCACAATGGATGTACGAAGAAACAATCACTGTATCTGGGTTAGATAAAGTGGTGAATGCATCTCTGATCAAAAACGGGGTGAAGTTTCTTGATGCTTTCGCAATAGATCAAGAACAGTGGGAAATTCTACAAAAGGTAGATTTAAACCAAACCACTCTTACGATAACTCGCACCAATCAAAACAAAATTGAAAGTACCCAAGGTTATTCGGTTAACCAGTTGTTGGCTCGTGGTATTTGGGATGACGCTTTAGGGTTATTCATTTTTGCCTTCGAATGTAAAGATGATTGGGAAGGTTCTACTAAAGTTGTTTATAATGGCAATACATTATTCCTAAACACCACAGTTGAACTTAAAACTACTCGTGACCTAACTAAAACATATTTACCTAAATTCTCAATTGTAGATCAAGAACAATGGGAGATTTTAAAACAGGCTAAACCTGAATGGGTGACAAAGTTTGGACAGAATGCTTTTAAAGGTTCTCCTGTGTTGGTGAGTCAAGACGGATTTTCATTAACTTACGATATCACCCCAACACCTGCAGAGGTTGATTTAGGTTATGTTGAAACCGAGTTTTTAGTAGCTTTGGCATTTAGTGCGCAAATCAAACCGATCTTAGATCGTGCAATTGAGAAAGTTGAAACCAATCAATTAACTACTCCGTTAATTCGCATTGTTGCTTCAGGTCCTTATCTATCTGGTACAGTGTACAGTTTGACGCACGGTCAATACATTGCGAATGGGTTTAAAGATTATTATCTTGACGAAGCATCTGGTGATTATACTATTGTTGCACGTTATAAAACTCGAATCAATTTAGAACCTAATTTTGATTTAAGTAATCCTGCCAATGTAATTGATCGTATTGATAATGTAGGTACCTTTGAAGTTACTTTTGATGCAGATGGTGTGTACGGTGCGGTATTTAAAAATAATGTGGTACGCCAACATAATGTATTGAACTCACTGAGTTTTAATACTCCAGCTTTACCATCACCACACTTAATTATCGCCGATCCTTCTTTGGTCGATAATGCGGCTGTTGTAAATAAATTAAATTCCATCTTACCAGCAGGTTATACTCTTGCTAACACTACAGCTTTGAGTTTAATTACTCAAGCAACGGATAGTGACCTCAATGTAAATGTTGGTCGTGATTTAACAGGGGTATCAACTTACCATGCATACATTGTGATGGCTGAGTTAGTAGCAACTCCAGAACAAATTACACGCCTACACCATGCTAAAAATAAGGTCGTGGTAAATGGGATGGTTTTGAACGCAGATGCGTTTATCAATAGTTTACTCTTGATTAATGGAAGCTATTATTATCTATTCCCAATCGAGATCATTAATAGTAAGCAAGTTGATTTGAATATCATTATCGATTTAGATGGCGATGGAGGTATTTATCTCAGTGGTAATACATCTATCACGATCAACATGCAGGTAATCGAACCCCCTTTATCTGTGTTTATGTTGGTTGACCAAGATGCTGATGATCAATCACAACAAGCATTATTAACACACAGCATAGCGTCAGGTTATCCTACGGTTGTTGTTCCAAATGACTCACCGTTTGATTGCTATAAAACACCACAAATGGCAATTCACGGGTTAACTTTTAATACTGATGAAAATCATGATGTAACTATAGATGGTAGTATCAACGGTATTGATGAGAATACATTAGTTGCTGTTGAATTCATGCTTTATATTACTAAAGCTGAGTTGGATGCACGCGCTGACAACACTGATGTTATCGGTAAGATCACGAAAGCTAATACCAACCATTCATTGGATATCACCAACGCATTGATTAAACGTCAAAGCTATATCAAAAATGGGAATCTATATTTCTACAGTTTGATTAAGTTAGGTGAAGCAGGTGGCTTTAATGGTGAGTATAATATCACTATTGATTGGGATGGTTTAGATAGTGATGACAGCTACATCATTGATGGCGTTGACCATAACTCATTCTACAAACAAAGTTTAGATTTTATCCTTGATGTGAATGCGGTGTTCTTACCGCGTGATTTGGTCTCACCTAAATTCACATGGGTGGCTGGTGCTAAGCAGCAGGAGTTGTACACTGATCTAGCTACTGGTTTGCTTCCAATTCCAAACATCTTACAAAATGATTTGATTGAAGTAGATTATGTTGGTTTCACTAAGGTTGGTGGGGTTGCAAGTACAACTGTGATCATTCCGCTTGAATCTGCAGGCAAGAAGACTGTTTGGTTTGCTCAGACTGATTTAGATGATGCAACCTATGCAGTATTTAATCAAGCTAAGGTGATGTGGAACGACCCATTGGTGAATGGAGGTGCAACTTATCAGACTGACGCAGTTTACCTCAAATCACAATTGTTTAAACGCGATGGGGTTTACTACCTTCCAATCTTATTAGATCTTGTAGATAACGTTTCAGATATCACAATTGATATCGATTTGGATGCAGGCGGTAAGAAATACAAATCTACCTCATCAACATTAAAACGCGTTATAACCACTACAGCTCAAAAACAATCTCCAACCTTTGGCTGGGCAAATAATCAAGAAGAATTGTTTACTGCATTTAAAGCAGGGCAGCTTGTATTCCCAACCGTTACTTCGAATGAAGTTGTGGATAGCGCTTACGTTACTTACACTTCGGTGACTTCGATAGATCTATCTGCAAATGTTATTAGTCGCGATAATAACATGATGGTTGGATTTTTACAATTCCTAGGTAGTGAAGAAATATATGCTATTTTAAGCAATGATACTACATTTAAGCGTTCAATTGATGGAGTTGAGTCAACATTAACGTGGAACCAACTTAAACCTGAGTTGGTGAAATATCAAAACAAATATTATCTGTTGATGAAACACACAATAGATAAGACTCAATCTCAAGCAGAGATTAGTTTTGACGTTGATGGTGCTGGAGTTAAATTCACTCCATCTTCAACTACATTGATTGCAAGTGTTACTTGGATTGCTCAAAAACAATCACCAAACTTCATTATCGCTCCGAATCAAAAAGAGTTATTAGTGCAAGCGCGTTTAGGATTAAACCCTAGATTGGTGGGTAATCCTGAAGACCTAGCTGATCCAAATGGAGTGACTTATGAACTCACCGATACAACATTCAAAGCAACATATCTAGCGGAAGAAGAAGGCGCTGTCCCAGTCTTCGTTAAGTTAAACGCTAGTGAGTCAGAATTTGCTAAGCTGGGCGATCAAATCAAGTTTGGACGAATCACTGAAGAAGACCCAGATTCTTTCATGGATCTTGGTTGGGAAGAGTTGAATGATTACATGTTATTCACTTATAACGGTGAGAAGTATTTGATCCTTCATTCTGGTATAGTTAGTGGTTCAATGGTTGATGGGTTCTTACTGGATGCCGATGGCGATAAGTTAGAATACTTACCGTCTAAATCTTACTTACAAGCTTCTGTAGAGTTTGTTGAATCAATTGCATCTCCAAGAATGTATTTCCAAGGTGATCAGCTTGCAATGATGGAATCCTTAGATTCTACTTGGGTGAAAGGCAATGAAGTTAAGGTAGTGGAACAAGGTGGATCAATGATCTACCTAGATGTGACCACACAGAATCAGATCAAAGCATTACGAGTAAGTTATCTTACTGATTTCACAGATGAGTTGTTTGATGCAATTAATAGTACAACCACATTGGTAATTAGAAATGAACTCACCAATGAGGAAAATACATACACAGGTACTGCAATCAAAACAATGTTTACCAAAGGTGATGACGGTTATCGTGGTAACCTAGATCTGAATAAATTAGATCATCATCTAAAAGTGAGTTTTATACTTGATATCGATGGAACAGGTCGTGTGTATAAAGCAACAACTTCTACACTTGAAGTAGTGTCTAACTGGATCGATCCTGTAATGTCGCCTGTTTATACCTTGGCCTCTAATCAACAAGATCTTTATACTCAGTTCCTAGCTGGTAACTTAAGTATTAAGCCTGAAACGGTGAATAAACATTGGGTAAGTTTAGAGGACATTACTTACATCACGACCACCCCAACTGAGTTCTCCGTTAACGTGATCAATACTGCCGACCCAGGTGAGACTTTCATGCTCTTCACTGAAATCAATATCAGTGATGCTCAGGTTGCCGCACTTACCAATAATGCCACCCTTGATCGTGGGTATGGAGTTGAAAACTTTAAAGACTTTATTGCGCAGAATCTCTTTAAGTATAATGGTAAATGCTATTTTGTTGAGGAAATTTCTGCTGAAGAGTCTTTAACGATTGATAAACGTACCTTTAAAGTGGATCTCGATGGTAATAATCCATATTACATTCAGTCTTCAGCTGATCATCGTATCTTGGTAAATGCTATCGCACAGAAGCAATCACCACTGATTACCTTTGCGCCTAACCAAGCGGAAATTATTAATAAGGTACGAAGTGGGGAGATTGCTTTACCGAGCGGTAATGATAAAGATTATCTTCTCCCAAGTGAGAATATTACCTATCTTACGCTTAACGATTATGAGTTAAAGGCAACGTATATACCACAACGGATTGAATCAAACAACGAAGATATGGTCTTTAGCTTCTTCATTAAAGTAGGGCTAACTAAGGATCAATACGATGCATTAGATGATACCACAACCTTTAGTATCAAGGCTGGGGAGAATGGTGTCGTTACTCCGCTTCCTGGTGAGATACTTAAAGCATTTCTGTTGGTAGATGGTGAAAATTATTATATCCTTTCACGTGGTAATGTTCTTCCAAATAGCATGACCTTGGTCATGGATCTAGATGGTTCAGCGAATGTATATCTTCCCACCACAGCTTTATTACATCTAGGTGTGTCTGAGGAGATCGTTATTAGCTGTGATGATGCCCCACGTCAAACTCAGTATGTGGCGATTGATGGGAAATTTATAATTAAGCTTGATGGAGAAGAAATTGACCCACATCAAACTCAGGTGGTGAGTTTGACTGAAGCTACTAACGCGATGAGTGTGGAGGAGATGATTCAATACTTTAATATTGATCACCCTGAACACAATATTGTGGTTGAACCATATTTAGAGATCTCTTGTGAGGGTTCTCCAAATGAGAGTCAGTGTTTGAAATTGACAGGTCTTTGGGATGTATTCATTGATGAAGTGAAGGTATTGAGTGGAGTCGAAGGTAGTGAACTTCCAACAGAACTTAATAATTTAAATGGATCTGTGGTGTTAAAACCATGTGAAGAGATTCCTCCTGAGCCAGTGATTGAACCAAACGCATTTTTAGGACAGGTTAATTTAAAGCAAGGTCGATATGCTGAAGTTCTAGTAGATGGTAAATCCATTCGTACAGATATCAGGAATTTCGCAGTACTCCAAATTGCTTTAGAAAGCCAAGGCATCTTATTCACTGAAATCAGTGATATGCTATCATAAATCAAATAAGAGTGAGGGTGTATATCCCTCACTCTTATAACAGGATGAAACCAATGACTACATTAAAAGATGATAAGATTTTAGCCGCATTAATATCAGGAAGCAGATATCCTTATAATGGAGATCTTAGTGATGTCCTTAATGGTAACCTACATTTGTTAAATTTAGATGATAAATCTAAAGAGATTGAAATTAGATGGAAGAAAGGAGACGATGAACCCTATATCGACTATCCTGATAATTTAAATAATAGTACGGGTAAACTAACCACTGAAGTTGTTGGAGGAATTACCTATAACGTATATAAAGTAACACTAGGTGCAAACCCGCAAGAACCGCAGTTAGATCGAATTGCTGCAGGTTATTCAGAAAGTTTAGCCACAAGCTATGGCATTGATTTAGCAGGATCTATGGATCTCGCTTATAAGCCCACATTACTAGGTAACTGGGTAGAGGGTAGAACTGATCTCAATGATTACGCGTTCGCTCAATTTGGTTTAATGGCGAGCGAAACGCGTTGGGAAAAAGATGGACGCAGAGTGAATGGGTTTTATCTCCATAACCTGTTAGATCAACCCCAAACCCTTACAGTTATCGAAATAAAAGGAACTGGACTAGATAAGGTTCCTTTAAACACCTATAAGTTAGTTAATGCGCAAGTTTACGGATCTACTGCATTATCTCAGATCACAGACAATAATGTTTCAGGTGGATACACTTATGAAATCCAGTTAGAAGCTTGTAACTACAGTACTCCAAATGGTGTGGATATCCATATTCCTAGCATCAACGAATATGTGTGGAAAGATACAAACAACGAAGATATGGTTTCTTTTGGTTTCGCTTTTAGTACCCATGAAAATCCAGGGAAAGTATATTTTGCAGTAGTGGATAAGAAACTATCCAATATATCTTTTTCGGATATCGCTTACAATATCAGTTCAGCAATCCAAACGAATTACCCCGAAATAAACATGGATTATATCTTGGCCCCAGATATTTGGAATGGAACTTTCGTTCTAGATGGTATTCTAGAAGATATAGGATCCGAGGGAGATAAGAGTATCAATATAAGACTATATGGGGCTAATAAATGGTCTGGTCGAATGGGGAATATCGATGATTATACATTGATTATGGTTGATCCAGAATATGACTTTGCATTAGATCATAAGGTGATCAACATTGGTAGAAACCCTTCTTTTTTATCCGATGTGAATTATCAGGGTGAGCAGGCTATTATACATAAACCATACCCGTTAATCACAACCGGTTTCAAACTTATTAATAGTCGAGTGGAGTAATAGTGGATGATTAACCTTATAGGCAGTGCAAAAACTGTCCAACAATTGATTGATAATCAGACAGGGGTGGAGTTTCAAAACTCCACCATGATGATTCTAAGGGTCATGGGAACCACAGCAGCTGCGCCAACCAGTTACTATTCAGGTTATATCCAGATTAGATACTCGGATATCCAATCTTTAGGAACCCCCGAATCATTAGCTGAATCTTTCACTGAATTGTTCGAAGAGACGTTCCGCTTTGCAATAGGATATGATGCGGCAGTGGATAAAATCACCTTTGGGATAAGCCCTGAAGGTTACTTGACTATCTCTGGGAATAATCCAGATATTAAAGTGGGCGCTTATAGTCCTGTTTTTGGAGAAGGGTCGGAGTTTATTAATCCGGGAGACATAGGTAAAATCCTAGGGTTCGAGCAAGTACCAAATAATGGGTTGTTAGATTGTTCCTATTCTGGAGCGGGTGAACTCTGGACCTATGTGAATTTAAACATCGATGAAGAACTACATATCATTGGTCGTACCACCTCACCTACGGTAAATCCCAAAAAATCATACGTGCGGTTTCGCAATAAAGATGGGAGTAAACATCATCGCATTGAACTTATCCCGACCAATGAAGGGACGGTTGTGTCACGAGATGGGGAAAGTTTAGAGTTCACAGAAACCAAAGAGGGTTATGGTTTTTGTTTAGCTCCTGATCTTTGTTTTGAAACAGGGGTGGAGTTATCCATTACTGTTTCTACTGCTTTTAAAACCAATGATGATGTGTCGACCATTTATGTTCGGGATAAGCGACGTAATGAACAAATTGCATCCATTCCAACTTATGGTGGGTTGACTCAAGAGCAATTAGCTCAAGAACTTAAAACTGCACTTGAAAGTACAGGACTAACTGTAAAAACAGAAACAGTTGATGAAACCTATTTAAAGTTAGACCTTATTAATTATTCTAGCGGGAATATTACTTTAGAATTAATTTTCCCATATGGTGATTTGATTCCAGAGAATGCCATCACAGTTGAAGGTAATGCAAATACAACGGTCGGTTCAAAGAACTACATGTATGCAAATTATGCGGTTGGTTTTTGTATTGCACCATCTGAAAAACCTCAAATTGAAATTTCATGTGATGGAGCTACATCAACCACTGGTTTTGTTACTCTTGATGGTCGTTTTGATGTTTATATTGATGACATGGAAACCCCAACGCACACTAACATCTCAGCTGAAGAGCTGTATGGCATCTATAAAGATGGACATAACGGTCTACAGATTGAGACTGATGGTTCTGGAATTCCTATTGGTTGTGAGGGAGCAGCGGATTACATTATTGTTGGTCCATTAACTGATGGTGGCTTTTATGATGTCACGGTAAATGATCAAGTTGTTCCCTCTAGCGGACGCATGTTTAGGGATGGTGGGTTCCTGTCAGCGTTAGAAGAATATGGAATCAAGTTAACTCCATTGGATGTGAGCAACGTAGAACAATCCCCATCCGAGGGAACTACAGATCGGTACTATGACGCTGAAAGAGGCTCATTTGTAAATACGACTGATGAATACAAACGCATCTCAATCAAAGCGACGGATGCAACATTCGTTACTAATAACTGGACACCAGATGCTAATCAATCATTCACATTTGATAATGATTCAGCTACCGCACACTTCTGTTTAGCTCCAGCAGAAGAAATATGTATCCCGACTTCAATCAAAACCAACCTCCCAGACTTCTATACTGATCCAACCCGTGCGGTTTACTATTTAACAGCCCGTATTACCAAAGATGGGGTTGAAGAAACTAAAACCTTTAAATATAACTATGGGTTAGATACAGGTATTACTGCACTTTACACTTCGATATTCGATAAACTGATAAAGAATGATCCAAATCTTTACTACCTAAATCCACCTGTGGGTGGGTGGGCTGATGTATATAGTGTCCTGAGTTTAGATGTGGATAATAATTATCTTAATGGTCGAAGTGACGAGCCTGATTTCATCTCTAATCCTCTTGATATTGTATTCACTAAAACTCCAGTAAAGTTATTAGTTAGTGAGTCTGGATTCTCGGCGATTGATTTCTTTAGCTTATTAGTCGACCCTGGAACTCCCAACATAACAGAAACAAATTCAATCCACACATGTGGATATGGCTTGTATGGAAGTACAAGCGTGAAGCAACCTTCCTAGGGTATAATTTTTCCCCTCAATGAATATTCATTGAGGGGAAATTAGTTAAAAAAATTAGTAAGGTGTTACAGTTATGAAACTTAATTTTAAGAATATCGGAAATACGAATAAACGTCTTAAGATTGTACCAACTAATGGTGCTACAATAACTAAAGTTAATGTCACTAATCCGACTTTTGGATTAGATACAAATAATGTGGCTACTTTCTGTTTGACATCTAAGCCAGAAATTAGTTGTTATGGTGCTACTTTAAATGTTTTCATTGCGGCTAAACATTTAGAATCAGAAACGGATATTCCAGATACCACAATGGCAACCGTTGAAGTTTATGATCGGGGGACGGTTGAAATTGATTTTGATAGCTCTATTACAGATATCAATAATGAATTAGCGAAAGTTGGATTGTTCGCTTATGCAATCCCTGGAGGATTGCTGGAGGTTGTGAATGATCTTCAAACTGCGGCACGAGTAATCGTTACAGCGATCAATGGCGCATCTATGAAAATAGATATAGATAATCCTAACCCAACAGCGGATTTTATTAATGAGCAATCAATTTACTTCTGTTTAACTGAAAAACAAGAGCAAGGTAAAGTTTATGATCTAAAATTAGACGATAAAGGATTACATCCTAGCGATAATATTTATTCAGGTACTATCACTCCACCAAATACAGATTTAAAATTAGCTTTCCAAATCCAATGGTATGATGTGCAAACTCAAGACGGTAATAACGGCAGAGTGACACTGGTAAGTGATTATATAAATATTTCCTCTGATGGTTCAACATGGTCAGTTGATGTAAATACATTACCTAGTAGTAAGAAACCTCAATTCGGGTACCCTTCAGGTTATATGGAAGTATCCATATCTCAAAATCATGGCCTTAACGATCCATCCTTTGTGATTAATGAAGATAAAATATTGTACCCACATACAGCTGTGTAAGTTGATATTCTATGAATATCTACGAGATTTTCTACTTCTAACAACTTTTGCCTTCGGAGCACCTATTTATGAAACCAGTTCTAAGTATTAAGGACCTCGTAACCAACCCACAGTTTGGTGTCAATGTTGTCATTACTGCAGCGATTGCCAAAGTGGAAGATGCAGCAATTTTAGAGTACAGTTTAGACACACGCAAAACTACAATCCATCTTATTCAGGAGCACCCAAATTATCCTGAAACGGGTATTAAAGCTATTGTTAACTTTACTCGCACAAATGCACCAGACAACAAAGCATTTTTTGCTAAGCTTGAAAACTATGAGTTCCACACTCATGGAGAAATTCAAAGTGAAGAATTTAAAGCAGCATTCTTACCACTTTATACCGCTTACTTGAAAACATCGTTAGGTTATGGTGATGATGCTGAGTTATCTTTTGTTACTGTAGGTCGTGACAATAAAGCAATTATTCAATTCACATCTACCCGTAAAAAAGATGTATATGATGCAGAAGGGAACAAAACCACTGTATCTAAACAAAGCTCCCACCGTGTAAGCTGGAAACTACTCGACCCTAAAGTAGATTACAATAACGTGATTGTATTCCCACGTCCGTTATTCAACACAGTAGCTAAGTTCATTAAGAAAGTTGCTGAACTTATGGATATTGCTCCAGAACGCATCTACGTTAAAGAGGACCCAACTAATCTAGGTGTAGATAGTGTTGAAGTTTATATTGGACCAAATGATCTTACTTATTCAGGTTCAATCACTGTTAGTATCCCACCTGCAGGTGAGGCTGTTCATGTGTATAATCTAACTACAGGAGATGAGGTACTTCCTGAAGAAGGTGAAGACGATGAAACTCAAACCCCACCTCCAGTTGCAACTATTACTGATGTTGAATTTGACGCTGCAACTAAAACAGTAACAGCACTGGTCACCAATGCAACTCAGGTAACCATTGAAGCTCAAGGCGTTACAGCTAAAACCGTGAATGTGGTTGATGGTATCGTATCCTACATGTTCACAGAAACATTAGTTGAAGGTACAGCTATCGTGATTAAAGCAGGTACTGTTACAAATCAAGTAACTATCCCTGTAACACCACCTCAAGAGGATGGTGAAGATCTTAAGGTGTAAGCGATGAAGGTAATCAAGGCGGTTAATGTTTAAACATAATTAAGGATGTTCCTAGGAACATCCTTAATTAATTATGATCAAAAGTATTTTATGACATATTTATAACTGACGAGATAAGATCATGCGTAACATTGTACGCTTAGCTGGAGGTTCATATTTTCAGCTCGCTAAGGCTATTGGAGCTCCAATTATCCCTCAAGCTAACTCAACATTAAATGAAGCCGTTAACAATAAAGATGTGGTACCGTTTCAGCCTGCGATTCCAACAGCGGGAATGGAGTATGCTGCCGATTACAACTATCAAACTGATAGCGCTGGTGTAAAGTTTCAATACCTAGCAATCGGTTGTGGTGGGCACTATTCAGTCACCAACGCCACTCACGGTATTCCGACCACACAAACCAAACCCCACAAAGCGCGACACACTGGATTGTATCGTCAAATTCCATTTGTATGTAAGCCTCTTGATAATGATTTATCAATAGAAGAACGTGCAAAATATCGTTTACGTAAAGTGGTGACTATTAATGGTGTGCAGTACGCAGCTTACTTCTTGCGCTACATTGATTTATCAGCATCGACTATCGTACAGGTTACGGTGAAAAAAGATAAAGGGATTAAATCCTCAAATCCATACACACCAACCATTAATGATTTAGTTCCCCAAGATCCAGAAATTAACGGAACCAATGACGGGACATACTTACAAACCTATATCACTACAGAAATCACCTTCAATACTACAGAAGCTGCGTATCTACGCGAAGTTGCCGCACTTTGGTTTGGTGATGAGAACGCAGCGATCGTTTCAGAAATTGATATCTGTTCTGGGGTGGACAAACCAATTACGAAACGTTATCCTGCAACAGGTAACCAAACCGCGCAGCAGGTTAATTCTTCATTAAAAGAAGCTTTAGCAGTGCAAGGTGGGATTGTTGAATCCACATTCATGGCAATGACCTTTGCCAATGGCGCGGTATCTGAGAAAATCTATATCGGTACCGAAGATCCACTATACGGTACAAACGCTACCAGTGGCTAAGAAAGTCATTGTAAGTGTTGACCCTGGGGTTAATCTAGGATTAAGTTGTTTAGAGTTAGATTTAGAAACTAAACAGACCAAAGTCCTAGATGCTCACACCTGTAGTTTAAATGATATTGCTGAAAACTATTATAGTGATAGAATTCATTGCTTAGGTTTAGCATTAACACGAATTACAGTGATTGAAGATTTGATTAAAGATTACGCTGCTTTTTGGCAACCAGATTTCTTCATCCATGAAACTGCATTCTCAGCCCATGGAAGAAAGTTCGGAGGGTCGATTGAATCATTCGCTTCTTTAAGGGAAAACATTTTAGGAATAAAATTAGCTGCTTGTCGTTACGATTCGAGTATCCCAATTATATCAATCAATCCAAATACGGTGAAGTATTGTGTCATTGGAGAGAAGAATAATGACAAAGACCAGATGAAGGACGGTATAAAAAGTAAAACCGACCTTGATCTATCGGGAGTGAACGTGGATAAGTTGGACCAACACGGAGTCGATAGCATTGCTATTGGTTATACCTTCATTCATAAACACATTTATGGGGTGCAAGATGTTAAATGTTCTAAACGTAGCCCGAGCGTTAAAAGAAATAAAAATAAAACAACTGGATGATGAATTTCAACAAGCAATCATTGGAGTAATCAATCCTTTATTTCCAGTAAACATCAATATTAGTAGTGAGACATCGGGAGATGAATTAATACGTTTATTGGACAACGATGTTCCTCGGGAATTAAGAATGACAATCATTGCCGCGATAGTATTTGATAATGATGACATTCGTCGATTCTACACAGACCTCGAACGTTGTCAAAGAGATAATGTCCGCAATGTTGAGTTCGATGACAATGTTAAAGGAAACTTTATTTTGAATAACGCGTTTCTTGTAATCGTTGTCGTATCTGTGATGATGGTCATCTATTTCAAATCATCGGTAGTGCGTGGTAATTTACCACCGTCAAATAGTTTACCCGTGATTGCTCTCATTGTAAAAGCGTTATCCACAGACGTAACAGTTGTTGAAAAACATATTGAAAAAGATTTAGGTGAAGAAACACCGTAATGAGAGGATGCCTAGGCATCCTCTCATTTATTTTTATCTATTTAAATCTTACTATGAACTAATATAGCAACAGACAGGATATCACATGTCAACCAATAACCCTGAAAATGAATTAGCTTATACCACAGTAAAAGAAACCTCCCACGGTATTCGTGAAATTTCAGACTTCATTCATTTATTCGCTCACCAAGTGAAGATTCCAAGTGAATCAATCGGTAGCGCACGTCTATTAACGCGTAAAGAAATTAGTCAAGAGTATCCAACGTATGGGTCATACATGGATTCTCTTAGACGTTTCGCAAGTTACTTAAAAGCAACAGCAATGGATCATTCACCCGATGCATACTCAATGCGAGCGCATAACATCGCAGCAGTTGTTCGTCTTTTAGATGTAACCTCACGCCTGCAATTCTTTAAAGCATTTGAAGAGTATGTTGATCTTTATACATCGGATAATGTGGGTTGGGGGATGTTATCCTTACATGCTACATTTAGCAATAACCAATTGGTTCAAACGGATGTTTATTTAGGAGATACAAAACTAGATCTCTCTAAACCCATTCACGTTCAATTAATTGATTGGGACGGTGAGTTGGTTGAGTTTTATAATCTCGTAGACCTTAACCAAAAATATCGCACCGAGCCTGAATATGTACGCGATGAAAATGACGCGTTACAGATAGATTCGACAACAGGTAAACCTAAATTGAAAAATAAGGTTTACCCTGTTAATTTGGGTTTGGTGGTGTCCGATGACTCCGTGGCGAATCAGGCATTACATGAGGAAGCTGAACGTAAGTTTGGGGCTTTAAATAAATCAGATATTCGTAAATCCATGACACGTTCTATTTTGGATTTCCCACTCATGCGAATTGTCAATCCAGAAGAAGATGAAGAACTCACGATCACCTCGTATCAAACACCAGTTTTTACTCAAATGGACTATTGTCATGATATTGAGTTTAATGATGTGTTAGCGGTAATGGTGAAATTTAATGAATTGAAAGAGAAAGGTTATTTCAATAACTTACGTGAATTCTCTTTATTGAATTTATTTCGTTGGGGAGTTTTATCACTAGAAGCATGGGATCGTGGGAAACAAATTTTCGATGCAGTGATGAATGCACCTAAGCTAGATGAGTACAATACCATCATTGATCGTAAAATGGTCACTTGGGGTACGGCTTGTATTGCTGACTTACAAAAACGTAATCCACAACAAAGTAAAGACATCACAGATAACATTGTAATCTCAGGATCAGCGTTATCAAAAATGGCTTCTATGTTTGGTCAAGGTTATTTGATCGTTCGTAGTTTGATCGTAACAGACGTTGAGCCTGATGATGTAGGTTTTCGTGAAGCTCGTTTAGCGTTGCGTTCTAAGCGTGAGCGAACTAACCGTTTCCAGTCCATTACTCGCTTAAATGCAGATGAATATAAAATTGTTGAATTGGATAAAGACGACAATATCATTGGGGTAGTGAATGCAATTGATGTGATGGCGATCATTAACTATGATGCTGAGGTTGTGGTTATTTCATTTGAAGATAGTGACCAGCTCGATGATCAGAAGAAGAAAGATCTTTACCATGCAATTTATGAATATAAACCCACCAGTGTAGAAATGAAAAAAGCATAAAGAAATTAGAAGCTCCCTAGGGAGCTTCTAATTATGCAGTTGATTAAATTCCAAGCATGGCTTTAACACGGTTCACTTGTTTGATACGATCATCCAAACCATTAAACCCACCGTTAATTTTCTTGGTAATTGCATTGACGTCATCTTTAAGAGCAAGAGCTGTTAAACCTTTGTCTGTCCAATAACGACATGCAATGATTACGGAAATGTCTGCATGAGCTGCCCGAGTTGGGTCGGTGACTAAATCAATTCCGAGTTTCTTAGAATAAAGAACATAATTGGCATAACCCGTTAATTGGAATATACCACGTCCTTTAAAGCGAACCCCATAACCTGGAACTGTATTACCTAGATCAACTCGACCCTCGTAAGCTTTACCAGAAGCAATCTCTTCTAAATAAGTAAATGAACCAGTCTCATGTACCGCTTGCCCTAAGAAGTGAGCAAGGATAAGAGGATGGTCTAAAATACCAGAATCTTTGAAGTGAACACTTGCAGCTAAACCTAGAGCTTCAGCACGTGCTTGTTTAGCACCAAGTTTCTTAAATAAGGCAGTAAGCGTACCAGAACCAATAACACCGTCTGGAGTAGTTCCCACTGCTTTTTGAAGCCTGATGATGTAGCTTTTATCCATCATGACAATAACCTGTAAAAAAATAATAGGTCATAAAATTTACATTTTTACAGATGGAGGATAATTTATAACCAGTATAGAGGTACCTAATATGTCAAACAAATCAAGAGCAAGAAAGAATAAACGTATTCAATTAGTATCGAAGGATGAATTACGCATTGCTCGTTATAACCATACTCTAGAGATCGCGACCAGACGGGTAACTAAAAGTTTTGGTACATATCCCGTATTACTTATTAATCCAAGAGCGAACGGTAGGATCTATGCTCGAGGTGGATTGAAAAAAGCTATAAGCTCAATCAAAGATGGGATAAAAGGTAGTTTATCTCATAGGGCACAATGTGTTGCTTTTGATCCAGATGATAAATGGCTGGAGGACCTTATTTCGAAACATGGACTAAATGCATTTGTACCAACTCACTTACAACCTCAAGCGTTACGTGACTCGTTTACTAATCCTAGCTTCTCAATCGCAGCACGCGGGATGGAGGAAGGGGATGGTTTTGAAATCATGACTTGGGATGCAGTTGAAAATAGTGAAATTTCAGACACACTTAACGCATTTAAACATTGGCAAGAAGATATGTTAGGGCAATGTGGGATAGTCCCTGAACTTTTAGAAATGAAAAATGAGGTCGGATTTGCTTCGCAATATATCGCACCAATCCCTAAAAATACGCCTAAAGAAGAACCCCAAAGATACGCAAGTCTCATATCCCCACAAAGACAACGAGAATGCCAAACCCCACAACATATCATTGACACCTTGTATGGGAATCGTGAAATCCCAATCGATGATAGTAAGATTACCGAACATAAAACAGCATCCCAATTAATACAAGAGCGGTTGCTACATGAGAAAGAAGAGCGGCGAACTTTAAAGAGTATTGAACAAATACAATCGTCATTAGGTTTAAGCAAACCATTTGATCATTTCTATCTAAAGGTCCCTATTACGGTTTATGAGTTCTTTGAACATTATTTAACAATATTACCCGATGGTAGATGGCTCCCTAAACCAGAACTTCGCGATGCACCAATTGACATGTTGAAAACACCGTATAAATCTGGTCCATTTATGTTGGCTGTTGTTACTGCCAATGAAGACACCGAATGGCGGGTTCAGCTTGAAAATTACGGATATGCAAGAATGGAAATTAATCATCAAGAGATACAGTTCGCCTCAGGTGAACCTAACTTTAAACAAGTGAAGCGCTATTTCTTAATCGTGTTAGAAAGCAAGCTTTCACATAACTGTCTTAAAGGTTTTAATATTGGACAGCCCTTCCATATTACGGATTTATTATTGGAGAATAAATCATGAGTGATCCTAATATAAGGCAAGATGGTTATGTTGTGGAATGAGATGAGTTTGTAAGCCATACCCCATATCTGTTGCTTGATTCCGTGCCAAAATTACCACGACTCACTTTGTTAAATATAGCCTTGTCGTTGTGTGGGTTAATGTCTTCAACTCCACCTAAATCTGTTTTGATTTATACACCAACAGGAAAGCTCGTCCAACCTAATATTTTATGATTAAGTGAGTGTAGGTAAAAAACAAATGGCATATGTCCTGTTAAATAAACAGGTGTTTAAAGTGGATGACGGTTACCTAGATGAACCTCTGGATAACACTTATTCACTTTACCCTTTAGGTTCTGATGAAGAAGTAGGTACCATGCGTGCTGATGTTCTTCAACAGATTGGATTTAAGATTAACCCTTGCTTTGCAGGAATCTTTGAAAAGCGAGTCTATGCTCAAGCCCTTAAAGAATATCAAAGCATAGACATTCGCGTGGTGTTGCGATTAGTGGTGAATAATGAAAACTTCATCCATTATGTAATTGGTCCAGTACTTATGGACGATATCGCTATCCGTGAAGGTGGGCAATATTTTGCCTTCAAAGATGATAGTGACGGTAACCCTATTCTTTTTGGTGCGGATACAGGGTTGTTACTTGGTCAATATTTAAAGAATGATATTACTGCATGTAATAACAAAGGTTTAGTGGTGCTACACGATGCATACTTTGAGGCAGCCATTGCGAAGCTCAAAGAAATTCACTTACTTCATGATGTTTGCATCGATTCTCAATTATTCTCAATTAAGAAAGATCCAGCAACTGTCATTCCTCCAGTGGGTGAGGATGAAGCACACCATGGACCACACTGTAAATGGTGTATAGAATTAGGATTAAACGGTAATCATGATTGGAATAACGATGGCAATATCTACGATGATCCAACCCACACCACTCATTCCCATTATCAACGTTTAACAAAATGTAATTAATCTAGAGGTTTGTCATGGCGCGTTATTATAAACCTATTCCCGAGAGTATTTCCTTTCTTGATTTCAAAGGTGGGATTTACGAAGCTTTGGAAAATGGCCCTGTTAAAGTTTCTGTAAGGAAAGTACCAGTCTTTGTTGCAATTAAGATTAATGAATATGAAGATTTAATTCAAGAGTTAGAAGAGCTACGCGCTAAACAAACCGAAGGCGTATAACAAAGGATGGATGCCCTAGGGCATCCATCCTTATCTATGTTAAATTCAATAAATTTCAGATATATATTATCTAACTGAACAATAACGTTTATTTAGAATTATTCTTAAAGAGGTTATCATGATACTATTTCTATCGAAAAAAGAAATGAACTCTATTTCTCAATTTTTAACAACGAAGGGGTTAGATCCATTAGAGTATATGGATTTAGATTCTGAGAGTGGGGTATGTGGTAGATTTGATGTGGAAGTATTTAAGGGTCATGATGACTTGATACTTGTAAATGAAGATTCTGTAAGGATAGTTGGTTTAGGTACCTTTTATCCTGAAGATGAAGATTAAAAAAAGAAGCTCCCTAGGGAGCTTCTTTTTTTTTCTATGCTGGTTTTATAAATTCTAAAGTAAGCCATTGGTTGCGCATAGCTCGGGATAGATAAGGTGTGCTTTCAGCCACAGTAATTGGTCGATAGCGCCAAGGAGCAGTATCCCTGATGTTCACCTTACGTTCAACATATTCAATCGGAGTAATAAAAGCATGTTTCTCATTCATGAATGGATGTTTACTTACTCCTTGATAAAAGTATGGTGTGAAACGTCCAAATTCATCAATCATTGGACGATAGGCATACTTAGTATCGTAATAACGCCCATAGATTGAACCGTAGAGGGTAGGGGCTTTCCTAACCGCCATATAAGGTCTATCTACCACAATAGCAAATGATTGACTCATACGCAGTACAGAGAGAATAAAAGCATCTGATAAAAGATACTCAATCGAGATAGGATTAACCCGATAATCTCGATCAGCAAGCATGAGTTCTGGAAACTCTAAATAATGCGTAGCTAATTGAATCCGATCAATGAAATTAATCCGAGATAAGTTCAACACCACCTTACCTAGATCCTCATCCACAATTTGAATGGCATCACGAGAATAAATCAAATGCCCTGCAATAGAAAACATTAAACTTTTATCTTTAAGATCAATACCTAAATCTAAATAACATTCTTGATAATAAGAAATATCTGAATGAGTTTTAAGTATCTCAATATCTTTAAAACTTCTTAAATCAACCCCGCCAACATTAACAAAAGATAAAACCCCAACTTGATTCATTTTTGAATGTAAGATACTTTTTGTTGCATCGGTAACTTTCACCCCTTCTTTAAATTCAGAATGTAGATGCAAGTAACCATTAATACTAAACACTACCGATTCTGCTAAAAGAGTACTATCTACCATGTCTTTAGTTAAATAAAGATCATGCAATGAACTAAGCGGATATCCTGAAATAGTTGAGGTTGGATGTACTGCTTGTTTTTTAAACCCAGCTTGATAGGCATCTGCATAACGCATAACACCAAATTCATATTCAGGCTCAGTCTTAATTGTGGGAAGAATCCTACTTCCGTTAATGCTTAACCACTGTTTAACAGTTGTGTCGAATGAGGTTAGATTTAAGTTGGTTTCTTTCATTACTTTTAAAGGAAGAAATAACTCTCCTGGAAGATCAGTATTACTTAAAACTAAATACCCATCAGAATAGGTTTTATAAAGGTTTGAAATAGATAAATCACCCACATCAACTTCATTAAATCCAGTGGGTTTTTTTGTTGCGAAAAGTACAGCGGTGACTAAACTATACATATATTTACACCTGCGTATGTTATGAAATGGTCATCCTAATCATATCAAATGACATAAAGAGACCGCTATTATAATTTGCTCTCGGAGAGAATCATGGCTAATATTGGCTACCCTTTAGATGAACTGGGGACAAATCCAGATAACAAAGTTTTTGAAAGACGTGTTCTTACTGCAAAAGTGATTGATGGTCGTTGTTTCATGATTCCGAAAGTCACCCCATTCTTTGCAGACGGTTTGAGTATCACAACAGGTACAACAACACTCATCCGTGACGTTGATTATCAATTAATCCTACATTCTCCAGAAATGGTTGAGCGTTTAGATAAAGATGTTTATGCTGGTATTTTGTTTCACAAACTTACCTTGAACCAGATTGTAGATTTGAACTACCAAACTCCAGGTGGGGATTTTAACCTACCACTTGGACATACTGCTGAAAACCTTGCTCGTTTGATGCGTAACCCACTTTATACAACTTTCTCACAAATCACTGGAACGCCAGCAGGGTTGCCAACGTTTTCACATATTGAAGACTGGAGTGCGGTGCAAGACTTTGGCGATTTAGTTAATAAGATGAACCTTATTTATCTAGCTTTGCTGGCTAAAGGTACTGGAGGTTCAGGTGGTGATGGTTCAATATTCTTACAAGCATTACAAGATCACATCAATACAACAGGGCAAGCTCACACTAAAGAACAAGTGGGTTTAGGGAATTTACAAAACTATCCAGTAGCACAATACACGGATTTCAATGGACCAACTTATCCAATAAATCGATATGTGACACCACGAACAGTGATGTATGCAATCAACTTATTTATTGGTGATGCCATTGATAAAGTGAAAACTCAAATCTCAGATCTTGAAGCACTATCACAACAAACCCAATCTGATTGGAATCAATTACAGTTAGAGTGGAATGATTTAAAGACTACGCTTAATGCGGTAAGTCAGAATTATCAACAAATGGTTCAGCAAGTTCAAGGATATCAACAAAATCTCGTCCAGTTAAATCAAAACTACGCAACGGTGATTCAGAACCAACAAACTTGGACACAAAAATTACAAGAAATCAACACCACGATGTTGGAGTATTCTCAAGACTACGTTGCGGTTATCCAAGCAAAAGATCAATTGATTATTGAATTTAACGCATTGAAACAAGCTTATGATAGTTACGCTCAGTCGATTACAAATCTAACCAATGGGTTATCTAGTGCAGTTGCTCGAATTACAGGGCTTGAAAAACATGCTCTTTATCCACAAACCAAAGTGATTACTCAAGGTTCTTACAACTTTAAAATCAAAGCAGGTGAGAAGTTTGAGATTACCTTAATCGGTGCAGGTGGTGGCGTCGGTGAATATATCACGGATCCCCCTTCTCTATCTGCGATCATGAATGGTGAACATGGCGGTTCTACAAGCTTCTGGTGCTTACAATCAGACAATGGTGAATATACCCCAAATAACAAAGCGATTGCTGTGGCTGAAGGGGGTTTCGGCGGTTGCTCTAGCTATGGTAATGTTTCAGGTACTGTCTCTTCTTGGGGCATTGGTGGTCGTGGAGGTGCGTTTGAGGTACAACAATCCTTGATTGAACCTATTGAATTATCCAACGGTGAAGGTGGGTTAAAAGGTTATGGGGATTTCAATGCAACGATCTCTACTCAAAACCAAGGCTATGAATACTTCGGAACAAAGTGGGGTAAAGGAGCATTAACAAATAATGCGGTTGGTCAAGGTGGTGAAGGTGCAATCGCTTCATTCCGCTACGAAAACAAAACCCAAAAAGAATTAGATTTTCAGGTTGTCGTTGGTGTACGCGGACGTTCTTATAATCCGAGCAAAAACAATGCAACTGGCGGGTTAGCCATCATTAAGAAAATCACAACATAATTGGAGTCTTCCATGACTTTTGATCCAAGACATGAAATTGGAGAGGATTACGAGGGAGTGAGTCCTCGCCACTCCCAAGTTAACGAAGTTCGGGAATTCACCAACGACTCAAACACACGTTTGTTCATGCCCGACTGTGGACCTTTCTATAAAAACTCTTTGAGTATTAAAAACATTGCCGATGGTAAACCACTTGTTCAGGATATTGATTACCGTTGTCTGATAATGGATGACGTAGCTACTGAAAAATCAGGAAAAGAAGTATGTGGGTTTATCGAAGTACTTGATACTAACATTTCTTCTGTGATTTATGATTATCGGTTTGTTGGTGGTGGACATAGTACAGGTTACTTTGTTTTACGCCATCTTATGCAGATGTATCCAGATGGTATCAATGCAATCACTGAATGGTCAAACATCTTAAACCTACCTACTGAATTTGATCCATCTTATCATACTCACCATGTACGTGAGATTTTTAATACTGAACAGATGTTAATTTGGTTAGAGCGTATTCGTTGTGGTGTGATTGAGTTCTATACCGAAAACTTTAAAGCTATTTACGATGCAGCTCAAACGCGTATTGATAACCTGTATAATAAGTTAGATACAGAATATGTTAAAATAACCAATGAAATTTTAGCGATATTTAATAAGTTAAAAATTCAGGGTGAAGAATATATTCTTACCGATAATGCGACCAATCCAGCAAGTGAGCGTGGTTACGGTAATTGGGTTCTCGTGAAGAACACCATTCTTTACGGTGCGGCAAATACCTTTGTGGTTGGTACAGGTACTTTGATGGCGTTGGGGTCAGAACAACTGATTCGTAACACCTATATTTGGAAGAACGTAGAAAACAAAACTCAACCAAGTTATAGCCTAACCGCTGATAAGCAAGCGATCAATGAAGGGGATTCAATCACCTTTACGATCAAGGCTTTAAATACTGGAGTGTCCAGTATGGCGTTGGATTGGGAAATCGTTGGTGCGGATGCTCTAGATATTGTGGGTGGGTTAGCGACAGGTAAAGTAACTCTAACAGGTTCAAATGCGTCAACAGTCACAGTTACTTTTGCAAAGGATCGAAGAACTGAAGGGGATAAAACCTATTACTTCAAGATTCGTAACGTAGCTGACTTAGATGTTGCCTTTGTCGTGAACGATACATCGGTAACTCAAACTGTAGGATTGGAATTTCGCAAAACCAATATCGGCGCAGTGAGCTCAATTCTTGAAGATGATACGGTAACTCTTGCGATTAACACAGTAGGTTTTAATGGTAAGACACTTAATCTTACTTGGAGTGGTTTAACTAATGCTGACTTCTCACAACCACCACCTACCAGCGTTGCAATCACGAGCAATACTACATTATTAGAGCTTAAAACTGTAGGTAACCTGAAAGCAGATGGCGATCGTATTTTGAAAGTTGAAGCGCGTGATGCTGCTGATACTTCTTACCTTGCTGCAAGTGCTCAGGTGTTGGTTAAAGATACCTCATTGAGTTTAGAAGCCTCTATTTCATTTATTGTTAATGGACTACTTACCACAACAGTCAATGAAGGGAATAATTTTAATATCCGCATCAATACTAATGGTGGTGTTGGAAGAAAGCTACGTCTTGAATACTCGAGTAATAAACAATTAACAGAGTTCTCTGGGTTACTTGAACAGGTAACCATTCAAACTGGTAATGTGGTTGAAATTACAGCTCAGCATCACGAAAACAATGCAACTGCTTTGGTTCAAGAATACTTACGGGTTAAAGTATTTGATGTTAACACAAACATTCAATTGGATGATAAAATCCTACAGTTTAAGGATACTTCACTTACACCAAATTACGTAAGTTATTTCTCTAGTGACGCCGCAGGTACGAATGAAATAACTGAGGTGAATGAGGGGTCTAAATTCTACTTTATCATGAAGGTAGCTAATTGGGTTCCTGGGGCTGATCTCCCTACCAATGACTTTAACTACTTATTGAATGGGGTTACTCAAACTCTTCCTAATCTTCAAGCACGAATTACAAATGGTTTTTACAACCGTTTAATTTTCGGAGGCACCAACAATAAAACAGGCGTAACTTGGAGTGGGGGTAATCAGTTAGCGATTGAATTTACTGCGGTTGCCGATCAAAAGGTATCTGGGGATACGGATTTCTCAGTACAGGTAAAACCAATTGCTGTAGCGAATTGGGAAATTACTCGCAGTATCCGAATCAACGATACATCAATAGCTGCTATCACAGCCCAGTGGTCATCAGCTCAAAATACATTAGTTCCAATCTCATCAATTGATGAGATGAATAGCGTTGGAGAAAATAAAACTGCTTGGTTATGGCTTGGAACAACTGGCGATTTACGTGGTTTAGGGGACTTGCAATTAGATGTCTCTGGTAATATCCAAGAAGATGACTTTGTAACTACTTTCCCAATCACGACTAAATTTACCGCAGTTAATCAAACCTTAAAAATCCCAGTCACCGTACGTGCAGATTTCACCACAGAAGGAACTGAGTCATTTACCTTAACTGCTTCGTATCAGACCAATAAAGGTTTACGTCGTAATTTTGCAAGTGCTTATCTTACTGTGAATGATAACTCAAATGAGCTACCATTGAGCGTAGCGCTTTCTGGGACGAATAATGATGTTGCAGGTTATAGCGAGTGGAAACCCATCACTGTAACAGTAACATCTGCAGTATTGGCTTACGCGACAAATGTAACAGCTTTGATCCAGTATGAAGATGGTTCTGATGCAACTGAGCGCTTTCAACAAATTGCATTAACTGGTAGCCATCCTGCAAACAGTTCCACTATGAATCTAACTTTGATTCCAAAGGCGAATCGTAAAACTTATAGTAAGAATAACTTTAAGATTACGACCATCCGTAACCTTAGCGATGGAACACAAATTTCAACAGGAAACACTACACCATTTAAACTTAAGAATGACTCCACTCCACCTAGTGTGGTGATTGAGGCTTATAGTGATAGTGGGCGTACCACTCAAGCGACTAGCTTAGATGAGGGTAAAACCTATTATGGTCGAGTGAAAATCACAAACCCGAACCCTAAAACAGTATTAGCTGTAAACAACCCATTTGCTAGTGAAACGACGAAAACGGGAACAGAGAAATTCGTTGGGCGTGATCAAAATCTGGTGATTCATAGCACCTCTAATAAAGTTGCTAAGGTTATTAATCCAGTCAATGATTACACTGTGGATATTTATGATTTTAGTTTCAGTTTGGTAAATGATAGAACCACGAATTCCAATCAACGTTGGTTAAGGTTGGTGGCTTTAGCAGATACGGTGAACTCTTCATTGGCACTTAATGCAGTTTATCCAAACGATGATGTTGTGGGTAATGCGGGCATTTACAGAGCTTTACTTGATTTGAAGATCAATGATATTTCTAAGACAGCAACATTAGGTTTCCAATATTTAAACAGCGGCGGTTCTTCTGTTACAACCCTCAATGAGGGAGATGTAATGAAAGTAAGAATGAATTACACCAATGCAACTGTTGGGGATCAATATTACCTAACATTAGATTCAACGTCTGCAGTTGATCTTACTCGGTTTGAGTATCACGATTTCGAAACTCGGAAAACAGCAACTGCAACAAGTGGTACCTTAGAGTGGAGTTTTAAATTTCTAAATAACCGTTTTACTAACGGGGATAAGATTCTTAAAATTGACTGTATGAATGAAACAGGAAATATCAAATATGATCTTCCTGATTTTACGTTAGTCGACACCTCTAAAACACCATCTATTGATATTAGTTGGGGTTATGAAAGTGCTTTAATTACCTCAGTAAAAGAAGTTACGAATAATAGCCCCTATACCATTACGGTGGTTGTTGATAATGCCACAAGTTCAGAACAAGTCACACTACAAAACATTGGTGGTAGACCATTAACTGATTTTGCATCACATGAGTTTAATACCTCAAAAGCAACAACGTTAGTAAGTGATAATCGTTATCAAGCTGTGTTCAATTTCAAAATGAAACCGAACATGAAAGATGATACAGTTAATACGATCAATGTACGTGCGACGACTTCCAGCTCACCAACTGTGACTAAGGATTCTAGTATTACTGTTTTAGACACCTCTAGAACCAGAAGTATCACTAAAACTGAATGGAGAAATTCAGCCAGTCCAAACGGTGGAAGTATCATTACATCGGTAAACGAAGGCCAAGCTGCTTATCTTCATGTTTACACTACAGGTGGTGAGGACATTTACGGGTTAAAACTCACTAACAATGGCGGGCGTAGCGCTTCTCGTTTAGCGCAAGGAACGTACGATAGTATTGCCAATCGAACAGGTTCAGATACTGCGGCAGTAGTCTGGTATTTCAGTCCTGCATTAGATGGTCTTACTAACAATGGAGATGAAACTCGTTTACGGGTTAAGGTTGAAATCGCCGATGATTCCACTAAGAACATATCTGCAGAGTTACCTATCAATGATGTATCTGTGGATACCACTGGCGTGTTCTTAACTGGGAGTGGAGACACTGTTGACGAAGGTACTGCTTACAATGTTGCTGCTCGTTTAGACCGTATGGCGGTTGGGGTCACTTTTAGAATGCGTGCGACAACAGCTCATGGGATTGACTTATCAGGTTCTAGTGCGAACTGGAAGAGTATGGGAAGCGGAGTTTATCAATATGATTTCTCAACTTCAACTTATCAAGAAACTTTTAATGTGACTAATTTACCACTTAAAATTTCTGCAGATAGTAAAATTACTCCTAGTAATGAGTTGAGTATTTTATACGAATTAATTGATGTAACTAAGAACCGTGTACTTGCAACCCGTACGGTTACGATTAATGATACTTCTAAACCAAACCCAGAGTATAGTATTAAATTAGTTGCAACAAATAATGCGAATGCCCCAGCTATCAGTAGTATGAAAGAGGGGGAGACTGCTTATATTGTGGTCACTACAAAATACTTCACAGGTCAGTTGAATATTGCTTATAGTGGGCAAAGTAGCACTAATGCCAACACACCATTAGTACCACCAGATATGACTGCGACTCGTTATTTTGATATCACCGAGTATAATGGTCAATCTGTAGTCTTACCGTTTAGAACTCAAAAAGATGAAAGTTGGAACAATGGCGGTAACAGTACTATCGTGTTGAAGAATTCTAGTTTTAATTCTTTGGCTTCAGTTGGTTTCACTATTGTGGAAAACTCAATCCCTGCTTCATTTGGGTCAGTTTATTGGGCATCAGACGCAGCAGGTGTAAATGTACTCTCTAACCAAACCTGCAGTGAAGGTGATACAGTTTATTTGATTGCTAAAACTGTCGGAATGGAACCTGGAGTTCCAATCAATGTTAGTTGGGGTGGTTCAACCACTAATGCTGATGACTTCAGTGAGGGAAGTACCGCGTCACCTGTAGCACTTTATGTAACGAACTACAACGCTAATGACTTTACTGGCATGGTGGTGTACAAGATGACGCTTAAAAATGATCTACGTTTAGGTTAAATAAAGAATCCGAAGGAGCCTAGGCTCCTTCGGATTTCCTATGAACACATCTATTTACTAATAGAGATAAGACTATGCTAAACGAAAATGCAATAGAGGATTTCCAAGGAACGGATATTTCTCACTTCATTCCAAACGAAGTACGTAAAAATATTAACCTTCAAATTGAACGCGTGATTATCCCTGCTTATGGCTCGTTTTTAGTACATACTTTAAAGCCTAGGCACATCAATACTAAGTTACCTTTAACTCGCGGTAAAGACTATGAGATTTTATCTATTGATGAAAGAGCAACATTAAAAGCAGGCCGTGAAGTTGCACATGGTTTTGTGCTAATAAATGAAAACATCCCAGGGGTTGAATACGATTATCACTTTATCGGTGGTTTATATTCTAATGGTAAGTACTTGATGGATGAAGTGAAGAAACGTTATCCAAATGGTATTACACCTAACTTCGTTTTTGATTATATTAAAGGTAAACCAGAAACCTATCCAGCAAAAGACCATATACATTCTGCTCATGACACCTATGGTTATGATGGCGTTAATAAACAGCTTGATCGGGTAATCCACGGAATCGAACGTGGGGCGGATACTAACTTAGCAAATATCTATATCCGTGCATCAGATAAACTCGCTGAGATGGAAACCACAACCACGAACGATATTAATACAATTCGTCAGAAACTTACAGATGCATTTGAAGCACTGAGAGTACAACAAGGTGAGTACATCTTTACTGATTCTTTGGATAATCCATCGATTCTTCGAGGGTATGGAACATGGGTGCGTGTCACCAATACTATCTTGAAAGGCGCACAATCTGATATTATCGTGGGTGATGGTACATTGCTCTTAAAAGGGAATGAGCAACCTTTACGTAACACTTATATCTGGATGAATAAAGATAGCATTGTTGCGCCAACATATACCCTATCTATCCAAGGTGTAACTAAGACCAACAATAAATGGCCTGTGAATGAAAACACAACTTTTAAAGTTTTAATTCAAACCACAGGGATTGCAAAGAACACAAAACTTGCTTGGTTAATCACTGGTATCGATGATCAATACATTGATGCAAGTGTATCTAAGATGACTGGAGAGTTTGTTATCAATGATCTAGGTCAAGCAACGGTTGATGTGCGATTACTTGATAACCCTAATGAGCTTGGCAATCGTGAATGTGTGTTCATGTTGGAACATATCGCAAATACTAGCTTAAACATCTTGGTTCAAGATACCATTCGTGCTAAATGGGTGGAGATGTTCTTTAGCCATGATAACTTAGGTAAAGTTAAAGCTGTGCGCATCAATGAGGGTGAGATCGTTTATCTGCAATTGAAGTTCTACGGTTATAGCGTGGGTGAGGACATTTATTTAGATTGGTCACAAAGTACCGTATTAAGTAATGAGTTTGAAATTGTACCCCCGTCTCTTTTATCTGCAACCGCATCAACTATGACAGTGGCGTTAAAGGTAAAAGCAAATCAATTAACTGATGGCGAGCGATCTTTAATTGTTTATTCTAAGAATGCCCCTTTAGATGCTGTGAGTAGTACGGATTCCGTGGCTTATGTTTTTGTTCAGGATAGTTCAGTTTCAACCAATGTGAATATTGATTTTAAATCCACAACTGGAACCATTCTTACTAGCCTTAGTGAGGGCGATACATTTAGTATTAGCCTAACCACCTTACTCCCTAAAGATAGCGTGTTGGAATTGATTTATGAAACCAGTAAATCCTTAGATGAATTCACTGGGTTACAATCAACAGTAACAATTGATGTTAACGGTAAAGCCTCCTTTAATGTCACAAATGCAGTAGACTTCTTAACCAATGAAGGGGTGCAGCTGTTCAAAGTAACTGCCCGTTATCAAGGACAAGATGTATCGACAAATAGTATTATTATTAAAGATACATCACAAACCCCGAAGTACACTATGACTATCACCGCACCAAATAGCACAACTCCAATTGCTAAAGTCAATGAAGGGGATGATTTCTGGGTGCGTTTAGCTGTTGCGGGTTGGGTAAATACTCCGTACCCTCCAACGATTGTATTTAACTATGGGTTAAATGATGATTATTCAGCCAATTCAAAAGTGCGTGATCGGGTAAACTCATCATTTCATGATCGACTACCTTATTCCAATGCCGCAGGAAGTTATAATGATGTTAGTTGGGTAAATGGTGCAGAGCTTATCTTAAAGATGACTGCAATTGCTGATCGTAAATTCAGTGGAAATGCAAAATTCAATGTAAGTATGAAGCAAAGTAATATGGATCAATTCCTATTACAATCATCTGTACAGATCATGGATACTTCTGTTTTAGATATTGCAACTGCTTGGTCAAGCTCAGGAGTGATTCTAAATCCAATTACCCAAGTCAATGAAATGCAAACAGATGGTAGTAACAATACATTCTATTTGTGGATGGATGTTGATGGGGATGGGTCTTTATTTAATGACATCACTATCAACGCTACAGGTAGTGCAACTGCAAGCGACTTCGTTACAGTATTCCCATCTGTGGTAAACTTTGATACAGGTAAATCCAGAAAGATATTTGCTATTACTTTATTGTCTGACTTCTTAAATGAAGGGAATGAATCATTAACATTATATGGTACTTATGTTGATGTAAACGGTAAAGTTACAGAAGTGTTCAGAACTAGCATTACGATCATTGATAACTCAATTCTAGTACCGCTTGACGTTAAACTCTCGACCTCGAATACCGACCCTGATGCAGCACCATCAGGTGGTAAGTTTTCTGAGTATGGCGTGATCTACGCGCATGTAACCTTTCCAGCTTATGTGATGAATACCAACATTGAATGGGATGTATGGACGCTAACAGGAACTGCAGCTAACGGGCAGGTTACTCCAGTGAACGGTGTGGTGAACGCTCCAACAGGAAGCTCAGGTGTGGTGATTCAGATCAATCCTATTGCCGATCGTTTACAAGATGGGGAATTTAAAGGTCTGATTAAAGCTCGACGTCGTTTGGTTTCAGGGAATAAGATTATCGGGATGAATGAGAATATTCCATTTACCCTTTTGGATGACTCTGTACCAATGACAATTGTCACTAAAACCTATAAGGATGCTGCTCGAACCCAAGAGAGTACAATCTTTAATGAGGGTGATATCGTTTACGGTCGCACAGTGGTAAGTAACCCAAGCGGGGACTATTTTCTCACCAACAATATCACTACAGGTAACAACGACACCACAGATGCAACCTATACCTATTTAGGTGCAACTGGAACTGTAGTCACTTATGCTGATCAGCAGAAAGTGAAAAAGGTATTTAGCGCAGTTGCGGGTGTGGTGAGTTACACGGATGATTTTGCAATCACTCTTAGACGTAACCGAACCACTCAAGCTAAACCACAAGTAATTAAGGTAGGTGGTATTGTTTGGAAGAATACGGGTAATTGGGTTGTTGGAAACACTTACCCATCCGTGTGGGATGATACCCAACTTAACTCAGTGAAAACAATCACCGTAAATGACTCTTCCAAAACCCCTAGCTATGTTGTAAACGCAGGCTTAACTGAAAACTCAGCGCGAGCTGATAACTTTGATGAAGGGTTAGCTTTTGTTGTTTCTTTGAACATTAGTGATGGTGAAATTGGAGATGTTTATACTCTAACAAAGACAGGTAACTTTGAACAAGAGCGGCTAGAGGTGAGCCAATATGGTGTTGAACAAGTAACCAACGCCTATAACCAACGCTTAAGTTGGAATTTCAAATCGTATATTGGTCGTAACACCAATACTTGGACAACTTTAGGTTTTGATGTTTGGAATAAAACCACAGGCCTTAAGATTGGACATATTGATGTCAACATCAATGATATTTACAAAACTCCAACCTTACAAATGCGTTGGATGATTGGTACAACTGATTACGCTGTGGATATCGATGAGGGTGATTCTCGCTATGAAGTTGTAGTTACTGGTGATCAATATTTGTTAGGTGATGAAGCTATTAAGTTAAGCATTGTTTCTGGACGCCCACTTGCAAAATATGGCAACTCCGCTAATTTTGATAAATGGTATCCAGTAAATATTGTAAATGGTGTCCCTACAGTTCGTATCCCTGTTTATCCGTTGGCAGATAAATACACCAACCCGGCAGCGGAATTGATCGCAAACCTAAAGGCTGTTACTTCGGTTACCAATGCTTCAGTTACTTTATCTCGTGCAATCAATGATAATTCCCAAACCCGCGCATACACTCTAGTGGGGTGGTATTATCCAGGTGGGACAACTCCAATCTCTTCAGTAAATGAAGGTGATACGGTTGAGATGCGGGTTAAGGTCACGGGAGGTACTGATATTGTTCCAGTTAAACTCACTAACAACGGTGGTAGAACCGAATACATCACCCACGAGTACGGTGTGACTAAATCGAGAACTTCTGATAATGCTGAATTGACTTGGACGTTCACTATCGGGAAGGATTTTAGAGATGCTACAGGTGATCAGATGCGACTACGAGTTAATCTTGAGATCACCGATACTTCGAGTACAACACGAACTGAAACCCTACCAATTAATAACACCAGCGTTGCGTCAGCGGGTGCGTGTAATTTCTACGCTAGTGGTACATCTACAGTAATTACTTCAATAAAAGAAGGAAGTAATTTTGATGCAAACTTCCAACTGAGTAAGTGGAACACTGGTAGTAATTATCGCTGTTTAACTAAGTCCTCAAGAAACGGAACAGAGTGGAAAGTAGATTCAACCAGTATAGGTAGTAATTGGACAACCTCAGGTTCAAATAAGGTAATTAAGTTCCCATTATCTGTTAATGGAGATTCAACCACAAATACAGGTGGGGAACTTTATATCACTTCTGAACTTTGGGATATGGATGCGGGTCGTTTATTAGCGAGTAGTTCACTCACTATTATCGATATATCTCGTGAACCTTTAAGCACTAACGATATGCGAATTGCAGCAGTAGGTGGAACTGCACAGATTTCCCAAATTAATGAAGGGAATACCGTAAGGCTCTATTTCTTACCAAGTTGTTTTGCGGGCACGGATTGGTCTGACAGTAAGCAATTTTATTGGTGGTTAGGTAATCCAGGCGGTGGAGCTAATTCCAAGTTCGCCGATGGCTATATCCCTCAATCAAGTTTAGCGGGTGATGGATCGTATAGCGTTAATGTTCCAATTCCAGCAAATGAAAGTACCGATGGTGATCGTACAGTTAGAATTGAACTCTATGAAATGTTTGGTTCTGGTAACGGTACTTACTTTAGAGGTAACTCTGCTAATTGTGTAATTAAAGATACATCTATTACACCATCAATTGATCAGGTCTACTGGGCGTGGGACTCTGCTGGAGGTAATCCAATTTCGGTCAACGGATCAGCCAATGAAGGTGACACAGTTTATCTGATTGTACAAGGTAAAGGTCTAGCTAACAATGGTGCAGATGTGACGGTAAGTTTGAATTGGGACGGCACAGCATCTGCAGCAGATTTTGATACAACTCTCCCATCCTCTGTTACATGTAAACAATATACCACTGGTAGCACAACTTACTATCTTGGTTCCGTTCAGGTGAAAATCAAAGCAGATGGAGTTGAAGGTTAATAAAAGGTGGGGAAACCCACCTTCTAATTTAGGAATCTAAACATGGCAATTAATGAAACAATTACTGCGACAGCTTCTTTAACTACTTCTGGTGGGAAGAATTTAAGTTTACGTGGAAATACCTTAACCATTAACGATACATCAAATAACGATATAGTTATTGATATTACTAAAGACTGGAAAACCTCGGCAGCATCAAGTGCTTATGGTGGTTTATACATTAAACCTACATTAAATTTATCAAACGAAGTAAAAGCTCGTTTCGGTGGGTTTGAATCAGGTAAGCGTTATATTTTTAGAATCGCGAGTGATGTGGTGCTTTTAGCAAATAGCACATCAGCTCAAGCGATAATGGATGGAGATTGGCCATCCACGATTGAAAACCCAAGAGTGGAAAACTATGGCTTGATTATGGGGCGTGGTGGTAATAATGGTGTGGGGGGTGGTTTGAATGGACGTAATAGTTATTACACGCCTAAAATTAAACCAACGGTTGGAGGTAGTGCGATCGGTAGTATTAGCGCCCCTATATTAGTAAACAATTATGGTGGGATATGCTCGGGTGGTGGTGGTGCTGGGTCAAACACTGAGTATTCTCAATATTCTAAGATCAGTGGTAGTAATCAGGATTATTACTCCGTAATGATAGCTGCAATTGCATCAGGTGCAGGTGCTCCTTTTGGGGTCACAACGCGTGATATTAACGTCCATAATGATATTGTGATAATGAATCAGGCTATGCCTTGGTTCAGTGGGCGTTCAGCAACATTTAATAGTAATGAGTTAGTTACTCCCTACAATGCTAACCTTAACTACGTTAAATATGTAACTATTCGAGTAAACTACCAGGATAACACACTAACGTTGACGGATACCAAAATCAACAACACTCGAAGTTTTAATGTTCAATCTTACCCACAGTGGTGGGCTGATCGCAGAAACGCGGGTAATGGTCCAGAAATCGGCTATCTTTTCAACTATAAACAAAATAACACCAAGAATTATCGACCACCGTATAATGGGGACCCAGCAGATCAAGGTGGTTATTTGGATAGCGTTACTCCTGCAGGGTTGTTTAGGGGAGGTCGTGGAGGTAATCCAGAAGTGAATTTAATGTTTGACCTATATCTTATGCGTTTTATACCGTGTATGACTCCAGCACAGTCACAAGTTTGGCGTGATCGTTGGCGTGGCGCTAATGGTGGGGATGTTGGCAAGTCAGGTAATGCTGGAATCAATACCCCTCTTTGGACGATGAACTATCAATCTGCCAATAGAGCCAATTATCGTTATTTAGAGGGAGCTCAAGGAACCATGTGGGGTGTGGGCGCTACCGCAGATAACTACTATTATGGAACCACTGATGGTGGGGCTGCGGCAGGCCCATTGACTATTGGTAACGTCACTATTAATAATCTAAATGGGGGTGTTACTGGAGGTGACGCTGTACTGGACAAATACGACCCTAACGGGACGTTTGATGTTAACGCTCGAGCCGCTGCAAATAATGTAACTTTAGAATTTCCATGCATCTATTAATTTTAATTCAATGGAGCCTAGGCTCCATTGAATTTTATGACATTTTATAATTCAGAGATAAACTCTCATGGCTTTAATATTCCCGTTTGACTCAACATTAAAAGGCTATGTCGAAGAAGTAGAAATTAATATCTCTAATCTCGAATATCCAATTTTCACCTTCCCTAAAGGTTCGTTCTTTGTATCTGAACTTTACGGTATTGTTAAAGGCACTAGAACTATCGTTCGCCCTGGACTTGATTTTAAAGTACTTAGTTTAAATGAAACCATTCAATTTAATGATAGCGATACTAACTTAAATACCACTTTAAAACAAAACTATGTTCGTAACGGCATTCTTTGGTGTGGCAGGCAAGACGTTGGTACGATTGTTTGGAAGGTACCTTATTGTGGCGGTGAAGACAGTAATAAACCTGCTCAATACAGTAACTATATTGCCACACTTTATAACCAAGCTCGCACGCTAGGCACAATTAACCTATATGGAATTAAACAACAAGCTTGGGGTGGATTTATTCATCCTGAAAATAAACAAATTGTATCGGGACGTGATATCTATAATAAGTATTTTGACTACTATGAGGACATCAATAACAACGGCGGTTTGGGTTGGGGTAAAGTTCATCTTTCAATGATGGCATTAGCCGAGGTTGTTGCAAATGGTGGAGATCCAATGGAGATTCAAGCCTTTTACGACTGGCTTAGAAAATATGAAATTGAATACACCAAATACAAAGATAGCATTGTTGCTAATTTAAACCAACAAATTGAAAACCTTGATCAAAAGCGGGTAGGGTTTGAGCAGTTTGTTTATTCTAATGGGAATTACAATCATTACAGTAAGCACAATTATAAAGAATTGAATAATGTAATACTTCGTGGTTTAGATCCTGACGAAACTGGGTTTCAATTAAACCCAATTAAAACCAACAGAAATAATGTAGGTCATTATGCCTTAGGTGTATGGGGTAATGACTTTGATCTAAAAGCAACTCGATTATCACAACGTAAATCCATTGCAATAGATACGAGTCCGTTTAAAATATCAATCACCTATGTAAAACAAACTACCTCAGGTAGTAATCCACGTAACATTCAATATGGGGTTAAATTTGAAAATATAGAAAAAGCATCGAGCGGAGTCTATACCGCTTATATTATCTCTAAACGTTTAGGGGTGATTGCAACGTTGGATGTAAGTAGATATATCACGGGATTAAGTGGAAGCTCTACGATTGGGACCTCAGCACAATACCCTGGAGGTAGTACTGATTATGCTGATGATATTATTTTCATTTTTGTAGCCAATGAAAATATGCAGACCGATTTCATGGCTGAGGTGGGTCGTTTGCGTTACATTAGCTATACTCGTAACTATGGTTACACGCTTAGCGTTGACACTCGTGGGTTGATTATTACTAATGGGGAGTTGATTTCTAAAAACCCTGAATTAGACTTAACGCAAGATAATGCAATTGGAACCAGTAGTGTTGAAGTAACGATCACTCGCCAGTTCTCTGATTACGTTGAGACAAACTATTTAGCTGCGGTGGATGTAAAAGATATTGGTAGTGCAATCAACAATACAGTGAACGCAATGGCGACAATCAATTGGGCTGCAGGTGAAACCAAAAAGATTGTTAAGGTGAGTAATAGTGACGGGTTATTTACACGTGACACCACAGTTGCAATCCAACTCCATCGCACTAATCAAGTGAATGTTCCAATCGCAACAAGACAAATCCTCGCTACGGTACTTGTGGGTCAGCGTAAGAGTACTACAAATAACGTAGCTTACATTGAACTCTTAGATAGTGAAGAAAATGGTAATCCAGTTACTTTACCAAAAGACGGTACTCGTTACTATTTATCGGTGCAATACGCTAAGAACTTTAACTTTCACCGAGTAAACCCTACACTGAAAGTGGCTAACATAGTGGGTAACCCTGGTAACGTTTTGATGGGTACTCCAAAATTCATCGATGTGGGTCATGTTATCTACCCGATTCAGTTTTTAGATTTCAAACCAACCGCAGGATTAAATTACTTTGAAACTTCGCTTGAATTGGTTGACCCAAATAGCTCTTTTAGCACCAATCGCATTAACTTATATATTGCTCACCAATCGGTAAATTTTGCAGGAGCTGGTACTTTTAATCTGGTTGAGTTTCTTACAGTGGAAGCAATAGGCGGAGTGATCACTACGTTTAGATATCGCCCAACTAATCTAGGGGTGATTCCAAACCTAACTGCGTTTAACTTGTCTTTATCGAATAATGCTACAGTGGTTAATCCTCCTATCTACCTGAATGATCAATTGGAATTTAGTTTTTTCACCCCAGATGCATCGATAGGTAAGCCTGTTAATATTGAGGTTAGTTATGTTAATGCTTCAGGGCAAAGTGTAACCGTAGTCAATATGGTGAACACTTATAACTTTAGAGGAGCTAGATTAGATTTTATTTCTCCTTCAAATATGGCGATTATTAACCGCCCACGACTAGGGGAGCCATTTAAGATCCGTTATCGCGGTGAGTTTAACGTAACCCCAACTAAAGTATCGGTAAGTATTGATACTACTATGAGTGATCGCAATAATGTTAATTGGAGCGGGGATGCACCTGATCTACAAAACCCAACATTGAGTGGGGTTGTTGTGGCGAGTGATAAAACTGCTTGGGTGAATGCTGGAACACAAATTAGTGTAGCTGAAGTTATCAACACGACAACATATCAAGATTACGCTAAGGTTTATTTTAAAGTGGTGAGTGAATTCCCAGATGGTACAACTAATGTTAGCTTGGTAATGAAAGAATTCTTAATTGAATCCTTCGATATTAAATTCTATCGATTAGGAAGCAACGAAGAAATCACCGATGGTGTGTTTGTAAGTGGTACATCAGCAATTATGTCTGTTACTTCCAAAACTATTGATCTAAGCTCGATAAATTATGTCACAATTTATGGAAGTGGTTTTGTGTATAAAAACCTAATAGTAGATGCAACGAACAACACTGTTAAAGCGGTGTTCGACATCACTACGGTATCTGATGGGCCTTTTAGTCCAAAGATTTCAATTGGAGGCTATGAGGTTTATGAGCGTAAACAATTCAGAATTGTCGCAGCTTGAAAGGATTGAATTATGTTTAATATAAAATTTAGCCGAGAAGGGGCAATGGTGTACTCAAAACAAGCCAGTCAGATTCTCGGTAAGAATTATTGGTATTTACGAGATGATGTGAAGGTGAGGATTGAGTTTAAATCCCTAGTTTGGAGTTTCATTATTCCTCAAGGTTATCTAACTGATGGAGCTACCGTACCTCGTCTCGCTTGGAGTATCGTTCCACTTTGGGATGAATGTACCAATGCTGTATTGTTGCATGATTATTTATGCAATTACTCAGTAACGTCAACAGACGGGGAACTCTATCCTTTAAACCGTAAAGATATTGATCTGTTATTTTTACGGACAATGGAGTTCTATGGAGTACATTGGTTTAAACGTAAATTAATGTATGGGTGTGTGCGTCTTTGGGCGAAACTCTTTAAATATGAAAAACCAATGATCTCAACCAAAAAATATGAAATGGAAGAGATGATTCGTGAAAACATTCGATTGGGGTATTACTAATGGCTGATGAATTAGTACAAGCGAAATTATCATTTACTATGCCTATTCGTGGAACTACGGTATCTGTGAATGCACCGCCTTTGATAGTAAAAGATAAAGTTCCTACCTTTAGTTTAGTGCCAGCCTCAACATCAGTCAATGAGGGATCAACTTTCTGGATCACTTTGTTCACGAGCAATATTCCAAGAGATGGTTCAGTTAAAGTGAGATGGTGGTTAGATTGGTTGAATGGTTCTGGTGCGAATGATGTAGTCGGTGGTGCTGGAAATCCATATGTGGTTTATTTGGCTTCGGATGGTACTCATCGAATGGGGTGGGATATTATTGCAGATAATCTAACCGAAGGCACTGAATCATTCAATGTGCGCTGTCAGGTGTTCAGAGAGAGTGATAATTATCAATATGCTGATCTTAGTTTGAATGGGATCTATGTGAATGATACGTCTAAAAATAGTGTCAACTACTATAATTTATCAAATATCAAAGATGATAAATCTCAGATATTAAGATATAGTCGATACGATAGTTATCCAAGTTATCACAATGATGATGGAGGGACAATCTGGGTTGGAGGTAACGATAGCGCATATGGGTCATTGGATCCACAAAGCGTTGTGTTGGCAGGTAATACATATACCATCGATTATATGACCATTATATCATCACTCAATAATACGGGTGAATATTATTCGTATATATCTTTACTCCTTAAAGGGGATAACCCAGCGCAGTTGGCAAAACTAAATAAATCCACAGTTAGTATTGTGATCAATGGTATGGAAATTCCTTTATTTTGCTACATGACTTTACAAAATGGTGACATCTATAAAGGATTTAGTAACACTGATCGCGTCGCAGTGATGGATTCTGGAGGAGCCACTGTGCCTTTCCCTAGTAATGCTTCCTGGCTTAACATCCCAGCATCTGGAAGTATGCTGTTCAAATACACAGGCTAACATCATAAACGAGATAGAGCATCCCTAGGGATGCTCTATCTTTAATTATGCTCAAATATATATTATCTAATTGATCAGTGTGGTGTCGAGGTATCTTTCCCATCGCCTTGTTCAGTGTGAACGTGAGTATCCCCAATATTAGTTCCATTATGACTAAGCTCAGATACATTGAATTTAACCCCAGCGCCCGTCATGGTCATTCCACCACCTGTATTCATGGTACCTGTAGTATAATCAAAAGATAAACCACTACCACTCCAATTAGTATTTGGATAAGTCCCCGTAAAGGTTTCTCCATTCATGGTGGTTTGGGTAGTTTCAGCAATCAAATGCTCTGTGACAATCTTCACTTCTTCACTGGCTTGAATTAGGATCTTAGTTTTATCTATCTTAACCGTGGAGTTATCCATGTTGTATAGTTCGATTAAACTATTCATGGAGTCTAACAATAACCCATTACCTAGCGTGTCTGAGAGTGAAAAGTTACTATCTTTGTAATTCAATTGAAGCGTGTATCCACACTTCTCCCCATCATTAGTGGGTGTCATTAGTGTAATATGTTTATCTACTGTATTAAACTCTAAGAACACACTATTAGCTGCTGTAAGTTCAGTGGCACTTTCATCAATGGTATTAGAGAACACTAACAACATAATATCACGACGACGTAAGTGGTTGGAGGTACCCATTAACTCCCAATAGAATTGATCGGTATCCCCTACACGCCAAATAATGACTTCCTCACCACGGCGTACAAGTCCTGGGGTTTTAAGCCAAGGATTGCGTGATAACCACTTAGCCCGAATCGCGTTAGAAGCAGTTACCTTCTCTGAATAGTTGTTTCCATTACCATCTACACCTGTCGTGGTGTAGTCTGAGATATTATCGGTAACCTCACCGTCTGCATAGGTTCTACTTTCTGATGGGAAAACAGATAGCTCAGTTTGTCCTACTTGTAGATTAGCTGCAGCTATACCTACTGAATACATTTGTAAAATTGATGCACTACCTTTACCTAAAGTACGTGTGCCTGCAGGATTACTCTTTTGGTAATCCTGTATATTCGTTTCATTCATAATTTGTTCAACCTAGAGGTTTTTAATGTTTATTATCCATACAAATTCGCAAACTGATGAGCGTCAGATTTTAACAGGCTTATTTGCTCAATATCGACGTCCATGCTTCTATGGTGGTATTGATATAGATATGTGTAAAACTTATGTAACTGATTTAATTACTCTTTACGATTTAACGTGGGAGAAATCAGGTGCAACTCATGCAGAAGATTTTGATATTATCACTTCTGAATTATTGAGTGATATTCGTTACGAAATTAACCAAACTTGTAAGAAAGCCAATATTGAATTCGAATGGTTTAAACGCACCCTTTACAATAAAGGCTGCATAGATAAATGGGAAGCCCTATCAGCTTCCCATCTTCTATCTTAACTTTCAGGCGTTAGATATAATGCTTCAACTGGAAGATTGTATCGTTTTAAGAATTGTTGGTCTTCCTCTGACAATTCAATCTCTTCAACAGCTTCTTGCACTGGTTGGTTATTTTCCATAACCAATCTCCTTAAATAGAGAGTTAAACTAATTAGCAAGATGTTTAAGGGCATCTTACGCAGAAGGTCGAACTTAAAATCGTTCTATTGCTGTTAGTTTAGTCGTAGTCATATATATTGGAGATATCGTGAATTCCTATGAAATAAAATTAAGGAAGATCATCATGCGTAAATTAAAAGAATTGATTATTCGCATCAAAGCTTTATTTGGGGTTGTTCATCCGACGAATCCATTTATCGTGGATTTAATTCGTTTATGTCGTTATGGCGAATATGTCCAAATCCATTACTTTGGTGGACCTAAACAAATGATTCAAGTTGGGGTAACACTCAATACATGTGACTGGACAATATTCTTAGGTCAATATCAAAACTTAGTCACAGTAGTACACGGGGAAGTACTCAACTATAATCCATCGGAAGTCACGATTAGTGATGTTAAATCAAGTATGTGTTTTCATTTCTCTTTATTAGATGTTAACTTTCATGATGTGAATGTAATTGCTAATTTTTCCCAAACTGAATGGGTGGATGATACCAATATTAAATTAGGTGGTAGCCCAACTCGAATTGATCCAGATAAAAGTTTTCAACCCTTAGGTGATGGTTACTTCACCTTAGCATAAAGGAGAGGGCTTAAGCCCTCTCCTTTTATTTATAATGTTTTACAGATATACAACATCTATGTGAAGAATGATCTTCATTAATCAATATATTACAGAGGTAATGAGTTATGAATTTTTTAGATTCAGATAAAGAAATTATAGAAGATGGATTATTTACTTTTTATAATATTCTCGTTATTCCTGTTCAGGAAACTTACGCCATAGGTAAAGCACAACAAGTGATATGTGGCGCATTGGATTTCGTTAAAGGTGGCGAGGATATAACTTTTGAAGTTTCTCAAGAAAGCTTCGATATCATCGTTAAGGCTTTTGAAAATAAGCCTAAAGTCTTGAGTTATGTATTATCAGATGAGGGTTCTAAAATAACCGTTAATAAGCATCTTATTATTACACCATGTGATAATAGTGAGGGTACTTTGGTGGATATAAAACCATCTACCCCTGAACACCCTACAATTAATCAAGATGATTATAATGTCGATGTTTTAGGTGAATTAAAACAGTTACTGATAGACTCTAACATCCACAATATGCCACATGAGGTTCTGACGGAACTTGAAACCCATCTATGTGGAATAGGGCAGGCAGTTAGAAATTTAGCGGAGTCGAAACGTTGCCAATCCGCGGATCTAGAGAACTTGAACCATTGTTTATCTGGACCAGCACAACGGGGACGCACGGGAGCATTTCACGCTAGTCGTTTTGGTGAAGAAAATCTCGCACGACGTCGAGAAAGTCATCGAGATAGAGATACCCGTGGTCGTTATGATAGCCGTAGAGGAAATTAATTATGAGTTTAAACATTCCAAATAAGGAACTCTTTCACAGTAAAGTAGTTTCTAATACAAAAGCTGAAGTGGAGAAATCAATTCAGCTTATGGTGGATATTGTTCCAACTGCAGATGCTGTAAAAGCGATTGATAACTTGATAGAACAATTGAAACACTTTCGCCCCCTTCTTGCATCTGTTAATCAACAATCGCAAGAACACGCCCCTAAACGGCAACCAGATGTGCGTAAAACACGTCAACCGCTTTAACTGTTACACAACTCGCTTTTAATATAGTAAATAGTCACAAGGTAAGAAACACATGGAAATTAAATCAGCAATTTCTTCAATGGTAATGGTTTTACAGAATCGTAATTCAGTATTCTCAATACCAGGGGTGAGGGAAGTAATCGACATAGATACAATTCAGCAACGAGTGAATTATAGTATTTTGTCTACTTTTGAAGAACGCTGTTACAAAACAGGGATGTTAAAAGCCAGTTGGATTTTCAACCGTGAAAAGAAACAATGGATTCTTAATCGAATCTATCGTAACAAAACTATTCGTTCTTTATTCTAAATGTGATCATCTAGGTGGGTTAACCCACCTAGATTCTTTTTTATAACAGAGGTTAGGCAAAAATGAAACATTTAGTTCTTTATCATGCGAACTGTATGGATGGTACGGCTGCAGCTGCAGCACATCAGATGGGTGTGGATTATAAAGATGGTGATTTAAATTATCAATATGTTCCAATCAACTACGATGTGAAAACTCCAGAGTTACTGGATACGCATTTGGCTAAATCAGAATTGACTCTTGATCAGTTTGATGTGGTTTGGATGTTGGACTTCTGTTTACTTAATCCTATTTTAGATAAACTCACCCAAGCCAATAAAATAGTCATCATCATTGATCATCATAAAACTGCAATTGATCAATTGGCTGAATTCAAACACCCGCATCTATTTTACATCTTAAGCGCTGACAATCAGTTATCTGGTGCAGGCCTTAGCTATTTGTTCCGCCACAGTTATACTCAGTTGTTTCACTTCTTGACTGAAGTATCACCTAAAACCTTTAAAAGTCCTAAAGGTTATGAAATCATTTCCAACATCCCTACAATTGAAAGCTTCATGTCAAGTTATCACAGTATCTTATTTGAATGGATTCGTATTCGAGATGTTTGGGATGAGTCTGACCCAACTGCTAAACATAATGCGGATATGTTCTTTTACGCAATCACTAACCGAGGTTGTTTTGAACTTCCTAAATTTAAGAAGTTCTTGGTTGAATATAATGAACATGAAACAGCGAGCAGTAGAGACATGTCACGTTACTTGTTCGATCTCATGAATGAAGGTAAATTAGTTTATTCTGTGCATCGAAATAGTTGTGAAACAGCGATTAAAGGTGGTTATAAAGTTGTAGTTGATGGAACTCATATCAAGAACATTCAAGTACTCATCACCGCATCCCCAGTAAAACAAGATTCATTGCTTGGAGACATGTGGCGTGAAATGCATCCAGATCAACCTACTTTGATGGTGGGATTATCTTATATGCATAAAGAATGTAAAGTGGTTGCGGGTCTACGTTCTAACCATTTGATTGATTGTTTAACCTTAGCTAAGCAATTAGGTGGCGGTGGACATTTACGTGCGGCGGGATGTGACCTAAGTCCATTCTTAGGTGCTCGTGGTGGGATTGAATACATTAATGAGTTTATCACTGACCTCATTAAAGAAATCTATTGATTATATCCTTAGTGTAATTATGTGAAGTCATTCATGTCAATTACATTGGGGAAATCTCATGGTAACAGTTCCAAAGGTAAGTGCGTTAAAGAAGTATAGTGTATTGTTTCCATACATCGTGTGTGGGGTATCATTAATCACGTATATCGGTCAGCAAGCAATTGGCTTAGCGTTGATACCTGAAGAGTATCAATATATCATCACAGCGATCCTAGCGCCATTATCAGCTCATTTAGGTAAGATGATTAAACAACCTAATCTTCCTGACTCACCCTATAATCCAGCGAACCAGAGTACATCTGAAGGCGATAGTTCAAATTAAAATAAAGGAGCCTAGGCTCCTTTATTTTTTTATGCTGTTTAATGTTCTTATAGTGTTTAACGTGTGGATTCAACCATGATTAATGATCGAATTGTATTAATAGGCTATACTCGAATTAGTCAGAATTTAATAACTAAAATAGAAATTGATTTCACTAAAAATATCCAAATCATTATTGGTTCTAATGGCTCTGGTAAGTCATCATTGAAAGAACAATTCTCCCCATTACCTCCAGATAGCGCGGACTTTATTAAAGGGGGTCGTAAAGAATGGTATGGTCGCCATAATGGTTCGAACTATGTCGCTATATCAGACTTCGGTGATCAAGCAGGACATTACTTTGAAAAAGATGGAGAGGTCTTAAATAACTGGGGAACTGCTTTAGTACAGAAAGCTTTGATTGAACGAGAGTTTAATTTAACTCCACAAATCTTTGAAGCACTAGCAGGACTTAAGAAGTTTACAGAAATGTCACCTATTGATCGTCGTGATTGGGTGATGTTTTTATCGCGTATGGATATCTCTCCACTCATGTCTGTTTTCATGGATGCTAAAACAAAGCAACGTGATGCTAAAGGGTATTTAACCAAGATCAGTGAACGTTTAAGATTAGAAGAGAAAAATAAAATTGATGAAGCGATTGTGCTTGAACGCAATAACGAATTACTCACCTTAAAGGATGAGTTTAATTATTATTCATCTTTTAGCTCAGAAGTACACCCTTTAGCAAATAGAGTTGATCTACAAAACCAGAAACAATTATTGATTGATTTCATGGACCAAGTGCTTGAGAACATTCCAAAGGTTCCAGCATTATTTGTTCAAAAGGGAATTAAAAGTATAGAACAACTTCAACATTACATCATTGAGAATAAAGCAAAGCTTGAAGGACTTAACCAACAATACCAAAAACTCATGAAAGATCTTGGAGAAATCAATAAGATCGCAGAAGCAAAGGCAATGCTTTCTAATCAAGGCATTGATGAGATTCAAGCTAAAATTAGTTCAATCAATGCTGAAATTAGTAACTTAGATGAAAAGTTAGCTCGTTATGATTATACGATTGAAAATCCTAAACAAGCTAAGTTAGATTTTGTTCGTACCGCATTAGAGCTAAGAAGCAAACTATTTGAATTACCTAATAATCAGGAATTGAAATTCAACAGCAATCAACTAAATGAGACGCGTATTCGTGAAGAGGGTATGCTTCATCGCATCACTAGAGTTCGTGAAACTATTTTCAAGAAAGAACATCAGATCAAACACATCGATGAATCCCAAGAGATCATCTGTCCTGATTGTCATTATTCATTTAAACATGGGGTAGGTAAGAATGATCGTAGTATGCTGGTTAAAGAGATTGAGAATCTTAGATTAGAAGAGACTCGTCTTGAGCAAGGGATCAAAGAGGACAAAGAATATATTCAAGAATGCAACGCATTCATGGAAGCAATTCGTGATATTTATAATACCATGAATCTTACTCCATCGAATCAGGGGTTGTGGCAAGTTATTAAAGCTCAAGAGTTCTTTAAGAATCCTACATTCTCGAGTATTGAACTCATTGATAAACATTATGATTATTTAGAGTTAGCGGTTCGTAAAGCAGATTGTTTGGAATTACTGAATAAAGAACAAGATATTTTACACAAAGCGCATGAATCATTAAACATCATTAATGAATCTAATCTAAATTCAGTATCTAAAATTGATGAAGATATCTTCGATCTTCGTAACCAAATTGACGTATTGAAGGAAGAAGTGCAATTAGCGGAATACACCCATTCAAGATTAAAGCATAGTTATCAACAGATTGGGCAACTGCGAGAATACTTTGATGATTTTCACTTAGCTTATTTTCATAAGTTGGATGAGATGCGTGCAAGCTTCATTACTGATACCAAATACAACATCATGAAAGAGATTAACTTCATTGAACAAGAGCTTGAACAAGCTCGAGTTAAGAATGCGATCTTTAAAGATGTTGAAGCCGAATTAGAGGGAGCTAAGCAAACTCACAAAGAATATAGTATCATTGTTGATAATCTATCGCCCAATACTGGGTTGATTGCAGATTACATGAACTCAAGTATTGAGAACTTTGTCGAGAGTTTTAATCTATTCATTCAATCTGTATGGACGTCTGAACTTAAGATTTTGCCTTGTGTGAATAAGAAGAGTGATCTAGATTGGAAGTTTCCAGTTGAAGTGGATAACGGGGTACGACGTCGAGATGTAAGTAAAACCTCTACCTCACAAACTGATATTATTAATTTTGTATTTCAATTGATTATTGCACGCCATTTAGGAGCATCTGAATACCCAATGTTCTTAGATGAGTTAGGTTCTTCTATGGATGATCAACATCGTATCAACATGATGCATGTAGTTTCTGATTTGGTGGAAACTCACCAATGTTCTCAGATGTTTATGATCTCTCACTTTGCAGCATTTCATGAACAATTCACCAACAATGAAACCTTAGTACTCGATGCTAAGAACATTATCAATATGCCTAAAACCTATAACCAACATGTGAGAATTTCATAAATGTTAGAAACAACAGCAAAAGCTTTTATACCTTTTCGTAATCAGGAAAATAAGATTGCAAAGATTGCCCGAAACAATTCAGAATATCTTGATATTCTGAACTTTAACATCACTGAGTTAAAACCCCCTATCTGTTTCGATTGGGAACGTGAGGTGAGTATCTCACTAACTGAGGAGCAGGATAAATATATTCAAGCTCACACTGAGGGTAAAGCGGAACCACGAACAATATCCGAAGCGCGTGAAATTATTTTCCCGAGTATGATTGCTAAGTTTAAACCTCAGAGATTAGTACACCTACAACCAGAACGTATTATAGTGGTGAATAACACAGTGGGTGTAGAATGTTCATATTTGGGTTCTCTTGATGTTGATCTTTACCTCCCTAAGGATGTTGAAATTACCAATCACGCGCAACCATTGGAAATAGTTGAACAATATAAAGGGAGTGAGGATTATCAAGTTATGATGTATGGTTCATGTATCCTTGCATTTATTGTAGATGTTTTCTGATTAATAAAATTTGTTTTAAATATATATTATCTAACTGAAGTAATGGCTTCAGTTAGATATATTACAGAGGTAGAAAAATGGTAACAACGCGTAAACAAGAAGAGATTCATAAACTCTTCACAGCAGTACAGAACTTAGGATTAAGTGTACTTCCTGATCATTTTAATAAACCTTATTTCACATTAGTTTCTGATCGTGATCGCATTTACCAGATCTCTTTGGATAGTTTATCCAGAGTTAAAGTGGTGGTTATATTTCATGAATATGCGTACAGTAATACTTTAGAAGATCGTCGTAACGCAATTAAAACCGCCAAAGATATCTTTGAATTCTATCATGATTTCCGTGCAGGTCATTTCGAGCAGATTCATGAATCTTTAAAAGATAAGAAACTTCCAACGCTTGGTTTGTATTACAAAAATGAATCAAGTGAAAAACGTGTAGTGGTAACATCTACACGTTACCATGATTATGATTATCTATTTTTCCACATGGATGAATATATTCAGAAATTCGATACTGATCTTGATCAATTGACTCAATTGATTAAAGAAGATTTTGACGCAGGAGGTTTAACTTCTCGTTGGGAAAAAGAAGTTCAGGTAGGTAAAAGCTGGTGGAGACATTAATGAATACATTATTTCATGTAAATGAGTTGGGGAATATTCTAGAGCAATCTAACCCACGCACTTACAAGAGTAATAAAATCATTGACGGTAAACACAGAGTAATTCACATTGTCCCTTACTTAAGTGGGTTACGCATATATGTTCAGAAACGAGAAGTAATTATTCTTGGATCAGTTCATACCTTTGATGATCGAAATGCAAGTAATATCAAACACTTAACTCGTTGGGGTGAATTGAAGAAACGTATTCAAAAATACTTAGAAGAACATCATCCCAAAGCGATGGTGGATTTCACTTATGAAGTTAATCGTTATTATGGGAAGAAAATGATCATGAAGAATAAGATCTCTTTCAATACCGATAAACTTATTTGTACCAACGAACTCAAACAAGCAGTTGAATTATTTAAAAATGTAAATGAGTTCTCTAGACGTCAATCATTTTAATATATCTCAGATATATAACATCTAAGTGAAGTAATCCGTTATTTCACTTACTCAATTAATTTAATCACAGAGGTTTTAATTATGCCAAACACACAATCACTTACCATGCACATTAAGGACACGGCTATTCTCCACAATGTTGGAAGTCAGTTATTAAAAGCAGATGTTGATTCAATTCTAGGTATTGAAATATACAGTAATCACATCAACCTCATTCAAAAGGATGCAACAACATCCTTACGCCATGCATTGCAAATGTGTGGGGTAAAGATTACCTCCATTCTCAAGAACAACATATTGTTGATAGAAAATGGATTAACGGGAAGCCATAATGTATATCCGTTAGATCGTGTGTTCTCAACGACTGATGATCTATTTGTGACTTTATCTTTATTGGAACGTATAGCTGTTGCGCGTAAGTTTATTAAACAGTATCGGTTCGGTATCAGCATTAAAGAAAATGAGTCCCCACTATCGTTGGCTGGTGTGTTCAGTACATCTTTAGCGCAAACTGAAAATAGACATCCATTCGGTGTCGTTAAAAGCATCCGATTGAATGGTAATGCTATGTTAAACCCTGAAGATCCAGCAAAACCAACAGATGCTTTCTGGGAGAAAGACACTCCTGCGGATTCGGAACTGCGCAACAAAACATTTGATCGCAACGAAATTATGGAGTATTTGGAAACTAACCGAATTCCTAAACCTAAAGAAACTACAGGTGGAAGTTTCCCAGACCTTGAAAACGGTGATGATTTTAGTAACCGTAGTTTTGATCAAAACGTTGATGGAGATAAATCAACTCCATCTACAAATATGTTCAACAAGAAACTTCCAGTTACTGGAGGCGAGGATGAAGCAGCAGGCGATGAGACATATGCACTTGCTGTGGATTTATTACCTAAAGATGCTTTAGGACTATTGGCCGGGGTTACAAATCTACCAGTTCATGATTTTGTAATCGAAAACGATCGTGTATGGATGTACAAGTTAGGTGTAACTACCGATCTTAAAGTCACTCGTTTAGCTTCTGGTGCTGGATTCTATGCATTTACAGGTGATCAGCTTGCAATCAATGGTTTAACTGATGAAGATCTGAAGGCGTACAGTGATATCATCAATACTCGCTATAACCACAAAACCACAACTATTGTTGAGTTAGTGAAAATTGATGAGAAAGGTGAAACGGTATTAATGGTGAAAACTGGGAAATCAGTAAAACCTAACACCTTCCTTAGTAGTCGATTAAACTCAATCACGGAAAACC